AGTTGACGACCACGAGAGTCACCAACGATCTCACGCAGCGTTGCCATAGGAGTCATGAACAATTGCTGAGGAGTTTTAACGCCAGAAGCAACAAGCAGCTTACACGTACTCGGTCCAGTGTTCGCAACGTCAAGCCCTTTCAAGAACGAGCCAAGCATACGAGAGTCAGCAGCACTGGTCTTCGTCTTAGCAACGAACTCAACGCCATTGATCTTGTACTGTACGTCAGGCAGCTTAGGCTTCTTAGCAGGCTTGAGAATCTCCATGATGTATGGGATTACCTTGCCGCTTCGAATCAACTTAACCTTAGCACCTGGGCCAAGAGGACGCTTAGGTCCCATGACAGCACCTTTCTTCTTCGGCTTGAGATAGCCGTGCTCAACGTAGAAACCGTTGTGCGCAGAAGCACGTTCAACCGTAACACCGCCAGGCATAACAGTAGGCGGGAAGATTGCAACAGGAGCCAGCACACCGTACTTGGACTCTTGATAGATTACGTCTTTGACAGTCACGTTAACAGTGTCTGACTCAACGTTCATCTTGAACTTGAAAGCGTGTTTAGGATTGCTCGCAGTAGCTTTCGGCGTAGGAACATCACGGGTCATTACGATGCCGTCGAGTTCATACTTCGCCTTAGCGATGCGTTTATCCAGCCACGGAATGAGTTCTTCTTCCGACTCAAAACGCATAGGGCCGAAGTGGCGAACTACTTCGAATCCCCATTTCTCCAGCAGCTTGAACTGCGAAGACTGTTTGAGCGTAGCACCTTTACCGCCGATGATACCGAAGCACACCATGTGGACGTACTTGAACTCTTTGGCTGTTTCGAAGTTACGAACAAGACCCGATGCAGCGTTACGTGCGGCTTTGAAGCGACCACCAGCAGACTCATGCAGCTTTGCCATAAAGGTCTTGTATGGGATTAACGCTTCACAGCGTAACACCACTTGGCCCTTCTCAGAGATTTTCTGAGGAATACGCATTGCAGGCAGATGCTGCGACACGTCTTTGCCGTGAGTTGCATCACCACGAGTAAGCGCACGAACAGGTACGCCACCTTCGTAGACGATTTCAATACTCAGGCCGTCGAGCTTGTCAGTCAGAATCCAGTCCACGTCTTCGGCGAGAGCTTTTGTTAATTGCTTACCACCAAGTGTGAACTGGTCAAGACTTGCCATTGGCACAGGCAGCTTAACGTCAGAGTCATCACGCGCACCGACTTTACGCGCCAGCTTAGACTTAGGCCAGCGCTTGTCTATGTATGTACGGATGTAATCGTACACCGCGTCCGATATCAGACCTTCCGAATCAGTGTGGAACGCATCATCAAGATGCGCCACAAGTTTCGTTGCCTGCGTCAAATTGAGCGTGTCGAGAATCTTATCAGGATTCTTTTCGAGCCGCTTCAAAGAGATTTGCATGTTATTCTCCATTCGTCAGTAACACTGGTATTTACAGTCTAGCTGGCGATTGGGTCTTTGTTGACGGGATAATCTTCGGCCATGTCGAGCACACGATTGAACAGCTTAGGCGCCATATCCTTCACATGTTCTGCATAGTCAAAGAGGTTCTGTTTACGTGCACGGTTAACACGTACCTGACGCACTTCATCAGGACTGTTGGTAATATCGTACAGCGTATAGATAACGATGTTGTCGGACTTGGAGTGAGTGCTAACACGCAGCACAACCCAATCACGTTTCAACTTAGCGTCAGCGCGGAACTGGAGCACGTCGCCTTCTTCTGCCTCTTCTGCGCGAGCGCTTGGAGTAGATTTGTTGGCAGCAGCGATTTTCTTCGCTGTCTCTTTCGATTCCTGCTCGGCGGCAGCAACATCAGAGTCCGTGTCTTCGTCAGCGGAAGTTTCGTCTACTGCATCAGATGCGTCTGCATCATCCTCGGCATCGGAGGTATCTTCGTCGCTGTCGTCACCTTCTGCGTCATCTTCACCTTCTGAATCAGCTCCTCCGTCGTCGGCATCGTCATCATCCACGGATTCGTCGTCGGAGTCATCTCCCTCATCAGAATCGTCTGTATCGCTATCGTCAGAGTCTTCTTCCACATCGGTGTCTTCCTCTTCTTCGCCGCCATCTTCGGAAGTGTCTTCATCTTCTGAAGGTTCTTCTTCCTCATCCTCTTCTTCGGCCGGAGCAGGCGCAGCTTTCTTGCCTTTAGCACGAACCTTAGGCGGAGGTGTATCTTCCTCATCTTCTTCCGGTTCGTCAATATCAGACAGGTCGAGAGAAGGTTCTTCGTGGTCTTCTGAGTCATCACCACCAAACAGTGAGCCTACAGAATCTTCGATGTTGAACGCATCGCCAGCGAATGGACTGCGAGACAGAATATCTTCCAGCTTCTGCTCGTCAAGATCAAGATCGATACCTACTTCTTCGATCTCGTCATCCAGAATTTCTTCTTCAACCACACGAATACGCTTACCGCGACGGTCGATACCATCTTCGTAGACAGTACGCACTTCGGCTTTAGGTGCTTCGATCTCACCTGACTTAACCTTGTTACGCAGGTCACGCATTTCAGCAGAACGCTCTAAGGCTTTCTTACGCGCTTCTTTCTGGAGTTCTTTGCGTTGTTGCTTCTGCTCCAGAACTTTTGCGTTGTTGGCCAAGCGTGTTGCTTCTTCCTGCTCTTCCTGAGAACGACGACGAGCACGACGCACAACACGACGATAAGCCTTAATCGTATCTACGTCAACAGTGCCTTTCGGCCAGTCATTCATAGGAAGAATATTGGTGTCATGAATCAACAGGTCGTATTGCGCGTCGTCAACTTTCAGGAACATGCCCTCAGAGTTAATGACGATGCCGCCTTTACCCTGACGCAAGAAACGAACACCAATCATATCGTTCTTGTACAGCTTGGTGATACCCTTAGAAGTCTTCACAGGGTATTCAGGACTTGCGACCATGCGCCACTGGTAGTTGTCAAAGTCGATGCCGTAAACAGCTTCTGACTTGACCTTACGCGGGCTGAAACGTGCGGCATCAAACTGAGAGCGCATCAACTGACGCTGTAGCGTCTGTGCACCAGCAGTCTTGGTGCGCTTGCCATCACGATTAACAACGTCTGGCACTTTACGCAGTTTAGATGCGCGTTCCATCAGGAACAGGCCAGTTGCTTTATCGAGCGGGAAGTCAACGTGCGGCATATCTGGGAAAATGAGAGTGTAGCGTCCGCCATTTCTCAGCGGAAGGATGCCGAATATATCGCCTTCACGAATCATGCGCTTATGCGTTCGTTGTGCGACTTCTTTTCCACGAGGACCTGTATACTTCATCCACGCGTACTTCGACACGGCATCCTGATAAGATGCAGATACGGAAAGTACCATGTTATTGTCTCTATGTTGTACAAACACACGATGAAATTAGCTTGCGCAAGGTAAAGCGGGGATTAACCCCCGCTTAAATATCCTCTCGCGGCACAGGACATAGAACCACAAGATTCTTCGCACACGGTAATCTGCGCCCAAGTCCAGTAACCATTAGGCTGCTGGATAGCATATACCACAGAAGGATCGAAGCCCCAGACCTGAGTAGCGTTTTGTAGCGCCTCAAGTTCCGTAGCAAAATAGCCCTCTTCAAGAGGCTTATCAATCGAACCGTGGTTAGGCTCTACAGTCCACGCCTCAACTACAGGCGCAAGAACTGCATAGACTTTACTGTTAGCCTTACGCGTCTTCTGAATCTCAACACGAATAGGCTTAGGCGTAACAGGATTACCTGCCTGACGAGCAACAGCGATGACCTTGCTTGAGTTGATCTGACGTCCCTTCATCTGATCAGTCTTGGCGGACTGACTTGTACCGATGTTCTGACCTTCGATCAGGTGACGATACACGATAGGGTTGTCATACGCAGCAGGACCATACGCCTCTACTTGTCCAGCAATCAGCTTCGTCTGATACCAATCGCCTTTTGCCGTATCTACCTTGTACCACACAGGATGCTCAGAACGCTCAGGCGTCGAAGGGTCCAGATGATAGATTGGTGAGATAGGTGCGCGACGCACAAACGGAATCTCAGGCAAGAACAGAACAATCGGATGGTAGATAGGGTCAACATACGCAGCAATCATTGCGTCTACTTTGTATGTCGGTGACTCTGCTATCCATTGAGGTCTTGCCCACCCAACATGATATACCGCAGCTGGTGGAACATAACGCGCTTCGGTCATCTCTTGTGAATACACACCACCAACAGATGCTTGGCGTGGCACAAGTGGGTCAACATGATTTAGGCCCAGATCCGTAACGTATCTCGGCACAAGACCATCAGCAGGATAAACACCCTTAGGCTGCGTGTACTTCGGCAATATCTGATCAGACTTAGCCTTGATGCCAGAGCGGTACTGAGGCTTACGCACTTCGAAATACTGAGGTGCTTCATCCAGATGCTCAATGAAGTTGTTGATGAACGTGTCACTAACAACGTAAAGAGCCTCAGTGAAGTCAGGCCAGAACGTATCTGAGACGACAGCAGGACCTTCGATTGCCTCGAACAGTGGGAATGAGTCTGGTGTATCAACAGTGCCTTGCGTCAGTTCAAACAGAGGGAAGGTGTCTGAGGTAACGCTCTCGGTCTTATCGACAAACGCAGGAAGAGGTGTCGTTGTAATAACGTCCTTCTGGCCTTGCGTAAGCTCGAACAGGTCGAACTTGTCGAGTACAATGTCCGAGCGAGCAATAAGATCAACCATGCGGAAGTTATCCACAAAGTATTTATGCCCAGTGATGAACTCAGGACCCGCAACTGTCTGACCGATGATAGCAGAATCACTCTCAATCGTACGGCCAGTAGAATCCCCAACGTGCGTCTGCGCGTCTTCGAACTCAAGCCATTGTAGCTGTCTGTCAAGCTCAGGGTCATACACAGGCGTGACAACAACCACAGCGCTGCCTTGCGCTTCATACGATCTGGTGGCGAACGCATCGAATGCCTGTGCTACACCATCGACGTATGAGGCATCGAACTCTTGAACGGAGTGTTCAGCGTAAGCAGTGTACGACGGATCAACCGTCATATCATACAGCCAGCCGAACGGTGCATTACCAAACATTAACGTGTGCGGTTGATCGTGTGACGGCAGCCCGTATATCTTGAGCATTGTGTCGGCACACTCGAACGGACCGATATGCAGGCCCTGCTCTTTGTACACACCACGCGAATCAAGTTCCTGTTCGACACGCACACCATCAACGTCAAGCAACATACCTGCAGGAACGGTGATGTACGTCCAGAAGTTATCTGGGATGTTATCGACAAACAGGTCACCACTATCGCCCATGACATAACGCTCTGCGCGTTTAGTAGGAGCTGGCGTACCAAGCCACTGAGCATCAGCCCACACGTACCATTCATAGCTATACTGGTCAGAATGGAATTTAATCGTGTACTGCTTATTCTCTGTGGGCGTGAACTTGATGTTGGTAGTGCCGTTCACAGGCAGGGTAACCGACTGGCCACCTTGAGCGAACTCTGCATCAGTCGTGTCGATAGTCAACGTCAGAGGGATTGTGCCAGTGTTCTTGAACACATCCGACTGAACTTGCTTACCGACAGGCATATATGCCCAATGACGACCCACTTCAATCTGCGCTTCGACAACGGTAAACAAACCAAAGCGAGAACTGCCTTGACCTACCGTTACATCAATATGCGTGGTGTCGTTAGCGTGGAGAACTTCAAAGCCCAGCTTTTGATTGTTGCGAATGAATACAGGCATTGCTGCTTGCACACCATCCACATAAATCTTAACTCGGTCATAGTCCTCTACACCATCCACCAGCACAGATACAGGCACGGACACGTTGATGCCACTGATGGTAACATCTTCGGTGCGGTTCCATGTATCATTGTCGATGCCTAAGATGTTCTGCCACGCAAAAGCGTTAGGCGTATCGTCAGCTTTCATCTCGAACTGATAAACAGATCGACCGATAGAAATCGGGAATGACGTGCTGGTGATATACGCATGGCTCAGCGTGATAGTAACTTCCTGACCGTCGAACACTTTCGTTACAGGTACGGTCGTGGTAGTCGTAACCTCTTTGCCGTCAACAATATCAGTCGTGATAACATCAATCGTTGCAGCAACGGTCACACCTGCAGGCGCAGTGATAGGAAGACCGATATCAGGGTCACCAGCGTCAACAACCACTTTGAACGTAACAGTCTGGCCTAAGTTGATAGCACTCATGTCAGGCATGTTCACCGTGTAATCACGGATAGCGATATGCTTCAAGCCAGTAGTAGGACGCGCTGCATAATAGAACAGACGGTCATACGTATCTTCCTGACTGTACGGCGGCGTCAGGAGTTCGATATACGGCCAACCAGAGCGCGTCTGAGTAGGCGTATCAGCAGTAGTGAAATCGAACAAAGCATTGCTGCCGTTCGTGTCCATACCAGCAACTAACTTACCACCGGCTGAGGTCCATGATGCAGTCGTGTTAAACACAACGAGGTCATTCGCCACCATAGGACGAGCCGCTACGTTCTGTACGTTATCACGCAGGTTGAACTGATAGATGTTCGTACCATCATGGCCGAATACCAGCAATGAACTTGGGACGAACTGATACCAGAAGACTGATGCAGGTGCAGCGGCAGTGTTACCGCCAATCAGTCTACCATCAAGCGTTGAAAGCACATCGTAACTGTCAGAGCCGTTAACGTAGAAGTAGTCTGACTTAACAGACGTTTCAGCAAACGAGGCATTCAGGTAATGCGCACGTCCTTCCTTGTCAAACGCAACATAGCTATCAACAGTGTTTGAACCAACACCCGCACGACGACACACAACACGGTTGACTTCATATCCGAGTTGCTTAGGTTCACCGAACTGCGTCATCGCTTCATCAAGCACGTCAATCTGACCGGACTCGTGGAAGACAACGGCGCTACGCTTACCTGTAGAGTCGTAACTGATCTTATAGCCTGCAATATCAACGTCGTACATGCCGCCGAAGATTTTCGTATTCGACACGTCACCGTCAGTGTGGATGTAATACAGAGTACGAGCCGCACGGTCGTGGACGATTGATACAGGCTTGGTTAAATCAAAGAACGTGGAATCAAAGTCCGAGAACTTGGCCACGCTGCCTTGCTGCATATCTTGTACGGTAGGGATTCGAACACCCCCACCAAGTACAAGCCCGCCGTAGGTAGGGTTGACAGCAGCGCCCAAAGGCATTGCATCCATACCTTTCGTCACAAGGCGATAGTCCAGCTCTTTCGTCTGTGGTCTGACGAAGATGCGAGACAGTGAATGCACAAGCACCCACAAATCACCGTCCTTGTAATACAGCAGAACAGGTTGCGTTGCAGAGGCAGAGACCGTTACTGTAGCAGCGAGAGCAACAGCATAGTCAGAACCAGAACTCGGCGCGATATCCTTTTCGGTAGTCGAATCAGCAAACGTACCGCCAGACACACGGAACGTTAGTGTATCAGTATGACCTGAAACTGTTACGTTACCAGACCAGGACTGAACACCGGTAGCTGATACAACAGGAATCATTTCAGCCATTGTTCACCTCACGAAACAGAAACTAAAAAGGGCGCCCGAAGGCACCCTGTGAGGATTAGGCTCCGGCGCCTTCTGGGGCTTTATAGCCTTGCAGGAAGAAGATACGCATACCGGTGTTGTTCGGACTGTTAGCAGTCAGAGCTTTGTAGGTACGCTTCTTCGCAGTGCTGCCGTCGTCTTCGGTCTCGTTATAGACCTGAACGTCGATCAGAGTACCGTTGGAGATAACGTCAGCAGACGCATAACCAACCATATCCATTTCGTACGGATAGCTATAGCGCTGAGTGTTGAAGCCAGCAGGCAGACGGAAGTCGAAGTGGTTATCTTCGGAGAACGGAACCATCTGATACGGGTTCAGCACAGCAGAGCTATCCGCGCTGTGGACATGCGCAGGTGCCGGCAGAGTCGGTGCGTTCACATCAGACTCACGCACGGTATAGCGCATGATCTGGTACGAGCCAGGGCTGCCCGGGACAGGACGCACTTCGTCGTTGTTGTTCATGGAGCCACCGCCGTTCACAGAGAACATGCAGAACAGAGGAGCTTTACCATCGACAACCACAGTACCATCAGAGTTGATAGCACGTTGAATTACCAGCCACGCGCCGCGGCAGCCATCAGAGTCACGACCTTCAATCTGAATGTGAATCGCAACGCCGTGATCAGACAGAGCGATGTGGTACGTGAACGGAGTAGCTTCCGGGTCAGCGAACACAAGGCTATCAGAGCTGGTCTGGCCAGTAGGCTGAGTAGTAGCAGGCGGATATGCCATGGTGCCTGCGTAGAACGTGGTGTTACCCTGGTTGGCGATACCGCGATGCCAGAAGTACACTTCGTTGTCACCAGAACTGGCGTTGAACTGGCTGCTGGTAGAACGCCCACCAATCTGGCCAGCGTATTCGTTGATGGTAGTACCACCAACGTTCACGGCACCAGTCTTAGAGATGGTGCCCGTGTCAGAGATCTGCTCAGGCGCAGCACAGAAAAGCTGAGTACGCTTCTCTGAGCCTTTCATCGCCAGACGCCAGCGCTGTTGGCCTGCACCAGTACCAGCGATCGGGTCGATGGTGTTAGTCGCTTCAACAACAAACGACTGGAGGTCAGTCGAAGGGATAGTTGAAGAAATAGTGCCGTTGACACTCACCAGCTTGAAGCCGTTATCAACCAAATCCTGCAGGATTGATTTCCACATTTTCAGGTTGCTGGTGAAGCCAGATTTCACGATCAGTTTGTTCATGAGTTGTTATCCCCTTAATTAAGCCGCGTCGCCCAGGCCGATAGGAAGCATCAGACGCATACCACGGTTGTCTTTACCGTTAGCGTTCATGCCCAGGTATTTGGTTTTGTTCGTTGCTTTCAGAGGGTTCAACTGCACTTCGGAACCAGCGGAGAGAACGTCAGCAGACGTATAACCCAGCATGTCCAGTGTAGCGAAGTACACATAGCGCTGAGTGTTGATCATCTGCGGGAACAGAACGATAGCACGGTTGCCTTCTGCGATCATAACCTGCTGGAGCGGGTTGATGATAGGAGCAGAGTCAGGCGTAGGCTGAACAGCAGACAGTGGAACCGTAGCAGAGTAAATACCCTCTTCGATTACAGTGTAACGCTGAATAGCTTCTGGCTTGATGGTATCAGGGTCACCACCAAGTCCGCCGCCGCAGGAGAAGATGGCGAACAGCGGGCTGTGATCGCCAGGCGTAGTGTCGCTAGCCTGTACGCCACGCTGAACAACAAACCAGCTAAATGCAGTACCGGTGTTGTCGAAGCCTTCTGCGTTGATATGCAGAGCAATACCGTGGTCGGTAGTGATGAAGTCATACGTCAGCGGGTATGCAGACAGGTCAGCGGTCGTGTCCATCTTCCAGTCGTTGACCAGATCGATGAAGAAGTTCGTAGCCAGACCAGACTTGGACATACGGCCAACTTCTACAGTTGCAGAACGTTTAGCGGCAGTGAAGTCAGTCTGATTTACCTGATTGTCAGGCAAGACGTTGATCGACAGGGTTTTACCTGTGTTGTCAGCAGCGAGGATAATGCCCCACTTCTGAGTGTCATACAGGGGGTCAACCGCATCGGATGCTTCCAGATAGAAAGACTTAGCGGTCGGTGTTACGGTGCTTCCGGTCTTGCCGTCAACAGCAATCAGCGTGAAGCCGGCCGTAATCATTTTGCTAACCAGATCGCGAGTCAGAGCTTCCAGACCCACGAGCTTAGTAGCAGTTACACGTTGAATAGCCATACGGTTATCACTCCATTACCAGATAGGTTACAGTGAGTTTCGGTTTCGACGGTGATGTGCCGATGTTCTTCATGCGCCACGAAATCGTAGGCGTATTGTCTTTGTTAGACAGGAAGGAGTATCGACGCAGCTTACGAATGATTGGATTGCCTTCGCTATCTTCATCCGCAAACACACCATCATCTTCGAGAAAATTAGCAGAGGAACGGAATATATACGGGTTTCTGTCGTCTCTCAGTGAACTTTGATATGCGGTAAGTTCCACATCAAAGGCATTGAGTTTAACAGAAAGGAGCATAACCGTTTTATTCATTGCCAGATCGAAATCAAGCTGTTGGCCAGGAGTGATATAGTTGGCGGCTTCGTACTCTACAGTCTTACGCACACCAGCCTGTTCATTACCACTCATATCAACCCAGAACATCGTACCGTTAGCACCAGACATGAGGGTCATACCCGCATACTGAGGTTCAGGCACTTGCTTACTAGGGTCGAGGCCTACAATTGTCAGACCTGTTTCATCCACAGCAGTCACGAACGGCGACTCGAACTTATATTCAGAGCCACCGAATTTCGCTTCTTCCCACGTTACGTTATCTGCACCAAGCTGATACATCGTCTTGGTCTCAGTGACGTAGCACAACATCCCAGGCTTTTTATTGCCGACAGACATTGTATCACGATCATTGAGCGTAGGCAGACAGCGCATACCCCCTCGAAGATATTTATCCTCAAGGAGGTATGGGAGTGCTGCGGATGCTGGCAACAGGAACGAAGTCATGTTAACCGGCATCCTATTCTCCTTACGCGATACCAGAACCTGGGTTCGATGAACCGTAGGTCAGTTTAAACGTATACGCCAGATTATCGAACGGGAAGTCGTTACGATAGATAACGTAATCAACACCGTTGATAGTCACCTCGGCAGGACCAGCAAAGTTGAAGTCATCAAACTCCAACGCACCATCCCATGAACCAGCAAAGCCCTGTACTGACTCAACGAAGTAACCGTAGCCGAGAGACTTCGGCCACGCAACGTAGAAGAACACGTTGTTCGTTGAGGTACTGGTGTTTGCAGGACAGTTCAGGAGCTGTTGTCCAGTCGTAGTCAGCGCGGTTTGCAGGCCCTGTACGAACGCAGCATCATAGCCAGCTACAGATTTGATCTTAGAGTGAGAGCCGAAGCGAGCACCCAAGTCGGAAGACTGTTGCGGTTTGAGCGTAACGTCTTTGGTTGCAGTAACTGTCTTACCGTTCTTAACGTAAGTAACGGTGATAGTCACCACAGCATCAGCAGTCACAGCGTTAGACTTCAACGAACCGCCAGTAACGCTCAGGCCAGTTGCGGTGCCGGACTTCACAGCCACCGCCCACGTTGTGCCACTATCAGCAGTCACGTCAGGCGTAGTGCCGTCAGACAGCGTAGCAGTCGCAGTGTACGCGGTAGTCACACCACCGATGATTGACGAAGGACCAGTGATGGTCACAGAGTCAGGAGTCGCAGGCGCTGGCGTGTTCGTTACAGTCAGGTTCGCAGTTTGCGATTGGCTGTTGTACGAAGCAGTACCAGTGATGATTGCGCTCTGCACGGTGCTTACCGTGTTACCGATGATGGTGTTATTGCCTGGGTACGTGAACGCTGTAGTAGAACCAGAGCTACGTGTGATAACAGGCGTCAGGTCGACAGTGGTACTATCAGAGAACGTCAGGCGGAGAATGTAGGTACCAGTCTCACCTTTGTTCACAGCGGCAGGACCAATCAGCTCGCGCTTAGTGATCGTTGCAGCCTGATTGATAAGCGTAATCACTTTTTCAGGAGCGTAGGTCTTACCATCAACGGTAACGGCAGCAGCACGGAGCGTAGCAGTCTGGTTCTGGCTAATCGAGTTAGCAGGTACGGTCAGCTTCACGCGAGTTGAAGTAGAACCGACAGACATAGTTGCATACGCAGCGCCCTGAGGCAGTGACCACGTTGGCAGTGAGGCGTACTCGTTTGTTGCACCCGACAGGCGAGTAACACGCACGAAGTAATCACCAGATACAGTGCCCTCAGTGATAGAGTCATCACCGATGATTTCCACTTTCGACACGTCATCGGTTGGTCCAACAACGGTGAACTGCACGTTACCGGTCTTCGATACAGTACCAACAGTCGCAGCTACGTTGAGCTGGAAAGTCAGAGTGCCGTAGAAGCCGCTCAGTGCTTTCTTGGTGCGAATGCGCCAGCCAGTTGTTCCACCAGCAACGATCTCAAAGTATTCTTGAGCCGCGGTGGACAGCGTGTAAGACAGTTCGCCGCTAGTACCCTCACGAGTAGTAGAGTCAGAGAACGTCAGAACGCTATGCAGGTCGCGAGTCACACCGACAGCAGTACCGAAGTCATACACAGGCGATGGCGCTTGCGGCTGAACAGACAGCAGGCTGATAACGATGATGTTCTTAACCAGCACGGACTTCTGGGCGTTACGTCCGTCGTAGGTTGCACGAATCAGAACAGTTGTGTCCTGAGTCACTTCACCAGCAGACAGCACACCAGTTTGTGCGATGCTTGCGACTGCACTACCCTGAATCACAGACCACGTCGGTGAAGCTACCTGACGGTCAGTACCATCAGAGAGAATTTCCCACGCGGTGTATTGCGCAGTAGTGTTCTCGTTCATCGAATCGTTACCGCGAATCTCCAGAGAGGTCACAGTCGGTGGGTTACCAACGATGGACACAGGCAGGGTGGCAGTCTTCGTGATGCCGTTCTCAGTGTACGAAGCGTACAACGTTACGCTGGTGTTAGCGATAGGAACAGCGCCAACAATCAGTTCAGACTTATCAAACGTTGCGTAGTTCGAAGCCTGCTGCAAACGGAACTCGTTAGGGCTGATCGTTGCGGTGTGTCCGTCAGAGTAAGTAGCCAGCACTGTATACGGAGTGGTTGTCTTCTCTTGAACAGACGACGGGCCGACGATCTTAATGCTCGACAGGTCAACGACAGGTACAACATTCACGATTGTAATATCGAGCGTTGCGGTCTTCGTGATACCGTTCTCCGTGTACGTTGCAGACAGCTTCACAGGAATGTCAGAAGACACTTTGCCTGCGTTGACGGTCTTGTTCACGATAGTAACAATATCCAGTCGGTCAGCCGTAAACGTAGTCGGGTCAACCAGCTTGGTGTGGCCGTCAGAGTACGTAGCGAGGAACGTATAGTTCGCGCTCTCTTCACTGCGGATAGTGTTCGCACCCTGAATAGCAAGAGAGGTCAGCGTTACCGCAGCAGTCTCTTTCAGGATAGTAACGTTCTTGTTACCAGTGACGGTCTGATCTGCCGTGATGTACGTCGCAGTCAGGACGATGCTGCGGTCCTGCGTTGTCTCTTTCTTCGCAGTCACCACGTTGCCACTGATGGTGGTGTAAGTGGTAGGTGCAGCAACGAAAGAGTTCGGCGTAATCATTTCAGTGTCGCCATTCGACCACGTAATCTTAAACGTGTAGGCTTCACTTTGCTGAGAAGCAATGGTGGAAGAACCCAGCACTTCGAGCAGCGTGATCAACTGAGCCTTAACGGTGACGTTCTTCGTCGCGCTAAAGGTCAGGCCGTTATACTGATAAGTAGCAGTCAGTTTGACAACTGTATCAGTAGAGACTTTCTTCGCAGTACCCTGCAGGCCGACGAGAGACAGAGCGTTCGCGTTATCCACCGTGAAGTTCGACGGCATGATAGTTGCGACGTTACCGGACTTGTAGCGAGCAGTCACGGTATAGGTCTCTTTCTGCTTATAGAACAGCGTGTCCGCACCAACAATAGAGATAGATACCAGCTCGTCGTCAGGGATGAATGCGTTCTTGATCAGCAGGTCGTAGGTAGCAGTTACCCAGTTGCCATACACAGGGTCGCGCTTACGTGCAGTGACTTTCAGCACAACGTCAGCAGCTAGGTCAGGCGCAGACACAGTACCGCCTTGGTCGATAGTCACACCGATAACGTTCTCTTCAATGGACCACTCAACGCCAGTAGGGTTGTGTTCGATGCTGTTAGACCATTCTGCGTCGATGTTCAGCTTGACGCTACTGTTATCCGACATGTAGCTCGCGTTGCCCGGCAGGCTGATACGCAAGTTAATCAAGTGAGGTGATTCCCACTCGACGTTATCGGCGTTGGGCTTGACCCACTTACCGATATACTTGTTCGGGTTAACAGGGTCCTGATCGACAATCGCCAGAACATACCCAGGCTGCGGTTCGTTAGAGCTTGCGACTTCAACGAATGCTGTGGAGTTCAGGCGAATCATGGTACGCGCATAATCAGGATGATCGTGATTAGTTGGATAACGCGCATCAGCCATACGTGGGTCAGAGCTTGACACAGCGATAGGCATATCAGGGTCAGTCGGGTCAGTCTTAGTGACAACACTACCCAGACGGCTGGTGGTCGCATGTGCGATTTCCAGATCACCTACTTCGATACCCAGATCAGCAGCATTCTCCACAACGAAACGGAAGAACTGTTTCTGAGCAAACAACTGCGCGTAGTCAGTCACGGTTACCCATGAGCCACGGTGATTGCCGTCAGATACAGCAGAGGTACGACGCAGCACATACTGGTACTGAGGGCTACCAGTGTTCGCGTCAATCCAAATCAGGTTGTACGGCTTCTCAGAAAACGATGGCTCAGTCAGAGACACAACAACCTGATGCACTTCCGTTTGATCGTTCGCGTTAGGACGGAACAAGAAAGTGATTGGGTTACGTGGCGTCAGACCGCGAGTACGAGCCAGAGCGATATACTGTTTAGCAAAGCCGTCGATCGTGGTTACGCTCATTCATTATTCTCCAGAATGTCGGTCGCAATCAGATGGCCGTATGATGCTTTCACGGACGTATCAGCGATGAAGGTAGAACCATTGTCGCCTACGTCTGCGTCCATGTTCACTTTGTCCTGCACGGTCTTCACTTCGACCAGAGGCTTCTCGGCGTGCATTTCATCGTGAGGCAGTGGTGTGCGCTTATCGGTGTTACGTGGGTCAGAGACAGACACGAACGTAGGACGACCGACAGTAGCAGGCTCAGTGGTCAGGCGAGCAATACCGTATTCGTCAACAGACGCGTTAGGAATATCGCTACCACCACTAATGTCAGCAGGATCATAATACTGCGGAGCCCACAGAGAGTTGAAGTTCTTCACTTCTTCCCACGTATTTTTGTAGCCACCAGCAGGCTCTTTGGATTTACGTGCAAGGAACTTGCGATAGAACGCGCTGTTCACATCCATGCAAAGCCACACAACGTTCATCGGCAACACAACACCAACAGGCTCGGCTGAGGCGGTGATGAACGTACAACTGATGTTGAGTGTCGGGTTAATCTGACGAACGATTTGGTCTTTCGACGTATCATCCATAAAGCCCGTAACAGCCAACAGAGCAGCAGCGATTTCATTCAGTGTAGTCATAACCGCTCCGTTAGTCAGTAGGTTGGCCGAGTTCAGATTCACGCACCTTACGCCATTGAAGCGTATTGTCTTCAAGCACCATAACCTGATTCACAGCAGGAACCAGCTGGTCTTTGATAGGCACATGTTCTTCACCGTAGCTACCGTTGATAGAGATCATAGTAGCAGGCTTCTCAGGGTGCGTGTGGTCTTTCGGGTCACGATTGTTAGACAACGTTTCATCACCCTCAAGCACAACGCGCGACTCAGCCTCTGGGTACGACAGATAGCCGATACCACGAGTAATCGAAGTAGCAAGCGGAGGCAGAGTCTGGTTGATGATTTTCAGATCGTTTGGGTCATACGTCTGGTCTCCCATGGCATCGTCATAGAAGTACAGCGCAGTCCAAACATCTTTGTACGGGTCAGCCAGGTCTTTCGTTGTGCGCTTAAACGCAGTGCGGAAAGTAGGCGACTCAGGGTCGTAGTCAATCCAGATCGCATTGATCGGAAGGACTACATAACGTGGAACTGCATACGAGCAGTAGAACAACAGACCTAACTGCGAACCATCTTTAGGCAGACGGAACATGATTGGGTTTTTGTTCTGCTGGTGGATATTCGTAAGCAACTCAACGTTACTGATGAACTGTTCAAGTTTCAGTTCCATTGTGTTCTCCGTTTACCAGAAGCGGTGGTTAAAATTATACAGGGTCGCCTGACTTAGGACTGGTAGAACCGTATTTAATACGGAACATATAATCCAGGCTATCGAACGGGAAGTCATTGCGATAGACAACATAATCAAAGCCACCGAGACTGACTTCCGCTGCGCCTTGGAAGTTGAAGTCATTGAACTCCATAGCGCCATCCCATGATCCAGAGAATCCCTGCGCGGTCTCTTGAAAATATCCATAGAGCAAACGCTTTGGCCATGCGACGTAGAAGAAGCGGTTGTTATCAGACGTAGATTCATTCGGTGGGCAAGTGATTGTTTGAGGACTCGATTCACCGAGAATAGTAGTCAGAGAACGGAAGAAGGTATCGTTGTAGTCTTGAATCGACAACACTTTATCGTGTATGCCAAAGCGAGGACCATATTCACCACTGAACGGCACAGACACTCTAACCTTGTTCGACGTAGCATTGAGAGTGGTGCTGACGTTATACGCCTTAGCCACAAGGTCATGCTCGCCTGTATCAAAAGGCAGAGTGAAGTCGAAATATGCAGTCGTTCCAGAAGTAGGCAGGTCAAGTTTCTTGAGCACTGTACCCGCTGCATTCTCAATCTGGAGTGTACCACGCAAAGGCGGATTATCCATTGCGACTAAGAATCGCAGTTCTTTATTACGCAGCGAGAAGCAGTATTCCAAGTTACCTTGAATGGTCAAAGTAAGCATAGAACCTCACAATACGAAAAAAGGAGGACCGAAGCCCTCCTCATTGATTACTGACTCAGAGTTGTGGAGGTACTGCCTGTCGGGTTGATGTTGAAACGATAGATCAGACGCTTCGTAGTACGCGTCGGGTCCAACACGATATCCAGAATCAGGTCGCCATTAGCGATAGTCTGGTTGGTGTTGTTGTTCTCGTCACAGACAACCTGATAGCCCTGAGAACCGGAGCTACCGCTACGCAGACCGCGTGCCAGCTTGATTTCTTCGAGGAACTTCTCGACAATACCTTTCAGATAGCCACGCAGGATGCTATCGTTCGGGTCAAACAGGCCAACGCGGCAAGTGCGCTGACAGACTTCAAGCACGTAGCCCACCATACGCTGAATCTGAATCTGCTGGAAAGCAGAGTTCTGATTGTACTGAGTGCTCGCTTCCCACACCGCATAGCCACCGCCCATAATATCAGGCAGCTTACGGATGTAGTTGACCTGCTCGCGCGTCATTGCATCACGGTCGTCCTGATCATACTTCTGAGCGATAGCATGGAAGTCGAGAGGACCTGATGCAGTGATACCCGCAGGTGCGAACCAGCTACCACGGTTGTTATCCGTGTAGGCAAACACAGCACAAATCTGACCAACACACGCAGTCCACAAATAGCGGCCAGTGTCTTCGTCGAAGATTTTGATATCAGGCGTATACAGAGCCATGTTGGTGTCGTTGACGTTCAACGTCTGACGGCGATAACGAATCGCTTTAGACACAGACTGCTCGGACGACGGGATGCCACAAATAACGAAGCAGTTAACGTGCGCAGCAGCCGCAGCTTTCATGCCGCGGTGGATGATGTAATCCTGAGTAGGACTAATCAGCAGCGTCACACGAACTTCTTCCGGGTCACCGAAGTATTCCTGATACGCTTTCGCAAAGTCATCAGAAGTACAAGTGTCACCGTCAGCACCGCCCTGGAAGAAGATGAAGTCGGTGGTGAAGAAGTCGATATCGGTGGTGAAGTACGGGTTGCGCACGAAGCGGAAGTTGGAGCTTTCGTTTTCCATCGCGTGATCGATACGATACTGGCGGTCAAACTCATCCGCATAATCATACAGGCTGCACTGGTAAGAGTTTACCGGATTGCTGCCGTTCTGATAGTTCTCGTACTCGTCGATATAAAACAGCTTCGTGTTATACGACTTACGGTCGTCAAATGGGTCGAGACCCTTAGGACAGGCCGGACGAATCTGTAACGCCATCTGGTTGTTCCAGTCACCTGGGTTTTCCAGAATAACGTAACCGATGATGTTATCATTCAACGGGTCAGTAGGCAGGAAGCCCAGCTGATCAGGAGAATCTACACCGACGATGTTACCATCTTGATCGGTGTATGGGGTGATACGCACTACAGGCTGAACAGCAGACGCGTCATCGACAGTAACCACACCGACCGCGTATTTTGCGTTCTTAGTGATACGGACGAATTTGAGCTGGTTAGTCTGTTTAGCAACAGGCAGCGCGAGATACAGGCCGAGGCCATACTTGGGATCTTTTGCACCGAAGATGTTTTTCAAATCATCTTTATTACGCACATCAACACGCTGGTTTACAGGGCCGCGACGAGCCTGACCAACAATGCCTACTACTGCCGTAGATAAAGACGTTGCACCAACGGAGAGATCCCGTACACCAGTATAAACACCAGCAGAGGAATGCGTTGAGTTAACGGGCATGATTTGTCTCCTTATATGACTGTCTGAAATTATCGTATAAGAGACTAGAAACGCAAAAGGGGCAGCCGAAGCCACCCCTTTGTTTTAACAATCGCAACCTACGGAATCGAAGTCCAATTTCAGTCCCGGATAGAGTTCATTAAACTCCGTCAGAGGCATATTGAAACCTGCGGCACTTGGATGCCCGTCACCGCCACGAGTACGCGCAATGTAGCGAGCACTGCCTTTGTGGCCTTCCGGATATCCTTGAGAACGGCAGCTAACATACACACGGTCCGGGTCGCGGTGACCTTTACGCACCAGCAGCACTGTTTGGAAGTGCGGATAGTTTTCGTAGACGTGTGCGCCAGTTTCAGACGCGATGTTCTTATCGCAAGGCACAACTGCATGTTTAACACCGACCAGCTCGTTAGGCTCAGAGAAGTTGCTGTTCTCGTCGATCATGCGGCGAATCTTCGCATCACGGTCAGAGATTGCAGCTTCACCCTGTTTGATAATCTGCTCAATATCACCAGACAGGATAATCTTATATGCCTTGCGCACGGTGGGCGGCATATCGGTGTAGATGATACCACACTTCTCAACGTCGCTAAACACGTCCTTAGAATAACCTTCGTAGAAAGCGAATGCGCGTTTGTTAGTACGAATCCACAGATCGCGGTCAGACACCAGTTGGGCACAGCGGATGATGTTGCCTGTGCAGGAGTATTGATGCTGCTGGAACTCACCGACATGCGCCATGTAGGCAAGCAGTGCGCCGCTACCGCCGGAAGCAAACGTCAGAGACACAGGAGAAACGTCGAGCGCAGCACATTCGGCAGCATACTTCTCTTGGTCACGAACATCGTGGTGGTCGAGAACTTTAAAGCCACCAGCGCCGAAGCGTTTAGTGAAGATAGCCATCTGCTTTTCAGTCAGAGAGAAATCAACTACGACAACGCGGGTGTAACCTTTGGGATCTTTGATGAACTCACCTTTATCATCCTTGATGCCCTCAAGACCAGGCAGGTCTTGCAGCAGTACACCATTAGCGTCAACAATATCGCCTTGGTTTTCTGCATAGACAGCAGGATAGAAGTGAAGCGTATCATTGGAATACGCAAGTGCTGTGATGGCCGCAGCGAAACTGCCATCAGCACATCCTTGATGATAGACAACAAGTGTAGTCATGACTAAACCCAGTGGTTGTTAGAATTGTTTCCAGTTTGGGCAGCGCGAGCATGTGCAACCATCTGGCGCAAGCCCTCCAGCGTCCGTTCTAAGTGATCGCGATAGTGTTCGTCGGCAATGTTCACACCGTGATGGAATGCTACAGTAAACAATTGCCATTCATTCGATTGGCGCAGTGCTTCCATTTTACGGTAAAGAATTTCACGACGCTCGCGGGCACGTAACAAACGCTGAATTAAATTAAGTGGATCGTGAGATTTTGAAGCAAGTTCAATGTGAATTGCATCTAAACCCTCATAGTCCAAACGAGCCAAAGCCAGCTTTGCGTTCAGGAACAATTCGCGGCGCCGAAGCTGTTCCTCCTGAGGCATACGGCGGCACTTATCTGGGTGCGTCATACGTGCAATAGCTTTGTAGATTGCCTTACACTTCTTAGCGAGGACGGCACGGGACCACTTCTCATGATCGGCCTGCTGGTCTGCATCACCTTCGTTATCACGCACTTCGTGGTCAGTGTCTTCTTCGAAGTTATCGTCCACCAGCTTCTGCAAGTCTTCTGCATTCGCTTTGTCTTCGAGGTCGTCAGACTCTGCCATGTTGATAATGATGGCCTGGAGTTCGGCGTTGAGTCGCTCAATCTCCATAATAATCGGCTTGTTGTTTTTGTTCAGCTTGTCGATTACTTTGGTAACGCGTTCACAATCAGCACTGTAGCGGAGTTCGAGTGCGGCTACTTCTTCGAGGACTTCTTCAAGCGTTTCGCCGCCTTCCTCTTCAAACTGCGCCAGTTCCTGTGTGTCCACCAATTCAGTGGACTGAGCTAACAGTGCTGGAAGTTGAGGGATAACCATCAACTGAGTATTTGTCATGGGCGAGTAAGCTCCGAGATTGGTTTAGCCACCAGCTCTGCAATGCGCGGCGGGCACTGAGGGTTGCGTTTTAAGTTCTTGTGCAACCACTGCAAGTTGTTACCTGACGAAGACACCTCAGCGCGAAAGCTGGGCAGTTTAAGTTCGTCACGGTGTTTGGCCAGCAGCGCATTCAGTTCATTCAGCAACATTGTTTTTCCTTAAAGAGAAGAAGTCATCAGTTCGAGAACATTTGAAACCACATGCGCAGGACCGATAGAGATACCAGTGTGCGCCTGCAGGTGAATACGTTTCGTAAACAGTTCGAGTGGGTCAGGCCCACCGCCTGTCACTACGATTCGAGGTATCTTCGGGAACATCTCAAGGATGTCTCGCAGTCGTTCAATCTTATAGCTGGTGCTGTCCATCGTTACGTTGGTCAACACTAACAATGATGGTCGCTTGCTTTTGAGTTGTTCATAGTCGAAGCGATCACCGTACAACGTTACCCAGCGAGGCTTGAGCGCTGTCTCTACGCTGTCTTCTACCGCAGCATTAAAGATATTCAACGCTGCCATTTTCGCTCGATAGTCATTCGGGAAACTGCTAATCACCGTGATACGCGGGTCAGACTCAAACGGATTCTGAATCATCTTCGCAAGGTGAGTAAGCTGTTTGGCTTTGGAGACAACACGACCTTTGAAGTAAGGCGACATTGGCTTATAGTCCTGCGCAGCTTCAACTACATCAAAAGTCTCACGCTTGCCAAACAGTAGCTGGGGATCTACACCCAGCGTTTGCATTTGCTTTGCCGCAGCAGGTTCGAAATCGAATGTTAACACAATACCCTCCGTTGTTCATGTCAGGTATTTACAGATTTGGGCTGCGCTGCCAAACAACGAATCTGATATTCAGAGCACGATCATCACGCAAGGCTGTTTCGCGTGGGTCGTGGCGATAGGCGTATTTCTGCAAATGCTCAGGTCTTTCGTGGGGTAAGACTGCATGAGCAGGATTGGGCACAGATTCATAGGTGTGACTCTCAATCACCACCAGATTGTCAATACGAAGAACACCAGGAACCTCGAACACAGTCGGCAGATTGCCGGGCGTAGTTGCAGTACCAAGAACTGTCTCATGATACTCCACTAATGCTTTCACTAACGCCCGCCCAACAGCAGTAGTGAGCGTCAGATTATACTCGGTTCTAAATTCCATGGTGTTCTCCTATTATTACATCAGTGGCATTTCTGGATCGACGTAGGTGTACAAGAACACCACGTTCCAACCAGAGGCAGCTTCAGGGTTGTTGTGGAAGCGATATCCATAGAACATCAGGATGCCCGTACTACCTTCACCCAGTGTTGGGTCATAGATAGTGAACGCTTCTTCCAACTTGAGCGCGTCAGCAATGCTGATAGCCCAGTTATCCAAATCAAACGGACCTTCTGGAACTTCCCACGAATACGAATGCTTCTGCCAGTGTTCGGCCTGCATGTCAGTATCTTTGGAAATCCAGTCGAGATGTTTAAGTCCCATGTGCAGAGCGACAGCGCGTGGAATGCCGTGCTCGTTCATGTAACGCTGCAATTGATCAAGACGCATTGCATAGTTCCTTAATGGTGCGTGGGAAGACTGTCACATTAATGCGCGTGTGATCTTTGTGTTCAGGATGCGGTAGGCATTCATGAGACACAAGCCAGACGTTCGTGCATTCGAGTTTATCACGCATCACCATTAACAGGTTGGACATGACAGACACGCTATGCACAAAGTTAGAATAATCGAGAGTGAGGACCATTACTTCACTCGTCGGTTCTTCATCGCCTTGGTTCCACAGGCTAACGTTCATCGACAGGCGGGCTGCTTCACTTCTCAACATATCCATATCGAGAGTGTGCGGTAAACGCTCTTTCATTTAAACTCCTTATAGCTTCAAAAGAGACAGTCTATAAATTAGAGAGCGAGACCCTTAAGCAGTAAACGCGCACTGGTCAGGAATTGACGTTGTTTGTTTTGAGGCAGCTTGCGATAGCGCTGGAGGATATCCTCTAACGAGGCGTCTTCGCCTGTACTCAGATGGACGCTTTCAATCGTGCCGAGTTCTCCTTTCATCCAGTTGGCTTTGGTGACAGTTAACAGGAAGGTGCCGCGATACTCCTCCACGATACGACCGCCAGGCCCGCCAACAGGGTTACGAACTTTGGTGTGCTCGATGTTTGCGATACGCTGAATCGCTATGCCGTCAGGGAATTGCGCAAACACCTCAGACAGATCAATATCTGCCTTGTTGTCCGGTGCAGGAGATTTAGCAACGAATGTTACACGGAACGTTTCGCCGCCTTCAACGTCGTACTGACCATCATAGATGATCTTGTCGTTGGCGCGCAGCGTGTCAGTAATCAGTTTGAAAATCGGATCTGAGAACATGCTATTCCTCAATGTAGTTGACGAGCATACCGATATGATTTGTAATCATTGTCTTCTGCTCTGAGGTTAGCTCGCTATATGCAGGGATGTTTGGGAACTGGCCCTTCATTGCGAGATAGATTGTTTGAATATTTGGCGCTTCCTGCTCGACGCGACCGCGATGAATAATACAACCGCGATAGATGAATGCAGACGCAGGGCTGGTTGGTGTGAGATGTACAGGCTCAACATAGTCATATGCAACCAACACAATCGTATTGCCGAATACCTCTTTCAGCATGGACAGAGGCTCGTCTGGGTTATCACTTTCCAGATCATATGTCTCATATGTCGCGTCAACGATACTTGTCGCAGCACCACAAAGGTTGATGTTCAGTCTGAGATCCATCTTCGTGTGAACATCACGCATATCAGGATGCGGTGTGAGAATAAAGCCCTTCTCCTTAAGGGCTTGACGCAGCATTTGGGACACTTCGATACTGCCCGGTTTATGCTGCGGTGTGTTTTGCAACTGCATTAGAATCGCCTCATGCCTAAGTTAGAGGGCTGGCCTTTCACTTTCGCTTCCGGTTCGAAGTAGTCAGGCAACTCGCTATCAAGCGCTTCACCTCTCGACACAACTCCCATCCAATCACGCAGCTTCTTCGGTGTACGCTTCGCTTTCGCGTAACCAAACTTCCAGCACATCTTGAGAACGGAACGAGCACACTGCATAGAGCGGTCCATCTTTGGATCAATGAACATACGAATCACAGGTGTGCGCTTGTTTTCCATCGGCGTCAGAATACGACACGATTCCTGTTTCCAGTTCGGCTCGTTGTTCATCGGCATGATGTAATACAGCGTGTCCCACTTAGGAACGTTCAGGCCGCGCTGCATCAGCTTACGCATACCGACAACGCAGCGTATCTTACCTTCACGCGCTGCATCAATAATCGGCTTACGCTTCTTCGCTTCTTTCGCGCCACCAAGGAACACAGCAGCAACTTCGTCCATGTAATGCTCATTGATACGCTGCACCAAACGACGCGCCTGATCAGTGAACATGATTGGGATTGCGATACTTCGACCGGCATCGAGGTCTTTGATAATCCATTCAAAGATCTTATCGTTGCGGTCTGGATGATTCGCAAGGAACTTACAGAATCGAACCCAACCACTTTTGTTGTTGTAGTTCGCTTTCGACTGCACTCTGTTTGAGGTCTTATGCAGCGTTACTTTCGGCACAAGCTCCTCAACAAACGCCTCGGCAATCACAGGCCCGAAAATAGATTCAATCAGGTAGTGACGTCCGTCTTTACGTTTAGGCGTTGCAGTCAGACCGAAGCGATACTTCATTTTCAGAGAGGCCAGTACGCGGCTATAACAGCTTGCGTTACCAGCGTGACATTCATCGACGAACAGCGTACCGTAGTTCTCGTTCAGCAACTTGAGTCGCTTCTTCGAGTTCTTACTGTCAGAGATCAGAGACTGATAGGTCACGAGGATGATCTGGAAGTTCTTATAGTCGTCCAGAGTCTTCGGGAATCCATACAGCTTCTTACCGTGCTTCTCTTCCAGCTCAGGCAAGTTCGTCATCGCTTCGATAGTTTCTAAGAAACCATCAAGGAAGTCCTTCTGGTCAGCCATAATGACTGTACGGAATCCAGAGTGACATGCACCAGCAGTACCGATAACTGTCTTACCAGAACGAGGCGGTGCTTTGAATACACCACACAGTTCGCCGAACATCTTCTCGAACGGCTCTTCCTGATATTCACGCAGCTTGCCTGTGAACTTCACTTTGTAGTCGTAAGGCACACGCGACGTACCGTTAACGAACTTCACTTCTTTCAGGCTTAACCCTGCTGTCTTTTCGAAACGGTGCATCTCACCATAAGGAATCGACACATAACGCTTACCCTTAATGTCAGAGTATTTCGCCAGCACGGTTATATCAAGCAGACCGCCCTTTGAACACTGGCGGCATTCATCGGACGGTCGTATAGAACGAAACTCACAGTTCTTGCACACGGCATTTTCGAACTCATAGTGAGTCATCTTCTTGATGATGTTGTCTGCGTCCACAACCTTAACTGGAATGTGCAGACGGCTATCGACCAATACTTTGGCAGTCACATCTATTTCCTTGAGTTCGGCAGACCGTACTCACGCTGATTGATGATGTTCATCGTATCGACAAGTGCTCTGTATGCGAAGCCGCACTTATCAATGTCCTTGATATACAGGTCAAGCTCTTCCTTGAGCAACTCAAGCTGATCAGCGTAGCGGTAGTATTCGGCCATAATGTTTCTGACACAACGCTCGCGTTCTTTCGCAGCGCCGACGGCTTTCAGATCTTTTGCATACGTGACCGAGGCGTAATCCTGAAACCGTTCCAACATATCATTTAACAGTTTCGAGGCTGTATGGATATGCGTCATAATCTCAGTCATACGGCTTCGGTACGATTGATCTTGAATTATCGACTCGGCTACTTTGTTCAGTGCCTGCGGGTCAGAGATGTTTAACGTTCTGACCTTACGCATCTTAAACAGTTTACGCGCTTCGTCTTGCAGCTCGGCCAAAGGTTGCTGAAAAATATCGTTGGTCTTATAAATATCTCTCAGCTTCTTATAGCGCTTGTCGTTCTTGACCTTTATTCGAATGCGCTTTAGGTCGTCCATTAATCACCTTTGTCAGTTACGAGAATAGGACTCTCAGGAGTCTTGTGTGGCATAGCAAAGAAACTACCATGCTCGTCTCGATAAATTAGCAGACCCCCAGAAGGACCTTCGATAGGACAGGTGAAGTTGTATAGTTTTTCGAGCGGAGGCATGTAGCCTACAGTCACTGCGTTAAACGTACACCACTTCGCGGAGACTTCAAGCAGTGAGCCAACAACAGTGTCGGCTAGGCGCAGATACGATTGCTTGAAGTGGTAGCTATGTTCTATAGGCGCAACGCTATCAATATCCAGCGAGTCACCATACACAGCTTTATAAATCAGACAGAAACGACGACGCCCGCGCGGGGCATTAGGTATTTCATACAGAACATCATGTATGAGCGAACAAACGTCCCCAATGAGGACGTTTTTCTTAATAGCCAGTTTGGCCAGACGTGCCGTCATGCTGGCAGATACCCAAAGTACAACAGCGTGTGCGTGTCGAACTTATAGTTCAGGCTGAATGCGTTCAGGCTATTGATGTTCGCACCATGGAAGCCCATGTTGTGTCGTTCTTCACGCCCGATGTTACGCAGCAACTCACGGATGATACGCATGTCAAGCGAGGTACTAAACTCTTTCTCAACAGGCTTCGCCAGCTTCAAGCTGTCCTGCACACTACCGCTATCGTTACCAAACTTGAGTTTGAACTCTTGCTTCTTAACTAGGAGCTTCGCGTTCGTGTTACCTTTCTTCTCAATCAACGTCGAGATGTTGGCGAACGGTGCAGACAGGTCACCCTTAATCACACAACCAATCAGCGGCTTGCCGAGCTGTGCAATCATGTTGTCCATGTAACGATAGTCTTCATCGCTTGCCTGAATCGGAGGCAGTGTCAGAACAAACGACTCCGCTTCGGCTGCGAATGAACTGCTGTCTACGTGGAACGTTACCTTCTCTTCTCCGCAGAAGCGATAAATCAAATCGAACATTTCGCCAGTCAGACTGAAACGGAACGGCTTCACTTTCTTTTTCAGTGCAGCGCGATAGCGAGATGAAGTCCAGTGACCAGGACTGACGAGGCTCAGGCTCTCACCGTCACAGATAACACGACACATCACGGTCTGGCCTGTGATTGTATCTTTCAACCGAGTCAGCTTAACGCCCTGAGTCATCGCGTCGATAACTTCACGCGTCATCTCATGGCCACCTTCGATATGGTGATGCAGACCCTGTTCGACCATTGGAATCTGCTCGGCCGATACCGGACGCAGTTTCACTTCTGCTTTGTACTTGCCTTTCTGTTCGCTGATGTTCAACGTCTTACCGTCGAACTCAACGTTCAGCTCTTTACGCTTGCTGATCAGACCGGTCAACTGAATCGGGTCGATGTTCATTACCGTGTCAGCGTCGGCGGTCGCGCCGGGAACGAGATAAGCGACGAAGGTATCGGGAGTACGACCCAGAACGAACACGTCGGACTTATACGTCACCAGCAGGTGGATGTGAGTCAGCTTGTCGTCCGACTCAGAGAAACGCGTTACGCTATCAACACGTTTAAGAATATCTGACAGGAACGTACCGTTCAGCGTTAGGCTGCATTTCTTAGCGGGGTTCTTCGGCAATCGACAAGTCTTCATCTCTATCCTCTAAAACAAATTGTAGTGTGCCCTGTATATTTACAGCATTGAGGCGTTTGCCGGATGCTGCAATCAGGCCATTCAGAACGCCAACGAAGTCAGCGCTGTAACAGTCAGGTGCTATCTGGTGAACATAAATATCATCAGGCACGTCACCCGGGTTAAGCTGCCAAGCAGTACGCAAGGCAGCACCCATGAATGCCGGACGTTCTACCAGATGCTTGTTCAGGAATGAACATACATCTTCGGCCGTCATCATTTTTTCGCAATCCCCTTAAGAGCAGATTTGAGCATAGACTTACTGAGTTTGATTTTCTTCTTAGGCGCGGCTCCCTCTGTAGATGCAGCGGCTTTCTTCGCAGCTTCTTCCGCTTTGTACTTCTCGAACGTTTTAATGTTCTTCGGAAGTTCTGCCAGCCACTCCTTGATGTTCTTCTTGTCCTTGTTGGTGAGAGGATTAACTTTGTCCATGCTACGAATTTTAATATCGTTAGCCCAAAGCTGTTTCTTCATCCAATCGGACATGAGATGATACTGGTCTTCCATAATGCTGTCCAGTGTCTTCTCAACATCGAGGTCTTTCTCACCCAGCTCGTCACGCTTAATCTCAAGTCCGTCTTTAATGAGCTTCCTGAGTTGAACGTAAGAGAAGTTCCAACCCTGCACGTCTTTCTCTGACGCACCGATTTCAAAGTCAATCTCAGGTACGGACGTGAACTCAAACCCTTCGTGACGCTTCTGCACAACTTCGACCACTGCGCTGGTCATCGCACGTTCGATCATATCGAGCGCAAGGAAGATCCATTTGTAATCGCAGTCAACGGTCAAGGAGTCGTGTACAGATACGTTCATGTCAAAGTCAGGGTACTCGCCGTTCGCTTTCCAATACTCATACTTCATACGGTCCAGAATACGAATCGCGGACATCATCAGGTCAGAACCGAAGCCCTGAACTGGACTGTTTACCGCACGGCGGTCACACGCTGCATGAACCATATTGGCTTCACGATGCGACTCAGGTAACATCAGGCCCCATAGATGGCGACGACGACCAACCGGCGACTCAACAAAGAAGTTCTCATGTGCAAACTTCTTAATCTTATCGAACCATTTTAAGCCTACCGGGAATCGTGTTAAGAACTTGCCTTTGATTTCTGCAATCTCAGACACTTCACGCCCTGTTGACTTCGCAAGACCTTTATCACCCTGCTGATAGATCAGGCCGAAGATTACGGTCTTAACCGCGTTACGTACGGACTTGGTTACGTCCATTACGTTTGGAATACCGAAGAAGTAAGCGGCGTTGATTTTGTGAACGTCACCCTCAGCTTCGACGCGGTGCTCAATCCATGGGTCCGGTACTGTACGGAAACGATGACGCAGCTTACGGCCTTGCTCAAATACGTCTGCAACGCCCTGGTCACCTGAGATGATTGACCAACCACGAACTTCGTGCGCCGAGTAGTCGACCTTGATAAGCAGGCGATTCTTACGCGCAATCAGAATACGTTTGATCAACTTACCCATCTCACTACGAGACGGTACCTGTTGGAGATTTTTGTGGTCTTAAAACGTGTTCGCAACACACGCCCTGATGATGCGAGTACCAACAGTCCTCGTCTTACACACCACCACACCGTTTACCGATGTGGAAGAGACTATATCAAGTCCGCTATTCAGTAATAGAAAACAAATGCTCACCTGAACCAATCATGCGTATTGTAGTTTTACCTTTCTTGATTTTCTTAATCTTCTGTTTCGGAAAATCATTTCTCGGTTTATCATCAATACCCAGCAGGTCACACACGTTGTTGTAATGAATCGCTGCGGCTTCTTCTGTGTCAAAGCGTCTACGACCATAAACAATTTTGTTGTGTCTCACTAAGCCCACCCACTTCTGACGACCTTTCTCAAAGAGAACACCAAAGTATTTCGATGCACCTTTTCGCTGTCCGCCAATCTTCTTGCCTGATGTAGGTTTATTATATACGTTCAAACCCATCTCTCTGGCGTGAAGAATATTGCGTGAGTTACTGCACCACTCTAGGTTATCAACACAGTTGTTTGTTTTGATACCATCAAGATGGTTTACCATAGGCTTTGTTTCAGGATGTTTGTTTTTCTTCCAAACAGTAGCAACTACACGATGCGCAAGAGGTCCGCGAATCCATAAAGATAAATAACCTTTTGGATGTTTGCGCCCAATCGTCAAACGCACTTCACCTTCGTCACTAACAATCAAGAACACACCTGTCTTATGGACAAAGATGTTCTCTCTGTATGACTTCCAACATTTGAAGTTGGTTAGTGAATACGCAGTGCTTACGTTTGGATGATCGTGAAGGAATTTAGGCGCCCATGCTTCGATATAGTGTTTCAGATATTTCGGCAAAGGATGCTGCTCTGCAACGAGCGCAATAGCACGGCCTTTCTTCACGGTCGTTTTTACTTTTTTCATATTTGCCTCATGGAACCTTTTGTCGATGATACATTTTAATTATCGTCAACAAGTCCCAAATGAGGTATTTCTGAAAATATTCTGAATAGACTTATTCTCTCGTCTGACGCGCTTGCATATCAGACTCAAACGAGAACTTAGGACGCTACCATTTCGCGTGACCATTTGCTTGTCACTCTACTCCCTCGCGGGATAGTCGTTAGGCTTTTAGTCGTTTCCGACATTTAGCACGGTAGGTTCTCCTTACACATTCGCTGCGTAAGGCTCTTCCCCGTTTAGGTAGCTTTCGACATGCAGTTTCCTACATGAAGCCCAATCTAGGATCACTAGCGCTTGTACGACCCGTTACAACTCCAAGATAACCATACGTCGGTCTGATTGAACGGTCATGTTTGAAGTCTTCTGATTCACCCCAGAGCTTGAGCAGGCTGTTAACGTAGGCGTTCTTGAGCTTGTACGCTTTACCGAGTTTGGTGTAGAGGGACACAAGCGGTATATCAGCATACGCTGCCTGGAAGTCCTTGTCGAGCTTACCCGCCTTCTTGCCGTTCTCACGTAACTGTTCCCCTTCTTTCAGAGGCTTGAGCTTCATCACATCGAAGAACAGAATCTGTTTGTGTTCCGACTTCGACATATCGAACTTGGTCACTTCGACTTTGCCCATAAGACCCATCTTAGGAACATTGTCGTCTTTGCAAATAACCTTGTTCGCAGCCTTAACCTCAGGGCTGTTCATGAACTCACGCTCTACGTTTCGAATTTCTTCGTTGATAGGGCTGTTCGGTAGGTTGAGCTTAAACAGGTAATCAATGTCTGCGCCTGCACCTGTCGTTTCAAGAATCGAGAACGCATGAATCTGGTCGGAGATTTGCTCACTGACCATCGACTCATACTTCTTGTATTTAATATCGTTGGCTCGCTTTTGCTGTTGCTCTGCAATACGGAACGGAACGATAACGTCGAGACCCGCATACTCCTGCACCGATTCGTCGAGGTCAACGTCTGCGATTGTCGCTCGCATCTCTTTACCGAACGACACTTCGTGGTACACCTGACAACCAAACTGCATCGTCAGGTTAGCCAAGTTATAATAACCGCTACCGGTAACGTTCAACAACGACTTGGCGTTTTCATCGAACGCAAACTCACCCGCCTGAATATCCCAAACGTTTGCTGCATAACTACGAATGCCGAAGTTAGAGCGCATTACGTTCAGGTCGAACTTCGCGTTGGTGTAGATTTGATACTTGTTATCGTTGTCCTCGAAATAATCTTTGAACAACTCACTTACCCTACGCAGTTCTTTCGGACTGAATGGACTGTCACGGTGATAGATAGGAACAACATACGCCTTCTGACCGTCAGATGATAACTGCACCGTCAAGATTTTATTCTTAATACGATTCAGGTTCTCTGTTTCGGTATCGACTGCAACCTTCTTGGCGCGCTTCATACGCTTCAAGATTTTCTCAAGTTGCTTGACCTTCGTTACATACACGAGGTCCCAGTTACGCTTCTTACCACACGTAACTTCATCGATCTTATAGCGCATCCCCTTGTTAAGCCACGGCAACATCCAGCGAGCCATGTAGCCTAACGTATACGATGAACCTTTGATGTGCATCGGGTTCAACACGGTGTGATAGCTGACGTTCGGCACATGGATAAAGCTGTGCTTCTTACCGTCGTACTTCACCTTCGTTGGAATCTCAACACCGTACCAGTGCTCGTAGTGATCTTTCGAGAACTGTATTTTCTCGCTGTTCAGTGCTTTGAACGGCGCTTTGCCGAAAGTCAGAACATAGTCTGGCTTGTACTCAACAATCAAATCACGAATACGATCCGCAAACGCTTGGTCTGCGTCTTCTTTGAACTGCTCGCCCTTGTCATACGTCTTGAACATGTTGTACGAGACAACAAGGAAGTTCCAGTCGTCAAGAGTTGTCTTGGTCGGAAACGTATCTTCAAGATACTGCATCTGATTCAGGAACAACTCACCTTCCGTACTACTGAATATTTTGCCGCTACGCAAATCTTCGGTAGGCATATGGTCTAGGACGAGAAGTGCTTTACCACCTTTGGCACTTTTACTTATGTGTTTTAGTATTCGAACACCGTCATACGTCTGCTGGTCAGCAAACTGTTCAGGTGGATCGAAGTCAAGAGCTACGTGCTTGATTTTCACCATCTAGTCCTATCAGAGTGTGTAACGCAAATCGATGGCTGTTATTTACAGATTTAGAAATGAAAAAGGGCACCCGAAGGCACCCTTTTGGTTAAATATTACAGCGTAGATACGGTCGCACGAAACACCTGATACGCGCTCTGATAATCAGAGAATGTACCCAGCTGCTCAAATGCAGACTTAGGCAGATCGCTCGGTGCGCCCGCGGACGAATCATACTTGGCAACAGTGAACGTACCACGACCACGAGCCTGTTTGATAGAGCCAGTCATTGTCGCAGTCGGTCCGAACACAACACCCGTCTTGCTACCGGCACCCATCACAAGGATGCAATCTTCATCACCACCCATGTTAGCAACGGTAGCAGTCACGCTACGTTTCGGCGCAGGCAGTTGCATGGCTTTGAACATAGCTCTTACGTTCTCACCATCACCACCCTTCATCAGCGCAGCATACAGGAAGTCATAGCCGTTAGCGCTCGATGCGTTGCTGGTGCTAGGCATTCGAAGTTCAGCGGCAGTGCGCTCGCCTTTCTTAGCGGCCGCAGCAATCTCAGCGTCAGTTGCATCTTTGGTGGCCAGCAGTTTGATGACGTTTTTGATTGAACGCAGTTCGCCCAGATGAATCTGAACCTTCTTGACCTTTTTAAGATGGTCACCGACGAAGGTCATCAACCAGCCTTTCTGCTGCATGACAACAGCCACTTCCAGTTTCTTATACTGGAAAGAGAACTGCTTGCCGGAAGCATATAAGAACTTACCAGCACCCGCAACAGGCTCAACAGCGCGGATGAAGTCAGGCGCATAGTCACGCGCATCGCTTCTGATCAGACTGGAGTACGCAGGAGAGAACGTGCCTACGGTAGTTACCGGAGCCTGCGGCTTCCCAGCACGAGGCTTAGCGACGACTTTGTTCGGGTCAGTTGCTTTGATCTTGATTGCACGAAGACCGTTAATGGTAGCCACCAGCGTCTTGGCTTTATACAGGTTCTTCATCGCAGTGACAAGATTCTTGCCAGCAGCTTTCTTCGCAAGAGCGGTAGTTGCTTCTGCGTCGTTCAGCAGGTCAAGGACAGCGGACAGCTTCGCAGTGTCCAGCTCTTTGATTTTAACCAGCTCGTCAATCTTCTTAACGATAAGTTTTGCGTTCTTACCGAAAAGGATTTCAGCGTTGGCGATCTGCGTTTTGTTCGCAGCAGAGACCGACACAACAGTGCCGGACGGGAGAGTGATTTCGTGCATTGCTGTTCCTTAACGTTTCTTGTTGGTCCAGTTGTTCTGCTTAACAGGCGCAGGTGAGGTGTTCTCTTCCGTGATTTCGTCGTCGGCGTCTTCTTCCTCTTCCTCGACGTCATCTACTTCCTGCTCCGGCTCAGGTTGCGGTTCAGCCTGTTTAACAGGAGTAGTCTCCATCACAGACGCAGCGAGAGGTGCCTGAGACACAGTATTTACAGTAGCAACCGGCTCTGCCTCTACGGCCTGACGCGCTTTAGCTACTTCACCAACAGCGTGTTCGTGAATAACGTCAGTGGTAAGCAACGCACCCTTATCCTTCAGGATTGCATCTGCTTTCTCTTGATCCCATTGATCCCACAGGATATCAAGAGTCTTGTAGCCATAGTTCATGCCCTTCGGCAGCTTACCGCGACCATTGAACGGCAGCCCATTAGAAGGAGTAGCTGGCTCGAACTCGTCCATCATCTCCCACTTACGTTTAGCTTCGATACACTTCGGGCCCCAGACGCCATCGCAGGCACCGTCGTACAGACCAAGCATGGTCATGATGACCTGTAGCTTCTGATAGAATTTGTTCAGCATAACGTGTTGTCCTATTAAAGAAGGAGGGGCCGAAGCCCCTTACCTTTTAGACTGATTTGTTTTTCGACATGGTCAATTTCAACTTGTCGAGTGCGCCAGTGACCTTCTTGATGTTCGTGACGGTGTAGCCTGCTTTCACGATCTTATTGATACGTGCTTTTGCAGTAGCCGCATTCTTCACGAACCCAATCCACATACCTGGCGCCTGGTCGAACGTACCGAACTTACGAGTGTTCGGGATTTTCGTGCCGACGAAGCGTTTCATCTGCGGGTTGGTCTTCAGGTCGAACATGATACGCAGTCTGTCTTCCATGATCATCGGGTATGCCTTGACGTGTTTCTTATCGGAGGCAGACTTGTGACGAACGAGGAAGAACTTCGGCAGTTGCTCTTGACCTTTCGTTGCCAGCTTGACGTTGAAGCCCATACGCGGAGTAGACTCGTCAAAGAAGTCCAGTACGAACTCCAGACGCTTCTCCGACATACGGTCGAATTCCAGCTTCTTCTTAACTTCGATGAAGTCCAGCATCGCTTCAAAGTCAGCGTAGTACGCACAGTCGTAGTAAACGTAATCGCCGAACTCAACGAACTCGAAGTCCTTGAGTGCTTTCGCATCAGGGTCAGTCGCGTTCGCATACAGTGCCACAAATCCGTTGTACACGGTAGGAGTCAGCTCCAGTGCCATATCAGCACCAGTCGCTTCTGCAACAGCTTTCGCACCAGGCTTCATACGAGTCGTAGTGTTAGCCAAAGGAGGCAGGTCAGCAGACTTACGGCGACGAACTTTCTTGGCAGCTTCTTCAACACCTTCGTTGATTGGCTTACCAGTCTCTTTGTTCGAAGCGCGTTTGGCAGCACGGGCAGCTTTACGCGCCTGAGCTTCAACCTTCTTCTCTGTCTCTTTCGTATCAGCCGTCTGCGTTTCATCAGCAACGGTGTCTTCAACTTCAACACGGTTAGCTTCTGCGTTTGCACGTTTGCGATCTTTCTCGTTCGCCCACGGCTTACGCTGTTCAAAGAAACGTTTCAGGTCGTTCTTGTCTACCTTAGTGGCAATGTGAACTTTGGTCGCAGGAATTGCAACGGTCTCACCAGAGCCAGCCAGACGAACACGAACGGTACTGATAGGACTATCGCCACGCAGCTTGCCGTCAACCATACGCACAGTCACAGACACGACAACACCGTTACCGAACTCAGTCACGACAGGTGCACGATTCAGAGAATCTTTCAGCCCTTCGCCGCTAGTGAAGTTACGGTTACGCGCCCAATCTAACAGACGCTCAGTGCCCCAGCCATTACGATCAGGGATCTTCTGGTTAGCAACAAGCGGAGTCTGATCCATCACGCGGAAGTCAGTCAGAGCCGGAGTAGCTGGCAGAGCCTGCATTGCTGCAACCGTTGTACGGCGCATCTCCTGGAACTCTTGAGATTCGATTTCGTTCAGGTCACGCTTCGCAAGGAAGTAGTCACCGAAGTCTTCCATCGTGTTGTTGTCGATCAGCAGCTTCGCGCTCATTTTGATCGGGTCGAGCTTGTACTGATCGAGTGCTTCGTAACGCTGGTTGCCTTTCTCGTCGAAGCGAGTCTTCTCCAGAGTTTTCCACATCAGACGAGCAACCTTACCAACCTCCAAGGTCTTGTTCGTCATAACCCAGTCGATGAACACAACTTCACGAGCCATGTCACCCGGCTTACCGTTCTCGTCCAGCTTCGCAGCAGCAACGTCAGGACGGAAGATACGCGCAGTAGACTGATCGTAAGTACCCGGTGACCACGGAGTATCGCAGCGGATGATGCGGCTACCCATCTGCATGTTGTGGCCTTCGGAGATTGCCTGCTCGTTCGCAATCAGAATCTGGACGTTGTTGTCAGTTTTGAATGCGTCGAGGTTAGCGTCTTTGTTCTGACCCAGCTTACCAACTTCACCATGATACACCACAGCAACTTTCTTATAGTTGGCTGGCAGTGCGTTGTAGATGGCGTTTGCTGCACGAACGTAACGCGTAAAGACAATCAACTTGCCCTGTACTTCTGGCTTCCAGTAGTCCGGATCGTCCGGAGGCGGAACCATTGAAGGCGGCAGCGCTTGACGCTTGAACTCTTCGGACTGCTTACGTGCCAGATACTTCTGACCGTTATAGACAGCAATGTCCAGTTCACGCGGCTCTACGCCTGGCTTCCATTCGAAGATCTGTTGCTCGCCGATCATGCGGTCGCGTTCTGGCTGCACTTCGAAGTGCTTACGAATACGGTCGATGATGGTCAGCACTTTCGCAGAAACGAAGTTGGTAACGCCAGCGGCTTCAAACGTCATGCGAGCAACGTCATCACCCATCGGGTCAGTCAGCATCATTTCCATGCGCTGGAAGTACATGTTCAGGTCAGCGTTGCTTGCCAGCAGTGCGCCTAAATCATCACCCTCTTCGATCTCGTCTTCGTCAATATCGTCAGCGGCCGTGGCTTCTGCACCACCAGCTTCGTCGTCATCGTCATCGCTGCTACCGGCTTTCTTCTTCGCAGACTTGGCAGCTTCGTCCAACTTCTCCAGCACTTCTGCGTACATTGCGTTATACACTTCCTGGTGCAGCGCAGAGTTTGGAACTGACGGATCATCGATCTCAACCTGAATGAAGGTATCAATCGGGTTCGGCAGCATGAACGCCCAATGCTTACGCTTGAACGAGATGAACGCTGTATGGTTTGCCATACGTGAGTGCGCACGACGAATCATTTCAATGTCGTCTTTCGCGCCGTCATATGCAACGTCCAGTGAGTCACCGAACATAGCAGGCGTCATCAGTGCAGCCTGACCAACAATATCACGCACACGGTCAGTTACCAGCGTACCAGTAGCGATACGTGCATAGCGAACGGACGGAGCAGTGAACACCGCTTTGGTGTTGAAGTGAACCTGAGAGCCAGCCTGACCACCAGAGAAGTTCTTCACTTTATGCGACTCGTCGAGCAGCACATAGCTGAACTTGAAGCGGTTAACGAACTCTACAGCACCACGCACACGAACACGCACACCGCCAATGTCAACGTTGAACGTACCAGTTTGCAAATAGCTCAGGCCGACGATGAAGATAGTGTTACGAGGTGACTGAGAGATCACGTCGTACATACGTTCTTCGCCCCACGTGTTCACGGTATCAGCAGTAATAGGCACTGCGTTCCAGCCGTCAACGATTTTGTGTAGGTCGTCACACCAGTTCGCTACGAGGTTGGAAGGACAGATGATCAGAGGGCGAATGCCTTCTTCACCTAAGTCATCCAGCTCTTTGATTGTGGCTGCAATATCAGTCAGACCGATGATTGTCTTACCACCGCCAGGCGCGATAAAGATTGTTGCAAAGCGCGGACGACGACGCAGAGTTTTGTGCGCTTCGACCTGATGCGGCAGTAATGCTGCACCGTCTTTCAGACCTGGGATGCGAATATCATCAATGGTGATACCGCTGTCAGGTTTCAGGCGTTCGATCTCAGTCTCGGCCGATTCGAAAATCTCAAGAGACTTAGGAATCACATCGCTGTACATCGTAGCGAATGGCAGGATGATCTGTTGCAGACGACCTGAGCCTGGAGCTTGTTCGCTTTCAATCAGAGAACTAAACAATTTCTTGCGATCGGCGCGTACAAGCGACTGCGCCATTTCACGGTACACCGCACCACCGAAGTAGTTGTTAAGGCGTGCCATGTCAGACAGCTTGGACTTCTCACCCATCACAAAGTAGTGGGTGTGAGACGGCAGTGATTCGGTGGCAGCCTGAATGCTTCCCATCTCGCTCATGGAAGTTGCAATCAGGTTAGAACCACGCAGACCAGCAGCATCGTTCAGCACACGAATCATGATACGCAGCATCGTCAGAGCAGGGCGCTCGTTAGACAGGTCTGGTACCGAGAAGTCGTTAGCGATCAGATTCTCATAGAGGTCTTTGTCCATCGGGCTTTCAGACAGAGCCGCATCTTCTGCGTCCATGCCGATTGCTTTACGTGCATTCTCCACCAGCGTTTTCAGGTCAGGAACTTGTTTGTTCTTGAGCATGAACTCGTAGGTCTGGCAGGTCTGCGCGATGATGTTCAGCAGCTCAGGCAGGTTAGAACCTTCTGTGGAGTTGTATTTGATCGTGGACTCACTCACACTCTCAACCAACTTACCGCTACCGGACTCAACTTTGGCAGCTTCAATCAGCGTGTCATACGACGGACGGAACAGAGCCATACCACCAGATGCCTGATTGTGATAAATGTTACCAATCACGTTCGCAGCAGAACGGAAGTTAGGCGCTTCACCCGGCTCCGCAAAGTCGTAGCCGAGAGCATCAGCAACGTCCAGAGAGTTAGGTGACTTCATGCCGACAGTACGAGTTTCGTTAACTGCCAGCCCGCCGCCGTTCGAGGTGTTCACGATCAGAGAGAAGTCAGGGTCGATACCGATGCACACGTCACTGAAACGAGACAGTGATTTGGCTTTCGTCTGCACATCACGGTCGAAGTCCAGATTACCGTTCTGGATAGCGAACATGTTGGTACGCAGCGTGTCGTGCTCAGTAGATAGCGGCACACCTTTTTCGAACAGGTCTTCGAGGACACCGTTGAGCGTGGTTTCGTAGGTCTTAACCATCTCAATGTCAATGTCTTCACGACGAGGCAGCACAGCCATCGTACCGTTAGGCATGATAGTCATACCGTGTTCATCAGCAACCACGTCGTTAACCACGTAGCCGAATTTCTCACGCAGCTTTTTCAACTCAGGAAGAGAAGTGGCAGAAGTCACATAACGCGGAATACGAGCAGCACGGGTGATACCAGTACGAGTAGAACCAGCAACACGGAAGTAGTAGCTCGCCCAACCCTGGAACCAACGATACAGACACATGGTCTGAGTGTCAGCACCCTGAGAGATATACTCCACCAGCTCTTTTTCGAAGTTAACAATCAGGCCACCTTCGACACGAATGTCGGTTGCCAGTGCTACTTCGTTGAAATCGACAGGCGTATCGTGACTGATCTTCATCGCTTGCAGCTTGCGATCAATCATCTGTTTGCCGGGGATAGAGCGGATGCCGATTGTCATGAAATCGCCCAGGCCGTCAACTACGGATTTTTCCAAGTTGCGGAACAGGTCAATATCAATGCCGTTCATTGATGGGTGAATAGAACGCAGAGCAGCGTTATACACAGACCAGTCTTTGTCGAGCGGGATACGAATCATCTTCGTATCGAATGCGTTGGCGTTAGTGCGCTCAGTGCCAAAGATATCCTTATAGATAGTCTTCGCCACACGAATTGCAGACTGCGCAATATCGGAGCTGTAGGTACGCAGGTTGGCGCTTTCGAAGTTCGCGTCGTTATCAACACGAGGACGGTCGCTACCCTGATTGTTCAGAACGTTGAAGTTACCGTTCGAAGCCAGCGGGCTGGTGGGGCACGGAGTACCAGACATGATAATGTCTTTGCCGCCAGGGAAGCGCGTACTGTTTTCGATGATAGCGCCAGAAGATGCAGACAGATGCTCGGCCAGAGCGGTCTTGATCTCACGACTCAGCTTATCGCCGTTCAACATCATGTTGATTTTCAGCGAGGACGCTTCGACGTTGTTCTTGATGCGCTTAACGAAATCGTCAGGAGAGACTTCCAGCATATCTTCGAACTCTGCACCGTTAGTAACGATGTAGTTGATCAGGTCGAAGGCCGCGTAGATGCGAGCTACGGTAGAAGCGGTGAATACAGCCAGCGCCTCATAGTTACGACGGGACTTCCCTGTCGCGTACATCTTCGACGTCTTGGCGTCGAATTCGGGCGGCAAGGGCTTGATAGCAAGTGCCTGATTAAACGTATCGGCAATTTGCTGGGTAGCCGTTGCTGACGTACTAATCATCTGATTCATCATTCACCCAGTTTGGTATAGTTGTCAATCATAGACTGCCACACGCTCGGTACAGGCAAGCGACGGTCTGCGGCGATATCCGATAGCACAACGGCTAATGCGTAAGCACGAAGAGGACTAAGCCCTTCGAACTTGTCGCGCGTAAACACAGACGTGAGTTGTTCGTTGGTCAGTGTCTGATACTGCGCACGATACTCGGACAGATACGTGCCGTACTTACCGTCATCAACCGGCATGGTATCAGGGATGCTCTGAATAGACAACAATGCTTTCGCAAGAGCGTCCATAATCAGAAGCAGGTCAGCCTGATCATACGGTGTGATATCCGGCACGTTTGAACGACCCAGCAGTTCGATGACTGACTGCGGAAGTTGGATAGGCTCTCGCGCTTGAGAGATGGACTTCATGATTCCTTCGGCAGCACCAGCATACAGCTTACCGCTATCTGCGATGCCCTTCAAAAGAGTATGAAGCCGCGAGTTTACGTCAATCACGGTTCTTCTCCTAAATAAAAATGCTCTTGACCAAAGTGTTGAGCCTCTTCTCCACAGCATGACGTTTGTACGTGGACAGGAAGCAGGTTAGCCTGCGCGATTGCAGATGCAGCGCAATAGCGTTACCCTTAACCCGCGCACAGTCAACTCCCAAATCAATACTCCACGGATGCCAAGCACGAGGCGCAAGCATCACTTGTTGAATTGTTGGGTAAGTGTCTGGCACAACAGGCAGAGGAGACTTTGCCAGTTTCTTCGTCAAATTATCAGTTTTGAACAAGGCTTTAGGCTGTTTGTTCGAAAACCAGTAAGGAACCTGCTTGTGCAGTATCTCACCTACTTTCGGAATACCACCACGCGTTGTCTGCGGTACATACACCAGATAAATATCGATCGTGGTGTTGATGCAGTTAGCAACCCGATTGTAGTCGCTGTTGGTTCGACTATGCACCTCAGCCAGCCTGAACTTATTGCTGAACTCAATACGTTGCAGCCATCTTTTCAAGTCAGCCTGTTGGACCTTGAGAAGCGCTTTTGCCTGCTCAAGAGAGTGCTTGGTGATCGGTGGGATAGGACGTAACAGGTACGTTGTGCTGCTACGAGCCAGAGAAGAAATAAACCCTTCTACAACGCGCTGCATACCAAGAGGTTGTGGTAGCGAATGAAAGAGGTCAACCGCTGTTTGTGTTGAGATGTACGCACCCCAAGCCTCGATGTACTCAGGGCTAACGCAGTCAGGAAAGTTGCGTAAGTCCAATCCCACGTCTGAGCCATATTTCTGCAAACGACTCACCGTCTACCTCCATGCAGCAGTCTTGAACCACGTCGGTTGTTACTGCCGATCTGATTGTTATCGCAGTCATAGCAAAGCAGTTCGAGGTTATGTTTCATATTCGAACCACCCTGCGCATGACCAACTTTGTGGTTGAGAATGAGTTGTGGAGTACGAGTACCACAGCGCTCACATTGTTGTCCACGCTCGTCGATGATGCTCATTTTGAGACGTGTCCAATCACTCCTGTCCATGCGAACGTGAGTACCAGCGCGAGCACGTTCAAATCCCGTAACACCAGCAAGACGTTGAGAAGTGGACATACTTCTTCCACGACCACCCATAGTTCTTGCTGCAATACCGCCTTTTGGTCTGTATGCCATGATGATCTCCTAAATACAGTTCTATTTACAGACTTAGGCGCTCGCGCTAAATATCTGAACTGTCTTCGATAGACCCGCCTGATAGGCTTGCTCAATATCTTTCGCAGCGTTACGAATGATCGTTTGCGTCTGATTCTGCGCACCAGCAATCATTTCAACAGGCAGATTCTTTTTATTCCATGCGTTAATCTGGTGGAATACGCCAACCAGAATTGTACCAGCAGACTCAGCGAAAGGTCCCATGACTTCTTCGTTGAGAATCTCTGCCAGTTGCGACACGTCACGCAGCGCACGAAGGTCAGCGATAATCTCACGCATCTGGTTATAGAGTTGCATCAGTGCGTAAATATCACGGCTCTGCTTCTTGTCCTTATAGGCGTCTTCACAGATACGTGCCATTGACTGACACTGCTTGAACATCGTCATGTACTCGGCAATCTGGTCGTTCTCTTGTTTGATAACGTCAGGCACATCAGCCATAACCTCAAGGAACTGACCCTCAAGAGCAACCATATCGGTGCTCAAACTCCGTGACTCTTTCTTCTTCTTTTTCTTTTTGATGGTATCTACTGCATTCTCTTTCTTTTTCTTAGCTTTCTTGGGCTTTGGTTCATCCAGAGACTGCATTGCCTTTTGAGATGCTGCAATATCCGAATAGAAGTCATCGGGATCAATGTGTTTAGGCAGCACGTCTTTCGAAGGGTCGGACTTCTTTTTCTTCTTGACCTTAACGCCTTTGCTAACTGTCTTAGCTTTCTTGACGGTGGTCTTAGCTTTAACTTTCGCTTTACTCTTTTTCGCAGATGCTTTTGCAGGCTGGGCGAAAGAGCCAATGTCATCCAAGCTTATGGCCGCCATGTGAAAATCCTCAGTAGAAACGAAAAAGGGAACCCCGCGAGGCTCCCTTTAGGGTTTGTTTAGAAGCTGTGACCTTTGATGATAGCAGCAATCTTGCCGAAGTAGTCCGGGCTGTAGCGGAACATCTTGGCATAGATGTCCAGCAGCTTGTTAACGTCAACGCCAGCAGCGGCAGACACTGAATCAACCTGCGGGAAGTGTTTCTCGTCCAACTCGTCGCCAGACAGAACAGCTACCATGCTCATGGAAGTAATCTGCTCTTCCTGACCCTGATCGTCAACAACGATGAAGCTGTTGTCGTCAGTTACGTTAGCAGCAACGAAGCCAACTTTCAACGCACCTGAGTTAGACACGAAGCTAACCATATCACCGCCAACAACGCTGGACAGTTCCAGATTGTGGCGAGCAACGGCCTGAGCCAGAGTAGGCATAGACGCCTGCAGGTTAACAGTAGCCGCGCCTGACACAGAACGAATCATGTCGATCAGTTCAGAGTTGTCGTTCGCGTTGCTTTCGCGTACCAGAACGTCTTCACCGCTTTCGCTACGGCGAACGGCCCACATGCGCTCGGACTTGTCCATGTACATGTTTTTCGACAGAGCCTGGAACTCGTCACCCATCTGCGACACAGGGATAACGTCCTGCATACGGCTGAGGATGGTACGAACGAAGCTGGTGGTTTTACCCTGCTCGATCATAGAAGACGCACCTTCAACAGGCATGTATTCACGATTGCAGGAAGCGCTTACGATGGCGCCGAAGTTGTCTGCGATATTCTCGCCGACGTTGTGAGTTACTTGCACGATGGCCACGCTCTGGTTGTCGTTGAGCTGGTCAATCTGTTTGATGAAAGCCTTCATTGTCATCTCCTGAATGTTTCGACAATATGAAATTAGTAAACTTAGGGTTTAGCCTGTCACGCGATACCGCGCATTGACCCAGATACTGCGGTTACCAACAGTAGCCCATTTGGTTGTTGGGCTGTTTGTGATGCCGAGCTTGCCAAGTGCGCGAGCACCGTCAATCGCACCAGAACCCTGAGAACCATCACCGTCGTTGATTCCGGCCTTAGACAGTTTGTTCTTCAAGTTCGTAACAGGACCTTGAATCTGCGTTTCAAGTCTGCCTAAAGCAGCCTCAATCGAAGGTGTTCGGTCCATGTTTAAGTTGACGACTTGCCCCGTAAAGTCGAATGCCATTTGCCCTTCTGCCTGTAACTGAGCAGCGAGCGCATAGTAGCAACTACAGGTAATCCAGCCATCTAAGATTGTGCCTTGCATGTTCGTGCCACTAAAGCCAGTAACACGCGGGCCAATCATATTGAACAGCGCAAGACCACGATAGAGATAACCAATCAGGTCAGCTTGCGTGTACTCCAGTTCAGGAATAACGTTATGCTGACGTGCTTTGTTGATGTGGTCTTCCACCAGCGATGCAGCAATAAGAACCTGAGGCGTCACTGCCCAGAGCTTATATGTCAGCATCTTGGTTGTCTTGCGTGTCGCAGAGGTGTAGTGCGCGATTAAACTAATCGGCTCAAGGCGACGAGTAGCAACCCACACAGGCACCTGAAACACGCAGGTCTTTGCACGGTTCACAATCATCTTCACACCCGCATCGCCGGAGTCGATATCGGATGCAACGATTTGGTTATTGAGTGCGAGCTGGAATCTCAGCTTATCGCCACGAGTATCGAAGTGGAACGGCAACGTCAGTTCAAACGTTTCGTTATCACCGAACAACGTAACGATATCCGTAACACGGTTTTCAGTCAGTGGTTCAACAATGAGTTCCTGACTGGACTGCATGATCCCTTCTTCGGAATCATAACGCCATTTGACTGTCAGACGTTTATCGTCCACCAGCCCCATGTTAGGAATCGCAACATCAGCAGTCCAATAGCCAGGAACTTCTCCCGGCGTTGCGACTACTTGAGCCAGCACCGATTTATCGTCAGGGTCAATGAGGCTTACGACAGGCCCCATATCGTCTGACTGCGGATAAACGGGCTGGTCTAGATCATCGAAGAAACTCTCCTCGAGGACCAGTACGTTACCTTCTGTTGTGCGCATATCAGTCTGCCTTAGTGAGTCCCAGATACTCAATCAGATTGCGTAGCTGGTCGTTATACCCACCTTCGATTAGCGCTCGCGCCATTGCGACGTGGTTCGAGTTAATCGTCCGCACCACTTTAGCCTGATACTCAGGAACGTTCTGCATGTTCTGACTCAGGTTGTAGAAGTAACTACGAACGAAGTTGGTTCGTTCCACGTTGCTCGCTTCCATATCGCTTGTGTCCTGCGTAGGAGTTAGCAGCAGGTAGAGCGCAGCAAGTAGTTCCGGACTCTGGTCAACTATAGGAGATACCAACGAGGCAGCAATCTTCGTCAGTCCTTTCGCAACAAAATCAACCACAGTCTTCTCGATGAACGCTGTACCAGCTTTACCTACGTTTGGCAAATACAAGCCAGGCAGGATGTAGATGCAGAAGTAAAGCGGAAAGTCTTTGCGCATCACGTCAGAGATAAGCATCTCCGAGTAGTCTTTCCAGATGTTGACGTTGAAGTGCCATTCATCGTAAGGCACGGTACGCATCAGGTTCGACACTGACAGATCTTTCACTTGGTTCGCCTGAGATGCAAGATCGCGAGCGCTTTGCGAAGGGCCAAGATTCGAACTTGATACCAGCTGGACGTAGTTGCGTGTAACAGCACCAACAGTGTTGTACACAACGTTCAGCATTTCAACACCATTACCGTTCAGTGCAAAGATAACCGAACGAGGAAGACCGATAGTGATGTACTCGTTATTATTGTCAACGCCCCACAAGCGCCAGTAACGCCCGCGACCGAGTTGAGTCATCGGCTGCGGGAGAATACGATTAGCGCGAGGTTTCAGGCAGAACGTGAAGCAGATACCGCTGTCAATCATGATCACTGAATCATCAGGACGATTCGAATAACCCATCGACATATCGTTATCCGTCGAGTACACGTTCACCAGAGTGAAGTTCAGCGACTTGGTGAAAGGCATCTGAGCTTCAATCAAATAGGCGAGGACTTGACGAATGATAGTATCAAGCACATAAGGAGAAGCGCTACGCATTTGTTGTGGCCGATACTGACCACCATACGTATTCTCCTTAAATGTGCGATCTACCTTGAAATGCGTTAACGCCATTACTTGACCGACTGTTTCAGCAGGCGTTTCTGTTGCGGGTTCAGGCCCATAACATCTGCAATCTCGTCGATCTTACGCAGAGTCAGGACGCCTTTCGCAGTACCACCAGAACCGGTCAGAGAGATCTTAATGAACTCACGACCGTTACGGCCGCTGACCATCTGATGCACAACGCTGTTCTTACCACCACGTCCTGCACGAAGCGCAGTAGAGGCCATGCCCAGGATTTCAGTAACAGCTTCTTTCTTCTCGGTCGGGCTGAGGCCAGGAACGAGACGCACATACAGGCTATCATTCTGAACACGCACGTTGTCGAAGATTTCTTTCTTACGACCGCGAATTGTGTGCTGTTGCAGACCCAGCGTAGTGGTATCACGCAGGTTCTGAGTAGAACGGTTGATTGGCTTACGCTCACTGTAGTTCAGGAAGCCGTCGAGAGCCATCAGGTGGTTGATGGTACGCTTCATTTCAGGAGCAGTAGCAATCTGACGACCCATCGGGAAGCTACCTGGAACTTTCTCGTCAACGATTGACGTCAGGAAGTTTTCGCTGATACCGTTAGCGACCGCGATTGTGGTAGACAGTACCAGAGCATAGTTCGGGTAGTGCATACCGTCAGAGTTCACGAAGTTGTCGATGAACACATAGGTCTGGAAACAGATCGGGTCAGTACCGGACGCGATGAAAGTACGAGTACGAATCTTCGAATAGTCTTCTTTATTCAGAATCTTCGACAGGTAGTTGGCGATGGTTGCAGCCAACTTGGTATGTTCTTTCGGCGCGCCGTTTTTAACGTCGATGCTCATGAGCTTAACCAGTTTGGTCTGCTGGTCTTTTGCCTGAGTAATAACGTTGAGCAGAGACTTAGCGGCTGCGTTCTGATCTTTGAATGCGCTGAAAGTCTTGCTGTTAAGAATCTGGTAGGCAACGGACAGTTCACCAATTGCCTGAGACAGTTGGCTTACCTGCTGGTTGTATTGAGCTTTGCTCTTAACGTCAGAAATATCGATCTTAGACAGGTCGATAACTTGGTTCAGGTCAATCGCTTTTGCCTGTTTGCCTTTGATTGAGCCTTCGATATCGGAAAGTTCGATGGCCTTAGCGCTGACGGACAGGAGTTTCTGCGGGATTGTAACTGACGTGGCGTTTGCGATAACTTTATCGAGTACGTTACGGAACTCTTTCGCTGTGCGGGCACCACGTAAGGCAGTCATGTTCCCAGAGCTATAGTCAACAGATGCGCTGATACTGCTAACTTCATTGTTTTTGGCAGTCTTAGCCATGATCATCCTCTACTGGGTCTAGTAATCATATCGAATAAAAATTAGCGACTCAGGCGTGTTTTGTCCGATATAGTGTTCGCACTGACTTTACAAATTTTGGTCGCTATAGACGCAAAAAGGGGCAGCCGAAGCCACCCCTTTTTGTTTCGTAGTAATGTCTTACCGACCAGGTCGATTAAACAGTTACTTTACCTTTTTTCTTGGTCTTTGCTGCTTTTTTCGCGCCGGCTTTCTGAGCTGCGGTACCTTTGTGGTGTACCTGCTTCTGGGTAGTTTCTTTACCCTTTTTCAGACGCGGCAGCGGTTTCAGCTTCGGCTTAACCAGAGTTACTGCTTTCGGAGCGACTTTCGGCGTTACCAGTTTGCCGTCTTTGATCATCGGCTTACGAGCTTTACGCGCGGCCAGACGAGCTTTCTGCTTCGCAACCAGGTTGCGGTAGCCGGCTTTCTGTTTGGCTTTCAGGTTGCTCAGAGCGATGGTCTGACGTTTCAGCAGCAGCTTACGTACCGCGCCCTGAGAGCTTGCGGTAGTTTTCAGGCCGGCCTGATATTTAGCCAGACGCTCTTTCAGACGCTGTTCGATAGACTTCGCTTTGCCTTTAGCTTTCTGCTTACGCAGGTGCGTGGCGCGCTCGTTGTCGAACTTTTTGTCCGCAGTGGTTTTCTTCGCAGCAGGCTTTTTAGCTTTAGCAGCTTTCGGAGCCTTTGCAGCTTTAGGTGCTTTCGCAGCCTTAGGCGCTTTGGTGGTTTTCGCCTTTTTGGTACCAGTAGCTTTGGTAGCTTTCGCTTTCTTAGCTTTGGAACCGCCTTTAACCGGATCGGTCGGAGATGCAAGTTTGCGTTTTACGGCCATGATTATATCCTCAAGTTACAATTGAACTTTCGTCCTGTGGACATTAAGTTTTGAAATCAGCATGTAAAAATTAGTATATTCCCTAATACTTTCGTCAGGAATTTTCCTAAATCTTTTTACATAGCAGCATACCCTATTTCAGATAACACCGCGTTAAGTTCCTTGCGAGCACGGATGCGCAAGGACTTTTTAATCCCAGAAGCCTTCAGGTAATCCTTTAGGCCATCTCGTGGGTCAATGTCCGCAAGCGCCAGCTCACTAACATCAACTGTATCTATATTATCGAGATCGACACGTTTATTCGTGGAATTTATTTGGGAAATGTTTGGGACGCGAGTACGGATATCTGCTGGGATCGACACGGTATCTTTAACAACAAGACGGTAGCGAATCGCAGGGTTTACTTCCAGACGTGACCAGTCTTTCTGATTTTCAATTGCAACTGTTTCCAATCTAAACCCAGGCTTGCTGTCAACAAACTTCTGTTGTACCACCAGCTCACCTTTCTTATAATGCACACGGATATGAATGAATCCTTTCGGCAGTGCTTCGCCAAACGTTTTCTGATACGGCGACCCGCAGTAAGTGAAACGTTTCTTTTCCAGAACCTGATGCAGGTGGATGTGTCCGCTGATTGTATAATCACGCGGGTCTACTTTGATATCCTTCTTTGTTTTAAGAGGGCGTCCGTTATCGCCAAGCGCGCCTACAGCTTCAACGTGACAGAAGTTGAGGCAAGGCTTCTTATGCTTGATGCTTTCTTTCGCAGGGTGTGGCAGGAAGTTAACAACGATGCCGTCAATCTCAACCTGCTTTGGTCGGAGATAGATATGCAACGACTTGAGGAAGTCCCATTCGCAGAATGTCTTGATCAAGTCCATGCTGGTGCTCGACATATCGGCCCAGTCGTGGTTGCCACCACAGTACCACGTTTCGATAACGCCTTCGTATTTGAGGAAGAACTGGAGCAGCTTGCGCTTTGTCTCGTCATCCATTTTAAACTTGTCGGTTATGTCACCAGGAACAAAGATGTGACGAATGCCATGCTCTACAGCGTACTGATAAATACGGTCGATCGTTTCAAGCTGACGGTCAACGTGATCAGTAGGGAAATGATTAGCAAGCCCCTCGAAGTGCCAGTCAGCGGTCACCAGAGCCTCTAACATCTCAGATACTTTTTTCTTTTTCATCAATACAATCCACGAGTTTCTTTGACTGCTATTTACAGAATCAAAATGAAAACGGGCAGCATAAGCCACCCGTTAGGTTTACTTCATTTTAGCGAGGCGTTCACGACGTGCTTTAGCTTCCTCACGCATGTAGACGGCTTCTTCTTTTGCTTCTGCAAGAGCTATTTCAAGCGCACGATCACAGATGGCTTGAATTACATGCTCCGGAGATTCACTTGGCTCAACCAGAAAATTACCGCTACGCGATAGCACCTCAGTATCAGGATAGAGTTCCTCTCTGGCCTGAGTTATACACAGCTCCTCGTCGATGCGGTAGATTAACGTGGCCAGCTCGGTCTTCTTGAACTTGTTCTCCTTACGCTCAAACAGAGGACGCAGTTTAGGGTGGAAGTCTCTGCGAGCATCAATAGCCACATACTTCCACCCATCAAATACCTTCTGCGCACATTCATAGTAGCGAGCATCTACACTGTCCTTGTATCGCTCAAGGCTTGCGCGTGTTGCAGCAGGGCAGATAGGAGACATGTTGGCGAGTGAGCCGATGGCGGGAGCAAGCACGTACTCGTCTCTATAGCTATCACCTACCACGTATTCTTCGTCTACATATTTGGTCTGCACTTCGCCTGTATTAACGCGGCACGCATTGTACCAGAATGCACTTTCAGGATTTTTGGTATACTTAACGAACGACCAAATCTGCGAGAGTGCGGCAGGATATGACCAGTTCTGGATGTTCTCTTCCCTGTTTCCGTAGAAGTCCACATCACCAAGATTCGCGTCCAAGAAGTTCTGACGTTTTGTGTGAGGCAGCTTGTCAATGAAGATTTCCATAGCTCTAGGCCTATGCGTCAGGTACTGCCACAACTTGATCACAGTCGGGTCTTCAACACCAAGTGTATCAAAAACTATATCGAGATAGTCGCCGAACTCTTGGTAGTGTTTATTCACAAGCAGCTCGGTAGCGGTGCGCACATAAAACATAGGCTGCCCCCACTTCTCACGCGCGAGCGCAAGAGCAATGCTCGGATATCGGTCCATATAACTCCGTGCAATGTCTTCTCCGTCTTTAGTGCGCTTTGCAGCAATCAAACGTTTAACAAACGTGTTGACGTCACCATGAATAAGAGGACTTTCGAGATCATAGTCAAACTCCTCCCAGCGGCGATCTGGATAGAGCTTGCTGCTTAGTTCGTATATGCCTTTACGTTCAGTTGTTGCTAGGAACGGATTGATGTGCTCGTCAAGCCACTCCTGCAGCACGTGGACGAAAGGCATCTTAGCATCAGGATAGGCAAACTCGACCAGATAAAGAGCGTTCACCTTTTCAGAGCCTACGAATCGATCGGACGCTTTAATCTTAGCCTTCTTCTCAAAGTAAGGCTTAGCTAGGCAGCGACCAATAGGCTTGTTGATGTTCTTGTCTGATGGGTCAATCAGATAGGCAACCAGAGTACCACCAGCGATATCCTGTTTGACATACTTCTTGTTCGAACCTGTCTTCACGTTCATGCAGCTAACCCAACCACGATCGGTGGACATACCTGCAATGTCGTATGGGTGCATTGAGATACAAATGAGTTGACGATTACGCGTAGCATTCACAATAGACTTACGGTTCGGGTCAGAGTCGAACATCTTTTTGAGTTCTGGATTGTTCGACAACACACGACCAATCTTAACGATTCGACCATGCTTGTCCTTTCCTGCACCTGTCAGGTAATCGACGAGAACAATATCTTTCTCTGCCAGCGCGTCTACGATCTGAATCGGCGGCTTGACGTTTTGCGCAACGTTTTTGATCACGTTGTCGCTCTTTGCGTCTATATAGATACGCATGGCCTTGTGGCCTTTCTTACCGCTAATCTTTTCGAAAAGATTGAGCAAAGTCGTATTAGGCTTCCAACCTTTTCTGTACTTGCGGTACAACGAAGGAGGGAGAGCGGACAGACTGACTTGAATTTCCATTGGGGATCTCTGTGTTCGGGTGATGATAAAAATTAGCGTAGAAACGACAAACGCCCCTTCAGGAGCGTCTATTGAATTTTAGCCAGTCTTTCCACCAATACGTAACGGGCTTGTTTTGCTTGAGCGCGTAGTCAATACAGTTCTGTGTTCCTGATGGTGCACCACAACATAATGAAATCAGACGATCTGTTTCATCAACCATGTAGTGATTGCGTTTGTTGAGTGCGAAGCCTGCTTGACCGTCCATGTGAAGCCAGTCTTCTTTTGATGTGACTATTCTTACTTCGTGGCTTTTATTAAGAAGACCGTCAAGTTCAATCACGCTACTGATTGGCCAGCGAGCATTGAACCCAGGATAAGGTAGACAGGAAACAACTTTATGTCCTTGGGATATTGCGGCAGTCGCTACAGCCATATCAAAGCCAAGAGCGCACCCGACGTAGATGATTGCATCGTCGTCCAGTGCGAGTAATCTGCGATGTGCGAAAGTATACAGGCGATCTTTTGCCTTAGGGCTGAATCCACCCAACGATTGTGGGCGATGACCAGTGAAGGATATCTTTTCCATACAGAGTATTTACAGAAGCACGTCCGTGTGCCGATACAATTAGACCGTTACTTCGAGGTCATGATCGCCTGAGTTCCATACGAGTTCGCGGATGTTACGAGGCATGATGATACAACCCGAAGAGGCAGTACCCGGAGCCTTGATGCTATCGCCGTGCATCTGAAATGCAGAGCGACCGAACATCTCGTTCTCTTTTGCAGGAGTCAGGTCCATAGCATACGGTCCTGTCTTCTGGCTGGTACGAGGTTTGTTCAGAGTGTAGCGTCCCACAGGCAAAGGGCCCATGCCAACTACGTTCTGAGACTCGTGTTTGTTTTTGTGTTCGCCTTTACCTGCATAGCCACGAGCGACCAGCTGGTGTTGAGCGTTGAACAGTTCACCTGTCGTTTGTTTATAAATCCACATACGATGCTCCTTACATTTTGATGTGGTTTTCAACTAAAGTAAAAATGGGCCAACACCTTTCGATGTAAGCCCAAGATCACGATCATTCCTTAATCATCTTGACGCGTGTGTGATCAAAGATGCCGAAGGTAGGCACATCGTTGTGCTCACCCTCATTACCTTTAATCGAGTCATACCCAGCAAGTTTGAGTATCTTGCTGATCTCGGTATACTCGTCCCACCACATATAAACCCTTTTGTGTTGCGATGAAGGGATTAGGTTGTTGAGCGCGTCTAATCGTTTGACAAGAGTTATCGCCTCATCTTTGCCTACCAAATGCAACTGGAAGGCTTCCATGATAAGTTGTTTAACCCTTCTATAAATCTCAGCGAACTTTACTTCCGTCCACAGAGAACGGAACTTCAAGGTAGCATAGCGACCAGGGTCCGCATGAAACTTGTAGAGACGCCCACCTTCTGCGTACAGTTCGGCATACGCACGATCTGGAGTTACCCAAGTCATGTGTTGCTTCTTCGCACGTTCCTCATTCCAGTCTTCTGCAAGACCTCGATAGTAGGTGGTGGGCGCACTCAGACTGACAAAGATCTGCATCTGTTACCAGTTGGTGTCTTTGATATTCGACTCGCCCAGAGCACGTTTGAAAGAGTCAGGCGTCAGGCCGTATTTAGCCATATCAGATTTCTTAACCACCAGCTTCTGACCACGCTTGTTGGTAAAGACGCCTTTGCCTTTCTCAACAGTACCAGTCCACCCAGCAGCAGAAGTGATAGGCTTACCGCCATTCAGTTCTTTCAGCATACGCTTGGACATACGCGTATCTTTATCCCACTGCTTGGACTGACCTGCCAGATGCTTGTTTGCCGCATCATCAATCTGGCCAGGAGTTCTGTGGCGAGTACCGCCGGTCAGAGCTTTTTCGCGTTGAGCTTTGATGGCTTTCTTCTTCTCAGGAGTGAACGCACCAGTAATAGCACCTTTCATTTTCTTGATAGGAGCTTTAGCCGCAGCTTTGGTTGTGGTCTTGCTGCCCAGCGCGTCGAAAGCGGCTTCTTTAACAAACTTAGGCTTGAATGCACCACGTTTGCCTGTGATACCAAACTCGGTCAGCTTAGTGCTACGAATCTGTTTAAGCGCAGCAGCAGAGCCAACACCTGTTTTAATGTCAGCAGCAGACAGAGGCAGATTCAGTCCACCAAGACCATGTTTCTTGGCGTGAGAGTTCGCTTCACGAATCAGAGCTTTCGCCTGTTTAATGTCTGCGGTAGCTTTGGTCTTCTCAGTCTTGCGAGTTTCCATCAGCGCAGTACGCTTAGGACCTTTAGCAGTCTGACGCGCTTTGGTGGAAGCAGTATTCGATTTGATGCTGGCGGTGATGCCAGAGACTGCGGCAGTTTTAGCTTTCTTCAACAGACCGAGAACAGCTTGCAGTTCTGCTTTCTTCGCGGAGTTAACAACCAGAGTCTGAACGCCACCGACTTTAGCGATCTTGTACGAAGGTTTCTTTGCGGCAGACTCGGACGCTACAGTCTGCTCAACGTTGATTTTGATAAGTGCCATTTTGGGTTCCTCAAACCAGGGCTCTGCCTGGGAGTTCGAAGTTCTTACCGGCTGAGTAATCACCCAGCGCCTGATAGAGAGAGTTGCGCAACATCTGATTGATGATGTCCGAGTTATGTGCCGAAGCGTCTTTGAAAGCCACCTCGATCGATTCGTTTCTCGGATTCAATACAGCATAACGCAGCGGGCAGATCTTTTGCGCTTCACACCACGCGTCGATTTTAATCTGCAAATCAGGCGTGATTGGAATACGAAAGTCTGACAGTTGAAACACAACGCTCTGGATAGGAGGAGGTGATGACTCTGACTTAACAGTGTCAGTGCCTAGCTTCTCCATAGCCATCGCCGCGTTATACACGGAGGAGAACTTGGTCTTCAACGTGTTTGTTTCGACGAGCTTATAGCTATTCGCCGCAAGCCCTTGACGACGCAACTTGGCAATCTTAACAACATAATCACCTGAGTCGTCAGAAGCAAATGCAACGTAAGCGTAGAACGCAAAGCCAGACGCTTCACGCAGCAACTTATGATCTAAGGCGCGGTCGCCTATGATAACATTCAGTTGTTGCAGACCCATCTGGACTTCGCGTGACAGTGAAACGTAGATTTGCATTAGCGCAGACGAGCGAGAGCCTGTTTAGCTTTTGCCAGAGTCTGTTCGTAGTTCGCTTCGTCGTCGAACTCAGGCTCCATACGAATCTCGATGCCAGAGATATTGAACCCAACATCTTCGTCTTCGTCTTTGGTCACCATGCCGAAACGTGCAACGCCGTTTTTGTAGCTGATGAAACGGAAGTCGAGAATATCTTCCGGGCCACCCAGGTCAGACGGCATGCCGTCGTCCAGCAGATCGAAGAACTCTTTCTTCGTCAGTTTGCTGAACACTGCATTGATAGCAGAGGCCGATTCTGACTTAACAGCTTCTTCGAGATTCAGTTTGATAAGGGACATGGTTAGTGTACTCCAACTTGTTTAGTGATTGTGATAACACGCTGGTACCAACCATAGATGTTATCTTCCTGAGTTTCATCTGCCTTTGCAATGTTCTTCAACTTCGCAATACGGCAGCCGTTGTAGGCATAAGCCAATACTTTAATGTCGCGTACTTTGACATAGGCAGCAAGAGCAGCCAGCGTCTTCGGACCAACATTCGCAGCGGGAGTAAAGTCAGGATAGAGTTTGCCTCGGCCGTTTAAGATGTTCAGTTGGTCTTGCAGTTCAGCGATTGCTGCTGGTGGGCCTGAATTAACAGCGTAGTCGAATACCCACAGTGCCAACTCTTGGCTGTACTTCGCAATTTCATCACACTTGCAGAAATCCCAGAAGTTAGCGCTGTAGATCTTATACGCAATCTCATAAGGCAGGTCTTGCATCGCACCCTTGTAACCATAGGCACGAGCGTTCTTTTCAGTGACGCCCCAACGAGTAGGACCGCCACGGTCAGCAGCACGGTTAGTGTACTTCGAGCCACCTTCGCGATCAATAACCTCAGCGATAGCGTTCTTTCTAAACGTCAATGCGTCCATAATAAAGCCCTCTGTTAGACAGACTAAAATTAGCGTTAGATGAACAAGTTTGTCTTCTTAAACTTCATCTTAGGGCGAGTGCCTGGGTCAGACACGATAGCCTCAAAATCGGTCGTATCGAGTTTGCAAAACGCACGGAAGTGAGGGCTGTAGAAGAACGCTTTGTCCAGCACAGGAGATTCATCAACACCTGTTTGAGTCTGAGCAAATACGCCATCATAAGACGGGAACGAAATGCCTGGCTGTCCATTAGCCCCACTTACCGTAGTAGATGTTGGGAGACCCATCAACGCATACCCGAAATTTGGTGTTTCTGCGGCTGCGTATGTTCTGAATGTACAAGCACCAGTAGACCCACCAGCTGAGGCAGTAGTGGCCGCAGTCTCACCTGTCGCCCTTACATATCTAATACCGATGAATCCTGTAGCATACTGACCGTACGGGCAGTTACCGTCATGCAAATTCATTGGAGGTAATTGAATCGGCTGCCCAGCAATCATACCGCTTGTCAAAAAGATAGTTGTTAGTCCACCTGACACAAGCAGCGAATAGGACTGAGCCGCAGCAATGCTACTGTTACCACTAAGACCCCATGCGGTGTTCTGTTGAACAATATCCGTGTCATTGGTTAGGGCGACGGATGTGGCCTGTATGTATTTCAAGCAGGTGAAGTGGTACTTGTTTGACTTGCGGCCTCGAATGGGATTGAGAAATCCATTGAAGCCTAATACAGCCCGCGCCGTTCTGGCGAGTGCGTTGGCTTTTGTCATGTCTGTAAGCGTTGAGAAGTCTGAGGGTTCTCGACTATCATACAGAAAGACGTTTGGCATAGTGGGTGAGGGCCCAGCTAAGCCAGCGAATGAAGATATGTACTGCATAGTTTCTACCTCGGGTAGGTTGTTAACAAGGTGCTACGCTCTAAGGTAAAATTAGTGCCAAGATCGACAAAAGGGGCCGAAGCCCCTTAGAATGTCCAACGTGTTAACCAAGCGATTAAACCTGAGAGAATACCAATGTGAGACAGATACGCATACTGCAACACGTAACCCTTTACGTAGTGTTTGAGTCCACCAGCATACATCCCATCATAAACGGCAGCTATTATGGTGAACGACATTACGTAGGTGAATACGTGCCACTTCGTCATCTCCATTACTTCATTGCAGAACACAATCAGAAAGAGAGCGACGGCCATGAGGTATACAGTGCGTTTGATTTCCGTCAGGTTGATACCAAGCACGACAGGACGCATCAGAAACGCAGCGAGTATCGACACCCAGATTAACGTTTCGTAATCGGTTGACATATTAGACACCCTGATTAGCAAGATAGGTATCGGTAATGTTCGAGGTCTTCTCTACGTTACCACGAATGTAACCTATCTCGAATACCTGAACGTTGTGTTTGACAACAGCTTCACCAACTGTTTCACACGCGCCGCTATTTAGATCGAGGAAGGCCTGACACAAACGCTCTGCTACAGGCTTGGCCAAGATCTTCATCAGCGTGTGCTTTTGGATTGCAGTCAGCTTGATAGGCAGTGCGTCGATCTCACGCTCGATATTCTTACGACCGCCGTGATAAATCCAACGACAGATAGTTGCAGTCAAAGGCTTTTGGTGAGTCTTCGAAGGCAACGTGTAGATGTAAGTCATCAGTCGGTAGAACAGGCTGCCGTCGATTGCGCGTTTCTTGAGGTCATCAAGATACTTACCGACAGGACTCAGCTTGCCTTTCTGTGGTTCCATCTGGTCAAGTTTGAGATCAACGTCAAGTCCATATCGACGCAGCGTTTCAGAATGGCCGAACACAAAGACAATGTGATCAGGCATATCACGAATAGCAACAGCGTTACGGCTATACTCTTTCTCGCCGACAACGAACATGTACTTACGATATTTCTTGGCAGGGTCAATGACACCACCAAGTGGAACGAAGGTCACACGATCGGCCTGACCTTTCTTTCTCAGCCAGCCCAGCACCTGCTCAGGGCTTTGCCGCGTTACTGCGATTACAGGCATCGTTACTCCACCGTGTTAAGGGCTTGTGCCGTGTACTCACGCAGAGTACGTTCGATATTCTGCGCCAGCGTCGGGTGACAGATAAGCTGGTGGTCTTTCATGTACACACGCAGCGAAGGACGCATCACCTTGCGAACCTGTGGATAGAGACCGAAGATTTTATGCAGAGGAGTCTTGTAATAAAACTCCTCCTGCTCGTCCATGCAGTTAATGTTTGCCACAACTTCGTACTTGGCAAAGATAGCTGGGTTACGATTGATGTACGCAGGTTCAATCGGCACACCGCCTTTCTCGTGATCGCTATTGAGATTACCGAAGATCATCACATTACCTTACGCGTTAACTTAGACACACCACCCTGCTTGGTGATAGTCCATTGATTGTCAGAGAAGTGCTCAACGTCCAGAGGAGTAATCCAATAAACGTTAGGAATGATTTGCTTGAGAATCGGGAGGAAATTCTTCACGATATGATCGCGTGTCGCATCACTACATGAGTTCTCAGGTTCATCGAGCACAATAAAGTTTGTACGTCGATTAGCAGGAATGAATGGCATGATCGCAACAGCAAACAACAAGCGGAAACAGTTTGTCTCTGCACCACTCATGATTGCAATGTCAGTCGTCTTCTTCGACACCAGACGAGTAACGGTTGCACCAACACCCTGCTTGGTAGTAAACAGTTCGAAGTGCATAGGCTCAGGGAACACCAGACCAGAGTATTCGTTCAGCTTCTTCTCAATCTGTTTGAGACGGCCTTCAACCGCTTTCAGTTTGAGAGCATTGTTGCTGTACGCCTTATACAGGACTTCGAATACCTTGCGCTTGTCGATCAGAGGTTGCAGGTCTGCGAGCTTGTTGCGAAGTTCACGTAACGTTTCTTCGTAGTGTTCGTGCTCCTGAATGCGCATCTGGATGTTCTGCGCCTTACGCTCTTTCTTCTCAATGTCTGCGATCAGCTTCTCAACTTCGCCGCTAACCTTTTTGTACTCACCATCAATCAGATAGAACTCACGGTCAGGCTTACCAACGCCTTTGATTGCAGCACGAAGGTCTTTCAGAATCTCAAGATCCTTGATTCGGTTCTTGATTGTCTTACGGGCTTTCTTAGGCTGCTTAACCGCTTTAGGTTTCTTGAGCGCATCACGCTTGGCCACCAGCTTCTCATACTTCTTCGCTGTCTCGAACTGTTCTTCGATTTCATCCAGCTTAGTGCCGACTGCATTGAGTTGCTTTTCAAGGTCTTTACGTTTATGCTTCGGCTTCTTGACCTTCTCTGCCTGCAATTCAGTGAGCTGGTCATTCAGCTTGTAGTAGTCGAGAGCTTCGATGCACTCGTCAATGATCGACTGAGCTTTCGTTGCAGCGCGAGCCATAGCTTTAAGGTCAACATCTTGCCCACAGGTAGGACATGAGTTGCCGTCGTGATCGTGTTCCTGAAACGCACGATACGCCTGAACTATTGCTTTGGATTCTGCGCGGGCATCTTGTGCCTCTTCCTGAGTTCGTTTAGGAGCTTTGAGCTTAGACAGCTTTTTACTGAGCTTGTCCACGGCTTCTCGCCAGTCGTCGTACTCTTCCTGTTGTTCATCGACTTTCTCCAGTAACGCTTCGAGGCTCTCTTCCTCTTTTATCAGTGCTCCGTGCTTCTTACGCAGCTTCTTGTTGTCAAGCGCCGCAACGTCACCGAGTGCTTTGATTTTCTTTTTGACTTCTGATAGCTCGGACTGATATTCGTCCAGTGCTTCCACAAAGTCATCGTAACGGTCATGCTCAATCAACAGACCACGTAAGGTATTCAGTTCACCTTTGAGATCGTCCGTCTCGATACCTAACGTGTCGAGTTCATGCTTGAGCTTCTCGTACTTCTTCGCGGTTGTGCGCTGAGTACCTAGTTCAATCAGGAGTTCCGACAGTTCGTTACGTTTGGCTTTCATCTTATCCGACTGCTTGATGATTGCAGTCAGCGTGTTCTTTTCTTCGGCGTGAATCGACAGCGCATTTTGTTTACGCTGTGTAACGTCCAGCATGTCCGCCAGACCTTTCGATTCTGTCTCGGCATCTTTAGCCAAGTCCAGTTTCTTCTTCAACGCCGCACGAATGTTATCGAACACATCCAGATTGAATAACGAGGTCAGGTATTTTAAACGATCAGCAGGTTGCGCACGTTGGAAGGGATGCGGTATCTGCGACTGAATGTAGGCATAGCTGTAGAACTCGTCTTTCGACAACGGCCAATGCTTTGAGATCCACGAACGCGCTACGTCCTGACGACCTACCTTCTGGTCTTCACCGTTGTAATAAACTTTGTAGCTCTTGGCTGTTTGCTCGATACGAACAATACCGCCCAACGGAGATTGCCATGACAGATCGATAACGCTGCCCTTACTGAGCATGTTACCCTTGTCTTTCTTTTTCAGAGCGAGAGGGTCAGCTTCGTAAAGCAGCGTAGGTATTGCACCGAACAGGAGACTTTTGCCTACGCCGTTCGTATTGTCTTTAACGTTTGGACTGTCGAGGTTTCTGCCGCAGATAGTTGCGAAGCCTTCACTGTCCAATGTGTCAATATCAAGTTCTTTGTACACACCAACATCGCGGAGATGAATCTCTTTTAATCCGATGCCGTGGTTCTGCTTTTGCTTCGCTTTGGCCATTAGATATACTCGAAGGTTTCTTCCTGAATAAGACCTTTACCGTGAATCTGCTCGAACACTTCGATCTCGTCATCGGTATACGGCTCGGCTGCTTCTGCAATCACATCGTAACTGACAGATTCGTCTTTGCGGCCTTCACCGTAGTAATGAACAGGCTTGACGATGCGCCAGACAGGGACTTGGATTAGTTCGCGCTTTAACATTAGTGGAATACCGCAGTTGGTTCAACCCACAATTCAGCAGCGTTATACTTTTTACGCAGCTCGTTCAGTACGGTATCAGACACAGGGCTGGTGGACGAGAAGATGCACTGAGGCACTTTCTCTTCCTGTCCTGTTACCGGATTAATATCGTGGTCGTGACGCATTACGTTCCAGCGTTTGCTTACGTGGATATTGATAGTGTGTTCCATAGTTGTATGCCCAGGTTTGGTATGAAAGATACTGCTTATTTACAGTTTCTAGGCGTATAGACAAAAAGAAGGGCCACCAGCAATGGCAGCCCCGTCTTTAATAGCGTCTTGGTTTCTTCGGCTTCTTAATCTTGACCGACTTCGGACGTTTGATACGCTGCAAGGCCTTACGTGCCTCAGCAATCTGACCAGACAGAGTAGCACGTTGTTTCTTCACGGCATCCGTATCTTGGTCTGTGCCTTTCAGTTTATCAAGGCGGTTCCATTCTTTGACCAAACGATCAACGACAGCAGCACGACTGACACGTTGCTGGTTGGTACGCACAATATCCTGCTGCGTCTTTACCGAGCGTTGCGCTTCTAATACTTTGGCACGTCCTGACTCAATGCCTTTCGTATCACCGTCAGACTGTTTTTCGTTGAGCGTCTTACGTGCCACGGTTGCTCTGCGTTGTGCTCCTTTCAGATCATCACGCGAGTTCTCTAAACTGACTTTCGTTTCTTCAAGTGGGCTGGTACGCGCACTCAAGCTAATGAGGATTTTCATAACGGCTCCAGAAATGAAAAAGGGCAGCCGAAGCCACCCTTTTGTAGAATGGCGCGCTATGCACCCGACTGTTAAGTCTACTACGGTTATTTTACCTCGCAGTAGTCAGCGAGGAGATTGGGATCACCTCCTCATGCTGATTGAAGATCGACAACTTCCTCGTCTTCTATATCAGCGGCAGACCACGAACGAAGCACGGACGCATTGCCGCGATTGCCCGTCAGCATAGATTTAACTGCTGGTTTGGCATCGCGCTCTGCATAGTAGTTGCTAAGAGCGTTCTCATTAGCGAACCACAAAATGGAGTGACCACCTTTAGGGCAGATCAGGAATTGTGCTGGACGCTGCGGAACGTTCAACGTCATATAAAAATCACCAGCACCAGTAGGACCCATCATAGGCATGGGTTTCATGATCTGCATAAAATCGTTGGCATCTTTAAGGCGAGTATCGCCTAACAGCCAGAGAGCACCTTCTTCACCTTCACGCACGGCAGACAATGTACCTTTGCGAGTAGTGATTGAACCGAATACATCCTGATCAAATCGAGCCAGACCAAAGATAAGCGATGCGAGTTTCTTTAAATCAGGAGTGGTGCATGGGCTATCAATTTTCGCCATGCCCTCAGACCCAATTGTAATCTTCGACAGTGATACAAAGATTTCCATTTATTGTCTTCCAGAGCTGTATGATTAATTGTAGTTAAAATTATCGTTCAGTCAGACATTTCTGAAATAAAAATGGGCAGCACTTTGGCCACCCATTTTTCACTTATTTATCACTTCTTCTTTTTCTTTTTCTTCTTAGGCTCGTCGTCTTCTTCGTCGTCGTTGCCTAAATCAACAGTCAACTTACCGCTGTAGATGTTCGCCATCACTTCGGTAATTCCAGTCTCCAGCATAATATCTGCCGGCACCGAAGTTGAGTTGAATGCCACTTCTGCATCAGCCAGAGCTTTCTGCAAATACACCAAACTGACCAGATTGACTTTGATGTTGTCTTTCTTGATCATGTTCATGAACATCTTGAGGCCCGCAGACTGCCACTTGTTCGTTTCGGCGTAATGCCCCAACACACCGTGAATAATCCAACGAGCTTTCGCTACGATTGCACGAGGGTTGTTTGCTTCCCGCAGGAACTGAATAACGCCTATCAGGTCCATACTGAGATAAGCACCGATCATCTGAACGGCTTTCGCTTCCATGTCGATTTCTGGATCAGCAGCAGCCAGTTCAGCAACGAGGTTCTTATCAAAGTCTTCACCACCACGAACAGAGGCGTAGATGTTTTGCAGCATGGTGATTGCACCACGCATTTGTCCACCAGCGTACTCTGCTACCTGATGAAGTGCCGCTTCTGCTTTATCACGCGCCTTGTCTTTCTTCGGCAGGATATCAAGCTGACCACTGATCTCAATCAGGCGTTTATGAATCACGTCAGTTGCAATCGGTCTGATCGGCAGTTGCGTCATACGACTGATCATCGTGCCTTTCATCTTCTCAGGGTTCGTTGTTACGAAGATGAAGACTACGTGCGCTGGAGGCTGTTCGGTAATCTTGAGCAGCTTGGATTCAGCAGCACTGGACATGAGGTGCGATTCATCGAAGATGAACACACGACGTTTGAACATAGGGCTTAACGGGGCCGAGTCAACAATCTTCTGTGAGCCTTCAACTTTACCTGCATCGCCGCCCATATCGAACTCTTGTTCGTCAGGATGTGCGCCACGGTCGTGCATCTCACACGAACGACACTTACCGCAGGCGGAGAACGAATCGCAGTTGATGTACTTCGCAACCAGACGTGCGAACGTTGTCTTGCCTGAACCGAGATGACCTGTGATGATCATTGTTGACGGAATCGTTTTCGACTTCTGCCAACCTTTCATGATCTTCACGATGTGGTCTTGACCAACGTAATCTTCGATACGCTTCGGTCGGAACTGATCTGCAAAGTTAACCGTGGTCAACTCAACAGACTCGGAAGAACCGCTTTTCTTTTTCGATGGCTTATCGTCACCGAACGAACGCGACTTCTTCTTTTTCTTTTCTTCTTTCGCCATTTTACTTCGCCCTTTATTTTGATGCGTTACACCAGTAATTTACAGATTTTAGACAAAAAGAAAGGACCACATCTCAAAGTGAGAGGGTCCTTATTTATAAGGTGTTGGATGATAACACATCGGCAGTGGGCGCTGACGATTAGGCAAAGCACATTTCCCAGCGTGGTACAACGCGGAAGAACTGCTTAAAGTTGGACGGCGGATTCTTCTTGATTGATTCAAGTTTCTGTTCCACTACGTCATAATCTTTTATGCCACTCTCTACGGTGTGAGTGGTGAATGTACCGTCAGCCTGAATCAAGTCGGCGACAACACGGTAGCTTGGTTTACGAAGCATCTATTCTCCTGTGTAAAAATTTTCTCGTTCTTCTGAATTATGTTTACAGTTTACTGTGAGTAGTCACACAAGGATAAAGTCAGACAAATCTTAAACTCCAATAGGCTCTCAATCAAGAACATATTGGAGTCCACCCTAGCCAGATGACGGTCTAGCCAGGGCTTTCTCCCCGTGTCTTTCAATTGCACCGACACGGTAGCGCTCGCGGTCTTACGCTCTCTGCGGCTTGCGAACATATCGGCAGGTAGCAGGGTTCGCAGCCTAGAGCAGCCGCTTTCGGCCATTAGCGATAACGCGGTGTTACGCTAGTTGGCCTGACTCTGTGGCCGAGTCTGTACAAAAAAGAGTTCGGCCTATCCCCAAATTCGGCAAAAGAAACAGGCCGAACTAAACAGTCAGCGCAAACTCCCTATGCACTGTTTTGTACTGTAACAAATTAGAAACATCCTGCAATAAATCAGACAATTCTTAGTCTAACATTGGAATAAGATTTTGCAGGAAATGCTCACGATCAAACGACGAAATTCTGTGCGGATGATCGATGTGCATGTTCCATGGTTTGTTAAACAACAGGACGCTACGAGGCAGCACCAGTTGTTCACCGACGCGAGTGAACTTGTCACGCACGGCAGTAACAGGATTATCATCGACAAGGACGTAGGTACCTTCGCCGTGTACTTCGTTCAGGTACGCAATCTTGTCAGGATGCTGGCGGCTATCCAAAACATGAATGTGATCGAACAACGACAGGTGCTTCTCCAAAGACTTGCGCGTGTTGCGCTCACCTTTATCATGATAGCCTCGATGCGTACAAATGCCTGCACTGAAACCATCACGTACCAACATCGCAACTGTCTGGATGAAGTAGTCACGCATGTTGGCTTCAAGCATAAAGCGTCCGTCTTCCAACATATCAATAAACGGCTGCTTACCATTCTCAGGCGTGATGTAGGAATCGGTGCCTGGATAGATCCCCCAGTTCATCAGATAACACAACATAAAGTTATGCGTGTCGAATGCTGTGTCGTCCATGTCGAAGAAAATCTTCTTAATCATTAGTGCCTCGTACTTTTGACAACCAAAGGAATGTCATTGATGAAAGCGAGAGTTAGCAACTCACCGTTATGGCGCAATCGCATTTCATCGGCATTCATTACGACAACAATATCGGCGAGAGGATCTACCTTGAACGTTGGGACTTCGATAAGCTGTGCTTCCACTTCGCTTTCTTCGTCGTCAACAACGTAATAGCCTCCATACATTAATACAGTGTCACCCGAATCTACAAGATGACCAACGATACACTCGTCACCATCAATAACCATATGCAGTGGTTGATCGATGTAGTAACCGTTACCGTCATCTGAGTCGAACTCAAAGTCGAAGTCCTCGTCGCCCATAGTCTATGCCCTCAAATCAACCAAGATAGATGCAGACAAATCTCGGAGCATGTCACGACCGAGAGGTGTGTACATTGTTTGGGAAACTACAATTCGTTCAAGGAAGAGGCGAGAACTGATAACGTCCTGCCCTGTGCGCTGTTGAACGAAATCAATGATGGCTGATGGTGGTTGAATGAGGAACGTTAAGATCTCAGCGTCGTGCAGGACGCTACCCATCTCTGTAACAGGACGCATCTCTGTTTCCTGATCGAGAATGTATGAGATCACACGGTCTTCATTACCAATATTGCGATGTGTTTTAAAGAACTTGCGAGCAGCACTCACGGTGCGCATAAAATCGTAGTCCGAAGAAGTCGGCATACGGAGAAAGAGTGAAGCTAAGAGCAGGTTTATTTCTAACTGCGGGCCTTGCTCGATGTTTAACATGGCATGAGAGGTCAGTACCACATCTAACGAGAAGTCACGAGTGTAGAGCGGGTGAGAGTTCGCTGTCTGATCAAAGTAGTCGAGAGCCATGTGCAGCCCTCGACGTTTTAACAGGTGCTCTGCCTTGATACGGTTCAGGCGGTGCATCACTCGGCGCCACGAATCTCTTTGAGAGAGTTCTTGATCGCTTTACGCAGCGTCTTACCAGTGTCGATGCCGTCGATGTGACGAGCGAACACATTCGCAAACAACGTGGTAGGATTCTTCATGATTGCTTTGTCGAGATCAGGACGACCCTCAGCAATCTGAATCTCACCAGGCCAGAGTTCAGCAACTGCCTGACTGTCGTTAGCGGCAATCAGCTCCAGCTCACGGACCGAGATACTGTTCTGGCGAGCAATCGTACGGAAGATCATGTCAACGAAAGGAAGCAGGTCTTCGGACACAACGTTCTTCACGTCTTTCGCATCACCAGCTCGCTGGAAATCTTCCAGCAGACCTTCGAGGTGAGTCTGCGTGATCTTCTGGACGTTACGCAGTTTCTTGAACAGCATCATCCAGCGCACTTTGCGTTTGGAACTCAGCAGGTGAGTCCACACTGATTCGCCTAAGGCAATCATCAGTTTGTTGTAGACGTCAACCGATACGCAATCACGATCAACAAAGACCGTGATCTCGTCATGCCACTCGTCCTTCTTGAACTTGGTTCGGAAGGAGTGAGTCTTCGACCCTGACTGCTGGACGAAGTTGATTTGCTTGCAGCGACGAATAGCTTCCTGAAGGCCATACTTAGCAATCACCTTCGGAAGTTTTTTCACTGCCAGACGACAGGCTTTAGCGACTTCTGCTTCGCGCCCGTAGAGAGCGAGGCGAGGCAGACCACCATAGACAGGCATTGATGCGTAAGGTCGGACAGTGACGCCACACACGGACATACCCGGCTCAGGGTCTGGACCCAAGACCGCAAGCACGTCACCTGCCTTAGGACTGAACTTGATCGTTTCTGTTTCCGGCGCACCAAGCGTGTTAGCCAGAATGCCAACAGTGTTGCCGGTTGCCAGAACAAGATGATTCTTATTACCCTGCCTTACGACAAGGTAATCATTTTCACTATGTTTCATAACGGCCTTTAAAAGATTGAGTCAGCGATATTGTAGGTGTGGACTTCCGCGGTATGCTGACGGAAGATACGACCTTCGGATTGCTCGAACGTTGCAGGACGCCAGTCTTCTTTGGCTTCAATGGAGACGATGACTTGCTCGTCCCACATATCACCATCTTCGAGAGTCCCGGCGATCATACGAAGCGCAGCAGGTCGGTCTTTGCCGAGATGCGCCAGCTCCGCAATCATGACACGCGGCTTGGTACGATCACCAAGTTCATCGAGCGCCCAGCCAAGCTCAGACAGAGAACGAATCTGGTACGCTTCGACTTGAGCGTTACCACGATACTCGTCTGGTCCGAAATAAACAATTTCAAAATCGTTGACGTCGGTTTGACTGACAAAGAAGTGAGGTGCGTCCACCATAATAGAAGGTGAGGCGCACATCTGGAGCATGCCCATATATGGATTAGGAATCTCACGGGCTTCTACCGAACAGGACTTCCCAGCAAAACTTTGGATTATGCTGTGTGCGAGATTATTCATTGTAACCTCAGTTCTCAGGAGTAGGTTTGGCAGGGCTTGGCGTATACATAAAACCATAGCCCACCATTTTGTTTTGTTGACGCTTTGCTTGCTGCTTGCGTTTGATCTCGGCGTCACGCTTGTCCAGCTCGTCAAAGATACCTACGCGGCGAGCATAACGAAACTTCGGATGTACGGAGATATGTTTGACGATAGCTGTCATGCGTTATTCCTCTATGTTGATTGCTGTTAGTTTACAGTATCAATCACTCTTGCCCATTTGGCGTTCGAGCACGTAAGCCAGATAGTCATCCCACGTAGCGAAACCATCTTTGGCCAACATACGGTCAAACTCGCGGTCAGACTTAGATCCCTTAGGAAAGCGAATCTTGTTGGACAATCGTTGCAGTCGGTCGTACATGAACCGAGACTGTTTGACAATCGGGTTCTTTTCCGGCAAGTGATTTTGCAACAGCTTGTAACTGAACACCAACGGAAAATCTTTGTTAGGTACTGTCTCTCCTAGCAAACGATGCACCGTGTTCAGGTACTGCTCGATTTGCGCGTGACATTCCTGGTGAGCGTAGTACCAGTCGTCCAGTGATGCAAGTCCATAAGTTTCCTCATAAACCATTGCGTCATACATGACCATGAGAATCGGCTTCTCTTCCTTCTTTTCTTTGTACGCCTGAAACAAAACTGGGCAAGTCCCATATTTGTTTTGCAGCATCGTTTCCAAGATTGCTGCGAAGCGTACAACTTCATATTCGGTAAGTACCTTACTCATACTTCACTCCGAGAATATCTTTTTGTCAGAAAACTTCTTGAGCACAAACTCGGCACAATCGCTCGTCACGCTGTCTCCATCAACGCAGAGTAGCGCACCGTCATGCTCAAGGGAATACACACCCTTGACGTTCGGACAATTAAGAATAGCATCGAACAAATACAAACTCTCCCAGCCAGACAGCATGTGGTTGAGAATGCGTTTGTCAATCTTCTTGCCTGTGTCGTCAGGATCAGGATCGTAGTTAGATCCTGTCGGGCACTGGAGTACCCCATACTCGGGTCTTCGTGCATTTTTATTCTTGCGGAACTTAGACCGATACACGTTAAGCAATTCTTTGATCGCAAGATACAGAGGAGTCATCCTCGTGTTCCAGTCTAAGATTTCCTCTTTCACTCTCGAAGCTGGTACGAAGCGAGCTAACTCTTTATAGACGTTGCTGTACTTCGTTGGTTCAAGTTGACCTGCCGAAAAAATTGTACCATACAAACAAACCTTGGCTGCGCGTCTGTCAAGTTTCATAATGCGGCTAATGTCGTCAACAGAACTAATCTGGTCGAACATCGCACACGCAATACCGTAAGCGTCAAACTCCCTACGCAACACGTTGAACTGGCTGGACTTCATATCCCAGTTAGTGCCAATCGTGTAGCACTGCTCCTTCAAGTCCGAAGGTAAGTTCTGGAACCCACCACCGACCTCGAACAATCGCCCGCCAATCTGAGACAGCCTATACTTCGGCCAGTAGCGAACGACAAGAGGTTTCTCGCTAACGATCTGAACAGGACCCGACACTATGGTATCGAGTAACGTTTTCACCTGCAGGTATTGCTTCTTCGCCTTGTGATTAGCAATCAACGATTTGTCTTCTAAATAAGCAAGTATAGGGTCGATGTTCACTTCATTAGGCATCAGCTTATCAAGTACCTGTCGATAAAGAGCACGGCCACTAAGCACCTTAGAGTTTCCTCTGTCTCGGTTGCGATCAAGCGAACTAAGATCGTGCGTAGGGCGTTTGAAAGGCAGCTTAGAATTTTTCTGAATCTGTGACCACACTGTCACACCATAATCCTCTCTTAAAATTTTAAGAGGACTATAGAAACGAATGCGGTACAAAATATCGTAATGCGACTGCGGCTTAAAATGCCCGTACATCCCGTCTAAGATTTCAGGACGCATCCTAAACTCCCGACTAAGGCCCTTTTCTTTGTTGTAAGGCTTCGTTTCAAATACGTTAGCCATCAACCACTCAAGGGACCTACCGTACGTGCCTTTTTTAGACTTGGCATATCGCCCGACAGCAACATTATCGCCACCTCGCTTGTGTCCGAAGACCATCGGTAGCTTTTCTTTTCCTAATGAGCTTGGAAACGGCACCCAGACCCGTCCAAACTTCTTTTTCTTGTGTTTACGTGCAGGATAAAGACTGCATTGAAGAATGTGCCAGAAGAATAAGTTCAATTGAGCACGAAACTCAGATCGCTCGCTCTCGGGGCCGTCGTAGGGACAGGCATCAAGAACATGTTTTCGCACCCACAAAACAACTTCCTTCTCCTGGTAAGAGGGGTTCGTGATTAATACTGGCCCCTGACCGGAAACGATTCGTTTTTTCATGTTCACATCATGATTACCTGATTTTTCTATCGTTTCTTTACAGTTTCAGACAACTCTTAACCCGAAAGCTACTACAGCGCTAATGCTAGGAAGGCTAAGGCTACAGCAGGCTTGCTACAACGCTCATGGCATGCTTCAACAATAGTTCTACAGGTACATCTTTAGGCGGCACGTTTCAGAGACATAGAAAATAAAGAAACCATGTCCTCAGCAGCCCGAACTATAGTCCATACGCACTATAGGCAGCGATCTAGCGGAAATCCCTAGGTCGTCTAAACCGTGTAAATTTTCCGTCAAAAACAGTCCGTTTTTTAACCAAACGCCCTTTTTGACTCTGAAAATGAGGAAAATCCGAGAAAAATCAAGGACTTTCCCCTCTTTTGAAACGAAAAATCAGATCACTTTTTCTGTGAGACGCGTTTTCCGAGCTTAATCCCGATTTGAGTCAGAATTTTCTTAACTGTTTCACCGTCATGCTCTTCCATAGCAGTGGCTAGGCGTTCGCCCTGTTCGCGCGATAGCTCAGGCATAACCATTTTAAGCATCTGCGAACGCAGTTTTGCGCTCTTTGATTTGCCTTTCGAGACAGACACGCCTTCATTCGCCTTAAGCGCACTGCTAATCGCTTTCTGCACACGACGATCACCAAAAATGTCGCCGAATATGTCACCGAACAGGTCCTTGAACGACAATCCGCCGCCCATAATGTCGTCTTTCGTGAAACGAACAGGCACACCCAGCGCATTCACTTTATTGCAATGCACCGATTCAACCTGATTCGTTGTACGTCCACCGGCAAGGAAGTTCTCGTCAGGGCGTGACGCTTTGCCCTCAGCGCCCGGCTTACTATTGCCGTTGCGTAAATCCGGGTCGCCTTCAACCTGTTTGTTTTGATCAAACATATCGTCGGCTGTTTCGCTTTGATTTGGGTCGAACGGGATCTTGCCTGTCAGCTTGTTTGCGTCAGGCCAGCTATCAGGAATATCAGAAGCAGGCTGTGCCTTGTTCGTCATATCACCGTTCGCTTCACCACTCAAACTGATCTTAATACGAGCCATGCTAATCTCCTATCGAATTTTATAGCCTTTGAAAATGTTATACGCAATCTCTTTGCGCTGTACGGGACGAGTGACGCACACCCATTCCCACTGATCGTTTTTCGCTGTGCGTTTCTTCGGTGCTTCCATAACTTTCAGCACGTAGTTTTTGAAAGGCAGAACGAGAATGTCTTCCGGCTCAATCGCGCCGCTGCGAGCAGGCAGAACTACCGTGATGTTGCCGACAGTCAGTTCCTGATCGTAGTTGAGCACGTTTGCTTCTTCGCTGATGTTGCCTTTAACAGGCGGAACACCTAAGTCAAAGATCATGGTGCAGTGCGTGAATGCCTCAATGCCTTTGACGCGAATCGTTACATGCTTGCCGCGCCAGCGTTCCAGATTCTCTGCTGTCAGATCGACTTCAACGCCGTTCACTAGCAGCATAGGACGTGGGAAAGCAGGAAGCAGAGTTTCATTCAGACGTACCGAATAAGTCGCCTGCGTAAAGTATTTTGGAATAAGCTGATCAAAATCAGCGTAGCCGTCTTTACGTACCTGCCTGAATGTTGCGGGGCTGGTGGACTGATCAAGAGTATAGCCAGTCAGCTCTTTAATGTGATGATGCGTAGCGATGTTGTAGACAAAGCCAGTGCTGATAAAGCCGGGCACAACACCCTGACGGAAACAGATACCGCAGTTCGCAACGTTGCCGCCGTCCCATTTAACGTCGAACTCCTCACCTGAGTCTACGCCCATGATATCGGCTGCGTCCATAACGGCGTTCATGCCATCATCAATATCGTCGAGGGTTACTGCTTGACGTCCACCGCCAAACATGCCCTTGCCTACGGTATCGATCTTAACGCCGCCTGACATTGAATCAGATTCTCGGCCAAGGCTTTTCATGCCTGCCGGAATATTGTCCATAATGTCGTTCTCAACCTTGTTGCAACTACAGGTGAGACCCATCTTCGCTTTCTTGAAGATGACAATATCGGTGGCGTCAACCGCAAGCGCCTGTTCGACTTTGGATTGCACGACCTTCTGAATACTGTCGAGGCGTTGCTGGACACGTTCAGTTTCGTAGGTCTTGTGCCTGTCATAGGTATTTCGTGGTCTCCCACGTTCAATCCAGCTCATAAAAGTTCTCCTCTGTGTGCTTGAAATTAGTGACTAAGAATTTAGGACCTTCTGCCTAGCAAATACTTATTTATAGCATGTTAAATCACGGAGCCTAACATGCGTATTCTTTCAGGCGACCCGGGAAAGGTTAACTTCGCGTTGTCTGTTCAGGAGTTTAAGGACAATCGCATTAACATACTCGGCACCCGGATGTTTCAGCATCCTATTCAAAACCTGCATTACGATATGCGCCAGCCGGTCAAAGAGTTCATGAAGGAACTCGAAGACATATGGAAGCGCTATGGACCGTTTGATGCGATGTGCTTTGAACGATTCCAGTCGCGCGGATTGGGCGGCAACACCATTGAAGCAATCAGTCTTATGCTTGGTGTGCTGTCAATGTTCGCGCTGAAAAAGAATTGCCCGATCGATTTGATCACGGCCAGTCAGTGGAAGAACGCGTTTAACCGCACTATGGACCTAAAGGGCTATTACGCGGAATACAATCTGACTTCGAAAAAGAGCCGCAAAGCGATTCACGAATTTGACGCAAGCCTTATTGGCATGTATACCTTCTACCGACAGACGAATCGGAAACCTTTTGTGGGCTTCAACAGAATCGTTGACGTTTACGTTCCGAAGTTCTTGGCAGCACCTGTACTGTGAGGCAAACATGAAACACGAACAACTGCTCGCTCTCGTTAAAGATGTAGTGTCTGAATTTGGCACTCCTGTATACCTCGATCGTGGTCAGGTTGGCGAGAACAGCCGCACGTATGCCACTATCGAAACTCTGATCAACGTTCAGTCCGACGCACAAGGCACGACGCTGCTGCAAGATCTGAAAGCGAAGATCGCAGAGTATGTTGAACTGCTGCGTACCGAAGGCACGACGCGCTCTATTGACGGAGCCGTTCAGCGCCTGGAACCTGTTACTCAGGGTCAGAAGTTTACCTACCGCGACCCGATGGTAAACGAAATTCCCAACGGTGTGCTGTACTCTGTCTCCATTGGTTTTCCCATGTTTGTGGCCAATTAATCTGTAAATATCCTTACTTGGTTAACATGGCTCGTGGGATATAGAAATGGCGAAGTTGAAGAAAGAACAAAAGACAGTTGTGGCTAAAAAACCTGCGAAGGTCAAGCAGTCCAAAGCCGTCAAAACAAATAAAGGAAAAGCAGTAGCTATTCATGTTGTTCAGGACACGCGTCCGATTGTGCATTGCCCTGAAATGGAAGACAAGCCTCAACCGTTTCGTTTTCGTGGCCAGTGCCCGATCACAACATGTCAGTATTGCACCCGCGAAACGCCCAACGGCTGCATGGCGCTTGACCGCAAAGAAGCTGCCGACCGTTCAATCTCTAATAGGGAGATCGCTTATTACAAACGTGGCCTCTTCCCAGAACTCAAAGAGATGGATCAAAAGCAGTTGGACAATACGATTCGACGCGCACAAAATCGTACCCGTACTGCTATCTGTCTTACTATGTTTATTGCCGGGATTGATGATAGTGATTGCGATAGGTCTTTTCAGTATGTAGAAGGCCGCAGTCGCATTGTCGATCAGGTTCATAACTATCTGGTGCAAACGTTCAATGACTACCGTCCGTGGATGCTGGCGTATCTCGACGACGAAGAACGTTTCTCTCAGATGGTAGGCAAGATAACCAATTCTGACTTTAATTTAGGTATGGCACTGCGGTTAACGCCTCGTAAGTATCAGACGTTCTGCCAGTCGCTGCAAAACCTTAAACAATCTGGAGACTCAAATGAGTGAAATTTTCTCTCTCGATCAGTATCGCGCTATGATTAAGCGCAACATCCTGAGCGAGCCTCAGATGCTGGTGAAGAACCAAACCCAACCGCTGGGCCAAATCTCTTTCCAGTGCCCTGGTGACAACTTCAAAATGAAGGACGTCATCATCCCAGCAACTCGTAACGCCGTTGACCTGACTCAACAGGCACCGTTGGAAAATCTGCTGGCGTGTAGCCAACTGAAATCTCTGATTCAGTTGCAGCGCATCGCGCTGCTTAACCCTGAAGAGATGCCGCAGCCGGGTGAAGGTATCTCTCAGCCTTCTCTGTCTCAGCCGCCTGTCGCTGGCGCGCTGTCTGTTGACGGCACAACTATCCCGAACGCTGTTGTGATTGTTGAGCAGAACGGTAACGTTTGGACCAGCACTTCTAACGGCAGCGGTGTCTTCACTGTTGACGTGTCTGGTCTGGAAGAAGGCCCGTTCTCTATCACTGTAACTGCGACCGGTTATACTCCTGCGCGTTTCGACTACGAAGCAGGTCCGCAACCACGGCAGCCAATGCCTGAACCGACTGTACATGCTGTCTTTAAAGAGACGACTGTTTCGGGAACGACTGTTGCGAATGCTAATATCGTTGTATCTGTGGCGAGCAAACAGTTCACGGGTCAGGCTGACGATGCTGGTGCGTTCTCTGTGAACGTTGACCCGCTGCCGTTTGGCACTATCTACCTGACGCTCACTGCTGATGGATATCTGGACAAGCAGGTTGATGTTGTTGTCGATAGTGTTGCCGGACTGGCTCAGATTGATGCAACCGCATTCCTGGCTACTGACCTGTCTGGTAAAGCAAACCCTAACGGTGAAGTCGAAATCATGATCGACGGCCAGTCCAATCAGTTCGCTACTGCTGATGCACAGGGCAACTGGACTGCAACTGTCGGCGCGATTAAAGGCGCTGTGTCTATTCGTGCTCTGGAAATTGATGGGTACGATGAAGCGACTGCAACCATGCAACCGACCAAGCGTCAGTTTGGTGCAATCGTTGTTGATGACGCTGATGCGTTCGGCGAGACCCGTACCGAAGTCACAGGTAGTATTGCTGGTCTGAATGCCGAAGCGAATGACATTGCTGTTACCGTAACAGTTCAGGCTGGCGTGTACGAAGGTACTGTCAATCTGGCTTCTGGCACTTTCAACATCTCTGGTGTTGATGCAAAAGCTGGTGTGGGTTCTACTGGTGTGGTCAACGTTACCTCTGCGTTCTACGAAGATGGTTCAACGTCGTTCACTATTCTGGAAGAGTTCTCTCCGCCTACGTTGCAGCAAGCACAGGATGGCCAGACTGTGGTAGTCGGCGATACAGCCGCTTCTACTCAGGTTAAAATCACGATGAACGGCGAAACCAAAACTGCGTCTTCAAATGCGCAGGGTGCGTTCAGCGTTGGCGGCTTCACTAACGTTGTCCCAGGTCCGGTCACCATCGAACTGTCTCGCGCTCAATATCTGACTGCAGCCTTCCAGGTCACTCAGGTAGTTCAAGCGCTGGCGCAACTCGACGCTGATCTGAAAGCTGGTGAAGAGACTGTTGCAGGTCAAGCAACTCCTGGCTCCAATGTTACCTTGACGCAGGGTAGCGTTACTGGTGACGCAGTAGCAGATGCAAGCACTGGTGAGTTCATTATTACGCTGTCCGGCCCTCTGGTTGAAGGTCAGGCTCAGCTTGTGGCGCAACATGCTGGTTATGTTGACTACACCGACACCTTAGCTGTCGCGGCAGCTTAATCCTTTTACAGGGGCTTCGGCCCCTAATAGAAATGAAATTCGGAGATTTACAATGAGCAAGCAAAAGACTACCGTACAGCCGATTACTCTCGCAACCTATAACGAGCGCTACGGCAAAGACACAGTTGCACCGATGTATGTCGCTAACCGTACCGAGCCGCGTGGCAACGTAATGTTCAGCGCGAAAGACGATCTCGGCCAGCCAGTGCCTGTACTCGTACCTGCAACTTTCATCCCGATCGATCTGACCCAGCAGGCTACTAAAGACAGCCTGTTGCAGTCTACTCACCTGCGTCGCGCCCTGACTATGGGCCAGCTGGTTATCATCGACACCAAGAGCGCCGAAGAGTATCTGCGTAACAGCAAGATCGCTCAGACCGAGATGCGTAATCTGAATAAGATGAACGCGTCTATCGCTGCTGACCTGGGCGAAGAAACTGGCGAACTGGCTGCAATCGATCTGGGCGGCGGTAGCAAGAAGAAAGAGATCCTGTTCGAAGACGGTGATCAGTATTCTTCTAACCAGTTCGTTAACGCATTCATCATGCGAGCGCAAGAAGACAGCGGCGAGTCCGACGACAATCTGGAACGTGAATTCCTGTCTCGCGGTCTCGGCCTGCCTGTGTCTGAGCTGAACATTCTGCGCGAGCATATCACTCGTCCGGCAATCGTTGAGCTGATCGTTCAGGCGCTTGACGACGCGTAATCCAAAGCTACAAACAAAAAAAATGGGAGGCCCCGAAAGGAGTCTCCCATTTTTATTACTGCTGCTGTTCTCTCATGCGATCAAGAAACGCTTTACCTGCGCCTGGCACAAGCACTCGCGGCTCGAAAGGAATCTTATTGATTCTGCGCTGCATGTTACGGCGAAAGCGTTCACGTAGTGCCTGAACGGTGTGTTGCTTAAACTGTGATCTGAATTTCAAAGCCATTCTACTTTCCTTTCTTCTCTATTGCCTTTGGTCTATTCCACCCAAGTTCTTTCGCAGGCATGATGCACTTCTTACCGTGAATATCACGCAGCGTCATACGAACTTCTTTGATCAACTTGAATGGTGCGTTGTCGGGGTCGAGCTTAATCAGCTTGCCGTCTTCATCAAACTCACGAGGTAGTTTAAAGTGCTTGACCGGTACTGGTGAGTTACGTTCAAATTCATCTTTGATCTTTGTGCGCAACAACTTCCCACCACCATCGTTATCTGTCATCGTATAGACAACACTCACGCCAAGCATTTCAATCGTTCTGCGTTTCGTTTCACCAAACTGCTCTGCACCGAGAACAGCCAGCGCTGGTATTCCGTATGACAGGAGAGCCAGAGCATCTCGCGGACCTTCGACAAGAACGATGTAGCGCAACTTGTACTTCTTCAAACACTCTTTGACCAGAGGCAGTGGGAACAGGCCTTTGTCTTTTGCCCAATCGCCTTGCGAGTTCACATAGCTGGTGCCGTTCATTTGCTTACGCAGATAAGCTGCAATCCCACCTATGTATTTCGTTCCATGCTTACACGGAAAGAAACAAACGTTTGTGCCTGTATGCTGCGCATTAAGCAGACCACCAGCAGCACGAACAAGCGCACCCGGATATCCACGCCACTCAACATCAAGCGGCCACTCCATGTATGACTTACGTCCGAGTGCTTTCATCAATAGACCGACAGACGGATAGGTACCAATCTTCGAGCCAATCTGATCATACGTTTTAAGCAAGGCACTGAGCGAGTTCGTTCCTGCGTCTTTTAACGCCCAGCCTTTGATCTCTTGCAGTCGAGCGTGAGCCGCTAATTTATTCCAGCCGCCTTTCTCGCCACAGCCGAAGCAGTGAAAGAATCCGAGTGGTATCTCCATGCCTACAGAAGTGTAAATACCACAACTAGGAGTCTTATCACTGTGGAACGGACAGCACACCATAACAGTGTCGCCGTTATATTTCTTCTCGCCCGGCAGTTTACCTATTTCGTCAAGAATTATCTGATGAACGTCTTCTGCCATACCATCCTCTGTCTATTTCGTAATTTACGCATATAAGCATATTTACAGATATAGGGATAACTAGAATGGGTAACCAGCATCGTTATGTAGCTTCGGTAGAACGTCGCTTTTATGGACCTCAATGGTTGGCGCTATGCGACCTGATTAAGGTAGAGCCTCAGACGTGTGGTGCGTTCGCAAAGAACGGCCATATGATGGGACTGACTCTGCCTAAAGAGTTTGATGTTGAAGCTGCAACAAAGAGCCTGCGCCTTGTCTACGCAGTCAAGGAAGAAGACGTGGCCGTGCGCTGTTACCTGTTCGGTACTCGCTACTACAAGTTCGTTTTCTTTGAACAAACAATTGCCGTAAGCGAGGATGATTATGAGAACGTTCGCAAACGTACCAGCGCGAGTCAATGATACCCGCGCTCTGTCTCGCATAGGCAAGATGATCGATGCGGCACTCGACGTAAAAAATCAAGAGAAGCGCTGGCCAAAGAAACGCGTCAGCCCTTCAATGTTTCCTATCTGCGCGATTCAAGAAACTGCCAAACTGATTTACCAGAAGCACAACAAGTGCATGACAGGTGAGTCTGGTACGTTGCTGAACATCTTTGCGAAAGCAGGGACAGGGATGCACGAATCGTTACAGAACGCACTGGGTCATAGTGGTCAGATGGTTGGCCACTGGAAATGTACGAACGAAAAATGCCCTGAATACCCAAAGACCAAAGGTAAAATGGTTGACGGTAAATATAAGAAGGGCAAGTACACGCGAACTCGAAGCACGAACAATCGCTGTCCGACGTGTGATAAACCCATGGCTTATGCAGAACTAAAAGTCCTGTATAAGTCACTCAAGGGTTACGTCGATGGACTGATTGATAATCTTGATGGCACGTATAGCCTGATCGATTTGAAATCGACTATGGTGACCAAAGCTGCTGACGGATCTTTCTTCGTTAAGTATCACCGCTTCCAGATCGCAACATACGCATACCTGCTGAAAAAACGTTACGGCTACAACATCGTGGACTATACCCTGGTTTACGTGCCACGCGACAACCCGAAGAAGTTTGTCGAAAAGACCTTTGTGTTTGACGAGGCAGAGTCGAAACGTGCCAAAGACTTTATGATGGAACAAATACGCGCATGGGATGCTGCGGTAAAATCGGCGCGCACTGGTGATCTGCTGCCAGCTATTAAACGAAAGCCGTGCAAGAGCGCTGAGTATTATTGGGACGAGTTCCACGGATATGACACATGCCCTTTTGTTGACTATTGCTTTATTCAATCACACATGATTGACTTCATGAAGAAGTTAGAGCAGCGAATCATGGCCAACCCCGACCTAACTTATATGGAAATTGTAAGCACTGGTCGGAAAACTCAACAACAAGGTCTGCTGCCGGACAAGCCGAAGAAGTCGCAACGTCCGAAGCATATCGTAAAAACATTTGAGCTATGAGCATACAAAAAGATTATGAACGATCACTGCGCCGACTTAAGGAGTCTGTCTATCGCACTGAACAGTTAGGTTATGTTGTGCCTCGCTGTGTTGATATTGTTCTCTCAAAGTTGAAGCCGCCTGAGACTGTATCGTCTAGGAAGTATCTGGTCATGTTGCTGCTGTTTAGTCAGACCTGTGACAACCTACGATCTGCTTTGACAATGAGAGAGCAACTGGTAGTCAAGATGGCCATACTCAGTCGCAAACACCCAACGCCAGAGATTCAACGTCGCATCAGACGTCTTGAAGAACTGGTCAATAATCAGGATAGGAATATCGAAAGTCAGAGGCTGCTGCTTGATTACAGAGCAAACGTCCTGCTGGATATCCTTGACGGGAAAGAACCCAACTCACGATACACTTGAGGTACTCATGGAAATTTATGTAAGCCTGAGTCAGGACTCTACAGACAAGAACCGCAACAAGGTATCGAGTCCGGAGTCCAACACCGGCCGCGTTGACGTGTCTGAATATGCGTCACTGGAAAAGAAACTGCGTCTACGTGAAGAAGCTGTCGATAAAGAGAAACTCGCTCAGAAGGCTGGTGGCGGGGATTCTGTAAAGGGTAAGAAAGGCGCCAAGAAGAAAGGCGATGACAAACCCGAAGAAGACGATACTGACATTGATACCGACACTGATACAGATGGAGGCGATGATGATACAGATGACTCTTCCGATGACAGTGGAGACGACTCCGATGGAGACGCTAAAGCTAAGAAAGGTGGAAAGAAATCTAACAAGTCTGGAGATGCGGACGACGAAGACGCAGAAGACCCTGACGCAGACGAACCCGAAAGTGATGACGGGGATGCAGATGCTGAAAGCATTGATGACGAGGACCTCGAATAGCGATCCCGTCGATGTGCCGAAGACGCATGATGCGATGATCGAAGTTCTGATCGCTATTCGCTACATGTGCACCAAGCGGATGATCTATCCTGTAGTTGCTGCTACCATAGAACAGCGTAACGACTTTCTGGTGATGAACAAGCTGACTTTCCAGATGAAGCCGAGCATGTTCTACAGCGCTATTCAGGATAGCAACTGCAAAGTGAATGTGTGTTGGCTTATGCGAGCCTTCACACGCACTGCACTGCATTTTGGTCTGATGCCAATCATCGCGGACAGAAGCGGTGACTTCCAGCCTCTGGTGAGTCGCTTCTTCACTCAGGACGATCCTGATTTTGCGTATCGACGTTTCTATGACGTGCGTAAGCTGCCGTCAGTAACAGACATTCGTAAGCCCCGCCTGTATACGCTTAACGGAGTTAACTATGGCGTACAAGTCACAAGCCAAGAAACCGAAGAAGTCAAAAGCTGCGAAAGAAGCAGATACTCGGAATAAGGCACACAAGCAAGCGAAGCGCGGTAAGCTCGCTCAGGCAGTGAAGACTCTCAGTGCTGCATCTGCCAAATCGCGCCGCATGACTAAAGGTGAGAAACGTGCAATTCAGTTGCAGCCGTTCAAACCTCAGATTGTGCCTCAGCCTCCGAAAACTCCTCTGATGGAAAAAGGTCTGTCGCTTACTGCGCTTATGCGCTCGACACCTCGCCTGATGAAAGAGAACGCGATGGAGTGTTACGTTAACACTGTGAAACGCGGTAAGACTAACAAAGGTCTGCCGATGATCATGGCTAACGTTCGACACAAAGATCCACTGCGCCCTAATAAAACAGTGCGCATTCACAAGCCGATGATTATCGGTCTGGATGACCCGTACAAGCCTATCTCAAAACAAAAGCGTGTGCTGGTCAGTTGTCCTTGTGAGAACTTTGTTTTCATGTGGGAGTATGCGAACGCCGAACACGGCTGTGCGCGAATCATTTACGGTAATGGCGAACCGCCGGACTTCACTAACCCCGGTCATGCGCCCGGTCTGTGCAAACATCTGATGGCTTTGGCCGATCAAGTCAAACGCAATGGAGATTAGTTTTGAATATCTTCACATCTGATACGCACTACGGAGCCGAACGCACTCTTCAATTTAGTCGCCGCCCATTTGGCAGTGTTCTTGAGATGGATAAAACCATGCTCGACCGCTGCAATGAGATAGCTACTGAAAAAGATACACTGTACCACGTAGGTGACTTTGGTTCCTATGAGATGGTGCAACATATCTGTGCGCCTGTCATTTTGATTTGCGGTAACTACGAGATCAATGACATGCACAAACAGTTTGCTTCGGACTTCGATGCTTTCCGTGCGCACCTGATGCGTTTGGGTTTTGTTGACGTTGTTCGAGACAGTCTGGAAGTGGATGGAATGTATCTCAACCACTACCCAACTAAGCGCCGCGTTGACCAGTTCAGCCTGTTCGGTCATATTCACGGATTACAGATGGTCAAACGCAATGCGTTAAACGTTGGCGTTGACTGTCATCATTACGCGCCTGTTGATGCAGAGCGCCTACAGTTCTTCCGTAATGCAATCGAAAATCATTACGACGAAGACGTGTTTGGTTCATAAGGAGATTGCATGTTCTTTAAAAATCCTGCCATGGGCGTTGTGCCCAATCAGCCGATCATTCACTCTATTACGGAGATGCACCGTCGTGTTGCAGAACTGAACGGTGAGCTGATTGCTGCTGGCTGTACTGTGGTCGAGAACTGCGGTGAGATGTTGATTGAAGTACCTGCTGGAGCATCCGCCACTGTTGACGGAATTATGCAGCGTCACATCGACATGTTCAAAGGCCCGATTATCAGCCGCCCTGCGCGTTTGCAAATCGGAGGTGAAGATGCAGAAGCGTAAGTTCGATCCGAACGAACCTTACTCAGTATCTCTGTCGTTTGGTCCGCATATCGTTCACGGCCATGCGCAAGACAGCGCGTTTGGTCAGGTGATGCAGAACATGTTGCTGCGCGAGATCAACAAATCATGCGAAGCGATGTTCAAGACTCTGGCTGATGTTCCTGTCGCTGCTGCTCCTACGTTTGATTGTGCCGAAGTAGAGGCAAGCAACATTCTTGCGGCTGTTCAACGTTGGCACGAAATGATTGCCAATGAGCCACTCGTGAAAGAGTTCGAACCGTGCTTTGTGCCAGACTGGATGCGTCCTGGTCTTCGTGCTAAAGGCATGACTGATGAACAGATTGATAAGATCGTTATCACTGGCATCGAGCCTTCGTTTGAAGATCGCCCAGGCATCGTATTCAAAACGGTGAGTGCCTAATGGCCTGCGCCGGTTGTGGCCGTCGTAGCTCTCGCATTAGCTATCACGGCGCCTCTGCTCCTCAAGTTGAAATCGAAGAGGACGATACGTTAAGCGCTGCGCGTTTAACTCCAATGGGTTGGGTACGCACCTGCGTTAAATGCGGGAAAGTATCTGAGCCTTCACCCTTTGCAGAAAACATCAATAAGCCATGTGACTGCACTTTAGACGAGTGATCATGATGAACAATCTCGTTGGAACAGCGTGTGCCTTAGACTCCTGCCGCTTCTATGCAGAGAATATGGTGCACATACAATTCGGCAGTTCTCTTTGTCCTGTGTCGCCTCAACCGCCATACAATCAACCTGTCAATAATCGCAATCTGCATTCGTGGATTGAAAGTATTGAACTGGCGTTTGACAATGCAATCAGTCGTACCGATCTGCAATTCCAGTACGCAGGCATTCTCTATCGTTTCCGTTCTATCTACGGGAACTATGTGGCCCAATACCGCGATGACATTTCGGCTGGTCGTCAGTATCGTGCGAAAGTAGGAACTCCGTTGGATGCGGTGCCGGAGCGGATTGAGGGCGAACATGCGAAAGAGTTTGCTTCTCGCTTCTTCAACTACACGGCAGGCCAAGTGACCGCGTTCTTATACATGGTCTGTCTCGATCAGTATGCTCGTGAACAAACAGACTGCTATCTACCTGACCCACCACGAGCATTCGATTTGCCTCAGAACATCTTCAACGAAAGCCCTACCGCTTTCACGAAGACACACGACGTTCTGGTTAATCATCTGATGGAAGCGATGTTGCAGACGCATAGCGATACGCTGGACATTCATGTGTCGTTGCGTGATTACGGTCTGTCTGATGTTATTCTGTTTGACAATCAGAAAGACTGGGAAGACTTCGGTAGCGCGGTCTACGAAGAATTTCGTCTGAACGTGATGACAGGCAGTAGCAGCGCCAGTCAGATTCCTACAGTCGCACCGTTCGAAGACGTGAAACACCAACTCAGTTATTCGAACATTCTGCCTGAGGGTGAGCAATCGCCTATCGTTGTGCTGGACATCCTGATCATGGAAGTTGAACTGGCCGAAGGTGAATCGCGCAACTATAATGCAGACAGTCTGGACGAAGCTGTGCGCAAAGTTGTATCACTGTATCAGGCTCGCGCTCGTGATCTAGACTGCCACCTGACTGGTAACTTCATTACTGCCGATCATAAAGTTAATGGTGCGCTGTTGCGTATCTACCGTAATCAGGACTTCGTGTGCAAAGGCCATCCTGAACTTCTGCACGGACGTCCTCTGGGCATGTTCCATTGTGACAAGTGCGGTGAGATGCAAATGGCCGGAGCATTCCACTTGCCTAAAGAGGAAACTCAAAATGGTTAAAGGCGGACTGTGGCGCGTCTTCCCTGATTACGACTCAGAGGAGATGCTGCTCAAACTCGGTGCTGCTATCGGTATCGACCGTGACAGTGATGACGTGCCTGATGAATTGCACGTTACTCTGGCTTACGATGAATCGAACCCTGACGTTGAAGCAGAGCAAAACGATGCGGGCCAGTTCTTTGGCACCGTTGCCTCTGCTGAATTGTTCGGCGAAGGTCAAGATAAGATTCTGGTGCTCGTACTCGAATCGCCTGACCTGCAACAGGAACACGCTCGTATTCATGCGTGTGGTGCTGCCAAGTTTGCGCACACTCCATACCGCCCGCATGTGACGTTACTCAAACATGCAAAAGACAGCCAAGCTGAATATCTCAACCAGATCATTCAGCATCCGGGCCGTCCTCCAATCACTCTGCGCTTCATCGAAGAAGATCGCAAGGTGCTGGAGAAGCGTAGCTAAAACCTAGCGGTGGCCTTGGGCTGCCGCTTTTGTCATTCTGGAGAAATTTCTATGAAAATCTATGTAAGCCTTTCCCATGAGATTCGCGTTGGTCGTCAAGACTCTGATCAAGTTGATGTGCTTGAAACAACTGATGGCCAGAGACGTGCTGTTGAGCAACAAGAGAAAGAGCGCATTGTTGAAGAATATGGCATCGACACCCCTAAGGAGGAGATTGACGAAAAAGAGAAGGAACGCATTGAGCGCGAAGAGGAAAAGCGCGACGAAAACAAGACCAAAGCACCGGAAGATTTGGGTCAGCGTAAGCCGGAATCTGAACTCACTGGTTCTGAGATTCAAGACCAGCATGATAACCTGACAAAGATCTAGGAATCTGTAAATAAGAGTCAAAGCAACTAACAGGTGTATTTGACCATGAACAATAAGTCGAATCTCACAGGCGGTCAGATAGAAAGCGTCATGGACACAATGCTTCATGACTGCCTGCGTGAGATTGTTGAGAACACGGACATATTCGATGTGCAACTGACCTATCTGTTGAACATGATTACGTCGAATAAAAAGCGAAAGCCGTACAACGCTGAGACGCGGGACCGTGCTATCAGCCTTCTGATTAAGGCGCTGTCTGTGCCTCGCGATCAGAAAATGATTTATATCCAGGAGCTTAAAATGGAGCGTAACTTCATTTACGTCTTCCTGGAAAATGTAATTAAGCGATACTACACAACGTATGTAGATCTCTATCGGGGTTTCATTTCGACGCAAGATGCTGTTAAGCGCGAAGCGTATTCGAAACGCCTGAATGCCTACGTGAAGATGTTTGGGGCAGAGTCTCGCTCCAAACTCTTTATCGCGTTGTGTCGTTTGAACGATCTTCTGCCGCAGTTCATGGAATACTTCCACTCGGTAGTTGCTGACTTCTATAGACTATGCAGCAAGCAAACAAAATTTTATGTTGATACGAACCGCGGTAAGCTGTATGACAGCAAAGACGTGCGCCAGAACTTCCTGCGCAACGTTATCGTGGCTATCAACAAGTATGACTCCTCTCGCGGTGCGATTGTGAGTTATACGAAGTGGTGGATCTTGAACGCCCAAACCTGTAGTAGCAGCGAGCATGAATACGGCATCGCTTATACTATTCCCCAGACTCAACGTAAGAAACTGGCGACAGGTGAAGATACCACTTCTCTGAATTTCTCGGTAAGTCTCGATACTCCTGCGAACGAATCTGATGAAGGTGCGGACGCGTCCCTACATCAAAAAGTGAGTGACCATCATCACTTAGAAGATCACGTAGATAGTGAAAGACGTACTGAAAAACTGAGGCTGCTTATTAAGCGCGTAGACCCACTCGGCGTTGCACGATTGACGATGGATGTGGGTGAGGAGTTCGATAAGTTCGAACTTGATATGATGCGCAAACATATGCAGGCTCAAGGGCTAGCCTAAAACTGTAAACAGTGATCACATAAGCACAACTCAATATTGAGGAACAACAATGGCACGTGGATTTGGTGACATTCAAGATAACAGCAAACGCGATAGTTTGCGTGAATCAGAAATCTTTGAAATCTTCCCGCTGGCGAAGAAAGCAAACGGCAACTGGGTTTCAATTCGTCTGTTAGATCTCGACCTGCTTCCGATTAAGAAGCACTGGATCAAGATCATGGGCGGGAAAGACAAAGACAAAGAGATCAAAATCCCGCGCATGTGCGTTAGCTTCGACCCGGACAATCAGAACAAACCTCTGAACGGTATGAAGTGTCCGTACTGCGGCATCGCTCACGGCAACGACGAATCTGGTGCACCGGCGCAGTACGACTATAAGTGGTACGCACAGGCAATCATTCGTGACGAGCAGGCTGCTGCGCCGCGTAAAATGCCGAAGATGACCAAGAAAGAAGAGAAGTCCGGCAAGAAAGAAATGGGCAGCGAGTCTTGGACTCCTGTGCAGTGTATTCCTCTGTCTAACTCTCTGGCTGGTAAAATCCGCGAGCTGGGTGAACGTAATATTCACACGGTCAAAGACAAAAAGTCTGGCAAGAAGTCTAAGCAGGCGTTTCAGGTTAACCATCCGAAGTATGGCTGCGATATTGAAATCAAATACAACGCCAAAAAATCTCCGGCAGAGCGTTACACCATCGAACGTGGCGATCATACTCCACTGACGAAAGAAGAACAGGCGTACCTGACCTGGGACTTCGACAACTGGAACGAAATCTACGACATGCTGGGCCGTCTGAACGAAGAAGCTGCTATGGCTGACTTCAAGAAGATGGACGTTATCGGCGTTAACACCAACGATTCTGACGATGGTGATGACGATGACGATGACGACGATGCTATGGCGCTGGGCCGCAAAAAGAAAGGCGGCAAAGCGGACAAGAAAAAACGTCGCAGCGATGATGACGATGACGACGAAGATGACGACGATGATGAAGATGATCGTCCTTCCAAGAAGTCTAAAAAGGCGACCAAGTCTCGTAAGATGTTAGACGATGACGAGGACGATGACGACGAAGACGACGAAGATGATCGTCCGTCGAAGAAAAAGAAATCTTCGAAAGACAAAAAGTCCTCGAAGGTTAAGTCTAAGAAGTCTAAGAAGTCAGATGATGACGACGAAGACGACGAAGACGAAAAGCCTAAGAAGAAGAAAAAGTCTTCTGACAAGGTGAAGTCTTCCGTTAAGAAGAAAAAGAAATCTTCTGACGACGATGACGACGACGCGCCGAAGAAAAAGAAGAAAAAGAAAAAGTAATGTGAAACAGGGTGGCTAACGCCGCCCTTTCTTTTCTCTAATCTGGACCACCCAACAATGGCGAAAACGAACAACAAGGCTGAGAAGAAAGCTGAGAAGAAAGCTAAAGTCAAAGCCGGTAAGACAAAAGGCAAAGCAGTCGCCTCTGATGATATTGGCGGCGTAGAAGTAGCAGGCTTTGACCTTGGTAGTCTGATGGACGATGTGCTCGACGGCATCGAGAAGAAAACGAAAGTAAGCTCACAGGACGCAGCGCGACACGCACCTCGTATCTCTACTGGTGTGCTTGCGCTTGATATGTACCTTGACGGCGGCATCGTACCTGGCGGCTGGTATACTTTCAGCGGCGGTGAGCAGTCCTGTAAGTCAACAATGACCATGAGTATCATGGCGAGCCTGATTCGTCTGAAATACTCTGGCATTAGCGTAGTGTTCGACTACGAAGGTTCTACTGATGCTGACTACGTTGCTGGCCAGCTCAAAACGTTTGGCGTTACTGTTGACGCGAAGACCATCTTTGGTGTGCGTGACGGTGACGACGGCAACTGGATTATCAAACCGCGTATTCGCTACTACGCGCCGGACAACGGTGAGCGCTTCTTCGATTATATGTCGATGTTGCGTCGTCGTCTGCCTGATAAGATCGTCGATAAAGACGGTAGCTCGTACTACATCTTTGAGAACAACAAAGAGAACGCCAAGAAGGTTGCTGGCAAGTACGATAAGAAGTGGTTCAGCCGTAACAACCAGTTCAAAGTTCCTGCGTCTGACGGTCACATGCAGGCTATGGTTATCGTTGACTCCTATCCTGCGATGATGCCGGATCAGGTCGATGATGACGATGGCTCAAAAGCAATGGCACTGCAAGCGCGTATGTTCTCTGACGGCATCAAACGTTTCCGTGGCGGTATGCGTCGTAAGATGATGACTATCGTTGGCGTTAACCAGTTGCGTCAGAAACCTGCTGTGATGTTCGGTAGCCCTGAGTATGAGCCAGGCGGTGATGCGTTGAAGTTCTATTGCTTCGACCGTGACACTCTGATTCGTACCAACCACGGCGTGATGACTGCCCCTGATATTGCGCAACTGCTGAAAGACGGCGTTAAAGTTTGCGTTGAATCGTTCGATGGTTATCAGCAAATCAATGGCGCATGGAAAGTTGAAGACGCCCCGTTCCCAATCGAACTGTCTGCTGGCGGCCATAGTTACATCGGTAGTGCGGAGCACCGTCAGTTTGTTCTGGTACCTGGCGTAACTGCTGATGGCACGAATGTGTTCTATCCTGAGTGGCGTACTCTGAACGAGATGGCTACTGGTGGGCACGAAGGCGTATACGCTGGTCTGCGTGTCCCGCCTGTCAAAGAACTGAAACAGAACGTACCTGATGCGTTCGATGAAGCAAGCCAGCTTGTAAGCAGTCTGCTTGCTAACTGCGATCCGGTAAGCGTTCAACTGCCTCTGGCTGCGCACGGTGATACTACCTATGCAGCGAACGTGCTGACCATTGACGTAGTTGGTGAGAGCACTGATTCTTCCGACTTCTCGTTCTGGGCTAAGAAGCTGCTGGACATTGGCGTATTCGCTTACGCTGATGAACGTGGTATTCACATGCCTGGTCTGAACAAGCATGAGCTGGAAGAAGCTGTTGCGCAGGATGCTGACGGTGCGTTCCGTGGTCTGTCTTATGCCGCCACCTGTCGTCAACGTCAAACGCAGATGCTGATTGCTATTGCTGATCGCTTCCCGGAACTGACTCGCTATGTTCTGGACTATCAGTTGCAGGTAGGCGAAGCTAAAATCTATCTGGCTCCAGAGAACGACTTTGCCGAAGCGCTTGACCTGATTCTGCATCGTGAGATTGACGGGTACGATGACCTGTACGATCTGCTGATGCAGCAACTGGCTTACGTTGAAGACTGGTACAACTTCGATAGCTCTATCTTGCCTGTGCCGTTCTCGCTGAAAGTGCTGAACAAAGAAGTTGAGTTCTGGGATGTTAACGTTGCCGAGACTTCTGTGGTTATCACCAACGGCTTCGTATCGCATAATAGTGATGTGCGCGTTCGTCTGGCTTCTCGTGCAGTACCTGATGCAGGCTGGACAAAACTCAAAGACGCACCTGGTGTTGTCGGTGAGAAGTCTGTCACTATTGAGGGCGGTACTGACCGCTATCGTTTCATTGCTGCTAAGACCATCAAGAACAAGATGGGTGGCATCCCGAACCAGCAGACTTGGTTGCGTCTGTGGGAAGCTGACGGTAATGGTGAAGCGCGCGGCTTCGACCCTGTGTTCGATACGTGGCACTATCTGAAAGTTCTCGGCCTGATCAACGGCACACGTAAGAGCTTTAAGATCAAAGCGCCTTGCCCTCTGGCTTCCGAAGTCAAGATGGACTGGGATGACTTCCGCACTCTTATCAACGGCACCAAGACACAAGTTGTCGATGTGTGTAAGAAGCTGAAAGTCAAACCTGCCGGCCTGCGTCTGTGGTGCTTCAAGTTCGTGCAATCTGCGAAAGGCAAAGAAATGTTGAAAGCGTCTATCAGTAAGTCTGCGAAGACTTCTGGTGATGAAGACGACGAGTAATAAACGCGGGAGGGCTTCGGCTCTCCCTTTATTCGTGTAAGGAGAACCAATGCGTACTCAAATCTTTACCGCTGATATTGTTAACCTGCAAACGACCACAACCAACGAAGAAACAGGCGAAGAGATTGTCACACAAACAATCGTGCCTAACGTCGAAGGTGAACTGACAATCAGTGTTGGTGAACTGTCTCGTCTGTCTGAAAGTCTGAGCGAGCCTACCGACGCTGACTGCCGCCTGATTGTTATCGTGTCTCCTGATGCGACACCTGTGTTCTACGACGAAGCGCTGTCCAGTTACTTCGACCCAATCGAGCGCGTCGCTGATATTCAGGCAGGCAACATCGGCACCATCAACGGTCTGCAAGTCATCCGCGGCCTGCAGGGCGATCACCCTTACGTTGCAGTTGTCGAAGTACGTGACGCTGATACCGTAGAGATCGTTCGCTACAACGCGTCTGTAGTAAAACTGTAAATACTAAGTGGGAGTCATACTCCCACGTTCTCTGGCTTGATAGGCAATGCGCCACAAGCAAAACAAACTAACTCGATAGGCAATGCGCCAGGAGTGATTTATGAAAAAGATTCAGACTAACATTTTACCCACCGAAGCCCTGCACGGACTAATCCACGGGTACGCGCGTCACGCCAAACAGCCTGACGCTGCGAACAAGACGTTGTTCTATGTTGACGTCACTGAACGCAGTGCTAACGATGCACTGTACTCTATTCTTCGCCGCGATATTCCTTCAAACATCATCGGTACTGCCTACGATTGTCTTGTTGGTTTCCGTGGACATACAGCTCCTGCTCAACTTCCCATCGTGCTGTCGGAGAGTTTATATCACATAGGTTTGGATAGACTCGCTAGTTCCCTGGCTGGAATTTTTGACGCTCTCGGCCGTACCGTGCATACTAACGACACGCAGATCACTATTTACGGTGAACCTGCAATTGAGAAACTTCTGTCTATTGTTCGAGATACGCAGTTTAAGAGTTTCTTGGAAGTGTGCAACCCTGAACTTGCTTGTGGTGACTTCGACCTACAGTCCAATATCACTGTAGACAACTTTGTGTCTATGGCAATCGACCCGGACTTTGAAAAGCGTATTCCTGATAGCCCCGGGACCACCTATACATTTGGTCGTGACTTCATGTTTATGCACTATGAAGACCTGCATAAAGTTATTCAGATGCTGCGTAAATATAAAAAGAATTGCACCCTGCATCCTGATTTGATGCGCTACTATTTCATGAACGTAATCTGTAAATACTGATCAACAACCGAACACAATTGCTGTGTGTAGTCTCGCCCGACTTGGGCAGGGGAGAGCCGGATGGCCTCCCCATTTTTTTTTTGGCTGAGGGTTTTTATGGCAACATTCATCGAAGTACATGAGGCCTACTTGCAGGAGTCTGCCTCTCGCGGTGCAGCACGATCTAAAATAACCGACCAGTTTACTGCTTATCTTAAAAAGAGAAACGGTAAACTCCCGCCACTAGGAATCCCTATGGACGAGTTTGTCCGTTGGTCTAACATGATTCCGACAGAGATCAACCCTGACATATCTCGTCAGCTAATGTTTATTTCGTCAGCGACCTACACTCATTACGTTTGGTCTTTTACGAAAGCATCCTTTGTGATTGAGAAAGAATTGTGGCCACATCTGATTGAGGGTGATGCGCCTAAAGTGCTTCCCACTTCCACACTGCGCCAGCTGCCTCACTGGTCGCAGTGGATTAATTGTGTGTTCACGCTTGATTACAAACACGCAGCGACAGGTAACAAATATACAATTGACCTAGAAGGATTCTGGGCAACATACACCAACTATCTGGAAGCAACACATCTCAATCTATCCTGCTTGGGTGTATACAATGATGGTACGGGAGATCAGATCATGTCTCTCTACATCATATTCGACATTACTAAAGACATGGAGTTGTCTGATGGATTCGATTGGTTCATTCATCTGGTAGGCGCTAGAGGCGCAACTGCTGTGGATATTAATTCTGATAACGGCGCTGAGGTTAATGAAGCTATCATGGCGCTCATGAAGCCTGTCGTTAACGTGCTACTATTTGTTGCATCGCAGGTAGATAACATCTATAAAGGAGGAATCAAATCACTCAAACCTAGACGTAGCGGTAACAGCTACAAAATCATTCCTGTTCGTGATGTTCGTGAGTGGAATGTTGGCACTGAGTTGCTTAATGAAATTCGTACTTACGAAAGCGAAGTGAGATCTCACGAATCAAATGGTCGTCGTGCTCACATACGTCGAGCGCACCACCATAACTATTGGTACGGCCCTCTCAAGGGCGAGCGTGAGCTAAAATCGCGCTGGGTACCGCCATGCGTTGTTCGCTGCACTGTCGTAGAATAACTCTCAAACAACTCCACGTATGGGCGTTATGCCCGGAGGTCAATATGTCTCGTGTACAAACTCTATGGATTCCTGATATGGAATCGTATGAACCTTACATCCGTTCTCTGTGTCATATGGCGCGAGCGCTGGAAAACAATGGACTGAACTACGGCAAGATGAAACGTGTCGTGTTCATCGGCCTGTCAAAGCGTAGTGTTGAATCCTACGTTAAACAGCTTCTCAATTCAAACACGTTGCCGAATACTCTCGTTTGCTTCGGCATCGACGAGCCACCTGTTAGTCACCGTGAGTTCTCCTTCATCGGTTCGCATGTTGTGTTGATGCACGACCTGACATATGCAGGAGACAACGCGATGGGCCGCGTGTCGCAGCGTGTTCTCGAAATCATCCTGAGCCTGAAACAAAAGCCTGAGGATCGTGAACTTAAAAATGGTGCGCTGTCTCTTGTCTACCAAAACCCGATGCTGTGGTCTTACATCAGGGACAATGGTGCGAGTATGTACATGAACGCCGTACACATTCAATACGCAGAAGGTCTTGTGTCGTCTATCGGTGTTGATCAACTCATGTCCTGCAAAGACAACGAAGACTATCACAAACTTCATGCGCCTGTGATTACGATCGGCCTTGAGTTCTTCTACGTTAAGCCTGATGAACTGCTGTCCAAACTCTGCAACCTGATGTGGTCTCTCGGATCAACCACCTGCGAGTTTAAGGACAACTATAAAATCGTACTGCATGACGACTTCCGCCTCGCTTTCTTCGAAGAATTCCTTCTCAGAGAGTTTAAGGGGTTTTAAGATTATTCTGAGTTTCGTCATTAATTTCTCCAAGTTAGCAAGAAGTGCTGACTAAATAGTTATTTGGAGAAATAACATGTGCGAACGTAGCCTCGTACGGTTGAAGTACATCGCACGGTCATCGAACTGGTGCAATAATAAAGTAAACGCTTGTAGTGAGCGGAAGGCGACGAACGTACAATGCGAAGATTTTTTAGCAGTAACAAAAGATTGTCGCAGTGTGCAGGACTCGTCCAATGTTGTTTCCTTCTTCAAAGATCAAGAGCTGGTAGGTCAAGCTATTTGGGAAGAGAAAGAGGGAGACCACATACTTCAATTCCGACTACTACTCGCATAACTTTCCTAATAGGGCTATCAGAGCAATCTGGTGGCCCTTCTTCATTTCTAGGAGCTGTCATGCCGTACCACCTGCAACTGCAAGAGAAACACTTTAGAGCTATTCAAGATCACGCGGACCAAATCATCGGTCTGTCCGCTTTAGTATCGAAGTTAGCTGAGGACGATATTGTCGTTGTCAATGTGTCCGTGTCGCGTCCACAAGACGCGGGTGTTCCCATTACCGTTGTTCGTGACGGCTGTGAGCGATACTTGGAGGTGCAGAGAGCGCCTTGGCCCATCTCACCTGATTCACCATCTATAGAAATAGCAATCGTTCAATACTGACGCTTAGGCTGCCCTCGTTGGCGGCCTTTTCTATTTCTATGCTAATTTCATCTTGCATTCACTCGCACTGGAGAGACACTATGGAAATCTACGTTTCACTATCGAAGCAGGAAGAACCACCGATAGTAACAGAGATCGACCAAAAGGCGCCTCGCATTAACGACAACAGCAAAGTGGGCCAAGTATTCGACGTTCACGTTCTACAGCAAATGAGTTACCTCGACATGAAGAACATTCGTGGTGACGCAGGAGCGAAGTACGCCAAAGCTATTGCTGATTGGCTCAATAGTCAAAGGTCGATCGACAATAAGTTTCGCGTATCAAACAGAAGTAAAATCTCGATTGCTGTAAAGAACACACAACAGATGGCAGCGCGTTATCGCAACATCTACCTGTTAAGTCCTGAAAGCAATAAAGATCGCTGCTGGTTGCTGGTGGGTGAAGGCCCCCACGACAACAAGCAGACTGTGGAGATTGGTCGGAGTCTTCAAATGGATGTGCTGTATGCTTCCGTTCGTACTATGCTTGCATCACACTTACCGACCGACGAGTGGCCAGGCGATAACACATACGAACATGTTCAATTGGAGTTGGACAAACGGGGCAAACATAGTGGTCGCGTGGCTAAGCGTCATTACACGTTTGCAAAAGAAAATGAAAATACACTGATCACGATGATGCAGGACGGGTTGTCCATTGCAGAAATCACCGATTGGGTTCTGAAACAGTAAGAGGAATCTATGTCCCTGATTAAACTCGAAGGCATCGCATCAACGTCTGCTCCGACCAAGGCGCAGAAAGATGCTGCCGTTTATTTGTTTGGCTCCAAAGGTCATTCAATCGTTGCAGTGCTCGACAAATTCAGTCGCGCCAAAGAACTGCGCACAGCTCACCTTGACGGTCTGCTCAAGCTGATGAAAGAAGGCGAAGATGACGAGATCATCAAGTTCGCTGCGTCGGCTCCGGGCAAGAAAACAATCGCTAACGCCAAAGCATTTGCTGTGGCGAAGACTCTGACCGCTGCAATCAAAGCGCTGAAACTAATCCGCGTTCCTGTTAAGTGGGTTGAGGGGCATTCTGATGCGGCTGCTGCTCGTGTTCAGGAGACCAAAGAGATTCGCGCACGTAAGACTGCGGGCAACAAGCCTGAGAAGCCAATTAAGCTCGATAACCCAGGCGCGCCGGAGTCTGTTGAAGTTGAACAGACCAAACCGAACGCCAAAGTAAGCAAAATCTGGTTGGCAAAAAACTTCTCTGCTACTAACAGCGCTACGTGGTCTGCCTTGCAGAAAGCATTCAACGACGAATGCAAAGACCTGGGCTTCTCTGCTAAGTTCATTAAGAGCGAAGGCGGTCTGCGCATTACTGTTCCGGGCGCCGGCTATCAGCAATTGCGTAACATGCACATCGGTCTGGATGACTCAGGCAAAAGACCTGGCTGGCATTTATATGCAGTCTCACCGACCGACAAACACGGCGCAGATATTGATGGGCGCTCCATCGGTCCGCGTCTGACCGTTGCTTCCGTGATTGCTGCTATTCGTGACTTCATCGCCAATGGGGATAAGATCAAGCAGTCTCTGAATGCACGTATCGCAGGCGCTCAGGTGTTTGACAAAGATCTCACACCAAGCAGTGGTATCTTTGACGAGTATGAAGCTAACGAACGCAAAGCACGACGTGATCCAGAAGCTCCGGTGACTCTTGCGAAGCTGAATAAAAACAGCATCGGTAAGGCAACAAACGGTATGCTTGGCGGCCTTGCTACTGAGATAAACAAAGTAGTGAAAGACACACCTATCTACGCCACGAACTTTATGGGCAAAGAGGGTGCGTATGGTCTGAACGGCTATATCATTGATATGCACATCTCTAAACGAGATAAGCCAGGCAACCTCGCAGGCGTTATTTTGATCCCGCCGCAGGCCGGAACTGCTATCAAAGGTGATACGTGGCGCGCTCGTGGTATCAAGATTGGCCGCGAAGAACTGGGTGCTGAATACAGCATCGGTGCCAAGCTGACTGCTGCTGGCGTAAACAAAGCCTACGCTAAGATCATCAAAGAACCTATGTTTGCAAAGGCTGCTGTGAAAGAAGCGTATACTCCGTCTGGTAAAACTGACGTAACGCTGGTGGACGAACTGGCAGAAGTGACTGCACGTAAGATCGCTGCGAAGCCTCTTCAAGCGCGTGAAGAATATTTCAATGCGCTGCGCAACACTCTGCACTCCAACCTGCGTAACTCTGTGGTCAACACTACCTCTGACGGTGTGACAGTAGCTCAGGGCAACAAGCTCTATACAATCCGTCTGGCCGACAATACGTGGACCATTCAGACTGGCGCTACCGGTAAGCCGAAGAAGGTCGGCGCAACGTTCGACATTGTTGATCTGCTTGGCATGATCGACAAGAGCATTCTGCGTCCTAAAGCGTAATCAAAAGGGTGGCTTCGGCTGCCCTTTTTCATTTATTTCTGTGCCATTCGTAAATAACCTATCTGCTTCCCTAGCCAGTTCTCCTCGACACACAATCTCCTATCCTGTCCTGTATTTCAAAACATCTCTATCTCCACTGGTACTACTCAAAAATGCACCAGCGCCTACAGTCATCCTGTTCTCTAATTCAACCTTACAGACTCGGTCGTCTGTGTTGTATTTCTCAAGAGGAAAATGTGATGATTGAAGTAAACTGCTTTGCTGATCTGCGTACAACCAAACCTGAGAAAGCTGGCGCTCTGGCTTTACTAGCTCGCTACTACGACAAAGACAGTAAGTTCCGTGGTGGTGGTTGGTTCATCGGTTACCCTCAGAAAGACGTTCCGGCAGACGATGGTGGTATCATCGCTGTAGGTAAAGACGACAAAGGCAACCCGTTTTTCTGGCAGCGCGTTGTCAATGACCCTGAAGAGATCAACATTCTTCACTTCGGTGGTAAGTGTGACGGCAAGACAGATGACAGTGATGCGTATCGCCGCAACTTCATGTGGGTGTTCAACATGAAAGACGGTAGTGACACGCTGGGTGTTAAGCTGCCGTCAGGTACAACTGTTCTCAATCCGATGGACTTCACTGACTTGGGTGAGATTCCGGTATTCGCCATGTACGGCGATACTCGCTGTCTTAAAGGCTGGCGCCCTCGTGTCAAAGTCATTAGTAATCAGGGAGACAAGCAGGTAATCAAAGTCAAGGCGCGTCGTACCGTCATTCAGGGCATCAACTGGAACGGTCAGTGCTATCCAAAAGTTGACGGCAAGAAGGTTGAAGTGGCGACCATTGCTGGTGCAGTAATGCCTGAGCAACGTAGCAACAACCAAATCTTCTTTGAGAACATCTGTGCGATGGGTCAGTACGTAGGTGTTCACTGTTTCCGCGCAGAGAACACTGGCGGCTCTGCACTCAAATTTCAGGACACTATCGACACGTCAATCACTGAGATCTATGGCTCGAAGATCTTCGGTGCTGTGATTGAAGCCAAGTGGTCTAACACGAAAGAAGCAGGCTGGAACCACTCCACTGCTGTACGCCTTGAGAATGGTAACTTCCAATACGGCTACGGTCCTGCCGTACTTGATATGCCTCGCATGACTCAAGCGTTCATGAAGAACATTTGGATCGAGCACACACGCTTCCCTGGTAATCTGAATGATGGTCAGTGGGTATTCGAAGGTAACTCTATCGAAAGCTCTGACAACCCTCTGAATCTCGCCAACACTCGTTGCGTTATCAATGGCTTCTACTTCCAGGGCAAAGGCACCATGACTCTGGAACGCGCTAAGAGTCCTGATAACTGGCTGTCAGGCTACGAGCGCGGTAACATCCGAACTGAGACATACGGCATCATCATGACCGATGCGTGTTTCCGTCCGGGTTACTACACTGGCTATAAAGTAACGAACACAACTGATCAGGACAAGTGGTTCTATATCGGTGACTTCTCGTTCCCTAAAGTCGGCCAGATTTGGCAGATCGAGTTCCTGTCTAATCACAACGCTCAGGTACCTAACGCCAGGCTGCAACAACCAGTAGACATGGAAGGTATGGGCCGTCGTGTTATTACTATGCAACGTTGCACGGTACCTAATGCGAAGGTTTATGCCGATATGCACTGCATGGGCAAAGATGCAATTGTCGATGTTGTGTACCAGCGCCTGTGGGATACTCATGGTAAGGTGTTTATCAAAGTCGCAGCCAAAGCAGGCGATGTGATTTTCAACCTGACCACTACCGGTCCGACTCGTTTCGAAGAAGGCATCTGTACTCTTTACTCTGATGGTCCTGTTGAGTGCGTTGGTGAGCTACTGACAGAAATGACCACCAGCGTTGAAAAGAACCTGAAAGACTACGCTCGACCTCAATCTCGTTTCAGTCTGCATAACGGACTGGCGGGCATTGGCGCAAACGAGCAAGGCGTCATCACAATGCAGACCAAAGAAGGCTCTGCTCCTAAAGACCCTACCAAGCCTGCAGGCTATACGACAATCAACATCAACGGTGTTGATCGACTCGTTCCCTACTATTGATCACACGAGGGGCGCAATGCCCCTCTTTTCATTCTGTGACTTAACTCAAACGCAATGCTCCAGAGATGCAACTATGCAAATAATAGGCTGAAATAGGTCTATATACGCACATGCGCCTGTGATACACTATATGCAGACGCTACACGTCGTAGCGCACACAACTCATGCTAAGGGGCATACAATGAAAGCAGCAAACTTTGATAAAGCATTCAACGCGAAAGACGAAGCAACCTTAAACTCATACGCTGATCGTATTCAGCAAGCACTTAACGCTCTGGGCCGTTATGACCTGAAGATCAAAATCATCTTCGGTACCGACCCGTTCAGCGAGTTCCCTGATTTTGTGAATGACCCGAACGGTTTTCGTGTCGTCCAGAACAACGAAGAAGTTTTCGATATATACACGCCGACCGAGAGACATATTGAAGGCGACGCGTCACAAACTTTCGTCTACGCGGCAATCGGCGGCGTAGAAGCCTCCAAGTGGGGAAAAGAAGTTTCCGATAAAGACGTTGAAGAAATCGCCGCTGACCTGAACGAAGAAATCGAACGTGCAGGCCGTGTGTTTTATGAAGAAGACCGCGCAATGCTGCAAGAAATTGCAGACAAGCTCAACTCTCAGATGCAGCGCACCGACGCTCGCGTGATCGTTACAGACGGTGCCGAAGACAATCTCATTCTTATGGTTGTCGGTTATGCTGACGGCGAAGTCAGTGACGAGTACGGCTTCTTCTTAGACCTGCCGTACACTGATGAAGACGCCGCTGATACAAACTACGTCCTGCACTATGCAGGTTACCCAGATATGAACGATCACACGTTCACTTCTGAGTCGCTCGATGAAATCTCAAAAGAGATCGAAACACTCGACCTGTTGTAATCGCTAACACTGACTGCGGGGTTACGGCCCCGCTTACTTACTTCTATATAGAGACACGGCCATGACTATGCACATCACTACTTTCTTTGTTAAACGCTCTTACGCTTCTCTGGCTGCTGGTTCATTCACTATTGCTTCGAAGCAAGTGCAAGAGCTGGTGGAATCTGAGGTCTTTATCGTGTACGCAAACACGGGGTTGGGCAACGCATTCGCTGTACGCAACATCACCCTGACGCCTGTTGATGAAGCAAACGTGCGTGTTGAGTTCGACCCACTGACCGACGTTCACGCAATGCCGTCTAGTGTTCTGCCCAAAGAGAGTCTGACGGAAAGCACACAGCAATATCTCATGGCTCCTGATGACGTAGCCGCTGCCCCTCGCTTCTGCGTATCTAACCACGCATCAGGCAACGAGCCGAACATGTTGTGTCTGAACCATAATGTGCGTGAGCGTCTGATTCAATATAAGGGTGGCATGATCAGTCTCACTGAGCTGGTGCTGGTGCTTCACGACCAAGATATTTCAGTGACTGATATTCACCAGCATCGACGCAACAAAGAGAAGTACGTGGCGCAGATCACAGAGCGCACCTCACACGTTATCGAACTGTCGAAAGACAACCGCGTTAAGCAGCACGATAGCGACTTCCCGTTGCTTGCTCGCCTGAACGTGTATCTCTAATCAACATAGCTTTGGACAAAAGCGCCATTGTGCTCTAACGTTCAATGGCGTACTATGTAATCTCTAGCGCAATGACGCGCTCAATCAAGAAAGAGGCAATATCATGTCAGAGAAACAAATCACACTCGATCTTATCGCAGACGTAGCATCGCCAACTGAAATCATCTTTGAAGATGGCGAGTCTTCTAACGACTGGCTCAAGCCGTATGACCTGCGCCTGGCTGTTACGCAGACTGTCGGCCCGAACGGCTATCCCGAAGTTGCAATCATCGGCCATGAAGATGATCTGCGTCGCTTCTTGGCTGAGAAGCTGCCTGACACTGACGGCGAACTCGAAGACGTGCGTTAATCTTATGGGGCCTCGTGCCCCATTTCTACTTTCTGCCTGAGATACGAATATGAAAAACCAATATCTGATTCTTCGCATGAGCCCTGCTGATTTATACGACAATCAATTTCTGATGCGCGGCTTCAATCGCAAACGTATCGAAAACGTCATTGGCGTTATCGTTGTTGATCACTCCGACAGCATGTATCACCTGTCGCGTGTTCAAGTTGACCTGTTGCAGTCTGACACACAGCAGAACTGGGCAAGACTGAGTTGGTCTAGCATAGATCGTGAGAGCATTGACTTAGGCATGCGCAGCCTGCCGCCTGAGCTGGCTATTGCCATTCGTGCTATGCGAAACAATCGCATGTATCACACCGTCGATACAAAAATCCCTGTGGCGTTTCGTGATCGTCACACTAACTTCGCCTACACGCCGAGCGCCGTACGCAAGATTGCTAACAGAGAAACGAAGTCACTCGACGACTTCACTGTAGAAGAAATCGTAGCGCACCTGAAACAGCGTCTTGGCGTTGAGATTGAAATCAAACTGTAAACACTTAAGGCTCACACCGTGTGGGCCGTTTCTATTTGGAGAATGCTATGATTTATGAACGCGAAGAACTTGAGGCGATGCCTCTCGATGTGCTGTATAACCTCGCTGGCGCTAAAGGTCTGTTAGACGATCTGACAGACGATGACGACGCGCCTGATCGTGAAGCGCTGACTGAAATGATTCTCGAATCGCAGTCACTCGAACAGCAGGCAGACGAAGACGCTGCCGACAAGCAACGCGCCGAAGATGATCGCGACCCGCGCATCAATCGTCGTGATGGTCAAGACGGCTCGGATGATTACTGCTAATGTCACCTACTGAACTGAACGAATACCTACATCTGGTGCTGACGCCTGTTGCTATGGCGTGGCGTGAACAGTTTCCCAAAAAGAAACAAGTGATCGCTTCGGTGAAAACGCCGTACTCATGTCGCATCAAGTTCGTCGAAGACCAAGAGGTTGAAAAACAGTGGCAGGCATTCTGCCGCACTCACGGCCTCAAGAACGAAGAAACACTCGAAATCTAAATCAAAGGGCTGCCATTGCTGGTGGCCCTTTTTCATTTCTGTAAATAACTCGTACAACAATCAACGCGAGTCACTACAATGCGCCGCTTCATTCTCGTTCTCAATGTCACTCAGGCCGAGTTAGACGCTCGCCACTTCATGCAAATCAAACTCAACATCATAAGCACCCTGCGCCGAGCCGCCTGTGTTCTGCTTGTTGTGCGTGAGACGAAACAGGTCATGTGTGTTTCTGAACTGACCTTTCAAAGTGCGTCAGGCAATCTCAAGCGTGTTGACTTCGACGCACCTCGCGATGTTACTGCGCACGTAATCAAATACAACGAACTGATGATGGCTATGGCAAACAACGCCAGAGACCTTAGCGTTCGTCACTTTGGCCGACAGGTCGAGCTAGATACAGCCGACACCAAACGCCTGTTCACTCAACTGGAGATTATTGCATGAGTCAGTCATTAGGCGCCTCGCTTGGCGCTCGCTTTGCTGTTAGCTCACAAGAGAATATCGAACGCCGTAAGAAGCGTGACCCGAAAAACAAAACGCTGACCTGCGCTGGCACAACGGCACAATACAACGCAATCGGAGTGCTGGCAAACAAACTTGATGTAAGCCGCTCGCGTGTTATTGAAATGGCCCTCGAAGAACTGTTGGCTAAACACAATATCAAAGTCGGCGGTGACAATGATTGACACGCATATCTACTGCCGTCTGTATGGTGTGCAGCATCGTCTAAAGATTACCGCCTTCAACTTTATGAAGCAGCCGAACATGATCACTGTCGATTCGTCTGATGTTCTCAAGATGATGCCGCTGATTAATGTTGGTGCAGCCTATGATACATACACGCCGTACAATGTACTCAAGGCAGGACAGGCTGACTTCAAGATTCGTCTGATCGAAAGAACTGATGCGCATGTCTGGCGCTATGTGTTCGAAGACTATCGCGGTCAGATGTTTGAAACGTTCTTGATTCGGAGACACTATGAAACGCCTAGGGATTGTAACGGTGTTGTCATTAAAGGACAAACAACCCAAATCATGTGATCTCGATATTGTGCCCGTGTCGAAAGACGAAGAATGGGGCTCGCTGAGTCCCTTTCATTTAGGGCCGTGTCGAACGCCTGACGGTACGATGTTTCTTAACATGGAGAATCTCTGGCAGTACAGCAAAGTGTACGACGACCATGTTATCAATTCGAATGACCTGTTCCTTGGTGAGATCTCAAGTGACTGGTGGCAGTGGCATTTAAAGGGAAGTAAATCACAACAGGCGCATCGCTATCCTATGGGAAAAGGCCAGAAGGCTTTATTCTCCAAATGGGGCGACTTGCGCCTTTCGTACATTTCGGCACGTAAACAAATCTATGTGCCTGAGTATGCGAAGCTGGTGGTGCAGCAGCCGAAGTTCAGGCGCTTGTTGAAAGAGTACAAGAAAGGCGCGCACATAGTTTTACGCGACTATGACACCTACGATATTCTTCGTGCCTATCCTGATGCGCGTAGCCCGTGGGTATCGGCAATCGAAAACAACAATGCAAAGTTCGGCCATGCGTTTGTTATCGCACTGTGCCTGTTATTCCACGAAAGACCACTTTGGTATAATCAATGGATAATATGAAATACGAAGCCTGCATCGATCTATTCACACGCGCCGGAAACATGAACCTCCCGATTCTGCCTAAGTGTGCGCTACAGGCCTCTCTATTCGATCAGTATACGAAAAAGCGAATACCAGTTCGCTTCAACGCCACAAACGTAATCAAGATCAATGGCGCTACCTGCGGTAGTCTGCAAATCTTCGACTGTGTTAATCTGATCATCTGGTCATCGTTTGATGTTAATCGCTTTACGCTGTATGTCGAGCGAGTACACAAGGCAGACGTGCCAGAGAGCGCCCAGCAGTCTGTCGAACTCTGCAAATAACTGGTCAAAATAGCCGTTCTTTTCAGTACCAGTTTATGTTATACTGAGAGCGAGCGCTATTGCTCATAAAACTCAAGCTGAGGAGCTTAACATGTCATCTTCTACTACTCTGACTTTCATCTTCCCTGAAATGACCACTCTGGAAGTTTCTATCGGCAACGGCGTTGTGCCACAATATCTGGGTATCGCGGAAAACCGAGACATAACATTCAGCGACATTAAGGCGTTGCGCCTGATGCAAGACTCAAACGTTATCGGAGTAATGAGTCGCTTCGACCAGTCGATGCTGAATATGCTGATCGCTCGCCACGAAACGAACGAGCATATCCGCTGCCGTGACGCCATTGAGAATGGCAGCGAGTATTTCCCATCTACTTGTCTTTACCTGAAAGTAGCGCATCACCGCTAAGATTTGTGAAGGGCATTTGCGAGTGCCCTTTGAAAATCAAACCCACGTTCTGAGGAGAACAAAATGACTTCTACTGAAATGCCACGCGATGCCCGTGCCTTTGACGACCTCGACAACAACGGCTTCTTGCGTATCACTAATTGCCTGTCGATCATTCTGTCTCGTGGCGATTTAGAACTCGTCACTGATATTGCGGACCGCACCGTCACTGTTAAGTATCGCACTGGCGCTGTGAACAAACTCGGACACGGACACGTTGTTCTGCGTTTCCCGTCTGAGGTCATTCAGTCTGATGTTCTTGAAGACTTCGAAGTGACCGTCGATAAAGACATTGTGATTCTTATCGAACGCCAGTACAGTTCGGCTGCAACGTTCCAGCGCATTGCAGGTGTGATTGAAGGTCTGATGTACAAACTGTGATTGTTGCTCGCAGGTTCTTACGAGAGCCTGCTGTCAACATAACCCATAAGCTGAGGAGCTTAACATGAAACAGTACCCGCAACGTGGCCGTGTGTACACACTGAAAGAAATTGAGAACGACCTTGAACTGCGTGACACTCCGTTCTTGCGCTTCGTACCGCAGAAAGTACGTTACGTTGGAATGCCTGCTAGTATTCAGGTCATTCAGCAGGCGCACATTGCTGACCTGTCTGAGCTTGAGGGTTGGGCAGACACCAAATGGTCTTACGTGCGTGAGACCGAAGAATGGATTCCGCTGTTCCGTGCTGTAGACGATGCTGCAATCGAAGCGCTCTGTGTTATCGAGCCTGACGTGTCGCAGTTCCGTTCTGACAACACGTTGTTCATCTACCCGAAAGGCACTGAGTGCAAACAGTATGATGGGTACGATGAAGCAGTTCACGGCGATCTGCTTGAACGCGACGAATAACAAACAGGGATGCTCACGCTGGTGGGTGTCCCATTTTACGTTCAGGGAGGTTTCCTATGGAAATGTTTGACCGCTCAAATGTGATAAGCGCAATCATGCGCAACCTGAAAGACGTGCGTAAGATAAAAGACCTGCGCACGTTCGACGACAAGGTTTACTTTCAGCTTAACGACAAAGGCTACTTTGTTTCTGGCAAACACCCAGAGTTGAAAGTTGTCTGTCAGGGTCAGTGTGACTACGAGATGATGGCACAACTCAACTTTGTGTATCGTCGTAAGATGAAGCCCAACACTGATACGCCGATGCGCCTTGCTCGTATCGCTATGGGTGTGACGCTTGTTCAGGTAGCCAAAGAGATCGATGTAGATGCAGGCAACCTGAGTCGTATCGAACGGGGCATTCAGATCCCGGCGATGGAGGTAGCAGAGCGCATCGCCAAGTATTTCAATAACACAATAACAGCCATTCAAATTTGTCATCCAACTTATAAGGGAAAAACTAATGCTTAGTCAAATCACTCATATCATCCAAGTGATGATGACCAGCCTGAAAGATGTTCGTGCTGTCGAAGAAATTCGTATCATCGGAGACAAAGCTGTGCGTTTCCGTACTAACGGCAAAACGTTTGACGTGCGTGGCCATTACCCGCTGTTCTGTGTGCATGAGATTGAAGGCTCCTGCATGTGTGGATCGAAAGATGCCTACGAGATCGAACGTCAACTCAACGGCGGACCTATTGAAAGTCAGGACGAAGAAGCCTTCGCGCACGACTCACACGAAGAAGCGGTTAACGATCTGCTATGCAATCACGTTGATAGCATGGAAGAAGATCGTGTACGCGCATACAATGAAGAATGCGGCGGCCCTGACTTGGACCCAATCAACGGTCAACGCGTTTGGTTGAAAGCACACTTCATCCATATCAGTGCGGAAATCCCAAGCATGTTGGAGACCGTGATGTTCATGGAAGGTAAAGAGCGCTACGAGCAACTGCGTCGCGCAATCAAAGAGATTTACTCACCTAAACCAAAAGTAGCCTAAGAGGAAGTAGCAATGAGCGAAATAGATATTCTGATCCGAGAGTTTGAGCGGGCGTATCTCAAGTCACTGGAATCACCTTGGGGTAACGTTGCGTATCACGTTCACGACCTGCACCCTGAGATGAAGAACATCCAACTGTACTTGCGCTTTCGCACCCAGTTTCAATGTCTCTGGAATCGACCTGTGCTAGTGTTGTCAACAATCAACGTGACAAATCCGGGACAAGGCGAGTTCTCGAAGTTACTCGCACGTACCAAAGAGATGTGTCGTCAACGTGATTGGATTCTGCAAGTCGAAAACGTCCTGACGCCGAAGTTTAGAAAGTTTCTACAGCGTGGTGGATTCAAACCATTCGGCATTGATAAAGACGTGCCAATCGGTAGCCTCTATTGGTTCCACGACGAAACAATCCCGCAGCAATGTGCGATGTACAGGGAGAGAGGTGTATGACAATCTGGTGGCCAACTATTCTAATCTGCTTAACGCCGCTGGCTGCCTGCTATGCCACTATCCCATGGTTCCGCGCTGCTGTTGATAGGCGCCTGCGATTTAAGTCTATGGACTATGATGCCTTGACTGAAATCTTTGATGATGGCATGCCTGAGCGTATGCGCATCGAATGTCTACAGGCAAAGTACAACGCGCACCAAGCGGACCATTCTTATGTGGATATTTATCCGCACAAAGAGGGTGTCGCAACTATTCGCTTTCATGTTGACCCTGAGTTTCCTATCGCACGTATGTTTCATGATGTGCTGGTGGGCAACTACAATGCTCTGGGAATCAAAACAAAGAAGGCGCCAGTGATAAGCATCAATCAGTCTGTGTATCGTGTGCTTGATTTTGAGTATGACGATCAGTACCTGTTGATTTACGTGAAACACAACTAAGGCATTATCATGGTCACCCAACAACAACTCAAAGAGTTTTCTGCATTGCCTTCTCTTGACAGGAAAGTGTTTCTGCGTAGTAAGCAAGTAGAGATGTTGGGTGCCCTCCCTGAGGTCGAAGCGATAGTTCGTGAGATGTTGTATCGCGCTATCGTGGTAGACGTAGCCCAAGCGGAGATGGCACTCCTAGCAGCACGTCAGATGTGCAAGAACAAGGATGTCAGACAAGCCATAGACGAACTACTTCAATTCGCGGCGAAGATACATGATGCCGCAACTGATACCCTTTTCCTTGGAGATATAGCATGAATACCATTTCTGGCGCAATGATTGACGAAGACGTTCTCGATTGGCTCGACAACTTCAACATGCACAAGCAGAAGAATATCTGCGAAGCAATTAACCAACTGGCGTATGCTAACCGTACCGAGCTGTCTATTCCAAACATGGACTCGGACGAAGATATTGCAGCGCTGTCTCACTCTGACCTCTTCAAAATCTTAACGCTGGCCAGCCCGAACGCGAAGTACGATCTTACTCTGTCTAACGTTCAACTGTTGGGTCTGGCAATGGGTGCAATGGGTGTCATTGAATACTCTATGCCTGAACTTAACAGCCCGGTTATGATCGCTCGCAAGTTCGCAGACATGCGCCGCAAGAACATCATCGGCTCTACTGGTGACCGCGATAAGATCATCAGGGCGCTTAATGAGTGGGTGTGTGGCCTGCGTGATATTGATTTGTCGAACGCTGGTGCAGACGAAACGCCTGAGCAAGCGGGCATGTATCTGTGCGTAGACGAACACGAACAAGTTCGTTACGGTCGCCTGTACCCGAACAGTAGTGAAGGTTTAACGTTCTGTGAATCGTATGCAGACGGTGGATCGACTATGTGGTATAGCGGCAACACTGAGCATACCACCGAAGATGACCTGCCGATAACGTTGCTGTCTCATTGGGTACTGGTATCAGAGTGGCATAGCCCGAACGTTAAAGCCGCGCAGAAAGTTATTCCTATGGAAGTGCGTGACACACATCGCATCTTTATGTTCCTGCGCGGACTCAGCCCGCATGTGAAAGCAGAGCTGGTGGCACACTTCGACGGCGTACTCGACTATAAAGACCCAACGTCCGTTGACGCTATCGGTCGCCTGACTGAACACGACTGGCAGATGACTGCGACAAGTATTGCAGATGACAACAAACTTCCTGAAGGTGCCTCGGCGTGGAAAGAAGTGACAGCGTGGGTCTGCTTCGTAGCGTCGCTTGAATCTTTGGGTTTCAATTTCCAAACACGTCAGTTTGACCCGCAGTTCGACTATCAGGCAAACGACGATGACCTGAAGGAAGACGACGAAGAATGAACAGACGAATGATCGCTTTGCTTGCGCTGGTGATCTTCTGCTTGGTGGGAGCAGTTGCTTCCGCCGAAGCAGCAAACCACTACAACATTATGTTGTGCCTTGGCCTGACACTTATGTTTCTGGCCGGCTTCTTTATCTGTATAGAATGTTTCCGTAAGACTTCATGGGAACAACAAAACAAAAAGGACAAAAAGAATGGCTAAATCATTGGGAGTTTATCTGACGTACATTCTACGGCACAAGCCGCAGGACATTGGTATCGCTATGGACACGCAGGGCTGGGTGTCGGTCTCTGACCTGTTAGAGAAAGCGAAGTATGTTAAGCCGGTCACTCTCGATATGTTAGTCGCAGAAGTAGACGCAGACGAGAAGGGTCGCTTTGAGTTCAATCGTGACCAGACAAAGATTCGCTGTGTTCAGGGGCACTCGGTCGAGCATGTTATCATCAACATGGAAGAATGGACTGAGTTGGCTCCACTGTATCACGGCACGGCAGAAAAGAACGTGTCGTCAATCATGCACGAAGGTATTCTGAAACGCAAACGCAAGCACGTCCATATCAGCAACGATATTGAAACGGCGCAGCGTGTTGGTCAACGTCACGGAGAACCTGTTGTGTTTGAGATTGACGCTCGGGCCATGATCACTCACGGCTATAAGTTCTACCGCGCAGAAAACGGTGTCATCCTAACTGACCACGTACCGTCCCGCTATATCAAGTTGGTGTAGTTATGGAAAAGACGTACATGAGTCATTGGGGATCGCGCTATGTGCGGTCGTCATCTGGCCGATGGTTCTCAGTTCATGGACGTGAAGGAACAATGGTGACCAATCGGTATGGAACGACGTTCTACCGTAGCGGTTCAGAAGTGTGGCGCGACATAACCAAAGGGTGGGAGATAGCTCTGGAGCGCGAACTGCATAGTCGAACTCGAAAGGACTTTGAGGCGATTAATGAGAAGTTCCTTCACTGGGGTAAGATAATCAGAACGATGATTGAGCAAGGGATCGCAGAGAACAACCAGCATACTCAAGACTTAGCTGAGATGCTTGAGGCGCAGCGCATCAAATCTTACGGACCCAAAATCGAGCAACTACGCATAATACTGGATGAAACAGCCATTAAAAGCTGAGTCTGATTGTGTTATAATAGAGATGAACGCTAGACACTCGTTTAGCTACTTACATGAGGATATGTATATGAAAAAGTCAAAAGTTAAAGCAGAAGTTGTTGCACCTACTATTGAAGGCCGCCCATTCACTTTGTATAACGCCTCGCCTATTCCTGAGGTATCAGAAACACCATTCGCTGATCGTGATACATTTCTTCCTATGCTGCGTAAAGTTCAGGACGCTGCTCAACTGGAACGCATTCGTGGTTTATCCTGCTGTCCGTATTGCCGTGAGACAATGATGCTTGGTGAATACACCAAAGACAACTGGCTCTGGTCATACTGCTATCAGCACATGATTGAGCACCACAACGTAACGCCGTCCGCAGAATTTATTGCTTACGTCGAAGCTGCTTCCAAGTAACCTGAAATTTAGCTGAGGATATGTACATGAAAAAGATTAAACACACCTTCCGCCTGACTGACTTGGTTCGTATTGCCGATGAACTTCCTTCGACCAAGAGCGCTTTCACTTCTGGTGAAGATGCAATTGTTGTTGGTCGTGATGAAACAGAAGATAAGTATAAACTTCACATCAAGCATGAAGGCGAATGTGCTTGGTATCACGCCGAGCACCTGACGCTTATCAAACACAACCAAAGTGAATTGCTTGATAAGTGGGAAGCCGGTAAGTACGGCAAGAAGAAAAAGAAAGAGCGCAAGATTCCTGACGAACTGCGCAACTTCACCGCTATTCTGCCTGTGACCTGTAACGCTGATTGCTCTTTCTGTCCTGAGAAAGAGATGGAGAATAAAGCAGATCAGAAAGCGTGGTCAAACAATCTGATTGCTGCGATTAAGGCACATGGCCATCGCGTTGACCACGTATCAATCTCTGGCGGTGAGCCTACACTTCGCATGAAGTACCTGTTCGAAACAATCGACCGCATTCGTGCTGAAACAGGTATGCGTAAAGTGGGTCTGACTTCTAACGGTCAGTTCCTTGAGAAGCACAATCAAACAATGACGTTCCTCGATCTTAACACGGACGAGATGCTGGAGAGCAAGCTATCGCATCTGAATATCAGTATGCACTCATTCGACCGTGAGAAAGCAAACAAGATCATGGACGTCAAGTATACGTGGACGATTGAAGCCCTGGTTCGCTTCCGCCGTCAGTTAGGGCGCAAGCTGAGTTTCCACATCAACTTCGTTATCAACAAAGAGAACATCGACAACATCGAGTGGGAGTTTCGTCAGGCAAACGAGTTCATGAAAGCAAACCCGTGGATAGACGTTGTGTTCCGTGTTGATTACGACAACAAGAAGTTGAGTAAAGAACTGCGCAAGTATGGTCAAGCTGTACAGGCTGCGCGTGAAGAAAAGCGCCCGCGTGATAAGAGCATCAAGTATACGCCTAAGAAAGTCAAAGAACCTGAACTGATTAAACTGTTCAACTCTATCTTTGACGGCAGCTATTACGACGAACTGACGGAAGAAACTCTGCCTGGTTTCGGTGACACGTTTACTACAGGCTGCCCGTCCTGCTTCACGCATCGTAGTACCGATCTCGGTAACAGCTTTGCGTATCTGAAAGCGTCTTCATACGAACCGAACGAAGACGAAGAAGAATATACTGAGATGGTATTCCACATGGACGGCAGCCTGTACTTCGACTGGTCACGCAAAGAGCCTGTACCAGAAGTGAAAGCGAAGAAGGCTAAACCTATGCCTCGTTTGAAGAAAGCTAAGAAGGCTGAACCGAAAGGTTATCCTGATAGCTGCGACTTTGGTTCTTCTCGTTGTGGATTCACTGGAGGTAACGGGCGTTGTGGTTTCGGTAGCGGCATGTGCTAATAGGAAAAACTAAAAATGGCTACTCAATTAGAAGTGAACAAGTTCCTGACCGAGTTTGAAAAGAAATTCCGTCAATCTATCCCGCTGCTTGGGCAGGAAGAGTTCTTTGCTTGTGTGCTTGAGCAAACCAATCGTGAAAGTTACATCGTGTGTCTTGAGGACGAATCGCTTCTTGAGATGTTTGAGCAGGAAGAGTCTGGCCCGTTAAGTGGTTTCGAGTTCCTCGAAAACGAACTAGATCGGATAGAAGCTGAGTTGGACCAAGACCCTGGCTTCCGCGTTCTGCGTATTGCGTTTGCAAACTGGGCAGGAACAACCAAAGAGCTGGAGAACATTATGCTCTGTGTTATGGACGAGATGGGTTTTGATCTGGACGATCATCCTGAACTTATTATTGAGCCTGTAGTTGAAATCAAACTGAATGCAGACGAATTGAAAGCACTGTTCTCTGTAGTTCAGGAATATACAGGACCCGAAGTTCATCGTCTGTATGCGATGTATATCCTTCGTAAGCTGGAGCGTGTTGCTACAGGCCGTCCTCTGCTAGAGAAGTTCGCGTACCTCAATAAGTCTAGCAGTGAACAGGAACTCAAGGCCGCTCTTGCTGAGATGGGAGAATAGCATGACTCGTAACTTTTACTATCACAGTCCGTTCTACTACGGGCTTATCGTATGGCGCAGGCGCCTCGCTATTACAGGCGCTATGCTGATTGCTATTCTGATCATGCACGGCCGTTCAGCGCCCGCTGTTGAGGACATGTGGTTCTGGACAGGCATCATCTTCGGTCTTGTTGGAGGTGTGTGCTACATTCGCATGTGGTCTTATGAGCAATACCTGCTCGCTGCAATGGGCCCGCTTGATAACAACACTATTGTGGGTTCGTTGAACTTCGATAAGATCGAACGTAAACACGCAGTCTGGTACGAGAAGAAGTTTGGCTGCAAGCCTCCTAAAACTAACACATGGAGTATCGACTGATGCCTCGCATGTTCACTGATACGCACCGTAAGAAATACTTTCGCCGTGCTGATGACCCGCAATATCATGGTCACAAGTGCGAGGGCATTTACCGTGAAGCAATGGCGACGCTACAGAATCTGCATTATTACAAGCAGGCTATCGGTGCGATGCGTATGCGCGAGCGTATGACTGTAGATACGTCTCGAAAGTTTCAAGAGTGGGAACGTCTCGGTACTTTGATTAAGGGCAACCCGAGTTATGAGGAGTTGCGTTCAGAGGTCAACCTGTGTGCGTTCAGACTCAAGCGTCTTCGCATTGAATATACCGAAGAGCATTCACGGCGACACAATCAACCACTGAGTTTTGAAGTGAGAGATGCGGACAACAATCGCGTTGACGTGTTCGTGACTCACGAAGCAGCGAGATACTGCAAACTGCACTCTGGTCTCGGTGCAAACATCATTCGTTATGAGGAACAGAAATAAAATGGCTGTAGGCTTTGTGAAAGACGATGGCGTAAACGATACCATCGAAACAAACGTAATGAACGAGATTGACCGCGCTCGTTCTGAACTTCAAGGCGTAGGTTCTGATTACTGCGTCAACCCCGACTGCGGTGAAAAGATTCCTGTGATGCGTAAGCTCGCTATGCCGAATGCGCGTTACTGCATTAACTGTCAGGCAAGTCACGATGGTTCTGCTCATGCTGGCTACAATCGTCGTGGCTCCAAAGACTCTCAATTGAGGTAGTCATGGACATTAAAGCTAGCCCTGAAGAACGCAAAGAACCGTATTCCCGCTGCACTGACTGCCGTACTCCTCTGGCTGAGGGTGAAGTGTATGGTGAGTGGGATGACCTGTGTGAAAATTGCTCCGCTGATCGTGAAGACGAAGGCGAATCAACCTGAATAAGGAGAACACCGTGGACAGTATCATTCAATTCCTCATGGACGAGGACGAAGTGCAAGACGCACTTACTGCATATCGCACTGACCCAACCGAAGCTAATAAGCGTCGTGTGATTGAAACGATTCTTGCTGAACGCGAAACGGCAAAACGCATTGAGCCAGATCTGCCTGTGGTTAAGCCTAAGCCTGTTCATCGGTATGTGCTTATACCGAACGTCACCACTATCTATAAACAAAACGTGACGAGTACAGGGAAGGGCGGCACTACAATGTCACGCAACATAGACCCGGAACGTAAGTCGATAGCTGCTCTTGCTCGACGCGCCGCTGATCACATTCATCAGCTTGGAGGTTCTGCTGCCTACGTCCGTTTTGAATTTGACGAATGGCAGGCGCTGTTTGAGAACGAAGGCCACGTTGGCACAGTCAACATGTTCAACAACATCCAAGAGTACGACGATTTGGATAAGATAGCTGACGCGCTGAATACTTTTATTGCGCGACTTGGTAACGTCGATAGCCCTGAGTACGGAGCAAAACTTCTGCGTAAGATGTACGCTGTAGCACAGGGTAAGATTGATGACACCATCGGCAAGGCGATTATTCGCATGATAGATACGTCGGGCACCAAGAACGTACCCAGCGTACTGTAAAGAACAGACAGTCGAATAACGAGGATAATAAAATGATCAGACAAGTTCCTATCAGAATCTCCAGCAAAGAGCCTAACACTTCAATCGAAGAAGTTGCTCTTGTTCGCGGCTTCAAAAACTACACCGTTGTTGTTCGCGGTCCGTGGCGTCTTATTCGTTGTACCGATACTGTTGACCTCAAAGTCGTGCTTATCGGTCCTTACGACGTAACGCCAAACATTACAGGCTACGAGATTCTGACCTCTGCTGGTTTCTCGTCAGTCGATGCTGCGTTAGCTCTTGGTGCAAAACACTATGAAGTTAAGACGTGGCAGAAGCAACAACGCGCTCGCCTGAAAGCAGCAAAAGCACAACCGCGCCTCGGCCGTACTAACGCACTCGACGATCTTTAAGGAGCAAACAATGAAACAGTTATTCGTAGGTAGCTACCCGAACACTAAGAAGTTTTCTGACCTCGATGCGCGTGACCGTGTGTGCGAGATTCGTGTCATGATCGCCAACGCGTACACAACGTTGCGCGATGCTATTGGCGAAGAAGCCAAGAACGAAACGAATACCTTCCACGGGCCGTGGTTAGTGTTTCGCAATCTCATGAACGAACACCCGGCCGCGTGTCTTGAAGAATATCGTCACGCTGCGGTCTACTTCGACACTGATACCGAAGATCAGATCAGTGAGATCTGCAAGCTGATTGAACAGCACAATGAACTGGTTCGTCAGGAGTACGAACTGAAAGGTGTTCATCAACATCAGGCCGATGTAATGATCGGCATCTCAAGCACTGCCGGTAAGATGGAAACAACTGTGATGCGGGGCCTGGGTAAAACGCGAGGCAACAACCCGCATCTGATCATGGCCGATAGCGTTCGCAAGTATATAGAGCTGGCAGCCGAGAAAGAATCCGTGTTTGCTTTGTGCGTTCTGCTGACTAAGAAGTTGAAGTCGGACTGCTATGACCGCTACGAAGATATGACTCAGGAAGAAATGATTGAGTGCGTACACGGTCTTATTCTCGCTTCGTCCCAGAGCGTGAAGTGCATCCGCGAACACGTTGAGTCTGCCGCTAACGAACTCTCTATGCCGTATGCGCAGTTCGTTGCTGACGTTAGCTCTGACTTCGACGCAGAAGATGATCAGGCGGCCGATGATGAAAACTACGCTCTCCGCAATTAAACGTTACTGGCGCGAAGCTCTGATACTTGCCACGTTGCTTGTCATTGCTATCGCGCTTCCTTATTTTGAAGTACGCAGTCCTATGCTAACCATGCTGGTGGCTGTTATTGTTGCTGCGTACTTCTTTGCTACTTGGGCATGCAAACCGCGTTATGGAGATAACAGTGAAAAAGAATGAAGTGGTACTGAGCGCGAAGGAAGTTGCTGATGGTGTGGACAAAATCAATCACGCGCTGCTGGAAGTTGGTCTGCGTTGTAACGTAGGTGATGTTGGATATGAGCCAACGTACACTGATGACCTCGGTGAAACACAAGGCGGTTGGTACGCACAGTTTGATAAGAAGTCCCGCGACAAGCTGCGTCAATCAAAGCAGGTATCGTGGCACAACACTGGGATGATTGGCGGTGATACACTTGAGGAGATTCTCAAAGTGATCGCCTGTCTTAAATTCCGTAATCACAAGAAAGAGCCGACCTTGGTTCAAGTTGAAAAGGTAATGTACACGATGACTAAAGAAGGCGCCACAAAGAAAGCTCTTGAAGTCTACAACTCAGCCGCGCCGTTGTCTGACGAAGACCTCAAGTTGTGTATCGATCACTTCCGTACTCTGGAAGAGCTGATCAAAGTTGACCCGATGTTGAAGCTGGCCCAGCCGTATGTTGTAAACAACCTCTATCAACTCGAAAACTATCTACACGCTCGTAAGAGCAAGTAATAATCATGGGAGGCCCTTAGCGGGGTTTCCCTTTTGTCATTTCTGGAGCATTTTCGCATGAGATTCGGATTCGCCTGCAAGCTGATTGACGCAAACGGCAAACAGCCCTACCCAAACAAAAGCATTAGCTACACCCACTTCTCTAAACTTGACCTCGACGCACAACGTCAACGCCTACGCGAGATAGTCACGGTCAACCTGACTTCACTTTACGATATGATCGCACACGTTGCGATGCTGCGTACTGACATGCGCATGTTTCGTATCACAAGCGAACTACTTCCGCTCTACACGCACCCGCATGTATCTCACCTGTATGACGAGCGCGAACTCGCCTCGTACATTGAACACTGGTTGTGGAAGTGCGGTAGTCTTGCATGTAGTTCTGGCGTTCGTCTTTCGTTTCACCCAGGTCAGTTCACGGTACTTGCATCTGATCGTCCTGATGTTGTTGTCAACTCGATACGCGAACTTGAGTACCACGCATACTGCGCCTATCACATGGGATACGGACGTCGCTTTCAGGACTTCAAGATCAACATTCACCTGAGCGGTAGACTTGGTGCAAAAGGCTTTCGTGCTGCTCACTCAAAACTTTCTGACCACTGCCGTAAGATGCTCACGGTGGAGAACGACGAGATTACTTCGAGCGTAGAAGATTGCTTGGAGCTGGCGGACCTGTGCCCGATAGTTCTCGACATTCACCATCACTGGGTAATGACAAACGAATACATTCAACCAGACGATGATCGTGTTCAACGTGTCATTGAGTCTTGGCGAGGCATTACTCCCGTCGCTCACTATTCAGTTTCAAAGCCAGAGTTCGTGCCGTCTCGTGGTCTGCCTGATCAAAACAAGCTGACTGCTAATCGTATGCAGTTACGCGCTCACGCAGACTACTATCACAACGAAGACGTAAACGACTGGGCTCTCAGCTTCTCTGAATTTGACCTGATGTGCGAGTCAAAAGCGAAGAATAGAGCGCGAATGAAATTGGCATGTTTTACGCTCAACTCAGCAAATAACTGGACAAAATAAGGCTTGTTTTCGAAGGTTGCCCTATGATACACTGTTTATGAGCGCTATCGCTCGTTTTTCTCATATAAGAAGACAGAGGAAATAAGACAATGTTCAATACGACAACTATCGCAACGAAAGCAAGCATTGCACCGACCGTTAAACACTCTTTTGGTATCACGGGTCTCGCACCCACTAATCGTATCTCCTGTGTTTGGCCTGGCGCTCTGGAAGTTCCGCTGCACATCAAACGTTGGTGTCGCGCCAACGAAATCATGAATGACCTTGATGCTTACATGCGTGTTCGCTTTAAAGGTCGTCGCGCGGATATTCTGAATTTGGTTGCTGTCCATCTGGCACCAAATGACCCTGAGCTTGCGGTTCGCATTCTCGCAACTATTACTGAGGCCTAAAATGAAAGTCCAACCACTGGAAGCTATGTACGGTGCTACGAACACCAATACTTCGCTAATAGAAAAGCGCGGCTTCCGTCCTGTCGAATCAAAATATGTCGATGGCACGGAGGTTAGATTACAACGTCTATCACACGATGTACATGAACGTGTGGTTGTTGGTTACGATCAATTTGGTCGTGCTGTGTATGGAACACGGACACCGCAATCAACGTTCGAAGTGCGTGACAGCAAGGAAAGCGAACCGAATAAAACGGCGCCCTAGCAAGCTCACAACCAGAAGCCATAGAATAACCCAAACAATAAATTCATGCGCTGACCTATCGTGGGGTGTCTTAAAATGATCGTTATTTGTAATAGTTCAAAACAGTTTTGTGCGGATCGCCTAGCACACGGGGATGCTTTTGTTTTTGGTAAGACGCGCATGTTACTACGCGCTGACTTCATCGTCCTGACCGACAAGAACAATAGCTTCTATGTAGTACGCAAATCTGATGTTGTTTGGTCGCCTGAGCTTACAGGTGCTACGCATGTGATTAAAATCCGGGCGTATGCCCAGATTAAGCCGTTCGAACTCAACGCAGCATGTCCACAATTCAACAGCCGCGTATTCGGAACAATCGCGTTCCGCAATCCGCACTTTGAGCATAGACTCTCGGGTCTTAAATATGTAGAGACAAACTTCGGAGGTTTACATGGCACGGTATCATGTGTTTAGTGCGACCCATAAGTATTTCGGCGAAGCATATGAAGGTACGTGGCTGAAAGAGATCGTTCTCAACGGCCAGCAAGTTACCATCGCTGAGTTTCCAGACTTCAACGCTGCCAAAGAATGCGCTGACAAGCTGCATGAGGTTTGCGATATAGGGTGGATAGTCTACAACGCCTTTTCCGAAAGAGCGATGTATGATACCCGTACAGAGCAAGGCGAGTCTGTAAATACATAGCAGCCTCGCCTGCACCTTTTTCTTACCGTGAGGCTTACGGGCTTCACATAAATTCATATCAATGGGGTTCAAAATGAAATTCACTTCAATCGCTATCGCACTGGTTCTGGCTGCTTCTTCCGCTAACGCTGCAAACTACAAAGCACCAGCTCCGGCCGCAGGTATGCAGTCGTCTGGCATGACTATTTCTGATCAGCTGGATGATAGCTGCCTCAGCAAGCTCGCTGCCGCCAGTGACCTGCGCGAAGCTGTTGTTGACTTCGCTGTGTCGCGTGATGCTATCGACACTGTTGCACTTTGGCCTCTGGTCTGTTCGCCGACTATTGAAGCCAAGTCTATCGACGTCGAGCGTATGGGCTCCGACCTGACAATCACTTACGTCAACAAAGACGCGTCTGTGCCAAAACTCACTCTGGTTCTGCAACGCGTCCGCTCTGAGAACGAAGACGATGCTCCTGCGTATCAGATCGTTCAGGTTGGTGATATGAATGCTATGGGCTACGAAGAACAGTCTGCTGTTAAAGACTGGCTGCTCGAATGCTACGCGCTCACCGTTCAAGATAGTATGGCGGTGGTGCTGAACTGATGAAAGGAAAGAAGTTAGACATATTCCTGCAACAACGCACGGCAATAAACAAGGTTGCTTCCAGTCCACAAGACTGGGAGACCTATAAAGAAATGCTGCTGAACATACGGCTTGCCGTTGCTGTTGACCCACGCCCTGATGCTGCTGTACGCCACTTGGCTCGTACATGGCATGCAGAAAAGAAATATGCGCTCCCTGTCTGTCAGGCTACGCTTCTAAAACTTATGACGTTGAAGAAAGCGAATCAAACGCTTGAAGAAATGATCGCGTTGTATATTGACCTTGAGGAAGGAACTCAGAAATGATCGAAAAGAATGAACAACTGGCCGATGCGGTTCGCCGTATGTTTAACTCAGGCAGCGTTGAAGTGCGTGATGCGTTACGCGCAGTAGCAAACACTGTGCTGGCTAAAGATGTTGCTCTGCCTTATGAAGGTGACGAGCCGTCCGTAGAGACAACGTATCGTCTGCTGGAAGGGATTCAATTCTCCGGTGACGGTAAAACGCTTCTGCCCTCTGACGAAATCTACGCGCTCGATAAACTGCTGTCGAAGAAGTGGCGTGATACTTTCTTCTCTGCTGTGTCGAACATGGCGCTGACTATGCACTGCACCGACCCACGCACCGCAGGCAAAGGCTACTGGCCACCGAATAACAGTTCTTGCTGTGAGCTGGTTACTCGTGCCTTCATCTGGACTGTAGCTCAATACGGTCTGGACAATCTTCTCGAAAAAGACACGTCGGTTGTCAGTCACACGCGTCTGCCTCAGTTTATCATCGCGTTGCAGACCGAAGGCAAAGACGAAGGCTATGCGCGTCACTTTAGTCTGTATCATCCTCACAACGATACAGGCAATATCGACACGACCAACTACTGGCCGGACGAGTACAAAATTCAGCAGGAAGAAAAACGCACCGCAAGTCGCCCTGCTGAATACGACTCCGTCCGTCATATGGGATTCGACGAGCTGGCCGCTCTGTGTACACGTCTGAATCTTATTGGACCAAACTCCAAAGTTCGCTGTGATTGCGATGAAGACGAAGAGGAGATTGATTGCGATTGCCAGCCTATGATGGTGGAAGACTTCGATCAGGACCTCGACGAACTGCAACAAGTCTTCTATGACAAATACGGTGACCCGGACGAAGACACGGACGAAGATGAAAGTGAGTGGATTACTGGCGTGTCTGTTATGGAAGTCACTGTCGATCTTCCTACTGTGCGTCTGCCTGAGCCTGCTCAAAACAACCGCTCACCTCTGCCTCGTCGTGGTCAGAAGAAAGCATATGCGAAGCCAATGCCACGCAAAGTCACACTGACTCACGATCAGCAAATCTGGCATGAGCTGGACAGCAAACAAGAGTTCGGTGATCGCCGCTTCGCTATCACTCTCGTATCTCGCCACACGTGCGGTGTTGATCGCGCTATCGCTACTAACCGCGAAGCGCTGGCAGTCGCGTACACTCTTATCAACATCGACAAATAACTGGTCAAAATAGCGCTTCTTCGTGGGGCGCTTTTCTGCTATAATAGCAGCTAGAGCAACATCGCTCTCAACGTCATTTTTAACTATACGTTTATAACGGGAATTGTCATTTATGTCACGCACTATTTCACGCAAGAAAGCAGTAAGCCTCATGTCCACAACTTACAACGCAAAACATCCTGAGTATCTTCCGCGCCTGTTAGCCGAAGACATGGACTCGACTCACCTGTTCGAGTTTCGTGAGATGGTTGTTGCTAAGATTCAGGCTGGCGAAGACCCGACTAAAGTTGTCGATGATATGATCGACACGGCGATTCGCGTTACTCAGGTTCGTCGTCGCACCAGCAACGATTACAACCCGAAGATTGCCGACGTGCTTACTGATGAACTGCGTGATATGCTCCGTAAACTCTAAGGATAAAAATGAAAAGCTACGGTTACTTTTATATTCTGAATCACATCGCTATGGCCGTAGATGCACCCAACAAGGAAGTTGGGTTCAAAGCTCTGGTAGAACTGGACATGTTCAATCGCGCATCTATTTTGACTCGACCTGACGCTGACCCGCGCGCTGCAAAGATTGTGCGTGACCTGACTGAGGCGCTTTATCCCTCTGCAACGGATATTCATCCGACTGTCGCGCAACGCATGATGCTGGTGCAAGCGCTGCATGATCAAGAACTCGAATCTATCGTCGGTAGTATTCGTTTCTTCGTGCCGTTCGCGTACACGAAAGAGCAACTGACTGACCAGTTCGGTTTCTTTGATAACGGCGACGGCTTGAACGTGCCGTACTTCTTGCGTCATCTGTTCATGGAAGATCAAGCAGTCTTCCTTGACGGCAAGCTGACCAGCTTCGCTAATTCGTGTATTCACGGAGAAGTGTCGCAAACTGCTCGGCAGTATGGTCTGCTTCCTGCTCAGGCTTACGGTAAGAACGATATTCCTGAGCGCTTCAAACATCTGCCTCTGTTTTAGGAGACACTCATGGGAGTTGTTAAAGGCATAACCGCCACCACGTTCCCTTCTCGGGGACGTGACGAGGGCCAGAAGATTGCTCTCAGGTGTCGTTGGGGAATTTACCCAGCAACTATTGTTCGTCAAGACAACGATCTACCTTATAATGAGATCTTGAAGATCGATGCGAAGAATCTTCCACGTCGTTACTTCTCGACAACCGACGACCTGTTCGTGTCTCGGCATTTCATTGATAACTTCGCAAAGCATTCGCCTATCTGCCCGAAGGGTGAGTATGAAGATCAATTCGTCGATGTTGTGTTTGATCGCGACACGGAGAATAAATGCGAAGGCGTTGTTATGACGCATCGTGATTTGCTTGTAGTGATTCTGATTACTACAGGCCCTCATGCAGGCCGCTACGTCACTGACAAAGAGTGTCAGTACGCGCCGAAGCCCCGCAAAGTAAAAGAACTAATCGACAATTAAGGACGTAGAATGCAATTCAAAGTAATGCCTGACCTCAACCGTTTTCCTGAATTTAAAATGCCAGCTCGCGCATCTGGGCAAGCTGCCGGTGTTGACCTGTTCGCTCAGGAAGACATGATCATTACTGAACAGACAACTCTGTTTGAGCTGGGCTTCAAAGCTGCCGTGCCTGAGGGCTACGTAGGCATCATCTTCCCTCGCAGTGGTCTGGGCGCTAAATTCAACTGTGAACTGTCTAACACTCTGGGCGTCATTGATAGCGACTATCGCGGTCAGTGGATGGCTGCTCTGCATCTCGGCGGTAAAGGTACGAAAGGCAACGCACTCGAAGATGTGCGCACTATTCTGCGCGGTGTTGCGCCGGCCGTTGCTTCTCTCGTTGAAGGCCCCGATACACAACTCGGTCTGCATATTAAACGCGGTGAAGCGTATGCTCAGGTGTTGTTCTTCGAAGTGCCTCTGATGGAAATCACGCAGGTAGATTCGCTGGACGACACTGAACGTGGTGAGGGTGGCTTCGGTTCAACCACACCTGCTCGTGGCTAATCTGCTGTATGTGCTAATCGCCTACTATCTGGTAGGCGTTATTCAGTTCTTTCGTGAACTACGCTCCATCCCAAACGACGATCCCGCAGTAACTCAGTTCAATCGCAGCATGGATAATGAATCCAACCTGCAGGTACTTTGGATAGGGATCAAACTCGCTGTTACTGTGATATTCATTCACATTCCGTGCTGGATATTTCGTATATAGTGATGCTACTCACACGAGGAGCCTTACGTGGGCTCCTCATTATCGTAATATAAACACTATGGCAAAGAAAACTTATCTGCTACCTCGTGAGCGACCAAGCCCGCTGCCTAACTTACGAGCCTATCTCGCGTTCCTCGCTAGGAAGCCTAATGCTAATCGCGCAGTATTAGAATCGTATTGCAAAGCAAGTCTGGCACAAATGGCTCGCAGCCGTTTCTTTGTAGGTAAGCTCTTTGGCTACAAAGTGTATACGAAATCGAACAAGCTCGCATACACGGTTGTGTGGATTGACCCATACAACTATGACTGTCTTGTTCTGAACCATCAAAGGAGAGAAGTAGAGTTCAAAAACCTTTACGGCCTGCTTTTATAGTTAGGTCCTAGCGCCTTCACACTAGGGGAAAACTTCCGATGATAACTGTCCTTAACAATCGTACCGACGAGGTAATTAAACGCCTGAACGTAGCAGTATGGGCTTGTGTCGCTGTCATGTTTGCTGTGTATATCGCAGTGACAAGCAACGCAAACGCCAGTATGTCTACAGGCCCTGACAACGCCATTGATATGTCTTCCGCCGTGTCACTTGATCCCTCCAATCGAGTGGCTACTAAATACAAGGAGATAGAAAAGGCAGTAGCAGTAAAAGACGAACGAAGGCCCAAACGTTATGTAACGAGAGAGCGCCTCCGGCAACTCTATGCTCACTTGCCTCACCCGTCTGATTTAGGCAAGCAGATTGATTTGGCCGCAGAGAAGTACAACGTAGATGCAAAACTGCTTCTATCAATCTGCGTGTCCGAGTCGCATCTCCGTGCAAAGATCAGGAACAAATCCGGAGCTACAGGCCTGTGTCAAATCATGCCTGACATGCACGGACGTTCTGCGCGGGAACTCATGGACTACCGAATCAATGTTGATCAGGCAGCCCAGATTGTTGCGTTACTAAACAAGCAGTGTAAAGGCAGACGCGCCTGCGTCATTCAAAGCTACAACACTGGTTGGGGAGCATATTTGAGAGGGGTACGTGCCCCACAATATTTAGCAAAAGTCCAGACTGAGTATCGCCGCAAGCATACTCCTTCTTCCTAATAGAGGATATAATAATGAACATCAATATCACCGCGCTGTACAAAATGCAATTCCAGTTGCTGAAACCTTTATCGCCTCGTCAGGAGTATGCGCTCGTTGTCCTGCTCTGCGAGAACATCAATGAAGGTGATGTGGCTGCACTGGCAGAAGTAATCGTTCGTGACTATCCGCATGTAGCGCGTCTGTATGATGCGTTTGCTGCCGCCAACCAGTACGACAATGCTGTACCGTTTATTGTTCCTGTGTTGAACTCGGAAGAAGTCACCGAAGAGATCTTCTGCATTCGTGATCACGCACTCGTCGTTGCACCAGATCTGCGTGAATCTCTGTGTCAGGCTCTGACTCGCGTTGTGCTGATGCGCGAAACGCCTGATGAATTGCTCATGCGCGAAGGCGCCGAAGTGATTCTGGTTACAGATGCTATACCGTATCTGCTTGGCCAGTTCATGGATTGTATGCTCGATGCGTACAATTGCGGTGTGCTGCCTATGGTTGTTCGTCCTACGAAAGACCAGCAGGCCATGCGTGATGATCGTCTGTTGTCGTTTGAGATGTTGCGCGACAACAATATGTTCTCTGGAAGTCTGGACTTCACTAAAGCTCTACAGCCGAGCGAGAAAGCCAAAGCGATTGCTGCCCAGCTTATCTCTCGTCTGCGCACTGTCAAGCCTGCACGTGGCTTCGATGCGGTAACACAATAAACCCAACGGGAGACCTTAACTGGTTTCCCGTTTTTCATTTCTGCGCAAATTTTGAGACTATGACAATGAACGAACAATTCGCATCAATCCCTGCTGATAAAACCACTCTGCCGTTCTATTCTTCTGTTGCACTCAACACCTACTTCAATGATCGTATCAAGCGTCTTGGTCTGACTAAGGTTTGGGAATACGTCGAACGCAACAACCGTCCTGCGTTCGGTGACGATCAGGTGATGGAAGCTCTGCATTACCATTCGACGATACACATGAAGCATGTAACTGCGCTCGCTCTTTGGCTGCTCGACTGCGAAGCCGTTCACGATTGGCAGTACCGCAACGGCGCAGCACCGTTAGCTATCGCCTGTATGTTCCATGACATGAACCATTCGCTTGGTCAGAAAGATGATGCGTACAATGTTCAGCAGGCTATTGCAGCTCTGGAGAAAGCTGCGCACCACGAACTGGCCGATGCCGTGCTGATCGATAACTGCGATATTGCCTCTGACCTGATTCGCGTCACACAATTCCCGTACTCGGATGATCGTAAGCCAAAGAATATGATTGAGCGTTGCATTCGTGATGCGGACATTATTTACGGTATGCAGCCGTTCGTTATCGACTACGTTATGTGTGGTCTGCGTGACGAAGTGAACAGCAACCCTGAAATGCCCTACCCGTTCACTCGTCAAGACTGGGCCTCGGGTCGTGTTCACTTCTTGCATGGCGTTGAGATGTTTACGCAGACAGGTAAAGACGCTATGGATTGGCTGCTTGATGAAGAAAACGATCACAACCATCAGTCGAAGATTGAAAACTGGATGACCGACAACATCGAGTTCGTCCTCACCAGTGCGCGTCATATCAAAGCGAACGATGTTCTGTTTATCGACACGCCAGAAGACACGTTGAAAGCTCGTCGTTTGGTCGAGCGTGTGGAAGATTGTTACCCCGATATCAATCTGTATTTCATGGGCGGCACTTCTTGCTCGCTACGCAACGGCGAGCACTGCATTCGCGTCGAAAGAAACAAATAATCGGCTGAAATAACCATGCTGTCTAAAGTGCGTCTATGCTACAATATGCGTAGACGCACTAACAAAGAGAAAACGATATGAAGCCATTAAAACGAATCCCTCTGAGTTCAGATACAAACCTGTTTGCTATTAACGCCATAGTCTATATGACCGCATTTCTATATCTGGACGTTACTGTGCATTCCGAACATTTCGGAGACAAAGAAATAATGCTACCAGTGAGGGTCAATCACAATGTGTCGCCCCATGAACGTCTGGCTGGTGTACAGTATGCCGCTTATATACCTGTGTTGGCGTGTCATCCGATATCCGACACCGAGTTCCATACAGAGCTTGGTTACACGGAAGTGAATGTCAAACACTTATCCATGGACTATACCAAATGCAGTCATTGGGCATACATCGGCCTTCTGCCTGACGTGGCTGAGTCTGATATGCGAGACAAGCGTTATGTCGCGCCTCTTCGTGTGTATACAGTTCCACATGAAATGGGTATGCCTGATATATACAAACGGCATATTGCTCGCGGTGCAGCGATACGTCCTGACTATCTGCGCACTTCGGCTCTGGACAATATTGACAATGAAACCTGGGAACAACTTCGGGCTCGTCCAGATCGCGGTACCTCGTGGTCGGACTTCTTAGACGCAATCACTAACGGACGACTGACACCTAAAGACAATCTATCCGAATGTCTTGAAAGCATAGATCAGGAGTTCATGCCTGAGGGTGTAGTTAAACGTCTACGTCAGGCTCAGGTACAAAGACGCATGAGAGGTTAATCATGATGCACGATATATACAAGGTGAGTGCTGTCCTGTTCTACCTGCTTGGCGCTATGGCTTTCCTTGCACATATCGTTGGCTTCGTGAAGAACTGGATGAAGATAAAAGAGATGCGGCAGAAAGCGCAGGCGAAGATTGCCAAAGTGAAAACACCGCACGAACTCATTAAACGCCGTTTGCGTAAAGCAGAAGAACGCGCACGGTATCGCCCACGTAAACTGAGAGACTGACAATGCCTACTATTACTCGTAACGACACACTGGAAAAGAAAGTACAACGCGCACTGGAAATCTGCTGGAACGAAACAGTAAAGAACAATTCAGGGCCGACGACTTATGCTTTTCTCGCTTCTTCATTTGCTGCTGATGGTCGCAGCCTGTTCGAAAATGAATTGAAGATGATCGGCGTCATGTTGCGTGACGGTCTTAACATCAACCTGTATGGTCGCTATGCAGCAACTACCTACACAAGCAACAAGGGAATCATGATCGCATTCCAGCCTGTTGCTGATCTCGAAGATATTGTGGAGATGACTCTATAATGGAACAGATTGATTTGTTCGCGTGGCCAGACTGCGGCCGTACAATGTACGAAGCACACACGCTGCTGGAGCCAGCAGTTCGAACGCCTGATTTTGCAGTACGTCAGATGCGCTACACTCATGCGGCCTTCGGCAATAGCGGGGCAATTGGCGGGGCACTCCTTCCGCAGAAGCTGAACAAGAAAATTGTCAGCCTGCACGAATTTATCATCGGCCCAAGCCCTGCGTTTCAGCGTGAGATAACTGCTGGCTCTGGTGATGTAGCAAACATGATGGACCCGCAGTATCTGTACAACCTGTATCTGCATACAGAGACCGTTGCAATTCGTGTGTCTGAGTTCCATAACTTCACTGAACGGGGTCCGTTGTCTGCGCTGCACCTATTCACTGTAGCGACTATTTATGAGATGCGCCTGATCGTTTACTTTGCAGATGACGGCATCGAAACTGATCGTGGCCGTGAAGACTGGTTGCAGAGCATTCGTGGTTACTTCTCGAACCGCAGCAAGTTCCGTATCAAAGCAGAAAAAACTTTATTCACTAAATAACCGCAGCGCTTACGGGCGTCGCACAGGAGAAACATTATGTCATTCGATATGCGCCAGAACGTACTCATGGTTCGCTCTTTGATTAGCGGCCAACCGTTCTATTATTTCTACAACGCAGAAGGCTTGGAGTTCAGCCTGTCTGGTTACCAGCTCAAAGAGATTTATGATCGTCACTTTGATGGTCGTATGTCTGCTGTCACTACTTACTGGGGCTTCACAAACAAGCCGAACTATGAGTCTTTCGAGTTTGCGGATAACGGTGACTTGTTGTGGCATGTTTCTCTGAATGCTGTGTGTCACACGTATCTGCCTCTTGAGATGGTTATCGGTCATGAAGGCTTCAACGTGATTAACGGATTCATGATCGAAGATCACAAACGCATGGTGATGAAGATTCATCAAAAGGCAGTGGGTCGTAGCGTTGAAAAACTTACATGGTTCCATGATATGTCCGAAGAGCGTATGCGTGAAATGCTGAATGCTCTTGGTCACGGTCCTCTGCGTATTGAACGTGCTGATCGTGAAGAACTGATTAAGATTCATCGGGACTGGCAGCGTAAGCACGACGAAGAATTTAAATACACGCACAACGCCTGTGGTATTGATCCGGAAGACAAACTCCCTGCTGACCTGTACGACGATCACGGCAAGTGGTTGCGTCAGCGCCACATGGCAAAAGGCAAAACGCTTGAGATGATGGCCAGCGAACTTGCGAACATCGTCCGTGTCTTTGATCTGTACATCGGCGATGATGACTTTGACCACATGAATCCTGATTGGGACGAAGGTCTGCGTCGTGTTGCTCAAGCATTCATCTACGGGCCTAACGCCAAAGAGCGTTTCGATGAAGTGAAGTATAATCCTCAATTCGTTGTCAATGGTATCTATGCGTTGGCGAAAGACTTGAACTGGATTCATGTTAACGAAGAATCTCAGGACTATAAAGAGTCGTTGATTCGTCGCCTGATGCAAGAACTGAAAAACGAAGTTGAACGTCCTGATGGTGTGTTCGTTGTTGAAGATGGGAAAGTCTATCTGAAAGTCGTGTCTGCCACTGCTACTGCCGATGATGTGGATGACGAAGAGGAGGAAGAGGACGATGATTCTTCCGCTCGCGCAGAAGTGCGTACCTACCTCGAAGGTCTCAGTGAAGAAAAGCTGCGTACAGTAGCAATTGATCACAAGCTGGCCAAGAAAATGAAGATTGCCAAGATGGCCAAGAGCGAGCTGGTGGACTTGTGTGCTGACTATTTCGGCTCTGACTTCCCTGAAGATGAAGAAGAGGAAGAAGAGGAAGAAGAACACGAATAGCCTGAAAGAACTAATTAAACACGCAACACTTTAATCTTCCAATCATACCTAACATTGTAGGGAACAAAAATGAAATTCGAACAAAACATTCTGGTAGTAAATCGCATCGCTCTTATCATGAACGACGAACTGGTGCAGAAGTGGGGTGATGCAGCAAACGCTGATCGTAATGCTACAGCGTATGCAACTGCAATCATTCTCGCCAAACTTCAACAGCGCGTGTCCGTCGCTCTGCATACCGAGAATCCTGAGGCGTGTGCTCGTCCTGAATTGCTCTGGACAGACTACGGTTCTATTTCGGTAAGCGGCCTGTTTATCATCGCCTCTACTTCGGATAAAGAGGTGCTCAATCACTACGAAGACCACGACTATCTTAACCACCTGCACACAATCAAGCGTGTTGCCGAAGAGAGCGGGTTCAAGCTAACGGTCGTTCCAGTGAAAGCAAACTTCCCGTTCTCTAACACCGAAATCCCGGCCAGTATGAAGTGAGGTGATCTATGAAGCGTGAGAAAATTCCGATGATCGATGCCGCTATCGTTTTAACGATGGAAGAAAGTCGTAGCTTTATGGGTCAACGCCCTGACGGCTTTGTCTATCTGCCGAGCAAGGAAGCACTGGAGAAGTTCGAAGCGCATATTCAGAAGCACCGGAGCTATGACAGCTACAGCACTATCCTGCACCGCGAGCTTCACGCTATCAGCGCTGAGGGCGTCGATGCGCTTACTGCTGATATTGAGCGTGATTCAAGCAAGCCCTGGATGTGGTCAGACGTAGACTACCGCATCAAGCTGTGGTAAGCAAATAACTGGTCAAAATGACGGTAGTATCTGAAACCGCATTATGATACACTAGAAGCGTAGCGAATGCTACGCTTTTTAACTTATGTCTGAGGAGACAATCAAATGCTGCAAGAAACTCAAGCCACCCTGTCCGATATCGAACTGCAAGACCGCATGGTAGATGCTGCCGCTCAGAAACTTATCGAACTGAAACCTGAGTGGGTTGACGTTTGCGCTGCGGCACTTCGTTTATACCTGACCGTGTGCGAACAACTCGGCGGTGAAATCCCTGAACTGCGTTTCGTTCATAACAGCCGCCCAACTCGTTTGCAGTTCCGTCTGGCGGAAAGCGTTGAGGGTGAGGAGTTCGTCGCCAACGAAATCAACAAAGAACACCAGATGGCAATGGCCGAAGCAATTTTGGATGTTGCCGAAGCAAACGAAGATGGACACTCGCTGATGGACTTAGCTATCGCTTCTGGTCGTTTGTTCATGATCGGTTATGACGGGCTTGCAGGTACGCTTGATAAGATTTGCTTCCGTAGTCATAAAAAGAACTACACCATGAATCTGGTCAAAGGGGCTTAACATGAAACAGGAATACACTCTGCTTAAACGAAGCAAAGTCGATGTTAATCGTTTTGCTTTCGTGTGCGACGGCACGGTGGTAGCCAACTTCACTGCCGGTCAGTTGTTCGTGACAATGCAAAAACTCAAACACGCTGACGCTATTAAAAACGTCGATGTGCTCTGGCGTGACGGTACTCGCACCGTTGAAGAACTGCGTGTGGTTGAGCAACGTCGATTTATTCAATTCGATACGCTCGAATATGAGCATTCAATTTGCTTGCTGCTGCGGGCACAGGGGCTGCCTGTTGAATTGTCTGTTCCTGTTGACGTGCGCAAGCTGTTTGACAAGCAGGGACCGTTTATTACCGAAATTCGTGTGCCGTCAGAACTTGTTGCTGATCTGCATCCTGCTTTAGAGCGCTTCATTCCAGATGAAGACGACGATATGGATGAAGACTTCGACGAAGACGACGAAGCTGAGGATCTGAATGACACTGACTTCGGCTTCCGCCCAGAAGACATTCGCAGGCAGTTAGGTGATTTTAACTATCGCTCGCCTGACTGGGTTGTTACTATGACTGATGCTCAGGTGGATGAAGTAAATCACCTTGAAGTCGGCATCGACCCTGACATTGAGCTTCCTCGTGCGGCTGACGCGAAGGACGAATTTTTCTAATGAAAAGTACAAACGATTTGGTCAAAGAGTTACGCAGACACGGCCAGCTTACTATTGACGAGCGCGAGAAGCACTTGCTGCCAGATTTGACGTTCACGCTTGATTGCCTGTGTATCACATACAAGAAGCGGGAAGTAGAGACTACCAAGCGTGGTCGTGTCATAACAATAAAATTGACCACCGTTCATTAACAATCCAGAGTTTGGCTCGCCCGTCCAGAAATGCTCAATTCCCCAAGTGAGGTGCTTCGCGCAGAAGCATGACGGTGCGGGTCCTTTTTGAAGCGTACTAATCGAGTGTGTTTCACAAAGAACCCAAAACAAACAGGAGGCTGTTATGAAGTTTAACGATGTGAGTAAAGATGCTCAGGTCATTCTTATGGGCGCTGCACTTGCTGGCGTGATCGAAGCGTTCGGACGTGACGACGAAGATGAAGGCAAGCAGTTGATTGAAACTGCGTTGCGCCAAGTCGGTTTGACGTTCGACGAGTTCCGCGTCCTGATGACCGAAATCCCACCTGAAGTTGAAGCGGAAGTTGCGTCTGTCCAGACAGTAGTTGCTGATCCGGACGATGACTTCGATGACGAACAACTGGACACAATGGAAGAACGTCCAGGCAATCTGAACGATGATGGGCGCACTGATGAAAATGGCTGGCAAGATCTTGACGAAGATACTGTGTGCCAGATGTGCGGCAAAGAACACTGCGAATGCAATCGCATAGGGTGATCAAATGAGCCGACGCCCAACGCAAGATGAAGTGAACGGCCAGATAGCTGCCTCAGAAGAACAACGCTATAGCGAGCGTGAGGCTCAATATGCTGATTGGTCAGATGACGATTTACGCAATGCGCTGTTAGAGAACGGTCTAGTCTTTGATGACGACGACTTGGACGACTACAGCCGACAAGACTGTCTCAGACTGCTTATGGGCAGTGGCTACTAAGCATAAAACTGGACAAAATGACGGTTGTGTCAAAACAGCGTCCGTGTTAGAATATAGATGTAGGGCGCATATCGTGAGGAGTGCGCTCTATATGCGAATGACGCGATTCGCAGTACGAGAGAAGTTCTTGACCGTGTGTTTTCGTTTTTCCCGGACACACGGTCCTTTTTCAAGTGCCTTCGAAGTTTGAGGGTGCTTGCGAAAGGGTAGATACTCTTTGAACACTGCCCGCTATCTGGGAAGTATGCAGAAAACTGGACAAAATCGTGGTTGTTATCTGACGGCCACCTGAGCTATACTATATGCAGACGCATTGAGCGTCGCAAACAACATATCACTTATACTGAGGAGTATTAAACATGGCACGTATCGAAACTAACACTAATCTGGTTGGCAAAACTATCGTTCTGCTGGACGGCACCAAAACTAAAATCGAAGATGCAATCGCGTCTGGTTATAAAGTGAAGGGCCGTTCAACGAAAGTTGCAACTCGCTGTGTTATCAAAGAAGGCTCTCACTTCCGCGAAATCGAACGCATGAACATGAGCCAGCTGGAAGATACTGGTGAAGGTTACGTTAAGCTGAAAGAAGCGAAAGCGTCAGGCAAGAAAACTGCCTTCAAGAAAGAAGCGGCCACGTCGAAAGCGTCAGGCAAGAAAGCTGGCGGTAAAGCTGCGGCGAAAGACGCGAAGCCGTCGAAAGACAAAGAGCCGAAAGTTCGTCGTAAATCTTCCGAAGAGCAGTCCGAAGATTATCAGAATCTGGCTATGGCTATCATCAAAGGCAAAGCCAAGCCGGCTGTTGAAATCGAAGCTGTTGACGAAACGCTGACCGATACTGTTGCCAAACGTATTGTCGATCACGTCCTGTCGTCTGATATTGCGCGAGTGTGTGCTGACAACAAAACGCCGATCGCTAACGACCTGGACGTGACGTATGAAGCCGAATACGCGCCTGAAGGTAACGTGATTCAGATTACGATGAACCTGCAATACGCCGCGCCGGTTAAAGTGCTGTCTCGTCCTACGCTCGAAAACGCAGAAGCTATCGAAGCCCGTGCGCAGAAGATGATCGCGCCGAAGCTGTCTAAGAAACTGGCGAAAGCTATTCGTGAAGCATTCAGCCTCGAAGACGCTAACGAGCTGGAAGCCGGTACCATGCTGTTGTCTGATGGTGCTGAGTTCGTCTACTACGGCGAATCTGCGAAGCATCTGGGCAAAGCGCTGTTGTATGTCGTAGAGACCGACAAGTTCAAATCTGTTCTCGGTTCTACGCTGGGTGAGTATGAAATCCCAGACGCAGAAGAAGAGGAAGAAGTAGAAGACGAAGAGGAAGAAGTAGAAGACGAAGAGGAAATCGAAGAAGAAGAGGAAGAAGAGGAGGAAGAAGAGGAAGAAGAGGAAGAAGACGGCGAAGAGGAAGATGCCGAAGAATCGCAAGGCGCCGAGTATGAGTTCGTCGCTGTCGAAGCTGACCAGCTGAAACTCGTCAACAAGAAAGTAACAGCGAAGTATCACGCCGCTCTGGCAGAACGCTTCGGTGTTGACGAAGAAGCGCTGGCCCCTGGCCTGATGTTGACTGACGGCGAAACTACTTTCGCTTACCTCGGTTGCGATAGCAAAGGCGGTCTGCTGGTGATTGACCTGTCTGACGATGCGGACGAAGACGACAACGTGCTGGTCTACAGCAAAGCCGATATCAAAACGCTGACTGACTTTAGCCCTGTGATTGACAGCGGTGAAGAAGAAGCGGATGGCGAAGAAGAAGAAGACGACGCCGAAGACAATAACGCTGACTTCGAAGAAGAAGACGCTGACGAAGAAGAAGAAGACGAAGACTTCAACTTCGACGACCTGCCGAGCGAAGATCTGGAAGACCTGTCTGACGACGAACTGCGTGACCGCGTAGTCGAAGCCGGCCTGACCACTCCGCGCAAAGCAGACAAAATGAACGCGTCTCAACTGCGTAAGCTCCTGAAATAAGTTCGACCTGTAATACAAAACACTGATGATAGATGCGGTTCAGACAGAGCCGCATCTCTGACAACTAAGCTGATTGAGGAATCACACTATGTCAAACGCAAACAAAATCCTGTTAAACGCTCGTGTTCGTCGTCTGGACGGTACTGTAACTTTCATCAACAAAGTAAACGCGAACGGTTATAGCACCGACGCGAAGGGACCTCAGATCCCGGTCAAGCGTCTCGTAGTCGCAGGCAAAACTCTGAAAGAGATTGAGTCGCCGTTCTCGAAAGAGGAGCACGTAATCGTGCAGGGCGTATCAGTCAAACTGAACAAGCGCCAGCAGCGTGAACTTGCTGATGGCTCGCTCGATGTTAAGTCTCTGAACCCTGACTTCGGTAAGCTGGTCTTCATCGACCCTGAAACAGGTAAAGCGACTGACGGTAAAGCCGTGAAGTCGAAAGCGAAAGCGAAAGATAAAGACGGTGTGAAAGCGGGTGTGAAAGCTACTCGCCAGCGCAACAAAGATACGCGCACTAAGAAAGAACGTAAGGCGGAAGTCGCTGCGTCGAATGACGAGCTGGACATGTTGCCGTCTGATAAGATTGATCGTAAAGCAGAGCTGGCCGGTATCATCGACGCGACTGTGGCTGATGCGACAACCAAAGAACGTCGCAAGCTGTTGTCCGAAGCGTTCGATATGGACTGGAAAGATGTGAAGAAGCATGGCGGTAAAGGCGTCATCAAACATCTGGGCCGCAAAGCCGCGCAGTCTGCTGTGAATAAACTGAACGCTACCGTAACGCAGGATGCTTTCATTAAGCAGATGCCTGTTGCGTTGAAGCGCCTGATTCAGGACGGTACGTTGACGCTTAACAGAGCGCAGATTGAGCGCGTACTGAGTGCGCTTGACCTCGACGTGAAGTTCTACAACATTGCTATGCAGACACTGTTGGGCAATCTCAAGCTGTCACTCGACCAGTCTGTCGCTGAGCCGAAAGCTGGTAAGAAAGTGAAGAAGGTGAAGAAAGCAAAAGCTACTTACGCCTCAGAGAAAGAGCAAAAGCGCCGTGTTAAGAAAATGAAACACTCGCTGATCGCCCCGCCGAAGAAAATGCTGAAAGAAGCGAAGGCGCATATGAAAGCCGCCAAAGCTGCTATCGCACAAAAGCTGGGTATCTCTTCGAAAGAAGTTCAGCGCGGACTGCTGGTGTATCGTGCGAACGGCGATGAACTGATGTTTGTTGCCTGTGATATGACAGGCCCTGTGTTCATCGGTAACGATGGTGAAGTGGTGGTGATTGCCTACGCAAACGTAGAGACTGCCTTCGACTTCACTCTGAGCAAAACTTCTGAACTGGATGCCACCGTATGACAAACAATGAAATTCTTTTGTCAGGTATGTTTGCTCAACTGTATGCGCGGCTGATGACGGCTGCCGTACTAAAGACCTACGTGTATTACTCAGACTTGGCGCCGATTGTGTTCGGCGTTCAACTGTCGGTAATTAGCAGTGCGCAGTACGACGCTCTTTGGTCACTCGTTAAAGAAACCATGAACGTCGATATAGCACACGGCAGGCCACCGCTTGCCGCGCTGTATGTATCAAGGGCATCTGATAGCAAGCTGCCCGCTAAGAAGTTCTTTCGTGAGTACCACAAGCTCACGGGCCAGAATTTGTCAGAAGCTGAATGGCAAGCACTCGTCGAAAATGTGTGGGAACACTATCAACCAAATCTTCGGGGTCTTGTATGAAAAAGTCAAAGGTCACAATCAGTCGGGGAGGCTACAAACCCTCCTCGCAAGAAGAGGCACAAAAGCTGGTGGCCGAGTTCATTCTTGGTACCATCGGTATCAACCCTACTGTTATCAGTCAGCAAATGCTGTTGAACGTTGCGAACTATAACTACCTGACTTCTATCGCCGACACTGGAAAAGCTAATCAAGCGAACCAGAGCGCATTACATAAAACTGTAAAAGAACTTAATGCGTTCTGTAGATTGCACAAGATCTCGCTGGGATTACTAATTATGCCGCATACGTCTGCCAGCGATTATGCTGGTGACGAGGTTGTAGCGATTCCGTGGGAGCATGTGCAGAAAAACGCATTGAGCCAGTCGGCCATCACATCTCTGTTTGAAACAGTTGAAGCTGATGGTTATCCGCAGTTTGTGACTGATGCGAAAACAGTAGAGGGATACAATGTTCTATGATCACGTATTCAACCACGACGAAAAGCAATTGCTTCTGTCGGTGGCTGAGTCTAAGTATCTGGTGCGGTTAGACTGCCCAGATTATTTGAAGAAGTCGAAACACGCAATTGAAGTTCGTCATACCGTAACCAACCGCGGCGAGCAACGCCGTAGCGGAACAATAACAACTGCGTTTGTGCCTCGTATTCATTCAGCAACCGTACAGCGTTTGGTGCGTGAAGTGCGTGACACTCAAAGCAAAAGCGCGTCGTCCAGTCTCGCTGCATTATTCGAGCTTGGACTTGGTGTACCGAAGCAGCACGATATTGCGGTATACCTGAAAGACTACTGCCAGGAAAATGATAAGAAGGGTGTGGGTATCAAGTATATCCGCAAACTGATTAACGAGTACCATCGCAAGCACCGCCATAGTTTTGCAGGTAGTCGCTGGCTGATGCCTGCTGCGTATACAGCGAACATGCTGAACATGCAGTCCTTCATTCATCTGAAAGAAGGTGGTTACTCGAAGAAAGTGAAGGTACCTGACGGCATTCCCGTTGTGTTCATCTATCAGAACACGAACCACGAGAAAGCAACCTTTACTTTGTGTGACGCATTCACGATAAGCCCGCTCGGCTATCCGATGCCGTTCGCGCAAATAGCTTTACGACCTGAGTTCAAAGCTGCACCGAAAGAGTTCAAGTCGAAAGCACTTCGTGGCAGAAGCATGTACGCGATGGTTATGGGCGTTGTCTACTGGGAAGAAGGTGATGCGCTTGATAACTTCCGCGAGCTACAGGAAATTGACGACGACCCGTATCTGACGTTGCTGACTAACGACAAGTACGCTGATCGCCGTAGCCCTGAGTATCAGGAACTGCTGGACCAGCGCATTGCGTTAAACGAACAGGCACCGAAGTGGAACGAGATTATTGCAAAGTACGGCAATACAACTCGCGTACTCAAGCCTGAGCAGGCAGAGAAGCTGGAGCAAGCAAACGACTTCTTCCAGCAGCGTAAAGAGTTCATGGACGCTTTCGACAAGTTCGAAAAGAAAGAGAACCATCACGCTGCGAAGCAATTTGCTGCGGCCAAAGCTCTGTTTGCTGCCGTTGATTGTGGCACTATCATGGACCGCACAACGTACATGTCAGTGTCGTCCGGTCTTGACGATGTGAACAACATTCTCACCAAGTGGGGATTCACTACAGTCAACACTGTTAATAGTAGTTTGAAGAAGTCTATCCTTACTTACGACCGTAAAGGCGCAAGTCGCGTCTGGTCCCTGTAGACAACATATCTGAGGAGATAGTACAACATGTCTAATAATAATCTGGGCGCTGCTGCATCATTTGGTACCGAGACGCAAAAGCAAATCGCTAACGAACAGCGCCGCGCTAATTCGTCTGAGAGCGGTCATGTGAACAAATGCACCATCGTTGTTCTGACTGCGTTGAACGCGCATAACCGTTTCTCGTATCTGAGCGCGGACGAACAACTCTGTGAAAAGCCGATTGAAGGCAAAGTAATGGACCGTCTGCCGAACCTGATCGAACGCGCATCTGGCGCGTCGACCGACCAGAACAGCGCGTACTACATTCTGCATCCGAACAACGGCGTACCGACTCGCATCGACGAGCGTATCAAAGTGGGTGAAGGTGACGCGGTCATTATTTCGTATACTGTAAATAAAGCAGTGTCAGAGATGCACGGCAGTTTGTCTCTCGCATTGTTCAGTGCGGGCGAAAGCGACCTTGCAGACCTGGCCGCCGAGTTTGGTATTCACGCCATCTCGATTGTTGAAGAAAGCAAAGCTGGTGGTTATATTCAAGCACTCGCCGCACAGGTAGAAGCTCTGAATATTGTAAATATCACAAGCATTGATGAAACTGACGGCGCTCTCGATAAAGCAGTAATCGACTACAGCGCGTTGCCGGCCAATCCTGTTACTGTGCTGTCCGGCGCTGTGCGTACTTTCATCATGCAAACTATTAGCAGCGAAATCGTTGCTGCAATTCCAAATAACGGAGAACTGAACGTGAAACAACCTACCAACTCAACGCCTGTCGATCTGAACGAAGACTTCGACGCAGAAGACGAAGTTGTTGATCAGCAGGACGGCGGTGAAGACGAAGCTGCGGTCGGCACGGACCTGTTTGGCTACAAGGCTGAAACGCTGAGTGTTGAGCAAATGTCCGAAGCGCTCGAAGCTATCGACTACGATCTGTCGGCTATGGATGAAGACGGCATCCGCGAATCGTTCGAAACTGAGCAGGCCATCTGGCTGGCAAAATCTGATGACGCCGCTGCCGACGACGCGGACGACGCCGAAGATGAAGAAGAGGAAGAAGAGGACGACGAAGACGAAGAAGGCTTCGACGCTGTTCAGTTCCTCGCTTCTCTGCTGATGGCCGAAGACTTCGACCGCGATGCGCTGAAAGTTCTGGTCCGTACTCAAGACCTGAAAGTAATGAAGTCGGACACTGTTGAAACTCTGTCTGCTAAACTGCTGGAGCTGGTCGAAGGCGCAACCGAAGAAGAGATGTTTGAACTGATCAACACCTTCGTCGGCGCGCTGCAAGAGCGTGAAATCGAATGCCCGAACATGCTGGCAACTATCGCTGAGGAAGAAGACAGCGAAGAAGAAGATGCCGATGAAGAAGACGGCGAAGACGAAGAGGAAGATTCTGAGGAGGAGGAAGATGAAGACTCCGAAGAAGAAACCGAAGAAGAAGACGGTGACGAACTGCAAGACCAGATCGAAGCTGTTACCGACCCGCTCGACTACTTCCAGTTCCCGGGCGGCGCTCTGTCTGCTGAACAACGCATGGCTGCTGTTGAAGCTATGGGCGAAAACGTTGAAGGTCTGACTATCGTGCAGGTAATGAAAGCGTTCACTCGCATTCAGGGCCAGACCAACGAAATCGCGGTAGAAGAAGACGCCGAGCTGTCTAACGTTGAACAACTGACTGCGCTGCTGGGCCAGTATGACGAAGCGACCGTGCAGCACGTTGCTGAAAGCCTGGGCATCCTCGTTGACGAATGCGAAACCGTTGACGAGATGATCGAAGCGATTGCAAACGGCGGTAACGAAGATGACTTCGCTGCTGTTGAAGAAATCGCAACCAACTACGGTGTTGACCTGTCCGAAGTTGCTGACGGCGAGGAGCTGGACTTTGTTGACGCTCTGCTGGCAGTGCTGCCGTCGTTCCTGAACGATGATGAAGTTGGCGAGCAGGACGAAGAAGAAGAAGACAGCGAAGATGAAGAAGACGCTGACGACGAAGATGAAGATGAAGTCGAAGCTGCTGGTGATGCCACTGCTGAGAACGATCATCTGAAATTCGTTAAGTCCGTTGATACCTCCAATCGCGTCGGCCCGATGCTGACTGTCGATATGGACCAAACGCTGATCATCAACTTCACTCTGACCGACGGTGATACTTACGCACCGATTGAAAGCGAACTGTCTGACATTAACGGCTTCAACTACCGCTACCCGTTCAACCTGGGCAAAGCTGGCAAAGCACCGGGCGCGATGCACCTGCCGGCGCAGTCTCTGCTGGATATCATTGAGCGCACCAGCACCACGCGCTTCATGGCTAACCCGGCAACGTTCGATGTTGCAGCCTGGGCGGAAAGCCTTGAAGCAACTCTGGAAGATGAAATCGCATCCTCTCTGTATGCCGGTCGCATCGAAGAAGGTCTGGACCCTACCGAAGCCGGTCTGATTGTCGGTGACTTCATCGACGACGAAGAAATGCAGCAGGCAAGCGAACTCGGTTACATCGACGCTGACCAGTTCGACGAGCTGCAAGGTGATCATCTGCCGATTGCTGGTCTGTACAGTGCTAAGTCTCGCGTTCGTCCGGTGCAGGTTGATACTGCTCACGTCGCGCTGCACACCACTGTGATGAACGTTGCTGTTCCTGGCTTCTGGGGAGACTCTGATGTTTCTCTGCTGGTGCAGGCTGCTGTTAACCGCGTTATCGCTCTGGCCGGTACTGTTGAAAACATCCGTGTGTACGCTGGCTTCACGTTCGAATCTGCCGCACTGCTGAACAACGACCGCCTGTTTGCGGCGCTGACCGCTCTGCGCACCATGGAAGGCGTACAGTCTTACTCTGCTGCTGACGCTGCAAACTTCGACGATGCCGAAGACGTAATCGAAGTAGCAAGTGCGCTGGACACCCGCGACCTGCCGCTGTCTATTCTGTCTGGTGGTCTGGCTGCTGCAACGTTCGATAACGGCGGTGACCTGACTGTGCTGGTACAGTGTTCTCCGGAAGACGAAGAGTCCGAAGAAGAAGACGAAGGCGACGACGAGTAATATCGTCTGATTGAGTGGCTCGAAAGGGCCACTCGCTTTTCTTGGGGATCTGTAAACATGACACAAGAAGTAGACCACGGAGCTAACATCGTCCGGATGATTGGTGAGCGTGACGAAAAAATCCATACGCTTACTAGCGAGCTTGCAGAAGCCGTAGGTGATAAGAAAGACGTGGAACACGTTTTAGAGGATGAGGTTCACAGCAACACAGTGTTGCGTGTCGCCCTTCAACGTAAGGTTCGCCAACACGCCACTGAAATCGCTCTGCGTGATGAACGCATTCGTGAAGTTACTGGATTCTGCAACGAGCAGACCGAAGAAGTTCGCGCTCTGAAAGCTGAACTCGAATCTGTAAAGAGTAAGCAAGAAGCGGCAAACCCGCTGCCTTTTGCTCTGCATATGATAATGTGTGCTGGCATCAACCACTACTACACAATCGTTATGCAACTCGCACACGGTACTGTAAATCGTGAAACGAATCGGGTAGCGCGAGACCTTGCCGAGCAGAACAAGTTGGACACGGTAGGTAAACAGCCTTCGCTGTACCGCTCTGTTGCAATGTATTGCTCTGCTGCTGGCACTGACGTACCAACGGGTGCAACGTTGCGTGAATCGCTTAAAGCTCACATCGAAGCAAATATTGACCTGTTCTTGAAAGACCCGCAATTCGAAATCTCTCGCTCAATGTTACGCCTTGTGTGGGAAGCGAATAAGAAAGCGGCTCATATGGGTTTCGGTGCGAATAACATCTGCCGCTCATTCAACTGGATGCCTGCCGCAGAAGTTGGCAGTCTTGAAACGCTGGATGATGAAGACGACTACGAAGAATTATTCTGCGAGTCGCTTCAAACAATTTGTTTCGATTTGATTAATCATAGCTTTTAATAATCTGTAAAAGTTACCTGTAATCGAAACTGTAAACACTAATTGAAGTTCGAACCGAGCGACAAGCTCACATTTATAAATACCGGAGCATTACAATGGCTAAAGCATCAAAGACCACCTCACTGGCACCTACCCTGGCTTCTCGCATCGCTAAAAAATCTGGTTCTATCAGCACTTCTAAAGTTAAGCCGACTGACCTGCCGCATGACATTCTGATCGAAGCTGTTCAGGCTGTTGAGCTGATTGGCTTTATCACCGACCGCACCGATAACAGCGTAACCATTCGTCACAAACGTGGTCATGGTTCTTCTGCTCAGATCGTTTCTACCTTCGGCCCGAACCAGTTGCTGTCTGTGCTGGGCGAAGCTGGTTCTCACGGTAGCGTAGTTGCTCAAATCAACGCGCCGGTTCGTGAGTACAAAGGCTTCAACGTTAAATACGTCGGCCCGATGATTCACGCGACCTCTGTTGAAACAGGCGAAGTGGTTCACATCAACACCGCACTGCCGGGCTTCACCGTTCGCGCAACTGTAAACGAAAACGCGGCTGCTAAAAAGTATGGCATCGCTGCTCCGGCCAAAGCCAAGAAAGCGGACAAAGGCGACAAGTCTGCGAAAGTGGCTAAGAAAGTAAAAAAGTAATAAAGTCTGACGAAGACTTTTAACTGACTTTCTGAAATCTGTAAACATTAAGTATGCAGCGAGATAAAATGTTCTCGCTGCCTGTATCTCGAATCTGTAAATCTTAATTGAAGCAACATCGCTTCTACTCAAACAGGAAAAACAAATCATGGCTAAAGCTGCTAAAGCAACCGTAAACACCGCATCTCTGGTTCTGGCTAAAATGCTGGGTGTTGTAGTGGAAAACGCGACTGATAAAGAAATCGCTGCGCTGCTCGCATCTGCCGGTCTGACCGTGTCTGGTGGCAAAGTTGTTAAAGCTGACAAGGGCGGTAAAGCTGCTAAAGGCAAAAAGGCCAAAGCACCTACCGTCGCTGAAATCGTCGCTGCTGTGAAGGACGAAGAAGAACTGGACATCTCCGGCGTCGATGAAGACACTCTGCGCGAAGCAGTTGTCAAAGCCAAGCTGTCTACCGCTAAGAAAGCTAAAGCGCTGGACGAAGACGACCTGCGCGATCTGCTGAACGAAAAGCTGGGCGGCGAGTCCGATGAGGACGAAGACGAAGAAGAAGAGGACGACGAAGACGAGGACGAAGAGTCCGACGACGAAGATGAAGACGGCGACGACGAAGACGACGAAGACGAGGACTCTGAGGAAGAAGAAGAGGACGAAGACGAAGACGACGAAGACGGCGACGATGAAGACGAAGAGGACGAAGAGGACGATGAAGACGAGGAAGATGAAGACGAAGACGAGGATGAAGACCTCGATCTCGACTCCCTCGACGAAGACGAACTCCGCGCGCTGGTAATCGAGCACAAGCTGGCGACTGCCAAGAAAGCGAAAAAGATGGACGAAGATGAACTGCGCGAACTCTGCGAAGAACACTTCGGCGGTGAAGACGACGAAGACGAAGAAGAAGACGAAGACGACGAAGACTTCGACGATGAAGACGAAGACGAAGACGACGAGTAATAACTTCTGATCCGGCGCGCCCCTCTAGTTCTGCTGAATGAGCGAGGGGCAAATATTCGATAAAACTTTTCGAATATTTTTGTAAAAAGTTTCAAAAATCCTTGTAGACCTATGTTGAATATAATAATGTACGTCTACAGGGAAACAAACCTGAACAAATTTATCTTTCATCCCGCGGTGAAAATACCGCATCAAATATAAAAGTAAGGAAATACCATGAGCAAGAAAATCATTAGCGCTCTGAACAAAGAAATCCGCGCGATTGAAACCTCTGAACGTAACCTGGGCAAAACTGCTGAAAACGTAACCAAAGAGCAGGCTAAGCTGGCTGAACGCCGCGCTAACCTGGCTGCCCAGGTTGAAGCACTGCAAAACGGCGGTGACGCTAAGCCGGCGAAAGCTGCTAAAGCGACCAAAGCTGAAAAAGCTGCTAAGCCTGCTAAAGCAGAAAAAGCTGGTAAGAAAGCGAAAGCTGAAAAGCCAGCCAAAGCTGAAAAAGCTGGTAAGAAAGCTAAAGCAGAAAAACCTGCTAAAGCTGAGAAAGCCGCGAAAGCTGAAAAGCCTGCTAAGGCAGACAAAAAAGCCAAAGCTGAAAAGCCGGCCAAAGCTGATAAAAAAGCTAAAGCTGAAAAAGCTGCTAAGCCTGCCAAAGCTGAAAAAGCTGGCAAAAAAGTAAAAGCTGAAAAGCCGGCCAAAGCTGATAAAAAAGCTAAAGGCGCGAAAGCGAAGAAGCAGGAAGAAGACTTCGACTTCGAAATGGAATAAGCAAGTAATCGCGCACTAGCGGTCACTTGATCGAAAGGGCAGCGCTGACGAGCGTTTGCCCTTTTGTTGTATCTGTATCAATTTTTGAGGTATTTGCCATGTCTGCTGAACATCTGCTTAACGACGACCTACCTGACGATACTCGCCCCCTGAAACCCACTCCTGATTCTGCTAAGCCTTCTTACTTTGACCTCGTCTCTCTACGCTTAGAGGCTGCTGGCCGTCTCGCACGTTCTCTCAAAACTCTCAAAGACGCTAACGTATTCGGTGCTGACAACACCGTTGCCAAAGATCTCATGTTGAAAAAGGCTCTGGAGATCGCAGAGAACTACTGGGCAGAGATCTGCATGGGTCTAGTTCCAGTGAAAGACTCTAGTGGAGTAGAAGCACTACGCGACAATCTGCCTGCGTGTGTCGAAGCCTTCCGCATCATAGTGATGGAACATGCTCAACGTGAAGCATTGGAGCGTGAGTGTCGTAACAAGATTGACCACACAGGTGGCTTCAAGATTCTCACTCAGCCTCAAGTGTTGCACCTCGAAAACAAACACGTCTGCAATGGAGATTGCGATCATGGCCCAGAAGCTGTCTGAGCAAATCAACCGCTATTTCAATCTCATGGAGAAAATCCGTGAGCAACTGTTTCGCGTTATGCCTGTATCTGACCGCTATTTGTGTATTGTCAGTTTCAGCACGAACCATCAGGCGATGATGTGTGATCTCGTTAGCAAAGAAAGCCTCATGCCCGCAAAGCTGCTTGATGGTCTTACCGGACAAGAGCTGGTGACGTATGGCAGTATCAAGCAATCTATCGAAGACTGGGTAGCTGATGGTATGCAAGCTGACTTCCCTCTCAGTCAGAGCGATGACGTATACGCTGAATACAAGAGCTTAACACGCGAACCTGACATAAACTAAACTCTGCAAATAGCTGGACGAAATGCGGGTATATAAGAATAATCTTATGTGATATAATAGCGTCAGACAAGTAGTGTCTGAACTTGCTAATATCGAGTAGTCTACGCTACTCACTCAGGAGAATACCAAAATGGCCAAAGCGCCTAAAGCCGCCAAAGTTAAAAAGCAAACGGGTGACGGTTCTCAAGAAGGCTTCGTAATTGCCGAAGGTCTTGATGGAATCCGAATGAACCCGGGAATGTACTTGGGTCAACGCGGTGCCGATATGGCTTATCGCGGAGTTAAAGAGCCTGTCGATAACGTTTATGACGAACACATCGCGGGACGTAACAAAGTTCTGGAAGTTGTGATTGACTACGACAACGACCTGAACGTAGTAGCCGACATGGCGAAAGGTATTCCTACCGACTTCAAGAAACTGAAAGACGGTACGAAAGAAACGATCATGACCGCAGCGTTTAGCCGTGTTCACGCTGGTGGTAAGTTTAACGATCAGGCGTACAAGACTTCTGCTGGTACACACGGTGTTGGTGTTGCGGCACTGAACGCAGTGTCCAGCCAGTTACGCGTTTGGTCAATGTACAAAGGCAGTTGCTCTTATCAGATGTGGCAGTGCGGTGTCGCCAAGTCAGGCAAAGACCCGAAGAAAGTCAAGTCTGTTGATAAAGACGTAATGAGCCTGCTGCGCGAAAAGAAAGCGAGCAAGTACGGTACGATTGTTGCGTGGACGCTCGACCAGACTGTTGTGTCTGCTGACGTTATGCGCGGGAAGAAGCTGCCGAAGGGTTATCGTCACGCTGCACCAGACCCTGCTCAACTCGGTACGTGGCTGCGCAATATGTCGCTGCTTAACCCAGGCTTCGAAGTACGCCTGACGCTTATCAAGAAAGGTAAGCGCAAAGAGTTCACGTTCCACAATAAGAAAGACCTCGCGCACGTTGTGAAGACGATGGTAGAAGAACGCGAGCTTGGCTCAGTCGGCAAGCCGTTTATCTTCAAGAACGACAACATCACCGCAGCGCTGACGTGGACAGATCATCCTGACACTGACAACTTCCTCAGTTTCGTTAACACTAGCCCGACTGTTGATGGCGGCTGGCATGTAGTAGGCTTCCGTGATGCGTTGTTTGAAGCAATCAAGCCGTACATGAAAGAAACGAAAGGCAAGAAGAAGCAGAACTTCAAGCAGGAAGATCTGCTTATCGGCCTGACCGGTATGTTCGACTGGCGTATGCACGGTGCTCAGTATACCTCGCAGGTTAAAGACAAGCTGGCGAGCCGTGTCGAAAAAGAAGTATACGAGATGCTGAAAGAAGCGTTCGTGAAATACTTCAAGGACAATAAGAAAGTCGCAACGACGATCATCAAACGCGCCGAAGCGATGAACAAGGGACGCGAAGAACTCAGTGCTGTCGTGAAGTCTATGGCGGACACGAAGAAGAAGTTGAAAGGCAACTCGCTTCCTGCTGACCTGATCTCTGCACTCAAATGTAAGCCACATGAGCGTGAGCTTATCGTTGTAGAAGGTGACTCTGCTGGTGGTACTGCGAAACACGCACGTAACCCTGACTATCAGGAAGTTATGCTTGCTGGCGGTAAGCCGCTTAATGGCCTGAAAGCAAGTCTGGCTGATGTACTCAAGCACAAAGAAGTGCAGGGCATGTTAGTGTCTGTGGGCGCTGACCTGAAATCGTTAGACCCGAAAGCAGAAGCGCCGAAGCTGAGTACAAAGAACCTGCGTATCGGCAACCTGCTGTTCTTGATGGATGCTGACCCTGACGGCTTCCACATCGCAACGTTGTTCTTAGGTGTTATCTATCGTCTGCTGCCTGACCTGATGAAAGAGGGTCGTGTGTGGATTGTCGATGCACCACTGTATAACGTGATGCACAAGGGCATTCACTATGGCGGCATGACGTTTGAAGAATGCCGAGCGAAAGCACCGTCTGCTGTAAAAGATAAAGAAATCGTTCGCGCCAAAGGATGGGGTGAAGTAGAGCCAGAAGTTCTCGAAGCGATCTCATTCAATCCGAAGACTCGTCGCTTGATTCGCGTGAACCCGTTCACTAGCGTCGAGCAAGAGCGTTTCTTCCGCGGTGTGCTGGCAGAAGATGCAGTTCATCGCCGTCGTCTGTTGGGTCTGGAGGATTAAGATGGACTTCAATATAGCTAATCTGCCTGATGGAACTCAGATTCGTTTTCTGGACATGCCGTCTATTCAACATACGCCGATGACTGCCAAACAGCAGGCTGAATATGACAGACTGATTCCGAAACTGCGTGAACTGTCAAAGGATTGTATTGTGCCTGCGCACACTGTAGTTGACGGCCAGCCGCATGAGCGTGTGCTGGTGCAGATGAAGCGAACTATTCTCGCTAAGATTAACGCGATTGCCAAAGGGGAACAGTAATGGCAGTTAAGCCGAAGAAAGTTAAAGTCGAAAAGAAATCGACTGCGGTAGCGAAGCCTGCAAAGGTTAAGTTGAAGTCGAAGTCGAAAGCTGTTGCTGTCGATGACCTGCCGAAAAAGAAAAAGAAGAAAGGCGAAGTAGTTGAGACGAGCACAGGTACTTCACTGTACCCGATGCTGGGTCAAGACGAGTCTCTCATTCGTGACGAGAACCTCGCCGACTACACACGACGCGCTCTCTTCCAGTACGGCTCATACGTTGTTGAAGACCGTGCTATCGCTGACTATCGTGACGGTCTCAAGCCTGTGCATCGTGCGCTACTCTGGTCGCTGTCTGACTTGGGCTTACGTCCTGGCGGTGCGTTCAAGAAAGCTGCACGTACCGTAGGTGATGCGTTAGGTAAGTATCACCCACATGGCGATGCTGCTTGTTACGGTGCGATGGTAACGATTGCAAACACAGTGCCTCCTGCTGTAGCCGGCCAGGGTAACTGGGGCGACCCAGTAGCGCCAGCCGCTGCGATGCGTTACACCGAAGCGAAAATGAGTAAGTTCGCGGGTAGCTTCTTGCTTGACCCTGACTATCTCGAAGTAACGCCGATGGTGGATAACTTCTCGAACGATATGAAGCTGCCACTGTATCTGCCTGCGCTGCTGCCGTACATGCTGTTCAACGGTAGTGTGCCTGCGCCAGCATATGGCGTTAAGTGCGGTAACCCATCGTTCAGCTTTACGTCGGTTGCGAAAGTCGTGTGTGATATGCTTAACGGCAAAGAGTACACGGCTAAGAAGCTCGCTGAGACACTCAAAGTCAATCATGAGTATGGCTGTCTCGATGTAAGCTCCGACGAAGATTATCTCGCGCTGATGACGACAGGCAAGGGTAAGGTCACATACGAACCGCAGATGAAGGTCGACGAGAAGACGAAGACCATCACGATTCAAACGTATGTGCCTGGCGGCATGTCGAACAACGCAGCGATAACCAAGAAGCTGGAGAAGATTGCAGAGTGGTCTGGTGTTGTGTCCGCATCGAATGCCAGTTCGAAGAAGAACAAGGACGCAGGCCCATGGGGCGCAGCGTTTGCTATCAAGTGTCGCGGTAGCGAAGACCAGTTGTATGAGATTGCGACCAAGGTGCAGCGTGAAGTAACCTCGTCAATCAACTACGCGTTGGGTGTGACAGTTCGCCGTGCTGACGCATCGAACAAGTTTATGTACCTGTCGTATGTGAACTACTTCAAAGCGTGGGTTGCATATCGCGTCAAGCTGGAAGTGGCGATGCTCAAGAACAAGATGGCCAAAGCAGAGAAAGCCTTACATCTGCAACAGGTCTACTTGTGGGCAGTGGACAACATGGACAAGTTGCTCAAAGCGCTGCCTAAAGCGCTGGTGGCAAAAGACCCGGACGAGACGCTTGCGAAGCTGTGTAAGATTCCTCAGGAAGATGCGAAAATCATCCTCGATCGTCAGGTGCGTAAGCTGGCTAAACTGGAACGCGCAGGCCTGGTGGCCAAGATTAAAGAAATCAAGGCCGAGATTGCCGAGTATAAAGCCGGTCTGAAAGAGCCGGGTAAATATGCAGCAAACGGTACAGCGGCTAAAGTTAAAGCGTATCTCAAGTCTCCCGACGACAAGATGCCTGTAAGTCTCTGATTAATCTGTAAATACAACTCAGCATATTCTTGGATGAAACGCGGTTGTATCAGATTAATCTTATATGATATAATGGTACTGTTGAGTAGCGCTACTTAGTGGGAAATAGGTGGTGCTACTCGAAGCATAACAGGAGGGTAAGGTAGCGCAGCACAAACCAATTCGGAAACTCAAGGGTAAAATAATCCGAGCCTAAAAGGCCAACTCTGGCGAGGTATTCTCTGGGAGAGCCCCTCGACCTATACTATAATCGACCCATGAAAATACTAATATGCACAAGCAGCATTTGGTATTTCGAAGTGTCGCTAGGACTGGCAACAATGGTCCTCAACTCTTAATGAAGTTTGGAAATCCATAGATGAAAAATCAGGTAAGCAACCTCAAGGCTGGGTTAGAGCAAGTTAACACACTGTTGACCACGCTCCGTTCAGGAACTAACTTGAAACGCCAGCACGTTGTTGATTCATTAGGTCAGCCTTCCTCAATTTTAGCTGATCTGACCAAGGCATTAAAGAGTAATACCTACAAATCGTACCCCGATGTACTGCAACTGCGTGACTCTGTACGCGCAACTTGCACCACCTGCCTCAGCCTGTCAGAACAAGTGGCCGCTAAACGCATCAAGCCACGCGATCTGATGGAAAAGCTCGGTGAGATTGTGAAGTCGTTTCAAGCTGACGTATCGTTAGCTAAGTCCTGTTTGGGTTATCTGCCTGAGTCTCGCAAAGTCGTAACGCTCGACGATGTGAAGATGAATGCCGACGGTAGCACCGATTTGGATTCATTCCAGAAAGTTGCGGAAGAGATCTACGAGCAGGAAACGAACGACAAAGCTGTACGCCGTGAGCAACGCGAAGATGCTGCGACTGCTAAAACAAGTCGTGTGCTCAAGCGTCTCAAGGACACGTATGGCCACAAGGTCCCGAGAACGTTCAAACACGCTATTCAAATAGTTCAACTTCCTGTGATGGCCCGATTTGGTACACTCGCCATGAGTCCTGAATCGCTTTCTCGCATGGGTTTCAAAATCGAAACTGCCGGTCTCCACTCAACCCCCAGCTCAGACTTAGGCATCATTTTTGAAAACCAGCTCCTGCTTTTCTTCCGCATGTCCGACGCGAAGGGAATGGCAGAAGAAGCCGTGAAAGATCACAAGATGCTTGATGGTACTCTCGTAGAACGCAAACGCCTCCAGAAAGAACGCAACGCAGAACGCCGTGACCTCAAGAAGCTCAATCAGCTTTTGGATCAGGCAAAGTCTCTGAAAGCTCGTCGTGCGCTTCGTGAACAAATCGCAGAAGCTCAGGAAACGATTGACGAGATCACTGCGAAGCTCGACGCGATGGACAGCAAAGTGCGTGAGAGTAATTCCAAAGAGCGCGTATATCGCCAGATGAAGACCTCTAGCGATCATGCGATGTTAGACTATCTTAACCCCATTGTCGATATGCTCAACGAGAAGGGTAGTTCCACGCTCGGTCTGTTCACCACCATGCCGTTACGCGGTGTGATGAAGGACAGCGATGTGCATTGTGCTTGGCTTATGGAGAAATCAGCTATCAACCTGTTGCTGCGCCACACTGGCGGTGACATGAAGTTGCAGAACTGGTTCCTGCCTTGGACTAATGGCTAACAACGATAACCGACTGCCGGCGGCAACGAAAGGTGAGTTGTCACAGTGTATCATTTGCTTGAAGTTTAGCAGATCGATTCACTATCACCATACCGTGCCCCGCTCACTGGGAGGCGAGCTTTCGCTTCAAATCCCAATAGACGGTGACTGCCACACAACGCTTCACGCAAAAGCAGAAGCAGTGGTAGCGAAGTTAGCAGGTAACCGTAAGCAACCTATCGGTACGTTCTGGGACGACCCAGATGCGGAACGTAGGGCACAAACGTGGCTAGACATTCTGGTAGATGCTATGATTAACCCACCGGTTCAGCCTGGACAGAAAGAAGTCCTGCTGCCGATGATTAAGGTTGACATGGAAACCAGACATGCTCTCGAACTCTTAAAGCGCGACACGCCTGGCATTACTAATATGAGCCAAGTGTTGCGTCTCTGCATTGAGACAACATTAAAATCAAAGGGGTTAAAAAATGGCGAATCAAAAAGTACGCACTCTGGACATCAAAGCACTCGTAAAAAGCGAACTGACCTGTGGTGATTGTCGTGGTCTGACGCGCGATGCTCTGTTACCGACTGCTGAAAAGCCGTGTGCTACACAAGGTCAGTTGGCTGATTCTAAGATCTGCAAACACTATCGTTCAGACAGTCAATCACTGACTGAACTGATGACCGAGCATGGCGATACGCTGGTGGCTCTTTTCAATACGTTCCGTAAATTCTCTGACAAAGACCTGCGCGTTGTTGCTGGCATGTTGCTGTCTGAGTCTAAAACACGTCGTCATGGCGTGAAGATGGGACAAGCTGTATTTGTGCGTTACCAAGGTCGTGAGACTCGCAACTACCTGAACAACTTCATGGCAGCGCGTGTGCTCGACGTAGACGACGATTCGATTCGCCTTATTTCCGAGAAAGGTGACATTGTGTTGACGTATGCGAACAACGGCTTTAACGGTCCGTCCGTATATACGAAGAAGCAATTTGCTAAGTTGCGCACTGAGATGATCAAAGCTGGTAAGCTGATCGACCCTGAGCGCGAGATCAAAACTGCGAAGCGTAATCTTCCGCAAGAAGATAACGTTAACTTCTCTGCACCGAGTTCACTCGATGGCTTCACTGTTCCGCTGATGGAAGATGTGACTAAAGGCCGTGGCGGTAAGCGCAAGGGTCGTAAGACTCAGACGCTGGTGGACATTGTGTCAATGATTGAGAACGGTCATGACATGGGCGCAGAGCAAGACGAGTCTGGTGTAATGAGCCTCGGCGGTAACTCCTACAAGTCGAAACAGAAGAAGAAGATTCGTGTCGGTAAGAACGGCGCTATCGAACTCGGCGACCTGTAATTAAGATCTAGTACCAAGCAATAACTTCAAACTATACGAACAGGATCTCGGAAAACATGATCACAGAAGAATTAGGTCTTAATGCTTATCTGGCACAGCGTCTGGGAATTGAGGAAACCTCAGAAGCGTTCCAACGAGTATACGCTGCGACAATTCGGTATATCGGCAGCGGGTATAAATCTATTGCGGGTTATCACCGCGACTTGCAGGCAGCAATCGACTTTAAGCAGTACGAGTTTACTGCACCGGACTTGCGTATTGAGCTATCTTCTATTTGTCGCTTCACGTTGAAGATGCGTTTCTTTGTGTTGGCTGTTTGTCTGCACAAGAACCCGAAAGAAACAGTTTTGAAGTACGCTGCGTATGGACTGTCTAAGCGCGAAGCCGTGTTAGCATGGAACTTAGTGCTGAAAGACGAAACGAAGCGTACACAGATTCGTCGTTGTGCGAAAGCGCGAGCGAAGTCCAAAGGTGGTCTGGATATCACTATGGTCAGTAGCAATGAATTGCGCCTTCGTCTCGATCAGTCGGCCAGCCTGTTCGGTGAGATTCATCGCAGTGCGAAGCGTCTGGTCAGAAAGAAATTGCAGTGGGTGTCAGTAAGCCATAACATTCCTATCGCAGACCTTACTTGCGATATTATGTGCAAGGTGTTGCTGTCGTATTATCAGTCTCTGCCAAATCGTTTTAGCGAGGGCCACCAGCTTAACTATCTTCGTGCGTCACTGACGAACCGCATTAACAACATGAACAACTACTACGGCGCTGAGAAGCGCAAGCGTATGAAGAAAGTTGGCGAAGACAAGTATGAGATCGTAGTCATGTCTGATAATCAGATGTGGCACAATCCAGAAGACGACTCGTCCAACTCATACGAAGATATGTTGGGTGAGGGTGCTCGCGTACACACCGAGCAGATGGAGAATACTCTGACCATCAATCGTCTGCTGGAAGATTCAGAGGGAACGAAACGCCACAAACTGTATCAGACAGTGCTTGGCCGGGATTGCGCTGAGTTCACTGACTATCTACGTGAGAACGGGATGCTCAAACAGACCATGACGTGCGCCACACAATGGCTCATGGCTAAGCCCACGAAGTTCATACGCAAGACGTTGGCCAAGTGGCTAGACGTTAGCGTTGACGCTGTGTCGGGTGGTCTGGAAACATTACGTGGTTCATTACAGGTAGCATGAGAGGTCACCATATAGTTATGCAAGCAGCAATCATTAACACTGACGTAGAGCGTTGTGCTCTCGCCCTGTTCACTCGCCCGCAGCTGGACGAGGACTATAAGCGTACCGTGTTGTATCTCGTGTATAAGACTGTAAATCGTAATGGCATGATGCAAGTCAATCGTCTGGTGTTCGAACTGAGCCAGAAGTATGGACTGAACAAAGAGGACGTGAAGTCTGCTATCGGCGCGCTCAAAGCTCCGTCGGCATTCAACTCGCTTTCAGTGTTCGTGCCTCGTGCAGATTTGAAGGCTAACCGTGTATGCCGAGTGAACTCGAATGCAGCCATTGAAAACTGGATTGCAGAAGTAGAGACGACTCGGCCTCATATCACTCGCTTGTTGCAGTAGGGGCGTAAATGGAAATGTTTTCGCTTGGCCTGGAAGTTCGGGCCATTCGAACAGTAACGAACCCAAAGATTAAAGAAGCATACCGGACGGCCATGATGGGTCGTCTGGGTCCTTCTCACTTTAGTTCGGAAGTCACTCGCAAGGCATTCCGCCGCATAACTAAGCTGGTGGAAGTCAAGAGCGAAATAATTGAATGGGACGACTTGCTGGAAGACCCTAACCTGAGTGAGGAATTCAGGGATAGTCTGCGTGAAGCAGAAGAAACTCCAGCAAAGACCATGAAAGGCTTTGATAAGATCTACGACAGTCTGGAGAAGTATCGCCAGCGTCGTGACATTATGAACCTGGGTAAGATGATTGCCAAAGACTTCGGGGAAGCTGACCCGGAGGAGTTCGACGAGCATGAGTATATGCAGGGTCTGGCTGATAAGCTCGGGCAAGCGCAGCGTGGCACACGAACGACTGAGAAGGTTTGGACGTTTGGTGGCAAGAAGTCGAACGCAACAAAGTTAGCGAAGCAAGTAATCACTAACCCGAAAGAAGTGATGTACAAGACTGGCTTCTCAAGCTACGACAAGAAGAACGGCGGCTGGCCGACGACTGGCGTAGTGCTGTTGGCCGGTTCGACGTCCGGCGGTAAGTCTGTGCTGTCAATGAACATCGCAGATCGCATGGCGAAGATGAACGGCATACACTGTTTGAAGGTCACTCTCGAAATGACCGCCGAGCAGGAAATGAAGCGTATGCTGTCCATGATCAGTGGCATCGACTTCTGGAAGATCAAGCAGGGCAAGCTGTCGAAGCGTGAGCAGAAAGAACTGCTGAAAGCTGCGAAGAAGTACGACAAGATCATGAGCAAGTCGAAGGGACGTAACTCGTTCACTTCACCTGAGCGTGGCATGTCGATTGATGACGTTCTGTATATGTCGATTCCGTATGGCGTACACGTAACGTTCATCGACTACGTTGGTCTGCTTGAAGGTATCGACAACGACAACCAGTGGCGCGAACTGTCTACCGTTGTTCGTAAAGCGAAAGTACACGCGTCGGCTACCGGCCAGCTTGTTGTTATTCTCTGTCAGTTGGATGACCAGTCTGGTCGTATTCGTTATTCCGGTGGTATGCGTGAACACGCCGACGTGGTATGGGCATGGAACTACTCTGACCCTGAGATCCGTGAAGGCAAAATCATTCCTGTTCAGGTAATGAAAGCGCGTGATGGTGAACTGTTCGAGATGCCTCTGAAAGACGTGTTTGAGAAAATGCGTGTTGAAGATGCTGACGAGGGCACAGAGGTACCGAAGTCGAAAGCCATGTCTGCTGACGATATGGAAGGTGGAGATTCCAAGAAGAAATTCGGAAAAGGTAATTTCAAGAAGAAAGGCGATAAGATTGAGATTAAGAAGTCTCGTCGTGGTGCTGCTGCGTTCCTTAATTCAGGTAACGATAGCGATGACGATGATGACGACGACCTGCCGAAGAAAAAGAAAAAGCGCAAGTCCTATGACGTAGCTTAGGAGTCTTCATGGACAATATCGAATGGCTCGTCTTTGATGATGAAGCCCGTAATAACATAGACAAGGATTATGTCTATTACGTCCGCACCAAGGAGGGTGCGGAGTACAGTGGTATGTACCCGAACGGTAATGGCTTCCACTGTCAGAACCCAGGTGAAGGTCGTAGGACTGATATGAGTGATGTTACTCACTATTCGGTTCAGATGACCTTTGACGATCATGCCGACCAGTTCGTATTCAAACGTGGGTAAGCAGTTCGAAGGCCCATACGGACTTGTTGAGTCTGATTCCCTTGTCCCGCGTTGGACGTACCCTGTTAAGCATGGACAGGTACGTCGTGTAGAAGCGTGGGAACTAGATAAGTTATCAAACACCACAACGCAAGTGCGTATGGTGAATGATATCCATGCGATTCACAGCACGCCAGTAGAGGACTACGATGATGACGCACTCGACCTCGACGAAGAAGCCGCAGCGCTCTCAAAAACTGAGTCCCGACTTCTTATCAAGCCTCGACTCAATGAAGTCAGAGCCCGTAAGAACAAAAACCACGTTGGTCCAGAAAACGTCTTCACCGTCGAAAGTGAAGTAATTGACGGTACGTTGGATAGCGTCGATGAACACGCTAAGACCTTCCGTGACTATTTGCTGCATCAGGTATTCAGCCCGATACTTGGGTTTGATATTGCGGCCGGTGAAGTGGAAGCGATCTCGAAAGACTGTCTCAAAACAGACCTAGAGATTGATAGCGAGCTTGTGCCTTATATCGAGCGCGTAGGGCTTGCTAACATCATCGGTGTGATGCTCTCAAAGTCTCAATCGGTACCAGAGTCGGTGCGCAGTGATGTACTGAAAGACTGGCTGATCAAATCGTTTGACGATGTACGCGCAGAGCATAAGGCGAAGACGGGCACCAACACGTTACGCGCCCAGATACGTCGATTGATGCACGGCAACGATGACCTTGTTGCTAAAGGCGTTGGTATAGGAACAACGCGCGGTTACACTGAACACAGGAAGAAGCAGAACGAGAATGGCCAAGCCTAAAAAGGGCCCAGCTTTTACCATACGTCCAAAACGAATAGCTGCGTTTGATGCGCTGCTTGGTGATGACGTAAACGTGAAAGCCTCCTCTGACGATGAAGATTTTCTGTCGGAGAATAGTTCGAGTGCGATTAGCTTTCTCGAAAAGGGCGAGGTCAACATTGTCGATCTCGTTGAAGGCGCTTTAGAACAACGCACACTTGTGCCGCGTGACTTGAAGTTTGATGACAGTGCAATGCCCAAGGCGAAACACTTCCTTGAGTGGTGTACGAGTCCAGAGTTCTTGAAAGCAGACCCGTATCTCGAACAGGCCCTTATTGGCCTTCGTCTATTTGGCGAAATTTGTGTGCGCTGTAGTCCTAACTTGCAGTGGATGTACACAGAGAATCATGAGCCACAAGAAACTACAGCCGCGATTGAGAAGCACCTGCACCTGTTACACAATGGTGTGTGCCCTCATTGCGGCGCTCGTCGTTCTGAGATGATTCGTAACGGTGAGATGAACTTCTATAACGAACTGGCGGTTAACGCCGGACAGCGTTGTGTGATAGCGTCAACTCCTGTTCTTACTTCTCGTGGCATCATGCCCATCGGTCACATGATGATTGGACACGACAGTCCTGGGTTCCACAAGCCGCAGCGTAACTTCAATGCGCACAACGGCCGTGAGATCAAGAACGTCAGCCAAGTCTATGTGTCTGATGAAGCACCCACCAAAGTCGTCACGCTTGCAAACGGCATGTGGATTGAAGCAACTCATGAGCACCCCGTGCGCACTGAGCAGGGCTTTAAGAAAGTGTCTAAGCTGCGTGGTGGTGAGCGTATTGAGATTAAACTCGGTACGAACTCGTGGGGCAAGATTCAACGTCCTGTCAGTATCTATGATGCTGGACTGTCTACACGCGAAGAAGCGTTGCGTTATATCTCCGAACGCAGTGTGCCTCTTGGTGAGAAGATGCAGTACGTTACCGAAGACGTTGACGCACTTCAAATGGTGTGGTCGATTCTTATCAATGCTGGACACATGCCGCAGATCGTTCACGGTACGCGTATGTGGAGCTTGGTGTATGACTTGACCGAGAAGCCTGAGTGTCGCTCTGTTCACGTCGAAGTAATGTCAGTTGACGACGGTACTCCGCAGGTAACGTATGACTTGCAGATGGAAGGTCTGCCTCAATTCGTAGCCAGCGGTATGCTGCATCATAACAGCGGTAAGTCCGTTGTAGTAGCAATGATCTCGACCTATCTGACGCACAGGCTGCTTATGTCGCAGTCGCCTACAGGCATTCTGAGCATCGACAACACAACCGTACTGCACGGCACGTTCGTCGCACTGACACAGAAGCAGGCGGCAGATACACTCTGGACTCCATACTTCAACTACATTATGGGTAGTCCTTGGTTCCAAGCATACCACGATGTGATTCGCAAACACGAACGCCGTTATGGTATAGAGGTGATGAAGATTCGTGACACGTTCGTTCTGTACGGTCATCGTAACTTTGTTATCTACCCTGCTGGACCAGATGGTCGTATTCTTCGTGGTCGAACCCGTGTGCTGGCGGTAATCGACGAAGTGGCGTACTTCGACAACGACGCCCAATCGAAGAAGATCAAAGTAAGTGCTGGTGCGGTGTATGGTGCACTTGACCGTTCACTTGCAACCGTTCGCGCTAAAGAAAAACGCCAGGTCGAAGCTGGTTATGATGAAGCGTTCACAGGTTACTTCTGCAACATCAGTAGCCCTGTACACGCCCGTGATAAAATCAACGAACTGCTTCGTATGTCAGTTGGTTCGAAGACGCTGCTTGGGATTCACGCTCCTACATGGAAGATGAACCCAGACATGCCGCGTAACTCCGAGTTCCTGCTAGAAGCGTTTCGTCGTGACCCTGTAGGTGCAGCCCGAGATTATGGAGCTGAGGCACCGTTGTCTGCAAACCCTTTCATCACGCAGCCTACGTTTATCGCAGATGCTATCCGTGCGAAAGGTCGTTCGATGTGTACGTATACCCACCACATCATTCGACACAAAGATGGCGAACGCCAGCGTTATGGCAGTCTCGTCAAAGCAGCAACGACAACCAAAGCGTCGATACTTGCAATTGACGCAGGCTTCTCAAACAACAGCTTCGCACTCGTCACAGGGTCACGCGATGATGCAGGGATTATCAGTGTCGATTGTCTTGTGGAGATCGTACCGAAGCCAGGCATACCGCTCAACTATACCCTCATATTTGACGAACTCCTAATTCCGTTGTGCAAAGCGCGTAACGTTCGCGTAATGCTCGCCGACCAGTGGCAGTCACTCAAGCTGCTGCAAGATGCGAAACTGAAAGTGGATTCAATTGAGGAGTCCGACCAGTATAGCCTGAAGTATCAGGATATGTGGACTGTCAAGACGATGTTCGAGTCAAACCCGAGTCGTATCAGTCTGCCTCGCATGGTTCACGCAGAGACGATTGCTGACACATTGAAATACGACGGCGACGAATATCCTCAGTGCTTCGAGAACAAACCAACAGAGCACTTGATCATGCAGTTGCAGACGGTACAAGATACCGGACGCAGCGTAATCAAGAACACAGGCGCAACAGATGACCTGTGGCGAGCAATGGCACTCATGGTATATGGCTTTGAGTGTGGTGAGTATGACGAGTATCTGACGAAAGCCGCAGAGGTGACTGTTAACCGTGACCCGAATCGCTTGGGCCGCGTAGCACATCGTCTTAACTCAGGCACTGCCGGAAGCTCACGTCCTGCGCTGACAGGTGGTCGAGTTCTTGGTTCTGCTCGTACCCGAATGATTGGCCGTAAATAAGCTAATTTAGTAGAGTACAGTAATCACAAGGAACAAGATCATGAGCAAGCACTATAACCCGTTGCTAAACAATAACTCTGTAAAGTCAGAGTCTGGAGCAAACTCTGTGGAGAGCACAAGCGGCGCATTTGTTGTTGCGTCTGCTAACGTCTGTCCTAAGTGTAGCTCTACTACAGTGCCGACTAAACTGCTTTCCGGTGAGGACGTAATGTTCTGCACCGGTTGCCGCGTAAGTCTCGCAATCCCTTTAGAGTGAGGTAACGATGGGTATTCAGGTTGGTCGTCGTCAATTGGGCGGCGCACCCTCGGAGCCTGCAAAGAAGAAACAAAATTCTCTCGGCGCAGCCTCCTTACCGCGCGAGATAGGCAAAGCGATCCGCAGTGAGAGTTCACGTCGTCATACAGACTTCGTATCTCAATCTGCGGGTGGCGCAGGAATGGCTGCTGGTAACATGCAGATTGGTTCTGTACCTCTGGATATCGACTTAGAGCCGATGATGGAAGGTATGGACTATGATGCTGACGACCGACAGCTATTCAATGTCTACCGCGATATGTACCACTTCGACCCAATCTGCGGTTCCTACGTAGACTTGTTCTCAACGCTGCCATTCTCCGACGTGAGTTTCAGTGGCGCGAAGGACAGTGTGCTTGAGCCGTACTACGAAGTGAACGAGCGTCTGTCACTGACCACCAGCATGCCGAATATCACAACTGATATTCAGGTTACTGGCGCGTTTGTTGGCAGTATGATCTACAACAAAGACCGTAAGAAGTTCATCGACCTGATGACGCACCGTTACGACAACATCGACGTAACGCCTCTGCCGTTTATCAGCCAAGACCCGATGTTCGAGCTGCGCATTCCTCAGTACGTGAAGTCTGCTTTCGCTAAAGAAGGTAAACGTATTGACGCGCTGAAAAAAGAACTCGGCTCTGGTTTCGTTGATAAGTTGATGAACGACGTGACGATGGAACTCGACCCTATCGGCACAATCTATATTCCGCGTAAGACGTTCAGCTTTGGTGAAGGTATCTCGGTGTTACGCCGTGTGCTGCCAATCTGGCTGATCGAAAAGAACCTGTATCGTGGAACGCTGATTGAGTCTGGTCGTCGTCAACGCGGTATCTTACATGCCCAGCTGGGTGATGGTGATCAGTGGGAACCGTCGCAAGAAGAAATGGACTTTATGACCGACCTTCTTCTGTCTGCGGATAGTGACCCGATTGGATCTATCATCACAACTCGTCTGGGCGTGAACATCAGTGAGTTCCGTCAGGGCGGTGACTTCTGGAAGATTACGGATATCTGGGACCAGACCGCGCAATTCAAAATGCGCGCGATGGGTATCAGTGAAGCGTTCCTCAGCGGTGAAGCGAACTATGACTCTGGTGCTGCTGGCTTGACTATCTTCGTTGAAGCGATGCGAGCGTTCCGTGATCATCTGACGCGTAAAGTCTACTACGAGAAAGTCTTCCCACTTATCAGTATGATGAACGGCTTGGCTGTTCAGCGTAACGGTAAGATCATCAAGAAGAACAATCTCATGGAAGGCGGCCTGACCGAAGTAATGTACAAACTGAATGACGGCAGCAAGCTGTTTATTCCGAACGTGCATTGGTCTAAGCAACTGCGTCCTGACGTTGACCAAGCGATGATGGAAAACTTACGTGCGATGACTGAGCTGGGTGTTCCGGTTCCGTTACGTGCTATCGCTGCTGCTGGCGGGTATAACTTCGACCAGATTCTTATGGATCAGGATGAAGACCTCGCAATGCGTCGTAAGCTGATGGCCTATCGCAAACGTCAGTCTGAAATCGACGCTGAGTTTGCTCCGCCTGAGCCTGGTGCTGGTGGGGATGGTGACAGCTTTAGTTCTGTCAGTAGCATGTCTGCTGATCGTGACTTACAACGTCGCCGTCGTCACATCGCGGGCATTGGTCTGTCGTCTGCTGTTCTTGGTGGTGAGCAACGCAAGCTGCTTAACCGCGACTTCGGTGAGCGTTCTGAAATCTTCGAAATCGGTAAGACTGGTAAGAAGAAGCACGTCTTCCGTCAGTCGGTGGCAAACAGCAAAGCGAATGATGCTATCTGGAAAGCCTCAAAGAACTATGAAGCCAACAAAACGATGCCTCTTGATAACGGCAAGGTATCATTCCAGCCGACTCCTCAGGAGCTTCGTGCAATGTCGAGACTTCGTTAATGTACAACGTGTCAACGTGTTCTATTGACGGCGAAGAAAAGGTGGTGGTGTATCGCCACCCTATCTTTACCGATTACGGGATAGGCTTGAAGATTGATCGCAGTGGCGAAATGACTTCCGTTCAGTGTAACATTGTTACTGGCTCCATCGACGGACAGTCTAAGCTGGAGGTCATCACGGACCACACGGCACCTCTCGAAGTACAGGTGTGGTGTTTTACGTGTATGCTGACTCTGCGGGAATCTGTAAATATGCAGAGCCTATCATTAGATGCCCTATTCCCAAACAACGGGGGCATCGTATACTACAACCAAAATCAGGAGAGTACATCGTGAGTGGATTATTCCCGCATCGCGTTATCAGTGAGAAAGAAGGTTTCGTATTCATCGTTCAGCCTGCTGACGATAACGATCCTGATGCCGTGGACGCGGCAAAAGAGGTTGAAGAAGTTCTGAAAGAAGCGTGGCCTACTGCGCCGTCAGAACTGACTGTCGCTGACGTGACAGACCCCGAAGAAGCCGAACTGATCTACGCTGACGTTGCGCAACTGCTGGAAGAAGCAGAGCGTGAAGAAGCGAAGCAGATCGTAATCACCAGCATCGTTATCGTTGGCAATCTGGCCATCGTAAACTGTATGCTGACCGGCGAAGATATGGAAGAAGACGACGAAGACGAAGACGATGATTCCATTGAAGCCGACGAAGAAGAGTTCGATTAACGTCTGCCGTGAGGACCTTCGGGTCCTCATGAATCTCGCAGATACCAACGTTGCTTATGCAGCGAAGTTCCTTACCAACAAGACAGACGACGAAGCACGTAGTTTGCTTGCTGCGCTCAAAAATGAGGAAGTAGAATCACTGTACGACTTCTTGGTGACGTAATGGAAACAACATCATTGGACGAAAGTCCTAATAACGCAAGGCATCGCATCTTTTACAAGCAGCCGAAACGAGTACCTCCCTTCGATACAGCTTTCGTTCGTTCTTCCAACAAAGAAGGTCTGAAAGTTCTCCTATCGGCTGCTCCTGAACATTGTCAGATTATTTTGTTTACGGACGGTCCCGGCGCTGCTTACGCCATGAAACGCCTCTTTAAGCGCAACTTCAAACTCTGTTCGCAAGCTCTCCAACTTGACCTAAGAACTCTCACGTTCACAGGTCAGGTCGTTTTTCAGTTCGTTCGTGGTGGTGCAGTCGTCGATCCACTTTCTCGCTACTTCTGTGCTGGCGAAAGCTATTTGCATGAGCTGGCTCAGACAACGAAGATTGCTCAGGTTGATACAGATACGATTGATTTATTCTGTTGCGGCCTAGGGTTTCATCGTGCGTTACTTGAGCGTGGTCGAGGCCGTTCTCTCGTATTCGCGGAGGAAGAATGAGTAGATCGTTTGCCAGTATCGGAAGGAATTCCGCGCCTGGCTCAGTGCCGAAGATGAAGATCAAGTACGGCAAGCTGCCGATGCTTCACATTGTTGATGCGTCGAACTGGATGTGCCGTGCTTACTTCGCTACGCAGAAAAGTCCTACGTATGCAAAAGATGGTACGCCTACGTATGGTCTGCGTCAGTTTATGTACATGGCGAAAGACCTGATTGACATTGCGGCTAAAGATCCTAATGGCTCCTACATAGCTTTCTGCTTTGACCCAAGCAGTAGCGAAACGTGGCGCTATCGTGCTCTCCAGCAATGGGCCTCAGAGCATAAGAAGAAATACATTCGACAGGTGTTCAAGAAGTCTAGCGACTACAAGGGTAACCGCGACCGTTCTTTGACCCAAGAGCTTGGTCCGCAGATGGCTCTTGCTCGTGAGATACTGAGCATGGCTGGCTACTACGTTGGGCTGAAACGTCCATACGAATGCGATGACCTTGTCGGTACGTTGAGCGACCGCTTTAAGCATGACTATCTTATCAAGCTGTACTCGCGCGATAAAGACTACGTGCAACTTGTTGACCACAAGAACGTGGAGCTTATCATGCAGGCGCAGTCGAATGCTCCAGAGCGTCGATTCGATCTCAAAACGGCACAGGGCTTCTTTGGTGTTCCGCCGGACCGAGTTGTTGATATGCTCGCGCTTTCTGGAGATAGCGTCGATAACGTTCCTGGGATTCCTGGACTTGGCGAGAAGACTTCTGCCGAGCTTATTCGCAAGTGGGGCGGTGCGTTAGGCATACGCGACGCGCTGCTTAGTGGTAAGCTGAAATCAAACGCAGGTTGGGCGAAAGCACTGACCATGCAGATTCCAGCAATGGATATTGAATTGCAAATGGAGCTTGTAACTATCGACCGCAACGTTCCGACGTTACCTCGTAAACTCGAAGCGTTCGCACCAGGCAGACCTGATATAAAAGCGTTGAAAGCTACTAAGAAACGCTTGGCTCTGCCTCAACTATTACACGTCTAGTAGAGGACAGCATGACGGAAAAGATTACGCAGTTGGAGAAATGGTTTGACGCGGCGAAAGTCGCGTTTAAGATGGGCACACGCAATCCTGCCGGTGACATTGCTCTCGTACTCAGCATTCACAAGCGTCTGGCAAAGAAGCTGAACGATGCCAAAGACGATGCAGAGCGCATCAGTGCGGAACGTGAACTCAACGAGTTTCTTGATGACTTGGCTCAACCGTGTGTTATGTACGAGCTGATTCGCAAGCGCTTCAACACCGACCTGTACCCCAACATTAAGATTGGTGAAGACGTTAAGATCTATATCGCGCTTATGGCAGAAACACCAGGTAGCGCAGTAATGGCAATGACGTACCTGTATCTCGCTCGCTGCTATACGCTGCAAGATATGGTAGCGAACTTCCTCCCGAATGGCTATCCTGCCTCTGACGCTCTCGGTCTTACGTGGAGCATTCAGAAAGGAAACAGTTCTAGCTTCACTGGAAATCTGGTGGATGATATTGAAACTGTAAATAGCCTGTACAATAAGATGTATAGCTCGGGAGAGAAGTAATGGATTTATCTGCAATCGGTTACGCCCCGAAGCAGTTTCGAGTAATCCCCGTTGAGAAGGGCAATCTCGTTACTGACTTCATTGAAGGTAAGTTTCGCGTTATTGGCGTTGAATGTAACGCTCGTGGTGCTTACGGTAGTCCTATCCAAAAGAGTATTGCACGTCGCTTCCCCGAAGTTGTGCGCCACGTCGATTCAATCGACTATGAGCACGAACTGACAATCGGTAAGACGCACATGGTACGTGTTAGCACTCGTCATCGTCGCAATCTGTTTGTGGCTAACATGCACATTGCGCGTGGCTTCGGTCTAGGCCTCAACGGTTCTGCTGAGGGTTTTCACAAGCCCATCAATCGTTTCAGTGAGAAGTTCCTGACGCGAGCTTTTGAGGACCTGCTGGAGCAGTGTGCAAAAGAAAACATTGCACCAGACAGGCAGATTGCAATCCAACGTTTCTACGGCGGATTAGGCGGGGTTTCGTGGGAAGAAGTATGTGCAGTTCTGGACGCTATCTGCGAGAAGCACCAGTTCAATATGTATGCCTATCTACCACGCAACTACAACACTAACTTTGTGCGGGGCGTCGCTCAATAACTCTGGGGTGTATTGATGAATACAATACGCGGATTTGATTGGCTCTTTTACGGAGATGGAACCGATAGTGGCCAACACTCAATTTTAAGCGTCGTTGTTGAACAAGCAACGAAATCAGTGCAGGTGGAAGTGAAGCCAGGAATGGCGGTGCCTGTAATTCAAGCGATTCAGGAAAATGAAGTCCTGTACGCTCAAACGGACTCTGGCCTGTATCGCATTCGCTATACTTGTTCGTTCCGTTCACTGGATGCTAACGCATTCCCGAAAGACAAAACAACCTTCCGCTTGAAGCTGATTGCTTGCGATTTTCTGGCGGACGTAACAACGCACGATAAGCTGTCGGAGTACGTGCCATGATCACTGTACAGAAAATTGAAGCCCGTTTAAAAAGACTGGACTATACTCGGCCCTCACCTTCGCGTGAGATGCTTGAGGGACTTATGCAAGACGGGCGCACTCGCATTCTCAAGAAGTCTGAGACTGACTTGTGTGCCGACTCAGATCGCTACTTTGAGTTTTGTCTTTCACAGGTCGGCTCTTTCTGTACTGCCGCATACAATGCTGTGGAGATCGGTCTGTCTCTCAACATTCAACCAATCTATATTGCGGCTGCTATCAATCTGCATGGCGGCGACTGGCAGTATCGCTTTCTTGAATTGAAGCGTTTCGGCCTGTTAGACCGTGGCGATAACACTGTGTGGCGTTCTGCTGATTCGTGGTTTGGGTTGGGTGAAGCACGTCGCCGTTTGGTACACGCTGGTGCCTCGTCTGAAATCTCTACCGGTCAGTCTATTCTGCGTATGGCCGTGCGTAAGGGTGATATGGAAAAGATTCGTAAGATTGCAGAAACGAATCCGCATCGCATGATGTCCATTCTCAACATCCGCAAAGAGCCTATGTACAATGACCCTCGCACTCTTGCCGCAAAGAAAGCGCGTGAGAAAGCGAAATCGGATGCTGCGGCTGCGGGTAAGAAGCTGGTGGAGAAAGGTGCGTTCAACGATTTGGGTGGCGTGTTCAATAAAACGATCACAAAAGCAGACCCGGCACGTCCTCGCACCGCTGATGAGTACACAACTGCTGGTGGCAGAAAGTACACCATGTAGGCTACGATCCAAGGAGAAGATTTTGAAAATCGAATACATAGTTACGCAGATTGAAAAGCTCGTACACAATGAGTACGATACCGTCAATAAATATAGCGGTATGACGGCTAGCGAAATCGCCAAGACAGAAGGCAAACTTATCTTCATTATGAACAATACATTTGTTCACGATAAGCTCTTGTGTCTGCCTGATGACCATCGTGGAGCTTTTCGTCCTGTAGAGAATATGGAAACATTGCGCACGGGTCTTCTCGGACATGTGCATAACATGCCTATCTACAGTGACTGGATGCACGAGCCGCATTCGAGAACCGGCGTCAACCGGGAGCCTCGGGTAGCTGTTGTTGATCTGGAAACCAACGCAATTTTTCGAATTGAAGCAGAGAAATTTGTTTGCTGATTTTCTGCGAACGGTAATTTCGACAGGTCAAAACAAATAACGGAAACATAATCATGAGCAACGTTGATACAACAATGCCTGAAGGTAAGTGGGAGTTCAATGAGCCGGTTGCTGCTGTGTTTGATAACATGCTGCAAAACTCAATCCCGTCTTATGATCGTATGCGTGACCTGACGTATCGTTTAGGTCGTCAGTTCGTAACTCCCGGTACTGCTATCGTTGACTTGGGTGCAAGCCTCGGTCGTGCGATTGAGCCGTTCTGCAAAGAGTTCGGTCCGTACAACTATCATCACTGCCCGCACTCCGATGACGCAGATAGCGAAACAGGCAATCACTACAGCCTGTATGAGATCGCTCCTGCCATGCGCGAACGCCTGATGACCAACGACGTACTGGTTGCTGCTGGTGCCAAGTTGGAACGTGACTCTCTAACTGACGTTGATACGTTCCGCTTTGATGGGCAAGTCGAATGCTCATTGATTCTGTCTGTGCTTACTCTCCAGTTTACGCCGATTGAACATCGTCAGCACATTCTGGAAAAAGTGTACGACAGCCTGGAGAAAGGCGGCGCGTTCATCCTCGTTGAGAAAGTACTCGGTGACGATAACTTCCTCGACCGTCTGCTGGTAAGCACGTACTATCAGATGAAAGGCGATAACGGTTACTCTCAGGAAAGCATTGCGACGAAACGTAAGTCACTTGAAGGCGTACTCGTTCCTGTGAAAGCCGCATGGAACGAAGAACTGCTGCGTAAAGCTGGCTTCGACCGCGTAGAGTGCTTCTACCGTGACCTGAACTTCGCAGGTTGGATTGCAATCAAGTAACCGTGTGGGTGGCTTCGGCTGCCCACTGCTTTTGAGGGAACAACCATGGCTAATGTACGCCAAGAACGCTGCGCACGAATGATACGCGAGTCACTAATCGCAGAAATAAAAAAGGCTCGCTCTAAACGTCCTTACGTCTTCCTCAGTGGTGGCGTAGATTCAAACTGTATTCTTTTTGCTGCACTGGCTGCTGGTTGCAAGCCAATCACACTGAGCTTCCACATGGAAGGCGTTAACAGTCGTGACTTCCGTGCTGCACAAGCTATCGCTCAGGAGTTTAATCTTGAGCTGATCGAAGTCGTTCTTCCTAACAGCTATGAGAAGTTGAAGAAAGATGTGCTGCTCATGGCAGAGCGTTATGCCTGCATTCAGAAGAACGAATTTGAATGTTCATGGCCGATGCTCTACAGCTTCTTCCACGTCCGCAACCACGCGGCAGAGAATGGCATCAAGAATCCTGTGACGTTTACAGGACAGGGCGCTGACCTGATGTATCTCAGTAGCAAGAAGGCGAGCATTCACTATAAAGATCGTCCGGACGAATGGCGCAAAGAAGGACGCGCTAATCCACATCGTACTCAGGGTCGTATCTTACCTGTGATGGCGCGTGATGCTGGTGTGCGCAACATCAAGCCGTGGGATAGCGAAGAAATCCTGCAGGCGTTTCTCGGCACAAGCTGGGAAGACGTTAACAAGCCTCGTCAGAAAGAGCCATCCCGTATGGCTTTCGAAGAAGACTTCAAACGTATTCGCGTGTACAACCATCAGAACTTCCAACTCGGTGACACAGGCATCGCAGAGCATTTTGAAAAGCTGCTGGACGACCCTGAGATGAATCCTGATCTTAAATACAAAAGCGTCGTCGGTGTTTACGGTGAGCTTGCCCGTAAGTATCAGGGAATCGAATCATGATTCATATCATTGATGGTGGTGTTGGTTGTGATTACGTTTCTGAAAAGCTGCGTGACGCTGGAATCAACTGTCGTACTCATGCGCCAAACAACCCACGCATTCGCGCTGCATACGCACCTTATGCCTCGCTGTCCATGGGCTTTAGCGTAGAAGAAATTGAGAAGCATATCGGTAACGTGCTTGGCACATATCGTGGCCTATTTCTGATTAGCAGTTACATAGGCTCGCTGGTGGCACGTAGCATGATTGACCAATGCGGCCAAAGCCATAACATCATTTACTGCGATGACTTCAAGTGCGGTTCTCTGCCTGTCGTTGCTTCTTCTATTTCTGTAAACACCTATAAGAAGCAACGGCAACTCGGACGTATTGCTGGACGCCTCAAACACTTTGACCTTGACCACGAATTTATTATTGCAGATAAGGCAGTGCGATTTGCGGCAGGCTCAGAGTTTGATGAACACGAAGCGCGTAGCGAACTGAACAACCATGCGAAGTTCCTGTCGAGTCCGTCCATGATTGTTGCAGCACACAAACTCGGTGTGCGTAGCAGCATGTATCATAACTATGCAGGGCTGGTGAAAGAGTTCATTGAGAATCGCCAGTAGCAGTAACGAGAGGGCACGATGATTAATCGCTTTCAGTTAAAACGAGTTCCAGTGATTGAAGCCTGTCAGTGGAACGGAGAGAACGTTGAGGAGATGAATCAGTTTCTCAACGGAGGTGGTTACGTTGTAGGTCGTTATGTCCAGATTGGTGTGACGGACAAACAGGGTAACCCAACTCTGGCTAACGTAGCAGTAGGCAACTACGCAGTGAAAGACGAAGACGGCAAGTACGGCGCAATCACCGCATCAGAGTTGATGGACCTTTACGTACTGGCGGATTGAGGAACACATGAATCTTTTCTCTATTTTAAAACAGCAAGTGAAGAAAGCGCTGTCTACCGAAGCGAACCACGAACCAGAAATTCGCGCTTTGTTTGACTGGCGTTACTCAGTTGAAATCAAAGGTCAGATGTATATCGTCGGCAAGACAGGAGCAAACACCTGCTTCTATATCGAGCCGGGAACGTCTGAGCCTATCGCCTGCTATCCCGATGCGTTGCTGGAGAAGATCGACCAGTGGGGTTCAGGCAAGTATGTGTCGTATGCGATCTACTTCAAACGCTTCGAAAGCCCTGTTGCTGAGAACATCAAAAGTCTCGAAAAGGCAATGACAGGCAAACCGAAGACCTTTAAGAAAGGTTACTTCATCTGTGGCGTTACGCCGAAAGGCAAGCGCGTCAAGCTCTATCGTCTGCAACAGGGATTGAGCGGAATGCAGTGGGTAGCAGTGGAACCTAAAAAGTAATCACGGGCTGTCCGTGTGAGGAGCAAGTATGATTAGTGACATTACAGTCGGCCATATCTATAAGTCACCTAGTGACAGACCATTTATTGTTGACTGCATTGCTGCGCACGGACAGGATTGCTCTCTACCTATGGTCGTCTATCGTAATCTTGAAAAGACGTTAGACAAACCGGCAGGTACCGTATGGGTAATCCCTGAGTCGTTGTTCACAATGCAGTTCTCTGAGTATGAATGTGGAGAACATCATGAACACAACGAACTTGTATCAGCATCTGGCGTCAAGGGGGTTCGATCCTTCTTTTTATCATTGCTGGGTGAGTGAAACACAAATGACCGTACCTCTGTTTGCGTTTGACAGAGCGATGCGTGGTCTACAGGTCTACACACCAGATGCACCAAAGCACGACGCTAACCCGAAAGCGTGTCGTTACTTTACGCGAGCATTCGGCGGCAAGCAGTTGGTGTGGGGATCGGAAATTAAACCTGAACGGGTCGACCGTATTCTTAACTGAGTCTGTGTTCAAGGCATGTGCATTGCATCGTCTTGGACTTAACGCTTGGTCCGTTCTTGGTTCTGATGTTAGTGACCATCTTTATCGTCAGTTGCGTCTTCTTGGTCTTCGGTTCGTCTGTCTCGGCGATAACGATCCGGCAGGGCAGAAGTTTAGTCAGACGTTTGGGCTAGGCGCTGTTAGTCGTGACCTTGATGAACTTACTGACGAGGAACTTCTCGACCTAACTCTACCATTCGTAAGGAAGTAAAATGGAAAACAAACACAAGATCATCATTCGCATCCTAGGTGATGTGGGTAGCGGTAAGTCTGCTGCATACTGTCGTATTGCTGCGATGCTGAAAGACAGCGGTGCGACTGTTGTTCATGCTGACGAGAAAGCGTGGAACATGTTGCAAAACGCAGGCGAAGCCGACCGCGCTAAGGAAGACCTATATACCTTCGCGCCTCAGGTTACTCTGGAGGAAGCCTGCATTCGCTCAGACTCGTCAATGTCGAAAAATCAGATCATGCAGTATTTCGCATACGCACATCTGCCTGCCCATCTGCAACGTGTCAGTAAGCCGTTCGCGCTGCTGGCGCAAGAGATGGATCTGTATCTGCCCGACGGCGCTGAGAAGTCTGCTGGTCTGCGTAAACTTCTCGAAGCGAAAGACTGTGCCGTCCGTGCGTTAGTTGCAAAATGATCGTACTGTGCTTTCGCTGTCTCAAAACATACGACATTCTGAAAGCACCTTTGACCAAGACCAAACGGCTGCGCGTCAAAGAGCCTGAGTGTCCTCATTGTGGGTGTAGGGTTTACTTCTCATAGGGAGGCGATCATGAACGATTGGTTCTACGACTGGTAATAACTCAAAGGGTGGCCTAATGGCTGCCCTTTTCTGATCTTAGACAAGTAAAATAAGTCATTAGGGATAGCGAATAACCATGCGTAAGGCATATAAAACCATGTGTAGGCAGCGTAGAAACACCACCTTTTTCTTGAGCAGTGGGAAGCGCTTAAAATCTGTAAATATAGCTCAGATACCAATAACTGCTTCTGAGAAGAATAAAAATGAGACCTGAGACTATTGCTCGTACATATAAAGTCCCAAGCCAAACTTTGGAGTCCGTTCATAACATCTGTGAACGGCAGGGCGTGAAGCTGTCTGACGTTGTTCGTCGATATATTCAATTCGTCGTTCGCACTCGCGGCGAGTCTTTGCGTTCAGCGCCTCGTCCTGAGTCGGCTCAGCTTAACGTGCGTATGCCTTTTGACTTGGCGCATTCGTTTAGTCATGTGTGCAAACAATCTGGTTCAGGCACCAGCACTACTATGACCAGTTTCCTGAAGGAGATCGTTCAACTCAATCGTATTCCTGATGAACTGTTGCAGGAGACCGAAGAAGATGTGCGTGAGTATATCCGCAAAGAACGTGCTCGCCTTGATTTACTGGAAGCTCAATTCGGAAAACAATAATGACAGTAATAAGTCCAATCCGCTATCAGGGCAATAAGCGAAGTCTTATCCCTCTCATTCTGGAGCACACACCTTCTGTGCAAGATTGTCCACGTATGGTCGATGTGTTTGGAGGCAGCGCTACTGTGTGCGCTAACATGCCTCAGAAATTTCGTGTCTACAACGAACTGAGTCCGCAGGTATTTGAAATCGTCAAGATGCTTGTCGAACAAGACCCGAAGAAAACATTGGGTCAAGTCAAGCGTCTGGTAAAACATTGGTGCCTGACAAACAGCAACGAAGAAAACTACGATGCGTTCCGTGAAGTTGTCCAGAAGAAGCGCACGGCTATTCTGCATTACGTGGCGCACCGACATGCACACTCGAACATGCTGCGCTTTAATCAGCAGGGTATCTACAACGTGGGCTTTGGTGATCGCGGTCTGATTGGAAAGTTCGACGAACTGGAAGACGAACTCACTACGTTCCACAGTCACATGCAGGGTGTCCACCTGACGAACATGAAGTATGGTAAGTTGTTGAGCCGTCTTGGTAGTCAACTGAACTGCAACACGTTCTGCTATTTCGACCCGCCGTATCTTGCCTCAGGTGCTATGCAGTATGGAAAGTGGACAGAAGCGAACGAGCGCAACCTGCTGGCAACGCTTGAGCAATTGAATCGTTTAGGCGTGCCGTGGATGTTGAGCAACGTTACTGAACATCGACACTTCTCAAACGACTTGTTGAAGCGTTGGCTAAAGAAACATGCAACGACTGTGCTCTATCCAAACAAAAGCTATGCGATGAACAACGGCCAGAGCGGCTCGCACGGTACCGTTGAAATTCTGGCAATGAACTACTGAGGTAATCATGGAACCACCAGTCGGTACAAACATGAAGTTGTGGAGTATTCTCGGCTCAATCGTTCGTGAGCTTGAGAAGATTAACGCCACTGCTTGGTACTTGTCGAAAGATCCGAAAGATACCTGCGGCGTTATTTGCTGCGCTATCCCTGATTACACGGACGCCACTCTAATCAAAGAGATTGAGATGCGTGTCGGTCAGATTGAAGAACGCAAACGCTACATCGCTGGTCTGCAAAATGGTGAAGCTGGCCATACCTTTGCCTGCGAGCAACGTGCCGACGAACTCTACCAGAAGTATTGCGGCAAGCGTTAATCTGTAAAACAATAACATAACAATCTTTTGACTACACACAGCAAGGATATAAAATGAAAGAGTTCCTGTCTAAGTATTTCGATCTGGAAGAGTACGACCGTTGGCCGCTCGCTCTGCTTTTCGTGGGCGCTGTGTTTGCAATCGCAAGTGACTTCCTGTTTGCCTACGATGCAGTCTGGCCGATGTTCGTCGTCTTCGCGCTGTATACCGTAGCGGTCATTCTCGATGTACGCAATATCATGGAGTCAGGCAACACCGCTCCGTCGTGGGGCTGGCTGTTGTTCATTCCTGTTTATCTGTGGAAGCGCGACACTCTTACGCAAAAGAAGAATCGCAACATCTTCTATGCGTGGATGATTCTGTGCATTCTCTCATTCGGCAGTAGTTATCTCGCAGGCAACCGTGACAACCACCAGCTGGTGGAACAGGATGTGTGTCGTGTGCTCGATACGATTGACTCACTGCAATCCAACAACATCACCTGCGTCCGTGCGTACAACATGGAAGAGCAGTATGACGGGTACTGGAAAGGCAGTGCCCATCTGTCCAATAACCGCGACGTTAATGTAAGCGCTGATTACAACAAAGATAAAGACAGCGTGTACGTTCAAATTCATAGCCTGTTAGGAGAGTAACGTGGAACAAGAACAAAATCCCCTCGATATGCCTGTTCATATCGTTAACGGTTTTCAATTCCGAGAAGAATCTGCAAAGCTGATGGCTTATGCGCTGGACATGAAACGTCTCGGTGCTAACATCGACGCGAACTTCTGGGACACGCGCATTCTCGACGACGACCAGAATATTGACATGATTCAACGCCTGTCTACTACTGGTCCTGTGATTAATCGCCGTAGTTTCGACCTGTTCGAATCTGCTGACCGCTGCCGCCGAAATGCCGCCGTTGTGTTCGAAGCGCTTATCTACGGCTTTGACCTGATGATGCAGGAATTCCGTGAAGCGTTCCTCGAGGAGTCCGGCGTATCGCCGTGGATTGATCGCCACGATACCAACATGTTCAGTCGTGAACTGTTACAATATCTGACTCGTCCTGCAGAAGAATCAGACTTACTCGATGTGCCCACGTATCGTCGTCAGGCGGCTGTCCTGTGTGACGTTGAACCTGTGCTGCTTACGCTGCGTGTGCATAACGAAATTCAGTACGTCTGGAACGGTGAGTGGCGAGCGCTGACGAATGCGCCAATCGAAACACGTCGCCGTCAATGTGTTAACTGGTACTACAACCACGCGTTCACAATTCATCGTCTGCGCCACATGCTGTCACGCTATCTGTACCACAAATTCCCTGAGCAGTTCGGAGGCAAAAGTGCGTAACATCATCGCTGTACTGAAAATGCGTTTCATCGAACAACTGCGTGACGGCTACGAAGACGGCCCGATTTTCGATATTGTTTACTTTGACGGCGAAGCGCGAGAAGCACCGCACTTTGTGCGCACTCGTATTGCCGATACGCTGTTCCCAAACAGTGTCGAAGATTCCGCTGTTGGTGGTTACGACTATTTGGTGCTGAGTGTGCGTGACCACGACAACGATGTTGAACTCAAGCCGGGTGACTTTGTTGTGTTCCGTGAAAACAGCAGCTTCACAACTCTTCGTGGTTTTGATACAGCAGAGGTGATTGATGGAAAACTCCGTCTTAGTTGATCTGCGTGGGCGTCTGGTAAAGGCGCTCGGCTTGACTGTGGTGAGCAGCGGCCAGTCTGCCTGTTACGTTGACCCTGAAGGTAACCCTATGGGTCTGGTGCGTGAATGGCGTCCTGAGTCGGCAGAGAATATTCTGCTGGTGATTGAACGTTACGGCTTGTGTGTTGAACGCACTGTTGACCCTAAACATAAACCACGTCCGGGCGAAGAAGATAAGATTGTGTGGCAGTACAACGTGTGGTCGCGCAATCCAATCTACCGAACGTTGTCCGTGGATAACTTTGCTCGCAGTCGTGGTGCGCGCATTGTCGGACCCGACTTGAAGACGGCCGTGTTTACGTGGGCAGTGCTTCGAGCCGAGCGTGTCGAAGAACTGCGTGAGTCTAAAGTGGACGCGAAGCTCTATAACTTCAATGTGCTCCAGGAGAAGGTGTATGTATCACCAGCTCAGTGATAATCCAAGTTCCGATGAACTACGCCAGTATTATGAGCAGGTCCACAAAGAAGCCGAAGAAATCATGCAGCAGGTGTGGGCGCTTCGTGGTTGGACTGTTCGCTGGGAATGGCATAACGGTATTTGTGATGATTGCCAGTTCCTGTTTGACGCATCAGGCAAGTGTCTTGGTGAGAAACATGCGGCTATCCCACAAGATGCAGGCATGGCAGGCAAGATTGACTCACTCAAGCTGTCTGTCTCTCATACCAAGAAATCTGTAAAGATCAGTAACAAGAGCGCTGATAAGCCAGTTGAGGGAAAAGGTCGTAATCTAAGGCTCGCCTACCTCAACTGGTTGCTCAACATTGAAAAGCAGAAAGCTGAGGAGAAAACGTGCGCTGTCCCTTAAACGAATTACCGATGAATCTCGATCAGGCTGAACACATTATGGCTAGTGTGTTTACGCTCGCCGGTTCATCGAAGTCCAAACGTCGTGCCACTGCCGCTATGCTCGTTCACTTTCATCACGGCTTCCCGACTGTCATCAGTAGCGGTGTGAACGGTACGCAGCCAGGTGAAAGCAACGTTATGGAGAACGATGACCTAACGCTCTCGCTCGACACTGTTATTCATGCGGAGGTGAACTGCCTCAATCGCATGGAAGAATACAGCATGTGGGCTGACGAGAAGGACATTCTGTTCTGTACCGATTCGCCGTGTCCTAACTGCTTGGCTGATCTCGAAGCCGAAGGCGTTAAGACTGTCGTATATGCGCGTGAGTATCGTCTGACTGAACATCTCGACGCATCGAAGATCAAGATGTTCTGCCTCGACATGAAGTCGGTAGAACTCCGTATGCTTCGTGGCATCGAGCGCATGAAAGAAGTAATCGCAACAACACCAGTGTCTAACTAAGACCAATAACTGAGAGGCTCTCAACATGGAAAACAAATTCGAATCAGGTTTTAAATGCCACCCGCTAACTAAAGAGCAACAGGACCAAGCGTTCCGCGAGTTCGATAGACAGCAACAAAAGTCGCTGGAGCGTCTGGTGCAGATGATTGAATCTGATCCCGTGTTGAGGGCCCAGCACGAAGAGGCGCGTCGTCATGAACATCAGCAGAAGTTCGGTGACATGGATTTTTCCAAACTCGAAGAACGTGTAGCTGGTACGTTTGAACATTCATCTGGTGTAGTTCGTGGTGTAGTTCAACGCTATCCACGCATGTCCGACAATCTGCCTCGTGACGGCCGCATTAAAGTTGACGTAATACCAGGGAAACGTATGCTGCAAACTGATATTCATCTAGGTGATGTGAAGACAGAAGACCTGTCGCTTGCTATGGCTGCCGTTGCATTCGGTCTTAGTGGTGAGCAGCTTGGCGTTATCCCTGCTCCTGGTGGCGGTCAGTTCGTTGAGCCAGAAACGCAGTTGAGTTACATCGACGAAGCTCCATTTATTCCAAATCATCTGCCTCAGCACTACCTGCAATCTGATACAGGTCCAGTGCCTGCGTGTGGTCGTGCTTTGCGTATAGTTCCGAAAGATTCATGGTCTGCCGAGCGCCGTGACCGTGCTGCGACGTCTGCACCTGCTCGTAAGAAACTCCGTGCCCGTACACGCGCCCAGAAGAAAGCGCGCCGTAAACAACGCTGAGGTAACAGCAATGAGTAATGAGATTAAACAAGCCTCGATGGAGAGCTACAACGCGCTTGGCCTGCCGAGTGATTTTATGAATCTCGTATCAGACGAAGATGCCGCAGACTTTGTGGCTAAACTGTCTGACGAGAAACGCCGTAAGCTGACTGTCGGTCTGGCTTTGCTTCATCTGCAAATTCCCGATGCGATTCGTTATGAGTTGTTGACGAACCACATCGACGAAACTGAGCGTCTGGTTCACAATGCGTTCCAGGACCTGAGCGCTTCGCTGGTAAACAAGCTGTCGCATGAAGGTAGCGCTGAAACTAAATCAACACTCGGTAGTGTTCGTCTGGCAATGCTGATGAACATTCTGGGCTTTGATGATGCTACTCTTAGTGGCGTCTTGAACGACCCTATCCTGACACGCCGCGCGAGCCTTGTTGCTGTGACTGGCTTGAATGAGATGGGTCAGAAAATCCAACAACTGTACGACGAGAAAAACAATGAGCCAACCTAACGTAGCAACTCAATCAGAAGAAATGGATCTGGACGCAATCCCTGGTCTGGACCCAGATGCAGTAGCACCGAACGGTGTTGATGCAGCAGCATCTGATGAAGGTTGTGAAGGCGGCGCCTGCAAAATCTAATTCATGGGGCCTAGTGCCCCATTTTTCGTTTGAGGATAAAAACGATGCAAACAGCCTATCGCTGCAAACACTGCAAGTATGTCCACATCGGCAAAGTGTCCAGCTGTGATTGTCAGGGCAGTAAGAAATTCGAATACACGTTGGTGCAAATCATCGACGTGCCTGAGAACGAAGACCAAGTGCCTCCGTTCAAAGATCTCAAACACTCTCGCGCTCAACGCTACGTGAACGTTAAAGACGGCACGTACGGTAATGGCATCTATGAACTACGTGAGAAGCGCGAAGGCCAACGTTACTGGTGGACGCATCTCGGTACTATGCAGAGCGGGTTCGATAGCACTGATATGTCTTACCAGTTCTGCGAAGATAATTGTAAGGCGAACGTTCTGCTGGCAGCGGCTGGCCCTGTTATGCTCGAAGCACTGTACATGACCTATCAGTATTTCCACCGCAAGCGTCTGGTGCAGGGATCTACGCCTCAGACAGATATGCGCATCTCGATCATCGCTGATGCTATTCGTCAAGGCACTGACTTGTCTGTGTTCGACACCCTTCAAATACCTAAGGAATGACCATGTTGATTGATATGTTGAAAGCAATTCCTGCGATCATACTCTGCTACATAGTGTGGCGCTATTTTCTAAACAAACGTGACCACGATCGTCATCTGGTCAAAGCGCAAGAGCACTACAATTGCGGGCGTCTTGACAGCGGTAATGTCTGGATTCATTTGAAGTCCGGCCGGCCTTACACCGTGCTTTGTCTTACCAACACGGGTACGTCTAAGGCGGGCTGGGAAATCAACGTCATCTACACGAATGACTTCAAGCAGATCTATAGCAGACCGTTCAGTGAGTTCTGTCACAAGTTCACGCACGTTAGTCGCGGCAAAAATGAAGAACACTTCACTACAACGCTCATGGGTTTGCAAATGAAAGCCAACACTCGCATCCTTATCCCTCGTGAAGGTGAGATTTGGTTTGAGGGTACGGTTCATGCAACACCACCAGAACTGGTGAAGCAGGGTCATGCACCTCAAGTCGTGTCTCAACGTCGTGCGCACATTGATATGGTGCTGGCTCTAGGTGAGGCGCATCCAGTCGTCGTATTTACTGTAAATGAAAAGCAGACAGCAATGTTGCTTTCGCAATTCATTTTCATCTATCGCAAAGAGGTGTCCTTCGATGGAACAACCAGCTCTTGTGTTTAAATACGTGATGTTCGTCCGTACGCGCACCAAAGAGCGTGACGACGGCGTTTACTTGCCTGTGATATTCCCGACGCATATCATGCACTCTGATATGTCAGACGAAATGCGCGGCTACGGTATGTCCAACGGTTTTCGAGAGAATCGCTATCACCAGCGTATCGATCCAATCTCGGCAGGCTTTATCAATCTGCGAACACTTCAATGCTTCGGTGAGTCTGAATCTCTGGAGCTGAAATCTCGCCCAGAAGACAGCACCATCATCGCAGAGTACATGAAGACTCAAGGTAAAGGTGCAGAAGCTCCACCAGAGGATGACGCATGATGGACCTCCAGCAGAAGTCGAGAGACATTAGGCGCAGCAAGCGTCGAGCTGTGATCAGCAAACAGCATGAGTTCCGTAATGCCTGCAATGAAATGCAGCCGCGTATTGAGCAGGACCTGATTGATATTCTTGCGGAGTTTGCTCAGGCCGGCTCCGATAAAGATATGCTGATATTTAGACGCCCTGCCTACCGCATAGGCAAGCACAAGTTCCAGCTACAAGTTACTGTCAGACTCTTTGACACGCGCAACACGCAGTTCAACGTCGAGCTTGTATCTAAAGGCTTTACGACTCTGCTGGAGAAAAACGTTCGTCGCCGCATTTGGTTCCTGCCAGACACCGTTCTCGTCGAGCACAACATCTATCTCAGGGATATGATGTATCGTGCGCAACAGGCGGTGTTCACAGGTAAAGAGTGGGAATTAGAGTATGATCCAAACATAAGTATAGACGATTCCGTATTCACTCACATCTATCTCGTGGAGTAGTAATGGACATTCTGAGATCAATCTGGGCAAGCCCTTTCTGGGACAGTCCTGCGTCTGCATTTGTGCCTACGACGCTTATCATTGCATTCTTTATCTATACTGAATGGCGTGAGCGTCGTACTCTGCGTCTGTCTCGTAAGGCATTCGCAGACGGCTGGGATCCGAAGAAGAATACACTCTTCCGTCACAAGTGGTTTCCATTCATGACGTGTCGTGTGGACTTTTATTCGAATAGCCCGAATGATAAGTTCACGCCGTCAGTGTTTGTGCAAAGGAATGGTGGGCGTTATGTAGAGATGCCTGCCTATGTGTTACGTTACCGCTATAATGAGATTAAACAATGACACCAGCAATCCGCTTTAACGAGCAGACCTGTGAACTGCTGAAAAAGATCTTCGGCAACAACAAGCCCTTCTTTGTTGTGCGCCGCGACACAATCATCGAAAACGATAAGCAGTTCGGTGAGCGTGTGTATCTGGCCAATGGCACGCATGTCATTACCGTGCCTAACGTACAGGGCCTCGATCTCGGAGATAAGCTCTATCTCGCAGAAGACAATGAGGTGTACGAGTGGCATCCTCATTTCGACCGCCCCAAATACGAAGCAAGCAACAATCAAAAGGAAGCTCTCGCTTTTGGTCTTCATCCTATCGTCCATCATAAAGACAGCCGGAACTCTTAATGAACAATCAACCTCTCGATCTGCGCGATCCCAATCAGTACGAACTGTATTCTCTGCATTGCGTGGATGAACAGTACATCAATCTCGGCAATGCAATTCTGATGCACGGTACTGACGAAACAGATCCCGGTCGTACCGAAGACACGTGGCGCACTCTGATCGGTATTGGCTTTCAATTGACCAACACGCTGATCGCTTTCCCTGCGTTGCTATCTGCGCGTAAGAACTGGTTCGCAGCCGTTGATGAAATGTGCTGGATGGCTCGCGGTGAAACAAATATCGGCAGTCTCAATTCCAAAATCTGGAACGAGTGGGCGGACGAAGATGGCGAGTGCGGTCCTATCTACGGTCTGATGTGGCGCATGTGGCCTGATATCAAAACCTTCCCGACTATTGAGTCGATGAAGGAGCGTCAGATTAGCGATGCTGAAATCGAGCGTATCTCCAAAGAGATCAATCGCATGAAGGCCGCTGGTTACACTGAAACGGAAATGGCTGACGGCCGTGTGTGCTACGAAGGTACAATCGATCAGTTTGCTGATGCTCTGCGTCAGGTAATGAATCGCAGTCGCTCACGTCGCATCCGTGTTCAGGCATACAATCCAGCGTATCTCAACATGCAGGGTCTGCCGCCGTGCCACACTGAGTTTGAGTTCAATGTGACTAAGCCTACGCTGTATGAAACGGCTCAGATGGAAGCACGTCAGATGGCGCCTGCCGAAGACTCGCTGCACATCACGGTGACCATGCGTTCCAACGACACGCTTCTGGGCAGACCGTTCAACATCATCGGCTACAGCGCCATGCACCAAATGATCGCGAAGTGGGCAGGCATGAACGTCGGCAGCTTTACGCTGAATACTACCAACACGCATCTGTACACTCACCACTTCGAAGCGTTCAAAAAGCAAAGTGAGCAGTGGGCAGTTCTCGCAGACAACATGAAACGCACTGGCGAACCTGTTGTCTATCCTATGCTGGAAATCAGCGACGACATTCTTGGCCTGACGCCGGAAGAGTTGCTTGATAACGCCAATGCTGAATGGTTCCAGCTTCTCGATTATGCACCAGCACAGGCAGTCAAAGGACGGGTCACCAAGTGAACAACAACATTCTTCTGATCAAGCACGTTTCTTCTTACCTGTATGTCGGCTATTGCGAAAATGCAAGTGACATTCCTCGTCGCGGTATTGAGCTGCTGGACATTGTTGTGCCGAGCCCTGTAAGTGGTGACTCAGACAACATTCTCGATATGAAAGCGCGTTGCATCTATCATTTGCCACACAACTGTTTCCTGCTGCAACATGTAGATGGTGAGTTCGAGGGCAACGAATACCCGGCGTGGACGAAAAAGCATTGTCGGGATAACATGGAAATCTTCCAGCGTTCGTCTCATGGCCGTGAGCAGGCAGCGATTGAACTCATGCTGAATGAACTGCGTGATGCGGAAGTTGAGCATCCGGAATGGCCAGAAGAAGCAATTCATGCAGGCTCCATTCTCGTAGAAGAAGCGGGTGAGTTACTGCGTGATTGTGTGTCGTTCGATGAAACTGGTGACGACAAGCTGATCGTTAATATGCAGATCGAAGCAGTGCAGACAGGTGCAATGGCGTTGCGCTTCCTGAAGAACCTGGCCACGTCGCAGAAGCGTACTATCCCGCATAATGCTCTGCGTACTATCTTAAACTCAACGATGACGCCAGAAGAACAACTGGCGGAGATGCGTCGTCTTATCGATCACGGAGTACGCTAATGCGTTTACTAAAGTATATCCCAAGTGCAGGCATCTCACACACGCCACCAGCCGGCGGTGAATATGTGCGTGATATGGTAATCGACTTTGGTGATCATCCGAAGCCTGACGTAGGTCATCATGACGAACTCTGTTTGTTTGATTTGCGTCTGACTGATGTAGATGTGTATCACGAACAGGACAGCGTTCACATTTGTCTGCCGGACATGAGCCACATCTACGCCAACTTCGATATGGCTATCTGCCAAACGCGCGAGTATCAGTTCTGGATGGGCGACAACGCACCTGCACCCTCCGCGGACGCTATTGTTCACGCGCACATCGTTAAAGGGCATCTGCCTAATCTGCACAAAGACTTCGACACATTCGTCGAATGGCTGTTTGATCGTATGCGTGAGATTCCTCGTCTTAACATCGATCACATGGTGCTGAAAGGCAAAGGTCAAATGTACGATGCGAACACTAAAAACTCGTATGACCTTTGGGGCATGTTCCGCTACTGGTTAATGCTGGGGCGTAACCTGACTATCGGGTACTCGCTCGACAATCAGATAACGTTCAACGATACACACATCTCGGAGAAAGGTGTGCGCTGGTGGCTGATCGAGCACAACAAACAACTGATGGAAGTCGCGCGTGAGAACGATCTGCTGGCTGCATTCATCACGTTTGGCTCCGATAGCCCTGGCTCTGAGGACGAGTATGCGTATACGTTCGTTGGCAAAGACGGCAACTTCATGCGCAGCCACGTAGACGTTAGCGAGTTCATGCACCTCGCTGTTCACGGCCACTTCCCTGAACTGGTCTGCGATTCGAGCGGCAAGAACTTCAACGTGACGTTTAACTTCGCGCAGTATTTCCCGGAAGAATACCACGCGTACCAAAACTATCGCGGCGGTGATTATCATCGCGCTCTGTCTCGCTTCGTCTGACGGGCTTCGGCCTCCTGTCAGTAATTTGATTGTCTAACAGGAGAGCCGACATGAACTACGATCCAAAGAAAGATTTCCACCCGTTTCAATATCTGGGCGCACCTAAAGTCCCGCACACAGGCTTCTTAGGCAATACAGTGAACTTGGTTGAGAACGACGTAAACATCGGCAGCGATGAATGCACGTTCGAGTTCACTGTAGCTCAGATGAACGCGATGGACAGAGGTACTGTTACGTTCAGGGCGAAAGACTCTGGCGGTGGTATCGACATTAAGAAATGCTCAGTCTCAGGTTTGAAAATGGTAATTAAGCTGGACAGAAGGGTGATCGAGTTCGGCAAAGTTCAAGTCGAATGGCAGACCACTCCTCGCCACTACTATTACTGAATCTGTAAAGACAGAGAAAGAGCAACCGATAAGAGATACGACAATGGCAAAAACTGCTATCAAAACAAAGGACGGAAAGAAGAAAAAGAATGATGGGCTAAAGTTTGAGTTGAATAAACTCAGCTCCGTCAATCAATTAAAAGGCGCAGCGTATAACCCGCGTTTCATTACAGACAGTCGCCTGAAAGCACTCGAAGGTTCTTTGGGTAGCTTCGGCGACTTGTCTGGTATCGTGTTCAACAACAACATCAAATCTGGTGTGTTGATCTCAGGCCACCAGCGCTTGAAGTCAATCGAAGGCTGGAAGACTCGTATCGAGGTCCAGAAGTCTGTTGATAAGCACGGCACTATCGGCCTGGGTTATATTCACGCAACGCATCCGAAGAAGTCTGATAAGGTGATCAGCATTCCTCTGCGTATCGTGAACTGGACCGATAAGAAAGCAGAGTACGCTGCAAACATCGCGGCGAACGCCCACGGCGGTGAGTTCGATAACAAGAAACTCGCCAAGCTGGTTGAGCAACTCGACCTCAACACAATCAAGCCGCAGTTGCTTGGCCTTGACCCGTTAGAGATTCGCGGTCTGCAAGCCAAGCTGAAAGTTCAGGCTGTTGTTCAGGACGAGAAACGTGCGGGCAAGACAACTGGCCAGATGAACGGCAGTACCGGTAAGTTCAATGAGTACAACCCTGATGATGTGGGTGAAGCTCTGAACTGCACCTGCCCGCGTTGTGGATTCAAGTTCGAGGGATAATATGATCATCAAGCCGCCTACGATGAAGGAAATCAACAAGCTGGATAAACCCTGGCGTGGTATGAGTTTCTTCGCAGGTTGCGGTGGGTCTTCGACCGGTCACAAGATGGCCGGTATCGACATTGTGTTGAGCAACGAGTTTGTTGACTCAGCACGAGAGTCCTACGAAGCGAACCATCCGACAACTAAAGTGCTGCCTCATGACATTCGCCGCTTAGACCCAGGCAAGCTGTTGCGCTTCGCTGGTCTAAACAAAGGCGAACTGGATTTACTTGACGGTAGTCCTCCTTGCTTTACCGAAGACACGATCATTCATACAGCAGACGGCATGAAGTTCATTTCGGACATGAACGTCGGCGATAGAGCAATGACCAGTGTCGGGCAGTATCATCCCGTGTACGACACGATGGTGCGACCTTACGTCGGCACGATGCACAAAATCGAAACACTGATCAGTAGCAACAAAGCAACGCCTGAGCACCCGTTCTTTATCAGACGTCCACTTGCTGCGGGCGGTTACTCTGAACCATTCTGGTGTGATGCTAAAGACGTGCAGGAAGGCGATCTGCTCGGTACACCTCGTGTTACGCCTGACCAGACTGCTGATGTGTACCACAATCAGATGAATCAATTGCCGAAGATGATTCGTCAGTGGGTAAGCATTCCTGAGTTCTGGTGGATGGTAGGTCACTGGTGTGATCGTGGTTCAATCGAAACTATCGGTGGCATTGAAGCAGTTAGCTTCGAATCGCATACCAGTATTGAAAACGCGATGATTGAGCAGGCGTTTGACGCGCTTAAACTCAGTAGCCTGAATCGCATCGAAACAATGACAGCGCAACGTAAAACGTTCCGTACTGTGATTGATGTTGAGCTGGTGCAGTTTCTGCGTCGCTTTATCAGTCACGGCAACAACACGTTCTCTCGTCGTCTGCCTGCCATGTTGTTCCACATCAACGCGGAACTGAAACAGCAATTCATTCTGGGCTGTGCTGGCATGGATTATGTGACTGCTATGGGCACAGGCATTGCTATCACTTCTGCAAGCAAGCGCTTCCTGCTTGAACTGAATTACCTGTGCTGCTCTGCATTCAATCGTCCTCTGTTCGACGGACTGACTTGGGGCGACCTGTATTTCGGTAGTTCGTTAACGCCCCGCGAACGAAACAGTGCGCGTGAGCACATTGGCTACCTGTTCCTGCAGGACGAGCACAACTTCTTCCACGAGTTTAGCAAAGAAGACCCGCATCTCTGGACAGAAGTGATTGAGAACCTCGCGTATCAAGCAACCTGTGACGTCTATAACTTCTCTGTTGAAGTGGACGAAACGTATGTGGCGAACGGTGTTGTTGTTCACAACTGCAAAGGCTTCTCTACTGCTGGCGTGAAAGAAGAAGGCTGGGGCAAAGAAGTTAAGTACAGCGATAACAAGTATCAGCAGGTTGATGACCTGTTCGATCAGTACTGCCGTATGCTGAAAGGCATGATGCCGAAAGTGTTCACTGCGGAAAACGTTAGTGGTCTTGTTAAGGGTGCCTCGAAAGGCTACTTCCTTGAGATCATGCGAACGTTTGACGAGATTGGTTATTACGTTCGAGCGCCGCTGCTTAATGCTGCGTGGCTTGGTGTGCCTCAGTCCCGTGAACGTATCATCTTTATGGGTGTACGCAAAGACGTAGCACACGCTCTCGGTTATAAGAGCAATCAGGCTGCTGTGCCTGACGTAGTGCCCTGCGATACGATGGCCTTCCTTGCAGACGCACTGCCTCACATTCAGCGATATAAGTCCACGAAGAAGGATATCATCACGTATCTTCCTGCGATGAACGGACCGATGCCGACAATCACTGCGGCTGATGCTATCGCGTATGAGACAGCCCGTTTCTCGTCTGCTGGGTTCGTTGAAGACAACAAAGGTCATCGTCGTAAGTTGACCATCGACGAACTAAAAGTTGTTTCTGGCCTGCCGTCAGACTATAAGCTGAAAGGTAAGTTTGAAGAACAGTGGGAGCGACTCGGTCGTATCTGTGTTCCGGCAATGACACAGGCTGCGTCGAAAGCTCTTATCGAACACGTCCTGCTGCCTTATGCTAAGAAGCGTAAGAAGAAGCCTGGCGAAATCTTTAAGTAAGGGCGTCTATGTTCTACGTAGTATTGGGTTTTGGTATCGTGATTGGGATCATCCTCACGCTATTCTGTCTGTGGTTTTTCTTCCTGAAGGACTTCGCGGTATTCAAGTCGTGATCAATTAGGACAAGGACGTCCGGGAGAATTGAAATGTCTTATTGTTTAGTTCGTGCAATGATGGTTGCTCATGTACAGGATGGACAACTTGTTTGTTCTAAATACAAGATCAAACTCAGTGCGAGTAACTCCACGCAACTGCATAACTTCATGCACCGCATCTTCTTTGAGTACAACGGCCGTATTCTGCTAGAAGATGAACAGGACCGCGACGTGCTGCCTACACTTAACTACCGCAAGCAAGCCAAAGTGCTTGAAGGTAATGGCAGCGTGTTCAGTCGCATCACCCAACTCGGCCAAAAGCACGGCATCACCTGTCATCTGGTGAACACGTTCAAGTCGAACCTTGACGAAATTGCTTACGTGTTCTATCTGGTGCAGCCTACTGGCGTTGCATGTCAGGTACTCGATACTGACAAAGAAGAACTCTGGGGCAAGACGCTGCTAGTGGGCGCTGACTCTGACGTTGACTATGTAGGGCGCAACGTTGTGCCAATCTTCTGCGATGAAAACTACAACGTTGACGACGCAGTGCTGGGCAACAACCTGTTCACCCTGCACGACGATACCACCAAACTGATGGTGATGGTCGGCAAGTAAAATGATACGCTACCCGATAATATTCCTCGCTACATGGATTCTGGTAGCGTACTCATTATCGACACTGGATGTTTCATCTGAGTGGTGTGAAAGAATAGGCATGGTATCTGCCGCTATCATCACTCACATCGAAATCAAATGGCAGCGCTTCATCAAGAAGCATTGTCAATATCCCGCCGAGTAATCGGCATATCGGTGTGCGGCACAGACGTGACTGCACCCTCTACCTAAAAGGTATGTACTATGTCCAAGAAACACACTTCGTATACCAGCGCGTTCGCAATCGGTGAAATGGCTGTTCTGTCTCTCGATAACTTTGCAGACTGCGAACTGCCTTACGGTGTAGTTGAAGGCGTTCTGTTCTACGGGCCTCAAGTGCGCTATCGCTTGTCGCTGTTTGTGAATGATGGTCCTGCTTCTTCACCTAAAGCATATCGCCATGAAGGACGCCCTGTTGATGGTTTTATCGCAGACGATCTTCGTGCAATCACTAACTCTCAGTATGTTCCGCATATCGGTCACGTCGGTATGTTCGAACGCACAGACTACAGCAAGATTGGCCACGCTGAGTTTAAGATGGGCGAACTGGTGCAAATCAATTGGTCTGGTCTGGAAATCGGGTTTGACCCATTCAACATTCCTGTTATGATCACTGGTGTGCGCTACGAAGAAGGCAAAGTGCTGTATGACGTGAGCATTCAGCGCAAGCACTACGAAGATGGTTCCATTCGTATCGACACTTCGACAACGTATGGCCGTTTGGTGGGTGACTCGCTGCATAGCGTTGACTCAATCTTTCTGAAACCTGTTGGTGGTTGGCGTAACCCTATTACCTCGGGCCGCTTGGACAGCAACGCAGAAAACAAAAGCAATGTACCTCGTTCTGAATAACTAACTGATGGGTAGCTACGGCTGCCCATTTTTGTTTTTATGTGTAATTTTATTGGACATTCCTTCGTTCGAGGTACGACGTCCATGCAATTCGCAATAGCAAATACATTAGGGCTGCCAGCAGACGTTCTGGCTTCGGCAAAAGCACGGCTGCTGTTATTCGATGCGTCTGTAGACCCAAGGCTCGCAGTAAGAGATTGGACTCAGTACGCCGTTCAATGCAGAGGAGTAATAGCAAGTCTTGTTGGCAGTGTGTATACCACAGGACAAGTTCAAGGTGTGCGTGACGGAAAACATTATCCTGCGACTGGAGGTGTTCTTACACAATCAGCACAAACAACACCTCTGGCCGCAACTAACTATACAACTCTGGTAGATTTTGATACAAGCAATTCCAGTCTTGGCATCAAGTACGGAAGTCGAATAAGACTGCCGTCCAGTAAAGCCACACCATTCACCTGGGATAGTGATGGTTACGGACTTCCTCAAGATCTGATGCTCATTTCTTCTAAAACAGGTGAGTTGAAGGCTGAGGTGAGTGCAAGCGTCAGTTGTTATTTCACCAGAACGTTCAAGCCCGATCCGAATCGCACCATAACTCGAACGAACACTATAAATAGCTATTCTGTTCTTCGTGGTATCAAGCTAAATAAGACTGCGGTCAACTTGAATTTTCGTATAGCCCCCGCAGTGTGGGCACAGTCTAAAGTCGCAGATCTGCCTGCAGGGATCTTTCTTGCCAATAGAGCAATTCAGGGAGTCTACTACGAAACTGAGTATTACAAAACAAGCTATGCACCTGTAGATAAATTTCAGAATGGTGATGCTGGATATATTCCTCTAGGGACCGTTAGAGAGATTCCAGTTTATCTGGACTCAACAGAAGAGGATGAAACCGTGGTGCCGACTTGGGCAGCGCTGCAAGTTGACTCAATTAGAGGTGAATCCCTTCTGACATTCACTGTAGGCGAAGATGGAGATTTTATTCCTACGTCCTCGTGTGTCCCAGGTAAATATCTGACGCTGGTGGAAAATCCAAATAAGATGTTGCGCGTCAGTCAACATCTACAGAACCTATGAAAATAAGGGTGGCTTCGGCCGCCCATTTTTGTATCTATAATCTGTAAATATCAGACAGGAGGATAGCATGAAAGATGATATGTACGAAATTCGGAATTTCATCAAGGGCCGCCTCGATGAAGAAACGAAGGATATCGTTATGAGTGATGAAATGGTACTTAGCCGTACTCGTGACATTGCTGGTGGCGTTATCCGAGCTATCACGCGCAATATGCGTAGTGATGGATTTAGTATCGTGTGCGACAGCACTATCAACACACAAGCGCTGATTGACAACAATGTTCTGGCAGTTGACATTGTGATCAGTGACTCGCGTTTGGCCAATCAAATACTTAGAGGGAACGACAATGCTAAAACGTCTATTAGCTTTGTTCTGGCGGAAGAAGAAAACACCACCGGTCAAAAAGAGCTTTGAAGAAAAGCTGGATGACCTAAGTGACCAGATTCGTCGAGATGACGAACATCTGCGCCGCGTATTGCACACTGGTCATCAGCCTGTGCGTAAGAAAGAGCGCGTCACGGTTACCGTAGAGCCGCCGAAGAAACGCTATCAGACTAAGCCGACGCCTATGCCTGAACGCAAGAACTTCAACGGTCAACCTCGTCGCGGTATGACAGTGAATCATGCTTCTTCTAGTCGCGCTCAGACAGACGATTTAATGCTGGCTGTGATGATGCAGCAGACCTACGTTGCACCCACACCAAGTCGTTCGCACGATGATAACTGTCGCGTAGATCATACGCCGAGCTATCGACATAGCGACCCTGACCCAAGCCCCTCATACGAGGGCGGTTCTGATTCTGGTTACAGCGGAGGTGGTTCCTGTGATTAAACGTCTAATGAACTGGATAGGCTTGATGCTTATCTCTGAATCAAACAAGCGTAAACTCCGTCAGCACGAAGCAATGATGCGCGCCTGTACTGACGTTTACGATTGGTGCGGTGCTGACTTGCCTCAGACGGCCGAAGCTGTCGAGTACGTTCGCACACGCGCATTAGGCTATGAGAACCGATTGAACGTCCACAACGGTAAAATCATGACGCCATACGAAGCGCACACAGGCATTAGCAACTGGCGTGATGCGATGCGCAGTAAGTATCTGCATAGCGAAGTGGACTTTGACGGCAAGGCGTTCGCAGCACCAAAGGCAGATTCTGTAAACTAAGAACACGAACAACATATACCGAGAAAAATATGGAACGTAACTCAAACGAAAAGATTGTGGTGCTGGATGTAGATATGTACCGCACTCTCGTACAATACGCAGAGTGCGGTGAACGCGACTGCGGGCCTAACTTCTTTGGAAAATCCGTGAAAGAACTCGAAAAACATGCACGGCACTTTAATCCACATCTACGCGCACCGTTTGAGCAGATGTTGACTAACGAGCGTTTGGGTAAAGCCGAACGTCGTCGGCTGGTGAAGAAAGCACGTCGCCTTAGTTCCCAGCGCGAGCCTGTACGCTTCCTCGTTGACCACCAGCACAAGGTAATCTATCCGATTATCATCACTGGTGTGTCGTCTGACAATCAACTGCGTTTGAAGTATCACGCACTGTCTGACGGCTGGGATTCGGCTGCTATGGTTGATCGCATCTTCGAAACACCAGAAGAGTTGCCTCAGTCCTATCGTATGCTCAAGGAAGGGGAGAACGTCTGATGAAAGCACTGTCTATTCGTCAACCTTGGGCTTGGCTGATTACCAAAGGTCACAAGAAGATTGAGAACCGTACGTGGGACACAAAGAAACGCGGACGCTTTCTCATTCATGCAAGTTCGAAACGTCCTAGTGACGACGACATGCGTGTGGCCAAAGAGATCTGCGACGGCCTGAACATCAAGCTGCCTGAGAAGCATGAGTTCGAGCTGGGAGCTATCGTGGGCTATGCTACTCTGTGCGGTACGACAACGCAATCTGACGACCCGTTCTTCTTCGGGCCTGTTGGTCTGCAACTGAAAGACTGTCGTGCTACCGAGCCTGTTCGTTGCAAAGGCGCTCTCAGTTTCTTTAACACACCGTACTGTGTCGTAGGCGGTAATGTGATCTTGTCTCCACGATGAGGCCCATACTGGTTGTTCATGGAGGCAAAGTTCTGCCCGCTCAACTGGTAAATGAAGATCGTAAAGACGTGTACTTTGTTCGGCACATGACGATCAGAGGACAAAACGTGTACGTCGCAGGATTGGCACCAGTTGCTACTGTTGTGTTTCTCTATGGATACTCGCCTACTGTTGATGACTATGAAGTTGTAAAACAGATGCGAGGCAAGTAAATCAAGGGTGGCCTGACGGCTGCCCTTTTCGCGTTTAAGGAGCGTTATGTTACCGTTTGCACCTAAGACCCGCGTAGTCAGTATGCGTAACGGCAATAAGGACTATGATGTTCGTATTGACCGGGAAACGAAGTGGGGCAACAAGTTCTATATGACCAAAGAGACTGTGGCCGAACGTGACCGTGTGTGCGATGGACATGAGATAGATCTGTGGTTAAAAATCTACAGTGGTGAGATACGCATAGGTCATTTGCTTGAACTCTATGGTAAACGTCTTGGCTGTTGGTGTAGTCCCAAACGCTGTCACGGAGATGCGTTAGCTAGAGCGGCTGAGTGGGCGTACAATGCAAACTGTAAATGGGAGCGTATAAAAGCCACTTACAGGAAGCGCCGACGTGCAGCAAACAAAGCCAATAGCAAGAAAGGTAGGAAGAAAGTTTCTCGGAAGTAGCCCGTCGATGAAGGCTATGAATTGGGAAGTGTATATCAGTGCATTCAGCGGCAGAGCTTACGGCCAGTTCGCTGTTGCATGGGGCGCTTCTCACATGGTGATTCATACACTCGATGTTACCGAGTGTGTGCGCAATAACTGCGACCAGTTATACATCGACAAACTGGACAAGATCATTGAGTGTCTAAATGCGTTCAATGGTCTGCTTGGTACGACCAACATAGGTCATTGTCGTGAGTGGCTGAATCCTATTGAGACAGGCGCTACAGGCAGTGTGGCGTTCTGCCACTACGTCACTGACAAAGAAGCCAACATCTATTTCGAGCTGGCATCCTGTACTGAGAAGGTTCGCTTCTATCCCGCACCAGCAGGCAGGCACAAACTGCGTAACCTGAAAACCAGCCTTGTTCGTTTAGAGCAGGAGCTGATCAAACACAGGCAGGCAATGCTTGATACCATGAGTGTGGTCAACGAAACACGCGCTATGCTAAATCTGTAAATATAGCGTATACCACATATACCTAGAATAAGGAACTTGGCATGGCCATGACTCAAACGCAGTACGCTCTTTCTAAGGTGGCAGAAGAAGCTACCGAGATCGCAAAAGAGTGCCACAAGATCATGCACTTCGGGTTTAACTCATTTGACCCGAATGACCCAAAGCGCGTTAAGAACATTGACCGCCTGATTGCTGAACTGCATGATCTCGAAGGCGCCCTCCTGTTTCTGCGTGATAACTCAGGCGGTGAGTTCGAGTTTATCCCCGATACCTGCACTGCGTTGGCTAAGTACGATAAGATTGCACGGCACATGGGCTACGCGATTGAGTCTGGTAATGTTGAACCTTTCGATTTAGAAGACGAGGATGAATAATGAGTTACTCTTTCGTTGTTGAGTGGAACATCCGCTTAAAGGCCGATACGCCTAAAGAAGTTATGAGCATGTTGAAAGCGTGGCACAAGCATCCGCACCGCTTCGACGCGTTTTTGAATCTCGGTGTTGACGTTAGTGCTGCGTTGGGTTGTGGTCTGGATTCAATCGCAGGTATTTACTACGAGAGTAACTTCATTCACGGCTCCGGCGTCGTGCCGTATATCCGCACCTGCGCCAACTTCACGCGACGTAGCTCAGGCACGGATCGTCTGGTAGGTTTCATCAACTGGTTGGAGCCGTATATCGATCATCGTGATGAAGTCATCGGCATCGTTCGTGGCGAAGATGATCTCTACTGCTATGACGATACGCGTGGTTATGGCTTCGGTCTTATTCCTGAGCCGCCTCCAAGCAAAACGTTCTACGAAATTCGTATCATCAACAACTGCGCACAAATCGAATATAAGCGTGGTGATCTTCATAACCTTTATCCGTGGGTATCTTATGCTTACTAACATTGCTCGTCTCGTTGCTACACAGGCACACTCTGGTCAGGTACGCAAGTACAATAACGAACCGTACATCAATCACCCACTGCGTGTTGCACAGTGGCTGTCTCAGTTTAACGTTGGTGAGCTGATCGAAGCAGGCGCAATCTGTCACGATGTTCTCGAAGATACCGACGTCGGCTATAGCGCTTTGGAACTCACTGTCGGTACACCTGTTGCTGACCTCGTTCGGGAAGTTACTAACGGCGTCTATCCGGCAGGCACTTCTCGCGTTCAGAAGTACTGGGGTAATATCTCCAAGCTACTGACCTCCAGTCATCAGGCGCAAACGCTCAAGTGCGGTGACGTGTATGACAACTGCAAAGACGTGTACGATCTGGACCCGTCGTATGCAGCGCGTTACATCGCCGAGAAGTTCTTCCTCGTGCGTCTGTTCACTCGCGCTCAGTCTGACGTGCGCAACGCAACGTTGAACCTACTGTCGTCTGTATACAACGGCATGTCTGACGGGCACCGCATCTACTGTCTGGATTACATGCAGCAACTCGAACGTGAGTGTCCGGAAGAACTGTTGATTCACTTCCACAACGCGCTGGTAGAAGCCAACGAACACAATGGCTGTACTCTGCGTATCGGAGATGCGTATGGAACTGAAACTGCCGCCGTTTAAAACTCGCAGCGTACTGGTAGAGAACATGGAAGTTCGAAACAAACACGCCACAGCCGTTGTTGCCGTCAGTGAAACAAGCTGGTGGGGTTATCGCAAACGTAACCTGCGCGTTGCAATGAAGTGCGACAAGATCACTCGTAAGGAGATCGAGTGGTCAGCGCTGGTCAAATGGGATGATGGCTATATTGTTGCTCCCATCTGCGAAGACAGCGACGTCCTTACAGTCGCAAACAACACACTCCGCGATATGCGCAACATGAACTTGCAGCGTTACGAGCAACTGCTTGCGCATCGCCTGACCATTCACATGAGGAAACATCATGGCCGCACATGCAGTTTATCTGTTTGAGAACGTGGAAGATGAAGTTGCTTTCACCGAACGCCGCTTTCATAAAAGCATTCTTTTCATGAAGGGCATCAATAAAAACTTGCCTATGGTGGAAGAAAGCAAAGAAGTAACGTTCGCCGTATACGAAGTGGGTGACACCAAAACGTATGCTGCAACTGTCGGTCAGCCTCTTCCTGAAAATCTGCGTCTGGCACTGAACCTCGAACCGGTTCGTGTGTGGCGTCTGATTCGCCGTAAAGACGATGTGTTCTTTGTCGGTGAAAACTCAGAAGCTATCGTTGCAGATAGCGTGGTGCCTATGGAGATTCGTGTTGAAGGAGCACAGGATGCAGAACGTTGCTGGTCACGCGCTTGAACTAACAGCGAAGGACGTTGAGGCTTATTGGCGGGGACGTGCGTATATTGAAGCGGCTCGTATTGCGCACAACCATCAGGAAGACCCGACTGCGTACACTCTGACCTTTCAGCTCATTGAGCCGTATCTTCCTCAAGGCTGGGAAGTCATCAACCCAATACGTGAGCAGCACGAAGGTGAATTGCCTGATGCCGTGTTTGAGCCTGGTGAAACCCTTGAGCCGCGATTCGTCGTCATGCTTGCGTTGATGATCGATAGCGATAAAACTCAGGTGGGCGGCAAAACAATTAAATCTATGGCGCATCTGTCTTCTGTTGCGCGTGACAAACGAATCGTGTTGGTGCTTAACGGTCACGACACAGCACTTGCGCGGCATCTTGCGCTTGAAGCTGGGTACGAAGTGAGTGAAGCAGGTCTGATTGATATGGCCAAAGCTATTGGCGATAAAGCTATGCGCCGTGCTGAACACACTGGCTTCTTTGAACTTGATACTCCACGCGAGCGCAAAGAGCGTGACCCGAATCTCGACGCTGTACGACACAAGCATAATCGTGTGGGTCGTCATTCAGGCAATCAACGATTTAATGCCAAGTCGCAGCGTCAGAATTTCAAAGGCCGCGGCCGATGAAAAACGAAACATATGCGATTGAGTATGTGGACAACGTACCACTGCGCGTCCATGTCTTTCGGCCAGAGGCAAGCCCTGAGCAGAGTGATTATCAGGCTCTGGTAAGCATTGACGCGTTCGATAAGCGTATGTGCCTTGCCTGCAAGAAAGACCCAGCAGTTCGTCGCTTCTGGCTTCAACGTAAGCACGAATGGGAACATCTCGTGGAGTCTGATCGACGCATGATGCGTTTGAGAATGTCTCCTACATTCATCAATCTTCCAAAGCAGATACACGAAGACCTCTGGACGTTCTACCGTGAAGTCGGCTGGGACTATAAAAGCAAACGATTCATTTGACCAAAAATCCACTATCTCTGCCGCTGTCTGCTGTTTGCATTCTTGCGGTATCGACGCGCACGGGAGTCTTTCTCGATGTGCTTAATAATGAAAAGACACCAGCAGGCCAATGTATCAGTCGTGTTGTAGATGCTGTCCTTGCTGAGGGGAGTTCTTATGGACTTGAAAGACTGGTTGATCACAACGGAGACAATCGTCCACAAGATGGTTGTTGACCCCGTTGAAGGTACGGCTGCTGGGCTAGTCGAAACTGTTTACTACGGACCGAAACGTCTTGGTCGTCGTCGCATTCAGGGCATTAGTCGTTCGTGCATCTGCCACGATATTTATCGTCGTCAGGCAGTTTGGATGGACGTCAACGGCATGGACGAACTACTGCCAAAGCACAACACGGCCAAGTCATTGTGTCGTAGACTACGCACAGAAATCAATAAACTCGTAGCAGAGGGTAAAGTAAATGGTGAGTCCATTAGCAAAAATCAACATCGGCAGCCCATTGCCTGATAGCGGCGATCTGATCTACAAACAGATTCTTGATGGTAGTATTGAGATTCTGGACAGCACACTCGATCTGCATCGGCAGAGCAATGTGGTGCTGCGTAACACCAAAGAGCTGGGTATTGATATACTCAATGGAGTCTGGACTTATACTCCTAAGTACACGTATGAAAACAGACACCCTCTGGCGTATACGTTCGGTCAAATGATGGCTGATCCAAACAGCACGTATCAGGACCTGGCGAAGGAGCTTACAACCAAAGCGGAGCAAGATATGTTCTACGCGCCGCTGCGCAAGCTCCGTGCGTTCATAATCAACCATGATACAGTTACGGGTAAAACTGATTTGCGTATGCCGGACGCGTGGATCGTAAACATCGACGCTGCGCTGACAATGCGTGACTTCATGGGCGTAGTTGAAGGCTACGTTCAATCTAAGCAGCGTCAGGAAGTTGCGGATGTTGTCTTTGAGAAGTATTACGCCACAGGCGAAAGCACAAAGAACTCCAAGGCACGTCTGTTGTTCAGTGGTGGTACGGTAGTTATGGTCGACCCGGATCGCCATACAGCTGGGACCGCCAATATGTTCGATATGACGCCAATCTTCAAGTTCGTGTCGCGTCCGTGGAATCACGGCCTGACGCAGAATCATCTCCGTACCTATCGCAAGTTAGTAAATCTGTAAATACTAACTGCTAAAGTTACTCTATCTTATTCAGACTATCTTTCAACTAACATAAGGAAACAAGCATGGCTTCTAAAGAACGTGCGGGCGTTGTGGACAATTCTGCTAAGTCCGCTAAATCTGGCGGCAGCGCGGGTAGACGTGTTACTGCTCCGATCTACAACGGCACCCAAACTTCTGCGCATGTCGCATCCGCTGCATCTACCTCTGTGCTGCCTGTCTCTGGCGTGTCTCTCGCTGCGCAAATCTACAGCCGCGCGGACAGCCTGCGTTACGCCACTTCTGAGTTATCTGAAACGTTGCAGCGCCTGGGCCTGTACGAACCGGCTCCTTCGAAAGGCGAAGATCTGGCGAGCGCTGCCCACGATAACGTGCTGCGTGTTATCAACGAAGAACTCAACGGCGCGATGCGTTTCGCTAACAACGTTCTGTTCTCGTCCGTTCACGGCGACGACGAAGAAGAAATCGGCGAAGATTGTGACACTGAAAAAGAAACCCAGGGCGCTATTCATAAAACGCAGTTCGGCCGCAGTATTTACGGTGACGCACAGGCAGCCATCTCGCGTCTGCTGAGTATTCAGAGCCTGGCCAATCGTGTCAATCTGTCTCTGGTTGGCGTTGAAGGTCCTGCTGACTGCCGTGCTGCTCAGGTGAACGATAGCGTTCACGGCTGCCTGTGCAATCTGGCCGATCACATCGACGACACCGTCACTACTCTGCATCGCGTTAATGCAGACCTGATGACCAACCTGTTGGGAGTTAACGGGCAATGATCGACTTCAAATCTGTTAAGTTTGACGAAGACCGTAAGCCGTACATCGTTGAACGCGGCGCTAAGGGTAAGTTCCAGCGTCGTTATCTGACTGACGCAGAACAGCAGGAGCACAAAGAGTGGGACGCCAAGCGTGTTAGCAAACTGAACGCAGCCGCTGTTCGTCCGGCTCGTGGCCAGACTGAATCTTTCCAGCACGTCGATACTGTCGGTACTGATCGTGCCTCAGCACGTAACTCTACTCTGCGTACTGGCTACGGTTTAGCTGACGGTCCTACCGGTCCTGTTGGTCCGGGACCATGTCCTGTCGGCGCTGACCCTCTGATTCCGTATTCTCTGGAAAGCGGCTCAGAGCAGGACGTCCCGGTCGGCCAGCGCGTAGCTCGTCGTTCTGTTAACCTGATGGACAGCCTTGCGCATCTGACGCTGGCTTTGTATGAGTTCGGCGCTATCGACAATGCGTGTGTTGCTGATGTTCGTTCGCGCGTCATGGACCTTGCAGAAGGTCTTCATGAAGACGAAGACTGTATGCGCATTCAGGCAGAAGACGAGCTGGTGGAGCCTTACTACTACGTTAAGTCTATGGCTGCGCTGCTGCACGGTTCGTATACTCAGTCGCGTACTCAGGCTCCGTTGAAAGTTGTTGGCTACCACGCCGCACCGGTTATTACTCTGACACAGTACCTGATGGGTCTTGTCTTCCCCGAAGGCGATATGGCACGTCGTGCTCAGACCGGTAACCTGCTGCGTCGCGGTGACGAATCCGTGCGTGATCTGGCGCTGGACATTATGACCGTGTACAACAACATTCAGGCTGACATTAGCGAAGCTGGTATTCGTCTGCTGGGTGAGATGCCGGAAGAAATCGGCGGGTTGAATGTAGGTCTGGGTGAGCTGGCGTCTCTGGACGTCGTTCGCGCCGTTGACGAAATGCTGGAGTATCTGGTGATTCGTATCGACGGCCTGACGCAGATGCTGCGCGACCAACTGTAATCTGCTGTAGAAAGCAAAAAGGGCGGCCCTCGTGATTGAGAGTCGCCCTTTTTCGTTATAGCGCTAAACCTATGCCGATAGCTGCTGCAATGCGTGTCAACCACAATTGAAAATCCGCAGACTTCTGATCTTCAATACGTGCCTTACGCTCTGCTGCCAAATCATCGGATAGTCCATTCGCTCTCACCTCTTCGGCTTGAGCCAAACGCAATAGCTTGTTGCGTTCATCAATGGTCAGATTGAGCACATCGAGTAACTTGTTTCGTTCCTCGGTGCGGTCTTTCCCTGCCTGATACAGATTAATCAAATCAACCATTCCCTTGTTATCAAGCACTGCAACCTTCTTGTCTTCTACCACTTTGATAGTGACAGTAGGCTTGGCAGGAACGGCTTCCTTTTCCCACTCAACTTTGTTGATCTGCTGAATATCTTGCATGGTTGTTTTCTTGGTTGCATCAATCCCAGATAACGAACTGCAACCAGTCACTAGCAAGCACAGGAGTAACGTGATTATTTTCATAGCTTATTGTACCTGTCCACCAGCTCGTCCATGCTGTCATCTTTACTTGGAGGCTTAACGTCAGTCTCAGGCTTCCGCGTATTCAGATCTTTCACCGCATCGTTAACAGTCTTGCTGTCTTGAACTTGGTTCTCGATTGCTGCCTCACGCGTATTGTCAGCGGCTTTCTGCTCACCTGTAGTAGTCGATGGGCTTGCCTTTGGGCGACGGAACAACAGCGCCGTTACGACGAGCACAACAACAGATGCGAAAACCTTCCAGTATTTCATAAACACTTCAATAGCCTTAGACATAATCACGCTCTCCACTATTCTTTATCTGTCTCCTGCTTCTCTGCTTTAGTCGTCTGCATGTTGACAAGGTTCTCAACAGTAAACGCAAGGGAGAAGTAGGTAAGATGGTCGGTCTGACCATTCATCAGCAAGCCAATGAACATACCGGTAGACACGAACACTGCGGCGACGGAGGAGATTGGATTCAGCGTCCAGTACTCCTTCCAGTTTAAGCCTTCTCGCTTAGTCTTGACCACGTAGTTCATCAAGACACCGCCGACGTATGAAAGAAAGAAGGCTACGATTTGGATTGTCGGCATTTGTGATATTACATCACCCATGTTGCAATACTCCCTATTTGACAAAAGAAAGGGAGAGCCGAAGCCCTCCCTATAGATCAAAGATGGTCAGAGGTAATCTGACCATCTTGATACAGTTCGCGCTTACGCGCTTTCCACGTTGAAGAAAGTTCAGAGAAGAACTCTCTCGCACGATCATCGTCAAGCTCAAACGGTTGCTGTACGCCATACTTAGCGCACAGGCCATTGAACGTTGCATTGTACTCGGTCTGCAAAAGCGATTTGTCCGCGCTCTCGCTGATATACTGCTTGGCCGACATTGCTACTGTTAGTTGCATGATACCATCCTCTTATTATCTACTCGCATAAATTATCATGCGAATTTCAAAACGAGGTCGTTCACGATAACAGCCTTGGACTGGTCAGTAGGCGTGGTGTTGTTTGCATACACTTTACCCCCAACCAGGCGTAAGTCTGCATTCGACACCTCGCTGCCAACACTACACACAGCAAGAAATGCAGCGCCTGCATCGTTGTTGCCTGTCTGCAAGTTGATCGTGTTTGAGTACGCACCGACAACAATACACCAAGTAGGCGTAGCGTCTTTCAGGAAATAACTCGAACGGTTATCGCTGTACGAGACAGCAAGGCGCATGTTCATCGCAGACGCAAGCAGCACAGGCACGTTATTGGCAAGCAGTGATATAGCAGCCTTGTTGCCTGTAACACCACCAACATAGTCAGCAACGCGGGCATTCAACAGAGGCCCGATGCGCGTGTACACTGCGCTGTTGCCTGCCAACTGAGTGGCCTCTGCAAGCATTGCTTGCACTTCTGCTTTAGTAGGCATCGTGCCAGTATAAAACAGAATTGAGTTGGTAGTTGTGGTGAACGAGGTAGGTACCGAAGTTCCAACAAGACCGTTGTATGCACTGCGCATCATCGCATTCGCTGTAGCAGGAAGCATTCTCATTACGCACCCTCCACAAAGTTGTCAGCTATACGAATGGTAAGATCAGAAACAGCCATCATGCCATACTCGCCAATAGAAGTCGTACCCAGTGTAATATCGGTACCTACATCCAGCACCATGCCGAAGTAGTCCTCAGTTGTAGAGCCTAGGTAGGCTTGAGTTGTACTCGGCACACTTCCCGTCAGTGGTACAAGCACAACGTGCGTCAGAGCAGCAACAACAAAGTCACTGCCTTTCTCGACATACGGAGTGAATGACAACTGGTTCGTAGTAGACGTACCGTTCATGCTCAAGCGTAACTTACGCGCCAGAATATTCAGACCATCATTCATGCCTGTAGTGACAGTGATACGCGTCCAGGCCAGAGTTGTCGGGTCTTGATACTCAAGGCGAATGTTACCAGCATTGATTACGTTCGCATTTGGAATAAAGAACGAACGGAAGCGTAGAGTACGGCCGTAGTCGTATTCCACTGTGTCGTTCGCATCCCACGCAGGAGCAATACCAACAGTTACGTCAGAACAAGCAGCAACGTTGGCCAGCACCTGCTGCGGTGTCTTACTCCATCCTGCGCTTGGAGTATAGCGAGAGTATTCTGGGAACACCGCATACGTCTGGATAGGCTGTTTGGTAGTCGGGTCAATTGTAACACGACCCTGACCGTAGCCGCCAATCGGCATAAGACTGCGTGCCTTGCTGTACTGACGGCATAAGATACCGTTAGCATCGGCGACCTGAGTCTGGTACTTGATCTCCACGGCAGCACGAGACGAAGCGACAAGGTCAACCAACGTCTTAGGAACGTTGTTGCTACTACCGTTTCGAAAGAACGCTGCCCAGCCACTTGCGTTTGTAGAAGTGCCTACAGTTTGCAGTAGCTGGTAGAGCGCTTGTTTTTCAGAGACTAACATAATGCCTCCTTAGAGTTTGATACGCATATCAGCAACACGCAGAGGCTGACCAGCAACAACAGCACCGCCCAGGATTTTCATATCAGCAGTAGAGTTCTCGTCACCAACAGTACCGACGATGCAGTTATACAGGTTAGTGCCTGTAGTAAAGCCTGACCACGTATCAATGGTCGTACCAGCAGAACACTGACGCAGCATGAACCACGTAGGCGTACCAGAAGCAGCGATGTTGAAAACGTTAGGCTGGCTGCTCAGTGGCAGATTCAGTACGTTGTTATCGTAGTCCATGGTAGGAGTGAACGTACCAAGAGATACGTTGCCTAAGAAGTTTGCTGTGGTTGCGAATGCAGAAATGGCAGCGGCCGACCACGTAGTTTGAGTGCTCGCAGTCGTCAACAGAGCCTGTAGTTGTTCATCAGTTGGCGGAGTACCTGAGAACAAAGCAAGGTGAGTCAAGTTGCCGCCAACAGATGCACCCGGCAGCATACGAGTGCAGATAGCAATCTGAGACTGTAGTGTGTTGTAGGCTTTAGAAACGCGCATGTTAGTATACCTCAGTTGCGACAGGTTTATAAGTTACAGTGAACGAGCTAATAGCCTGTTCCTGCGCAGGGTAAACAGTGGCGTCGTTAATAACGAGGTCGTAGTTCGCTGCCTGTTTCAGATCGTCAGTGATAGATACGCCATAGTGCGCAAAGTAACGACCAAATGATATAGCCGCCAGATTGACGGAGAAGGATGGTGTTGTCCACACAGCTCCGTAGGCGAAAGGTACCATGACGGCGTGCTGAATCTTGCCCAAAACACGCGGCGAAGTACCAGAAGCATAATCACCGTAGAAGTGCAGAGCGAATACACCGACGCCGTTAGGGAATGGGTTTGCCGCAGCTTTCGATACGATGCGGAAGCGACGGGCCTGAACAGTAGCTGGAAGCTGGAAGAACTTCTCTGAGTTCAGGGCAGTAGCAGGCAGATTAACAGACAGGTTAGTGACGTCTACCCACGAACTGCCTTGCTGCATCTGTAAGAACAATGCAGTGGCTGCGCTGTTGATAAACAGGTTATTCGAGCTGTCTGTTTGCGTAAATCCAGCGAGAGAGTTGATAACCACTTCGGCGCCAAAGTCATACTCAGCAAACGTCCAGGAACCATCAGCATTGGCCTGCTTCACTGCCGGAATAGAAGCGGTCTTAGCCAGTGCAGCACAAGAGGTCAGCGTTGCGTTTTGAGTAGACGCACAGCGATGGGCCATGATAGTGGCAAAGATAACATCCAGCTGGGAACCGAACTGAGACAGGTTACCTACTAGATCTTGGTAGACCGTGCTGTATGTGGCGAACGTCACTTTTGGCAGTACGCGCTTGCCGCGATAGCCCTGAACTGTAGTCCACGCAGGAGCAGGAGATACCTGATAGTTGGAGACAGTTGTTGGAAGGGCCTGATGTTGGGAGTTACCCAGTTGAGTCTGCAAGAACGCACGGCTGCTTACCATGTTGTTCAGAACGGTTTGCAGATCGTAGTTCAACGTGGCGGGAAGATTCCCTTCCATAAATGCGCCGAACACTACTAGAGGAGTGTTCTGATAAATCGGTAGAATTTTCATATTCATGCCCTTGGTTTAAAGACAGTTCAAATTAATGACGTGGCAGCCGAAGCCACCACGTAAGTATTACAGTTGAATGGTAAGATCAAGGAAGCGATAAGCCTGACCCGTCTTAATCGTACCACCAATGAACTGTAGTTCCGCATCAGACCCTTGATCGCCGACAGTGCCTATCCAGAAAGGACCAGCTATCGCAGTATTGTATGCAAAGCCAGCCCACGAGGCCACAGTGTTCGAAGTAATGCTACGCGCAACATAGAACGTAGGCGTGCCGTCAGCCTCTCCGGTCAATGTCGAAGATAAACCCCCAAACGGCAAAGTCACGGTACGAGCAACCGCATTAACTATGGGCGTCATTGGAGGGCAGGCCATATCTCCGAGATAGTTTGTCTGGAGCAGACCGAGATTTGATACAACGCTTGCCCAGTTGAGCACACTACCTACACCACCATGAGGCATCAAGTCCAGCGCTTTGCTGATCTTAGGTGCAGTGCCTTTGAATAACGCTATGTGCAAAAGCCCGTTGGAGATCTGAACCGCAGGAAACGCAGCATTCATCTGAGCAAGCGAAAGACCTTTATTGCTAATCATACGCCCCTCCCAACGAGTGCATCTTGCTTAATACGGAACGTCGGCACAGGTGCTTCACCGAACGTTATGCTGTAGCTTGTGTCCGGCATAACGATATCCGTACTGGCACCTAACTTGAGATCGTCAGTGACAGTAAGGTGTGTCATTCCAAAGTAACGACCGGCAACAGTCGCAGCAACCGCAGGAAGATTGAAGTTCCACGGCGTACTGTTTGCGTAGCTCGCATTCGCCATCAGGTTCAGTATAGACATATGCTTGTACTTACCTAATGTGCGTGGCTTCGTTCCTGTATAGTTGCCGTAGAACTGCAAGCTAAACGGATAGTGCCCTGTAGTAGACCATGGCCATGCTACTGTTTTGTTGATCAGACGCCACTTCTGCGCTTTAATTGTCGCAGGTAGGCTGTAGGCAACAGGCGAGTAGTTGCTGTTGGTACGAACGTTTGCGTAAATATCTACAGCATCAGTCCAGACATCTCCGATAAGAGCTTGCAGCACAGTGCCTTGAGTACCGAGAGGCATAAGTGAAGCAACACCGGCACCTATGTTCACACCAACAAGTCCTTTAAGTTCCATCTCAGCGCCGAAGTCATACTCGGCCATCAGCCAGTTACCTGCCTCGGTAAGACTGTATTGAGGACTCAGATAGTTGCCTGTGTTTACTGAGAACTGCGTCTGCGTCGTGCCCATCTTGTGCGCGAGAATGGTAACAGCCACGCTCTCATTGTACGCATTGACGGTAGTGGCGAAACGCGCATCAAGCGCAGGCAGTCGTACCTTAGGCACGATTCGCATCAACGCATTAATAGCGGCACCGTAGCCCAAAGAGCCGCTAAACTCTACCCACGCAGGATAGAAGTTCGTGCTGAGAAACGTCGATGCAGTTACTGGGTTGAACTGCCAACGAAACGGCGCAGTGCTTGCAGGCTGCTTTTGAAACAAGCGAATGGCAATAGCATCGTTGAAGGTGCTATGAATACCACGCTCACCATTTGCAGGCACATCGGTGTCATACAACAGACCCAGCGAGAACACCGAAGCAATGTTCGCCGCTTGGTACGGGAAAAGTTCCATAGCGCGTCCTTAGCTGAATGTGATGTTGTTAAGAATGATAGTGCCATTCAGATTGAACGTACCATCGTTATTGTCCGTGAGAGACGCACCCATAGCAATCAGATCCTGAGCTGTGAACTCAACAACCGTAGCAACTCCAACAGTTGCAGGAGCGAGTGTAGTGGTGGTCTGACTAATGAACAGATACATGCGATTGAAAGGCTTCGCATAGGAGAAGCGACCAAGCAGACTATTCAGGTCAAACATGCGCTTACCATTGCCTGCGTTGACAACACGCAAAGTACCTGTCGAGGCATAAGCAGTGTCCATCACGCATCCTGGAACGTTAGCTGCCAGATAAGTACGCAGAGAGTTCAGGCTAAACAGAGCTTGCGCTTGGTTAGTCCAGGTGTTATCAGGCACCGCATCTCCTGAGGAGAACACAATCGCGGCAGCAGGCTCAGCAGAGACATGCGTACCACCAGCTTGCATCGCATTTGCCGCATTGTATGCAGTGACTGAGCTAGGCAGCCACGGAGCTTCAACAACAGCAGCCGCAGATGAACCCAAAACATCGCCACGCATATTGAGCATCGCTTTAGAGATATACATCAGCTACTCCTTTGAGTGAAGCGAAGTTTGGGGCAGTACATCATGTTCTTCTGATTAGGATAAACCTGATCAGTCAACTTGAATGGACCCTGCGTACCGACAGCACCGGCAGTAAACATGATGTTGTCAGAGTAATCAGTATCGCCATGCGTGAACGTATTACAGTGTGCAAGAGCCGCCCACGAAGGAGAGGTCACGGCGCTGGCTGGTGGCGTGTCTACAGAACTAAGCAGAATACGCATAGCAGTAACAGAGGTCGCAGTAGAACTTTTATAGCGGTAGCGCTTAGACGCAACAGGTGCAGATAAAGCCAGACACGTAGAGTCACCAGCAATAGCAGCCGCGTTGCCCAACGATACTTCCTGCCCCTGATCATCAACAGCAACAAGGGAGAAGATAGAGTTAGGAGTTGTGTTGTACTTAACGTGCGTCACAGTCACCGGAGTGTCGAACTCAAAGTCAATATCAACTCCACCCATACGAGCAGCAGGAACGGTGCCGCTACCTGATCCCATAATCAACGTGACGTCGCGATCAGTAATGCCTGAACGAGTGATACGGTGAGGCATAAGCTGAGATACCACAGTAGCAGCAGTACCAACGGTCCCATAGTACGATACCCCTTTGGGGATGTACTGAGATTGGAGAGCAAGTGCAATCACGTTGCCATTCTCAATTCCAGTAATAGGGTTTCGCACAAAGCCGATTGCCTGATTGTACATATCGGCAAGTGACTTATTGTTGAAGGCTGCATCAAAGCCTTCTTTTGACGTAGGCAGCTTACCACTAAACGCAAACAGATTCCAGCCCGCCCCTGCATTAGGGTCATTGAGCATGGTTGCGTTATTCGCGTTTGTGCCAACGACTGACTGCGCCATGATGCGTGTGTTAATGATCTTCATTAGCTCACCACCGGTGCAACAGATTTATTATTCGCTTTCGTGTCAGACAGATCGAGCGTAGGAACAGACACACGGAACACAATGTTGTCGTACAGAGGTTCAATCGTCTGATCTGTTACGAACGCACCACTGACAAGAGGGGCATCCACACGAGGTGCTGCTGGGTTCGACACGAAAGTACGTGGCGTAAACTTCGACTGTACCTGAGTAGCAGCAGGACCGTTGAGAACAATCTGGTCTGCGTCAGATACGCGCTGGTTAAGAATCTGCGTCCACGTATAGATAGGCAGGTAAGCAGACAGAGAAGACGTAACACGTTCCTGAGAGAATGCGGAAACTTTCTCGTTGGTCGTCGGCTTCACAGGCTGAGATGCAGTGCTTATCTCAAGCTGAGACATAACGAACACGTAGTCAGCAAAGAGATCTGGGTCATACGCAATAACTGGTACGAACATTAGTAGACTCCTTGACGAATGCTGTAGTGATCGATGATGGCCGTGCATGAGGCCGACGCACCAGAACCGTAACCACCAGTAACAGTGAACGCAGCGCTGTTGGACATTTTCATCACGTACACAAAGGTATCAACCTGAGTGCCGTCAATGTAGATAGTGTGCGTACCAGTAACTGCATCATACACGTACTTGAAGCGGACAGGCACGGTAGTTTTTAACGCAGCATACGGAGCCATGTCACGCACGACTTTCGTTGTACCGCTATCGCCAACGTTGTTTCGCACTACAAAGGCTTTCTCTGTGGTGCGGTCAAACGCTAAGATGCTGCGGTTGGTCAGAGTCGCATAGTAACGCAAAGGCTGCCATTCAGCAAAGTCCGTGTCCGACGTTTGAGCATAGTCACACTCAATGGTGAATGACTTGCTTACGTCAACGATGTTGCTGTTATTGTATTGCAGCACACCGGTGGTGCCCATGTTGATGCCATTAGCCACAGGCTTAACGTCACCAGACATGCCATATTGGTTGCCGATGTAATCAAAGAACGAACCAGTATTGAACGCGTTGGCATCGAACGCAGTTACTTCATTTCCCGGCAGCCACGTAGCGAGCGAGTTCTCAACCCACATGTTAGCAAGAGGAATGTTAAACGACAGGATAGAAATCTGCGTCTTATATCCGTTCGGGTCGTACTTAACGTTCAGGTCAGGATAGAGCAGAGTCACATCCGTTCCTACGGTCAAGCACACAGGCAGAATGCCACCGAGAATTAGATGCGTAGGTACACCCTCAGCCGTAGCAGTAAGAGCACAGTCAGACACTGTAATCTTCTTACGGTCGATTGTGCGGACGCAGTTTGTGCCTTTAGCGATCACAGTGCAGATGCCAGTAGAAGCAGCAAGCGCCGCGTCAAACATATAACCTGCACCAGTCTGAGGCTGGAAGTTCAGGCACTTGTTTAAGTCTGCTTCGACGTAACCTGCATTCAGCTTAACCAAGTAGCAAGACTTATCGTCCGCAGTTGATTGAGCAAACAGACGCGCTAACTGAGGCACAGCAGAAGTACCAAAGAGCTTGTAATCCATGTTATACCTCGGTAGACAGACGAAGCTGGGCAACCGCAGCGAACTCACCTGGGCCGAGAGATGTGGTCATCAACTCGATAGGCTTGCCGCTACCTATAGCACCAACTTCACAGGCAAAGTAAGTAGGAATGTAGTTACCGTTAGCAAGAGCACCGTAGTTAGTGTCCTGAATAAGAACCATAGCCCACTTAATTGATTTGTATGCAGCGTTACGGCCAACATCAGAAGCAGTAACAGGCAGCACACGACGAGTACCAGAGGTCTGAATGAAACGGTAGCGCTTAGACTGCGGAATAGCGGTAGCAATCACGTTACCTTCTTGGTTCGCAGCAATTGACCACGAAACAGCAGTGCCTAAGATACCCAGCTCGTCGATAGGTGCAATCGTACCAGCACATGCAGAGCTAACGTCACCAACGTCAGACAACACGCCGTCAATAGTAATAGCGAAGTCATACGTCAGGTCAGTAGATGACAGATGGATTCCCGGCATAAGTGCATCATGCGGAACACCTGCGTAATCCCATGGACGATAGCCAGCAGGACCGATACCCCACAGTGCTTTGTTGCCTGCGTCGTTACTCGTAAGGTATGCAGTGTTAATCTGCACAGCAGACGCACCGTTATACCCGACAGGACGCGCCTTTGATGGGTAGTGAATGGTTGCACCGTTCTTGATCTCGTATACATGACCAGAACGCGCTTTCCAACCTTCCTGTTGATCTAAGAGAGGCAACAGACCTTCAGTTGTAGGACGGAGCACAAGACGCGTAGCAGCAACTGCGTTATCGAACAGGTTGCGCATGTCATACAGGTGCTGCGAGAAGTTACCCTGAGCGGCCAAGTCAGTATCGAAGAAGAACACGTTAACGGTCTGCCCGTTAGACAGGTTCGACGCCCAACCTGAACCCAAGTTGAGCACACTGAACGGCAGTAAGTTGTGTCCTAAGATGCGCATTAGAACTCCTTAGAGTCTTTAATAACGGTGGCGAGGAACTTACCGTTACGCAGGTTAGATGACGACAGAATCAAGTCGGCGCCTGAACCCGCACCACCGATAGTCAGAATCAGGAAGCCACCATAAGGCGTGCTTGCAATATCTTTGTTGAAGACAATCACGTTGTACGTGTTCAACAAGTCGGCGATAGAGCCAGCAAATGTGCCTTGCAGTGTAGCGCTCAGACGGAACTTATATTTGTTATCAGAGCCATGAATCCAGCGCACAGGGTTAACGGTAACAGAAGTCAGATCAAGCACCGCAGTTGCACCGATAGCTGTCTGCACTGTAGTGCCATCGGCAACAACAATGTTTGCAGGGTCTGGTACTTTAGCGAGGCAGATTGTCTTCTGCATATTTGACAGGCCGTACTTCAACGGAGGATCAGTAGCTGGACGTTTGCCTGCATCTGGAATCACAATACCGTTGGCGACCAAAGGGAACGAAACTATTTCCATTTTGTATCTCCAGTTAACTCGCTATAAATTACTGACAAGTCGAATCGCATAGGAAGTCAAAACTTGTCTTACATCAAAAACCGTCGCTTTATCACCACAGCGTCGTAGGCATTCAATGTTGCAGCAGGCACTTCATTGGGATTTATGTCTGAGGCCGCATTGAAATCAACACCCGCTTTGGATAGAACAACGTACACTGGAGCGTCACGCTCGAATGCTATCGGCATCGCTCCCCACTTTAGTGCATAGGCAGGAGTATCGTCATGGGTGCCTTGTCCGAAGTATGCCCCGTCAGGCTCTGAGGCAGAACTGCCGAGAGAACCCGCTGAATACGACGTGGTGTAAGACCAGCCCCCACCGGAGAAGTAGTACGAGCCATAAGTTGATGAACTGAATGGTTGAAACAGTCTCGGGAAGATCGTATCAGGGAAGGTACTCTGATTGTACGGAGAACCCGCATACAACGAACTCAGAGTCTGCACGTTAATCGTTACGGTGGCTATATCGGCAGTTACATTCAACGCAGTGATTCCCACGTTTTGCAGATAAGAAGATCCTGTCCGTGTCCATCGCCCTATGCCACTACCCCCGCCTCCAGTGATAGTACCTCCATCACTTGAAGTCACACTGGCAGATGTTTTAGGGACAGAGTAAAGAGACTTCGTAAACGCTGAGCCGTCGAATGCAGGCAGAACCATATCAGAATAAGCGGGTACGCTAGGACTTCCGTTACCGTACGAATCCAGCAGACTGCCTGTACCTTCCTGAGCTGTACCGATGCCAGAGTCTAACGTACCTATAGCATAGTAACGACGGAACATGTCAATAGCGCTGACAACGCGATTACCACCAGTCTGAGAAAACCCAGACTTACGGACAGAAGGCACGTAGTTATAGAATAGGCGATTACCTTTCCAGCCAGCACCACGAACGCATTGCATTTCATTCTGAGCATTAACAAGAGCGCAGAAGGAGCGAGACTTATTGATCTTGTCAATCATCTCAGGATAAGACGACTTACTCGTTGGAGGCTCAACATCATCAGAGAAAAGGAACATGCGACGACGAGCCGTCTCAATCTTCTTCTCTAAGATTTGCGCTCCGTTTGAAATGAAAAGCATAACCACTCCTTAGCAAAACTTTATTCGGTTCACATAAGATAAAGTGTCTTGGAACCGAAAGGGTTTTCAGCTTCGATGCTCAATACTGCAACATCACCAGTGTCCGCGGGTGCGGTCTGTATAATGTCTTGGCCAACCTTGGCACGAAGCATATACCCTTGACCATTGCACTTGAACATCATCATGCAAGAAGTCAGAGTTACGGCAGGCGTGTTTGTCTTGCCAGTAACCGCAGTGCGCATAGAAAATGCGTCTGCACCACGAGTGTAACCACTAACACCATTTGAGGTGGTCGGGGCTTCCCACGCAGTGAACTGATTTAGCCCACTGTAGCTGTAGCGTTTGCCTACAGGTCGAATGAACGTAATGTGAGGAGCATTCGCATCTCGATAGATAGAAGGAATGATCTGCACAGGAGAGGAGGTAGTTTGGATGTATGAGTAAGATTGAGCGCCGGTCTCTGCTCTTGTTGAGAGGTCAAGAGAAGCATTCATAAACCCAGCATCATAACCACTGTACGTTCCCCAAAAGCTGTCAACATTTCGAGCGTACTGATTGCCTGCCTTAGAACTGTATGATTCAATCTGAGCGGACTGTCTCATATTCTCAGGAAAGACAAGCATACACGAAGATGGCCAATAGTACCCTGTCTCACATGTGTCTCGACTCACACCGTTCCAGCCGTTAAACACGGGGTTGCCGTTAGACCACTGCTGGCCATTGCCCTCCGCCGTGTCGTATACACATAAGTAACGCTCGGCAACAGCTTTATACGTCTGCACTGCCGTATAGCTATTGTGAGGCGCAGCGTTGCCTGAGATAAGATTGGCGCTACGTGCTGGGTAGAAGTAGTTGTCCTTAACACCACTCATAGGACTCAAGGTAATCTGGTCGCCCCGTGTGTCTGAGCTATTACCCCAAGCACGAACAGACTGCACCTTTGAGATGTAGTGTTCTTCGTCCAAATGAGCGTCAGATATATCCGTCTGATCGTCAAAGTAAAGCGCACGATGTACTGCCAGCTTGGCTATCGTGTTCGCCTTGTTATTGTGGTACGTTGCGTATAGCATAAACTGTCCTTAAGCCCTAATGTGTGGCTTGCTAAAAACACCGCCTGATGCGGTCACGCCCATGAGGATTATTGTTCGCTTACACGCTTATCACTTCTTCAAATGGCAACTCTATCCGTGACATGCTAATCGTCGGAGTATTCCCAGCCTGCTGCGTCGAAGCCGTGTAATCTTTCGATTGCTCCGGCTTGAACAGCTTAACTTCATTTCCCCACAGCATTGGGATAACACAGTACGACAGATCGACACCTGACTCAGGAACACCGATAGCCGCAGTTGGAACCGTCGGCAGTACAGTGCCAGATTTGTAGGGCAACTGAAATCTACTGTTACCTGAGATAACCACATGTCCACACCATAACAGTAACACCGAGCCAGTATCAGCATTGATGTTGTTGTAGACAGGACGGGTTGTAGGGCTAGAGTCAGATTCGTGTTGAGATACTGTCGGGCTGACAAACACGTCCGTTGTTGTGCGCAACAGAGCTATACCTTGCGTCATGATTCCGCTGTACGAAGTGGACTGCCCTCGTGCAATATCTGAATACATTTGAGGCAGTACCCAGTTAGCGTTAGGTATAGGTGAATTACCAACACGACTAGGAATCAGACTCGCAATGGTTCCGTTTGTAATCCACGGCTTACCCGCAGTGGACATGGTAAACGGAGTAACACTGTCATTGCCTACAAGCCCTTCGTTCTGACCGTTGCATCGACCACTAGCATTGAAGCCAGTAGGTATAGGCAACATAGTCTGAGCGAATGCGGCCTCAGATTTGAAGTCAGGGATAGCGCCTAAGTTTGATATGCGTGTGAGTTTTAATTGACTGCTTGTACCTACCATTACAGGCGTCAGCTTCACCTGATTGTTGTCAACGATGGTCTCCACGTGAGTTCGTGCGTTACGCATATAGTCCATGATGCCTGCAACAGTCATCGTAGAAAATGGACGCTCGGAAAACATCGCATAGAGTCTAATATCTTTCCTCTTTGGTATGACGAGTTGCATACAATATCCTTGATAAAGAACTTGTCTTTGCGGACATATGCAAAAACAGAGCGAAAACTCTGATATAAGGTAAAAGGGCCCGTACCATTACGATACAGGCCATTTCAGTTACACCAGCAGACGACCTGCGATAGTGATTGCTACACCATTGAGAGTGGTGTCAGCAGTGTCCGGTGCAACAACACGAAGCTGATCTCCAGCAACCAGAATGATCTCTTGGTCCAGATAGGCAGCAAGAGGAGCAAACACACCAGTCTTAGAGCCAGCGCCAAACGTAACAGTACCGAGCTGAATAACAGCTTGGGTGGCACTGTCATAAGCACTTACTTTGAATACAGCCTGAGCCGTAGCAGCAACATCAGCAACAGCCATAGAGCCGACAAAGTTTTTGATGATTGCAGTAGTACGCACAGATAGGTAACGAGCGATCTCTTGTCCACCAGCGTAGCGCTTGAGAACACTCATACCCACGTCATATGGATTTACAGACTGTAACTGGTTAACCCACTTGGTGCGCACGGCAGAATATACATACAGACCTGGCTGATTAGAGCCAGATACAGCAGTCAAGTTCCATACACGACCGTTAGTTGGGTTAGCTGGAAAGGTTGGGCCAGATGAATTAGGGTCACCTGGTGCGCGTGTAATCTGAGACTGTGCGCCTGCGAGCTGAATACCAAAAGCGTACATATTTTTCTCCTTAGGCGATTCGCACATGACCCGTAACAGCGTACGGGAATGTTACTTTGACCGTGTTCTTGTCAACAATGATAACGTCGAGCGGCAGCACTTGATGGAGTTTACCATCAGGCATGTTCACGCAAGTAGTCACTGCGACTTCACGGCCGAAGTTGTGCGTAATCGCCCATTCAGCGGCAGCCTCTTCCTGTAGGAAGGTGCGCCCCATTGAATAGTTGATCATAGAGACCTCGTTATTACAGATTATAGAGTGCCGCGGGTCTGCGAACTAGAGAAACGGTGTCTGCGAAACTGCCTTGATAGACATTTCCTGGAACCATGTCGCTGGGAACTGTGAAGTCGTTTGCATCCAATAGATACATCAGAAGATCGTTTGTACCTGTAGAGACAACAACAGCAGCCCAAGACAGATTCACAGATTCATCGGTTGAAGCAGTGATCGGCAGACTTGCAGTACGTTTGTCCGTAGGTCCACTTGTGACATTCGGGTAGCTTGTCGTTCTAGTCGCATTGTTAAACGTAATGCCCCGCAGAGTTTTTGTGCTTACTGTAACACCTGCATTTATGCTATAGTATTGATACCTACCGCTAAAGTTTTCGTAGGTTTGCCCAAAAGCAGCAGGCTGTGCGTTTGATGCGTCAAAGTGGCTGACTGCATTCATGGCCATAGTGGTGTATGTAGGATAAGAGCTTGCATAGAAGAAGGATGTTACTCCCACTGTGGGTATCGAGACACGAACACTTATATCCAAAGCGCGAACGGCATCAGGAACTAGATAGATCGCGCTTGGTGTATTAGCACCGAAAGTAACTCCATAACCACCAGCCCAAGAGGGTCCAATGTCAGTCAAGAATGCACTGGACCCTCTGCGCGTGGACTCCTTCTTACCGCCCTCCATTGGAATAGCGGTTAGAGAGAACAGATCGTTTGAACTGAAATCCACATCACCTGACATGTATGACATTTTAGTTAGGTAGTACGTGCTACCCAATCGACCTCTGATTGGGTTAAGCCGAAATGTTCTCCCTGACATATCGTACACTGTAGTGCGGGCCTCTCCTTGCTTCGCTCTCCAGTCAGCAAGAGACCTAATGTCCTTTGTCGTTGTTTCATCGAAAAACGATGCGTATCGCAGAACATTATCAGTAGACAGGAGTGCCATCTGCATATGCCACCTACCTTAGTACAGGATGACCGTACCAGATTGCGGCGTATCGAACGTGATAGTGAGCTGGCTGGTGCTGTCGTGTACGATAGACTTCGGCTGTACTTCTTTGCTGCCCTGATAGATACGAACAGCAGGGTTATAGCCTAGGTTATGTACAACAACCCACTGCGCTTCATCGGTGAAGGTAGCGGTGAATGCGACGGTAGGAGTAGGCAGACCGTTTTCAACACCAGACAGCAACACGGCAGTACCGGCAACTGGCTCAGGGAACAGAACCACCGTAGTGTTCGCATCCTGAGAGTGAATGGAGGAAGGCTGAACAACGTCACCATTTTCATCGTAGCATTGTACGATTGGCGTAGCGGTGTTCATGTTGTGCGTAATCTCCCAGCGAGAAGACGCGGAAGGTTTCGAGTAACGGTACATCGTCATCTGTTGAGTCAGAGGTACCCAAACAGGCACATCGCCAAGTTCGACGCACAGCATCAAACGCTTATCCATAAGAATGGCCATGCCTGGCTTAGGGTCAGCAGGCCAGTCGGTAGCAACGTCGAACACGAAGTTCTTAATTGAGCCGAACGTTAAGTCGAGCGTCCCGAGGACTTTCATAAATCTTCTCCTGAAAGGTAAAAAGGGCAGGCAGATGCCCACCCTTTCATTATGCTACTGAATCGAATTACGCTTCTGGTTCAACGTAGGCGTTAGTACCAGTTACGAATGCGATTGCGACTTTCTTCGCAGTAGTCAGCTCGACGCGCAGGCTGTTTGCGTCAATGAACACGACTTCATCAGGGATGATTTGATAGCCGGTATCATCAACAACGGTAACAGTACCGTACTTCACACCAGCGTTGTGCGTGAAGGTGTGCGCAGTTGCAGCAGCGTCGCCGCCAGCAGTTTTATCGTACTGGTACAGTTTAGCAGCAGCGCCGCCAGCAGAGCTGGAGATAGCATCGTCAACATATTTCTTGTTGACAGCAGACTCGTCGGTCAGCGGGTCGGTGCCAGTGATGGTCAGCGCAGCAACTTCACCACCAGTAGCGTCGATGAAGCCGCCAGCAGTTTTAACCGCAGCAACGTCAACGATGATTTTGCTGTTGGTAGTGTCCTGTTTCAGGCCGTTACCCAGGGCAGCAGCAGCGATCTGCTCGTAACCCACACCGCCGTCAGCAACTGCGATACCGTCTACAGTGCGAGACAGAGTAGTGCCATCCAGTTTAACGCGAGTAGAACCAGCGTTATCTTCCAGACCACCAGCAGCATCCAGCTTCGCAGTAACAGCGTTAGAACTGATCTGAATACCAGCACCAACTTTAACGTTAACGACGTTGCCAGATTTTTCCAGACCATCACCAGCGTTGAACTCAGAAGCACCGCCGAAGGTAGTCCACACAGTACCGTCAAAGCGACGATACTCTTTGATCGCTTTAACCCAGGTCACTGCACCGCCAGCTTCGCTGTCAGTCGGGTCGAATACGATTACGAACTTGGTGCCGTCGTAACGCACGATCATGTTATCAACCAAATCGGTGATAGAACCAAAGTTCGGGTTGATCTGGTCAGCAGCCAGAATGATGTACTGCTTGCCAGCTACCAGCTCTGGGTCGAGAGTACCATCTTCCTGAATCGCGTCGGAGTCGTGCAGCCAGTCGATACCAGCAACGGCGTTGTCAATATCGATCTTACGAGCAGCGTCGTTCGGGTTAGCAGGAGCGGCCAGGTTAGCAACGGTATGACCGTTAGCGTCGAGGTCACCAGAGAGCTGGCCGTTAGCTGAGTCCAGCTTGCCTGTCAGACCAGTTTCAACAGTACCGACTTTACCGTCCAGTGCAGTGATCTGAGACTGAATGTTAGAAGTCGCGCCAGACACATAGCCCAGCTCGGTAGCAGTTACGTTGCTGGTGGCCAGTTCGTTATCAGCACCAGCGATAACAACACCGTTTTCAGTCAGGCCAGTGATTTTGTCTTGCTTGGTAGCAGCAACGGTTTCGACGTGTTTCTTAGAAACAGCAGCGTTGTCGCCAGAAGCAGACTGGTCAGGACCAGACAGCAGAAGGTCAGCAGTCATCGGCACAGAGCCGTCAGCCAGAACAGCACCTTCTAAGGAGCCGCCACCGCCGCCGAAATCTTTGATTTCAGTACCGTCGAAGTATTTGTACTTCGCATCAGTGCTGTTATACCAGATACGCGCAGTTTGCGCAGCAACCAGATCGCCTACAGCCGGGTCGGCGGTCAAAACTTCTGGACGGAAGTTCTTAATCTGACCGCTAAGCATCAGTTCAATATTACCAGTACGCATTATCTTTCTCCTGAGTGCGTGGGATTAGAAGAAGTTACTCTCGCAGTCATCAAGGCTACAACGCAGCGCTTGGTATGCAGAGATTCTTTCTTCCGTTAAATTGATATATTTATCATCAATATTGTACTTCACTCGAATAGGCACATCGTACCCATCAAGCAAGCCGTGACGTTGGTAGACTTCAAGGCGAAGTACGGGTGAGCTGACCTGAGCACGTTCCATAATGTTCAGGTCAATCTTGTCGGCGTAGATGAACGGGCGTTCTCTCTTACACAAGATGTAATCTATCTCATGCAAATTAAAGAGTGTGAAATTCATATAGCCAATAATAAACTCGGCAATGAGTTTAAATGACTCGCTCATGTCCGACCGAAACTGTTGTGTGAGAATCTGATCGACGTGTGGCTTGACTGCCGTACGCATCTCATACCAGCTCTCACAAAACAGTGCGGGGAAATCCTCAGGGTGGTGGGCCATAAGACCCAACACGTCTTTTTCCGTATCTGCGAAAGAGTTTAAAATGTCAGTGGCATCAATATCCGTCTCGACGCCACGGCCAGTTGAAATGAATCGACGCTCAATGTCTCTCAACCAAGACTCTGATGCAGATAGGTATTGAAGCAGTGTTTCTCGTGCGGCAGCCGTGAACTCATGCCTGTTAGAGTCTAAGACTTCCCCAAGCATAAAGGCTTTCGCTTTGTAGAAATCACTATAGCGTTCGGCAGTGAATCGTCTGAACCCTATGTTATTCTTCAAATAGCCCATCATCGCAATGCCCTCAAATCATTCAACTCCGAGTTGCCTTGAGCATTCGGAGTTGTATAAAGAGAACTGGATATGCTCTGCAAACGCAGACCGAGCTTCTCAAGTTCCTGTTGGCTCCCACCTAACTTCTCAAGCACTTCGCGCATAAGCTCGACGGAAACTTGATGGTCCTGGGATTGTTGAGAGATGATTCGTTCGAAGCGCTGCATAGCACGGAGAACGGAATTCAATCCCTCTTTCATATCCAAATTATCCACTGGCGCAGAGTCAGAGATTGATTGAAGCATCCTCATCATCTGCGCCAGGTCAGCTTGCAGTACGTCGCTGTCGGGGTTGACAACGGTGGCAGCCGCTTCCAGTTCTGCGTTCCGCTCCTTCAATTGTTCCAGTTCTTCAAGCTGGGGCAGTATCTTCCACCAAACATAGGCACCGCCTAGGATTAGTAGAACAACAGAGAAGACAGTCGCATAGTTGGACGCAAGCAACTTGTATAAAATATCCGCCCACATTATATTCAACCCTTACAGGTGTTATCGTTCAGATCAACAATAATCCTCTCGGCACCTGGTTCGTTTACGTCAGTGGTTTTGTACGTGTGCGCCATCCGAGGCTTGAACTCTAAGCAACTCTGTCCATAACGTCCATCGACAACACAAATGGCAGACAAGCAGCTCACATCTTCCTTGAGTATCAAGTTTTCAGGAGATTCGTTGGCACTCCTAACAGCAGTGATCACGAAACCAACCACAGCGAGGGAAATGGCAACAGTAATCGCAATCCTAAGTCGCTTGGCTTGCATTTCGGGTTATACCTCATGATCCTTTTATCTGCTTGAAATTAGCGAACCACTCGCATCTAGGAGGTTATTCCTCCAAGACACCACTAATTTCCGCAAACATGTTCTTGTAGACCAAAGAACCATCCAGCTTGTCTAGGCGTTCAGGAAGAACGTATAGCTTAGGTGAAGTACGCATGTTCACCCAAGTTTTCTCATTACGATCAAGTCCACCAAGTATCGGAACAATGACCATACTGAGGTTTCTATTCGCTCTAACAAAGCCAATGTCAATATGCTTCCTGTTAATGCTTATGAACAGCTTGTTGATTGCGTCCAAACCAACAGGCCTATTGAATTCCGTATCGCTAACTGTATTGACCAAGCTAATGAGAATACCCCTGTCTCTGCTTTCTATATCAAACAAATCAGACTTCAAATCAGCAACGGTCGATGCGGAGAAGTAGGAGACGTCATGCCCATAGTCTTTGAGACAAGCACCAAGCGCACGGGCTGATTCAATATGTGCTATGTTGTCGTCTCGCAGAATGTAAACTGGAGCGTCGGCCTGATACGTTCTCTGAGTCATTAGGTTGATAAGATCGCAAGAGGGCTTGCCAACAGCGGCCAAGCCCTTATTCGCAATGTAAAACTTGTCGCGGTACACATCGTACACGTTTGGTGGCATGTACTTCATGTAATCGTCGTCCAGACTAAGTATCATGCGAGGCTTAGTGAGCTGGACGACAAGTTGCATACTACGAAGCGATGCTCTATATTCCGTGTCAGACAGCACACGACTTATCGGAAGATATTGCACAACTACGAATCGGTCATCAATGGAATCGACAACCGACCGTATTAACGTACTGCCTAGCGTTGGCCCAGCAGAGAATTGGGTAACGATCATTAAGCCATTTTCAACTAAGCCTTTCGACTCAGATAGCGTCATGCCGTTACCCGTCTGCTTTACCGCGCGCTCCCACGTTATTGAGGGTTCGTCTCGCTGATCGGCATGTACATTAACTGCGCCACCCCAGAGACAGGCTCCAAGAAGGTAAGCAGCAATACGTTGTCTGGATCGGCTTCTGCTGGATTGACCGTGTCCGGCCATAGCACTTCTCCTCTCTCGTCAGTGACGTAAGGAATGCCGGAGCCCTTGCCCAATCCATGACGCAAAGCCCATACGGTGTCGGCATTCTCCTGCACGAACACTAACCCTTTAACTGTTGCTTCATCTGTAGCCTGTTCCAGAATCTCAACACGCGCACTAAGAAGCTGAGTGTCAGACTGGATGGTACGAATCGCAGCAAGGTTAGAGTTAACGCGCTGGTTCATGTTGTTAAACATGGTGAAGAACGAGTTGTTCATCGAAGTGCGAACGCCGTCCGTATAGGACTTAGGAATCAGTTCATCGTTGTCGTAGACGGTGACGCCTGAGCGCACGAGAACTTTACCGGTAAGACGTCCACCACTTGCGCTGATAATCTGAGGCGCAGGCAAATCAGCTTCGTCCCAGACTTGAACAGTGGTCATCACCGTATTGTAGTCAGTCTCTTCCTGCCACGTATTTTTGTATGGAGCAGTAGCAGTTTTGGACTTACGGCGCATCACTTTTTTATAGTTAGCGCTCGTTCCGTCCGCGATGATCCAGAGACCGTTTAGTGGAAAGACGTGAGTAGTAGGCTCAGCAAACGCGAGAATAATCGTAACGTCTGCACCAACCTTATACACAATGTTGTTCGACGCTGACAGACCTTGCTGCTGGGCAAGACTAATCAACGTGTCCACGTAGTTAGTCAACTGACTCATCCGAGACTCCTAACGATTGAAGAATTGTAGAACTTACATCGGAGAAGGCTTTAGCGATCAGTTTGGCCGCAGCCTTATCGACGACGAGTGTGCTGATTTTCCCTTTGGTGTTACACACAATAGTTTGTGGTGCGTATTGTGCGAGAGCCAAAGCGAATAGCAGATGGTTGCCGAGATCACCAGTGATACTTACCTCTACGTCAAGTTCAGGCACGTAGATGTTCTGATTGATTCCGGCAACAAACTGCGCCAGCGCAACAGGGTCGAAGACAGGAGGCGCTGTGTCGTAATCCTCAGCAAGATCAATTTGACCCGTCTCAGGATAGAAGCGAAAGGCCGCAGGGTCACTGATGATTCTGCCAAACAGTTCATCACTGACTTCAATGCAATCGTTGCCTGTCACCTCACGAACACGACCAACAATAGCGTTGGTCGTTAGGTTGATTCGAATTATCGGCATATTAATCACCTACCGCAGTATACCAGAAGTCCCAACCAGCAGTGTTCGTGCCAGTAGACTTGATGGTGAAACCGCCTAACAAGGCGTTCTCATTCATCGCGCTCGTACCGTCCAGATTGTAGAGCTGGTAGGTCTTCGCTTGGTTGAGTGCAGCGTTCACGAAGGTAATCTGAATGCTGATACAACGGTTGATGAATGCCGTGTTAAACACAACGTGGATTGTATCAGTAGTTGACGCGTTCACGACTCGACCCATGTTCTGAGTAAAGCCAGTGTTCATATCGCGGTTACTACCAATCCATGCGTTCGGTATTACAGCGCCGGTCACAGGGTTAAGAGCTTGTGCTGTACGATATTCGTCGATAGCAGCATCTCGACCAGGACTACCGGTAGGTCCAGTAGGTCCAGTAGGACCCACAGAGCCAGTATTACCAGTAGCGCCGACAGGCCCAGTGTTACCTGTCGGTCCATTACGACCCCGCGGACCACGAGGGCCCGGGCAGCCATCTTCACCGTCACGCCCATCACGACCGTTAGCACCAGGAAGGCCACGCAGACCTTCTTTACCCTGTTTACCTTCGCGTCCTGACTTGAGCTGGTCGGCAGTAGGCAGTCCGATAACACTAGACTGACTACCATCTGGCCAAATGACTGTTAGAGTACCTGTAGTTGTGTCGAACTCCACACCCTGAGAGCCGGGAATCTTCGCAGCTTCTGTAGGGTCAATAAACTCTACAGATGTGCTAGTCTTCTTACCTAACACTTTACCGATAGGGTAGGCACCGCCGTCGATAAGTGAAGGATTAATCTTTGTAAGAGACATGGGCTAAACTCCTAACCAGTCAGTGTTGTCCAATCAGGTTGGCCCGCCTGTCCGGTTTCTGGATTCTTGACTTTCGTGTTATTGACTGTCATACGAATCCAACGCACACTTCCGTCTGCATCTTGAAACCGAACCTTCGTTCCACCGTAAGCTAAATTAGCTACCCATCTGTCTCTGCTCGGGTCTTTGAATGCTAATCGTGCATAAGCAGGCATATGAATCTCCTTAGTGCAGAATCTCGTCAGGTTCCCAGCACAGGATAGGTCTGCGCCATACTTGGAATACACCGATTGGCGCTGAACGTGCGTCATCAATGAATGGGTCGAAAGTACGACCGCCACTGTTGCCACTTTTCATCAACGTCCGCAAGTCCTCATACCAAGAAGCACGACCACCTGAGTCAGCCTCGAACAGTCCTTCCCAGACCATATCGAAAGCTCCATTCCATGCGTTGAAGTGGTGTGAGGAGTATGCACCGTCGCCAACAGTACACAGCACCATGTATTGATAATCTTTGACGCAAGGAATCATATAGTTGTTTCCACGCGGCACAGTGGTGCTGTTATTGTTGAATATACATTCCCAACCGGTACGGTCAGCAGAACCTGTAGTGAGATACAGAGGTCTACGAATAATCATCATGATACCGTTTTCACCGCCGTGATCTTTAGACGTCTCACAGTACGCATTGCAACGCAGCGAGCGGTCAACGGTGAACGTGGTAGAGTTCGAGAAGTCGCGGGTGTAGTAGTTCGATCCCCACTTCGGCAGATACTCTGCTGGTGGAACAAAGAAGTGTCGCTCCGCCAATTCAATGCCGCCGTAGCGGTCATACGCAAATACAATGTATTCGTGACCTGCTTCAATCTGAATGTTGTGACCCTGAGATCCAGGACCTGTCCACTTCCAAACTACTTGCCAGTCATTCGAATCACGCGCAGGGATGCCTGTAATTAGATTGTACTTGCGCTCATAGATATGCCACACTTTACCTTCTTCCGTCGTTTGAATGTACAACGAGTTCGGGTCATTGATGTTACCGTTTTCAGTACCACAGTAAATCTTGTGTGACGCACCAGACGAGTTATAGATTGTGCCTGAGCCAATACCGCCAAACATGTCCCAGTTCATCATCAGGTGAGAGGTACACATTTCGTTCTGGCCACTACCATCGGAGGTTGTGATCAGATACTCATTCAAGTCTTTGAACGGGTACTTAACGTAGCGGTTGTTCGCACGATTGACGACATGTACCCAATCGTGAGACTGAACCAGAGGCTTCGGCGCGCATGGGTTTTCGACAGAGATAACGAACGTCTTTGTCTCATACATCGGCAGCTTCTTGAATCGGTTGTCACGGAACGTTGACGTGTATTTGGCGCCAAAGAATTTGCTCATGTCAGGCACGTCAAGAGTCTTACCGTAGCGAATGCGCATACCACGTCCGTTCTCAAGTGCAGCTTGGTTAATCTGCGTCTGAGGAGTGATAGCATTCGTGCCTGTCACATACGGCCAACCATTACCGTCGAAGTCAAACCCTACATCGAACGTAGCATTAGGGTCATTATCCTTTTCGCCCTTGAGCATCTCAACTATGGCGTTACCTTCTCCGAGTCCAGGACTGCCGAAGCAGCAATAAGCAGCACGATAGTAGAAGTTCGGACCGTCAAAGATACGGCGTGAGGCACCGATGCGATACATAGCAGCTTCAAGGCCACTAGCTTTGCGGTTGTAAGACGCTTCATCGAACATCGTGATCAGCACCCAATAGGCACTGCTAATCGAGTTCAAGTATGCAGCCATCTGACCGGCATTAACCAGACCACTTCCCTGGCCTTCACCACCATCACCATGCACATCAAACTGGCGACGCTCAACAACCTGCAATGACACTTTATCAATCTTGTAGACTGAATAGCTTCGCGCTTCTGCGTAGCGAGTACCGTTGATGATCGTATAGCCTGGGTTGGTCTGAGGCGTATAGTTGGAGCCTGAGCCGGGCACACCGTAGCCTACAGCGTGGAAGAAGATACGACCACGATTGACGAGCGACTGATCGGTGTTGTTATACCACGAGATACTATGCGTCTTATTTGCAAGGCCAGCAGCCCAGTTATCAGGCTTGGACGGGAACGTGTACGCATCGAAGTTGGCTTCGTATCGCGTCCCTGGGTCTACGCAGCATACGTCACTAAAGAACGGAGGCGTATATGCCTGAGTGTCATCGTTAATATCGACAGTACCACACCAGAACGGAATCCATGTGCCTGGCTGCCCCGACATTGAAGTCTGACGAGCACCACCTGTATCGGTGAAGCGATAGCCCTGAGCACTACGGAAACCCTGCGTAAGATGAAGCTGACCTACTTGGTTCCACGCAATATGATCACCGTACTGAGAGACTTGACGGTTACGCGCGGTCTTGGTGGCAACAATGCTTGTGGTCTTCTGCGTACTAATGCCAATCTGAGAGAAGATGGCGTTAAAGTTAGCAGCACCTTCACCAGGACCTTTTTGAAGCACAACAAACGAGATACCCTCTTTGATGGCATTAGCAATCGCGTTGCACATCTGCGCAGGCATCGTCTGAGAAGTCGCCGATAAACAGAAAATGGTGAGAGCAAACTGTTTAAAGTATTGCTTATCACCATTGTAGCCGAATGCACCGGCCTGTATTTCTGCGAGTGTGTGACTGTAGACGTTGTAACGCTCACGCTCAAGATAGCGAGCGAATTGGCCCCAGTTGTTATAGGCTTTCGTCTCAGTCACAGAAGCACCGTCGGACATGAGTAGAATATCGTACCCATGAGTGAAGTTGCAGTTCATATCCATCATCAGGCGGATATGGCGCAGCGCACCAACAGCTTGGTTGAACTGAGTGTTGTTGAAGTTACCAATCCAGCCGTAACCCTCAACGATGTTAAACGAATATGGCGTAACGAAATCGCCGTTCATGAATGCACTACCGAAGCCACAGATGTAGCCTGATGCGTGTCCATCAACTGCGATACTCGTTAGCGTTGAGAAATCTGGGCTCATGCCTGCGTCAGCGGAGCCAGGGTTATTCGAGGCTGACCCCGAATAACCGCTGGTGATTCCACGCAGATATAGACAGCTTTGTTTCAGCATATCTTCTGCATCCTGTTATTGATATACGACCTCAACGTTGATACGAAGGTCGATGTACTGCTCGCCGCTTTCTGGCGTGTACACAGTCACGATGCCAATCCAACCGTTAGCCGCTGTTGGTACTTGCACAAGCTCAGTCTGATATACGGAACCAGTCCAAGTGTACGAAGTCTTAGCGCTTACGATTGTACGATCACCAATGCTAGTGCCCCACGGCTCATACTCAAGCGTACCCCACAAGTCGCCGTGTTTCGTTTCGTTCGTCTTCTGGAAGTAACCACCAGTTGCTGCAACACGAGGCGTAACGTCACGGCCGTAGCCAGAAGTAACGATACGAATACCATCGTCGGTGCAGATACGGAAGTTGAAGTTAACGGTGTGGTCAACGTTACCGTAGTAGCGCAGAACACCTTTGCTCAACGTCCAACTGCTGGAAACATCATCAACGGACAGACAGCGATATGGAACAAGATAGTCAACCACGTCAAACTTAGGCGGTTGAATCGGGCAGTATACAAAGTAAGACCAATCACATCCGATAGGCGCTGTCGCTCTGACTGTTATGTTAGAGCGTAACGTGTGCTCTGGGTACTTCCAGAACTCAAGAGTACCTGTCTTACCTGCCGCTACATATTCAGTATCAAGCAGGTTCATGTCTTGGTCGAACACCTCAAACTTGGTGTCAAAGGAGTTCGCTACGCAGACAACAAGGACAGCGCGTTGATCAGTTTGTGTTCCTAACGCAAAATTATCTTCTGTCGTTGGGTGGCCGGCAGAGTAGACGCTGTAACTTTCACAAGGGTGCATGTATTCACGCGCACCACGTTCACCAGGACAATACAGGCTGTAGAAGCAACTCGCAAGTGACGCAGCGTTACCGAAGTCTTTGCTGACTACGCGCACCATAATGTCACAGGCAACTCCCTGTGGGTCAAAGTAGAAGTACAGATAACCTTCACCCGTCTTCGCGTCAAGCGTTGTTGCGATACGACGCCCTGCCTGATACACCTCGATGAAGTCAAACGTTTCCCACGAGGTGTAGTCGAGATACATCCAGCCTGCTGTCCAGCCAATGAAGTGATAGTATTCAAAGGCGTTAGCGTTCTGAATACGTTCAGCGATAGGCCAAACAGTAGCGTGACACGGAGCAGGGAAGATAGGGCTGCCGATGTAGTCAGGATGAATAACGTCAGGGAAGTTGATAACGTCATATGATGCCTGACTGTCGAGCGCTAACCCACCACGATCAGACGGTGCTGCAAGACGAGGCGGATAGACTTCGAGACTCCAGCCATACCCCTGAGTTGTACGCACACGCACCATGATACGCATATCAGCAGCATCAGGGTCAAACTGAAATTTGATACGAGAGCGTCCAATCAGTTTACCACACGTTGAAGCAACACGCTCCCCCATGTGATACACGTCAACGCTTGCTCCAGCAGGCGCATACGAGGCAATCATCAGCTCAACGTAGCCCTCAATAGCAGGCATCGCGTATACTGTCTCAGTAATCGTTGCGCCACGTCCATGAACAGACGCATACGGCACGTTAGGGTTAGCATAGGTGCCTAGCCCTGCGCGAGAAGCAACACCAGAAGGGTCGTATGATTCGATGGTCTTGATGCCGGGTCGGTTAATAGATCGACCAGTAGGAGGAGCAAAAGAGTTGACGAGACCGAAGCCAGTGCGACCAGCATCAGGTAAGTCGAACCCTGCAGGATAGCCTTTGAGTATATCGTATTTCTCACGACCTCCACTCCCTATCCCGTTACCAGAACCCTTGGTTGTTGATGTAGGACCGCCTCCACACGCGCCCGTGTCAAGATTAGAGCACGGGTCATCGTATGTAGGGTCGAACGAGTCATCAATAAGATGCCAACGCTGACCCCATTGGTTACGCACACTAAACTTCTCTGGAGTTAAAGGCGTCCAGTCTCCCTCTCGTGTGCGTATGAACATGGGCGTGTCCACACAGTCATGCCAACCGTTATTCGCAGCGTTACGAACGCGAAAACGAGCCATGATTTCTCCTTATGGACGTACCCAAATTGCGCCGGGTTCGATCTCTTGATCCATTGACGGGTCGGTGTCTTGAATGAAGATTTGCAGTACACCAGGATTACCCGGAGCACCAGTAGGACCCGTAGGGCCTGTAGGACCAGCAGGGCCTCTGTTACCTACCCAGCCTTGCTTGCCTTGCAGACCATCATTACCACGAGGGCCAGGACAGCCGTCAGTACCACGACGACCATCGTTACCCATGAGACCGTCAATACCGTCACGACCAGATGGACCTACGCCACCAGCAGGACCGTAACCGATACTATGAATCGTAGGCAGCCCAGAAATTTGCAGCTTGCCAATATTGGGGATGTTGATTGCTAACAGACCGGTAAGCTGATCAAAAGAACCGGTAAGCTGGCTGTCGTTTTCTGACGTATCAACGTTAATCCCACCTTGAGTCGCAACAACAGGACCAGATGCGTTGGCCTTGATAAGCGATATATCAACCTTCTCTACCATAACAACTCCCTTATGGCCAAGTTATATTCTGATCTTTGGTCGGGTCTACCCAGATGGTGCCAGCAGCAACGTTCCCTGGGTTCGTAGCACTTACGATGATAGACAGACGACCGGCAGGACCCGCAGGGCCAGTTGGTCCGGTAGGGCCTGTAGCACCTGTTGCGCCAGTAGGACCCGTACCGCCACGAGGGCCAGTAGGGCCTGTAGGACCCATTGGGCCAGTACGACCGTCAGGGCCAGTAGGGCCAACAGGACCCGGTAGACCATCACGACCATCTGGTCCGGGAAGACCCTGCTCACCGTCAGGTCCGATATTACCGTCACAGCCTTGTTCGCCCGGACTACCATCACGTCCATCACGACCATCTTTACCATCAGCGCCCGTTTCACCTCTGCCACCCTGTCGTCCTTCAGGTATATCAGCAGCGGTCGGGAACCCACCTACTTTAATCGACTGCCCGTTAGCGAACTTGAGAGTAAGAATACCAGAAGTCGCATCAAACGAGGAGTCAGCAGTTACCTCTGAGGGCACATCGGCATCGTTTGGGTCTATCGAAAGAACTCCAGACTGAGCGCGAATTGCAGCAGGCGTAGACGAAGAACCAGCCTGAATGAGACCGGTCTTAACTTTAATCAGACTCATTACTTTTTCTCCGCTTTCGCAACAATATCCGTGTTGTGTGCGAGTACATCACCAACGAAGTAGCAGTCAAATGGATCGACGTCAATATCAACAGTCTGCACCAAATCGTCTACACGTCTGAACTCGTAAACAGACACTGGGCCTTTACGACCAAGCACTGTATGTCCTGGCTCTACTTCTCGTGCAGGAACGTAACGCCACACGGATTGATCATATATCAACACTGGATGCTCATGCGTGAACTTCTGTCCGTTGATAATGAAGTAGTGGTCTTCCTGTCCGTACTTGAGCGCAGTCACGGTAGCGTTTACCAGATTGCCTTTCAAGCTCTTAGAAGACCAAGCACGGAACTCTTTTGGCTGATTAGAGAAGCTACGCAGGCTATCACCTACACGCAAGTTCTCGACAGCTTTAGGTCCAGTAATCGTTTCTACCTCAGAACCAAACACGATACAGCCAGATGTTGAAGTGTTGACAGGGTTACGTGCAACAACGGTCAACGCAGAACTCACGGTAACAGTTGGGCGCGACGTTTGACCCATATCAGTTACTACGCAGCGGATAGTGCCTTTGATTGTACGATCAGCACCAAGTCCGAGACGCAGATAGAAGTTAACAATACACGTTGAGGTAGTAGTCGCATCGAGCGTTACGCCCTCTGTGGTTGTGATAGACCATTGATACTTATATGGACCCACACCTCCACGCGCATTGACAGGAAGATATGCGAGCGAGGTAAATACATCAGACCCTTGCACTGCACGTTGACCTACCATGTACAGGCTCGATACTGACGCAGCAAGAGGTGTTATCGTAGGCAGAGGCGGGGCAGGTGTAACGTTAGCTGTTGGATAGAGCCACACGAATACACGCCCGTCTGTAGGCTGCGCGTTAGACAGAACAGCAGTAGTGATAGGCGCAGGGCCCGTTGGGCCAGTAGCACCAGCTATACAGCTTGCACCAGTAGCACCACGAGGACCGAGAACGCCCGGAGGCCCATCAGGACCGTCGGGACCAGTAGGGCCTGTAGGACCCTCTCGTCCAGTATCACCCGTCTGACCATCAGGACCATCACGTCCCGGTTCACCTACAGGGCCTGTCTTGCCTCTATTGCCAACAGGGCCAGGACAACCCGGTCTGCCTGTTTCTCCATCACGACCATCACGCCCGTCTCGGCCAGGAGCACCGGGAGCGCCTCGACGCCCCGGTTTCCCTTCGCCAAACATTGCTACAGTCGGAAGACCAGGAACATTAACTACTTGCCCGTTCTTCTTGATGAAAACTAACACACCTGTCTTGCTGTTAAACCTTACGCTGGCAATCTGAGTATCTGTCGCCAAGTCACTCGACTCGAACCCGACACTACCATCAACACCAACCAGCGATTTACCTTCATCGTTAGCCGTTGTTTCGATTTGCGAAAGTTTTAACTGTGTTGTCATTTCGGTTCAACCTTAATGCACAAGTTACCAGACAGTTTCGAACCATAGCTAGTGATCTGCGCATTGGTGATACGCACCTTAGCTATAATGTCGATGAAGCCCTGAGGCTGGTTCTCTTTCAACACGGTGAACATCTGCGTCAGGCTAACGTTTGAGTAAGCAATCACCTCTGTGAGACTTGCATCAGAAGTAACAACGTTAAAGCCAGCGCTGCCCGTGCCTTTAAGACCACGACCATATTCAGCTTCTGAGGTGCCCGGCGTTTTGAACGACAGGACATACTCGATATGCTCTTTACCGCTGGTGGCCGCAAAGCCTGGGCCCAGTTGACACTGGAAGTCAGCGATACAAGTAAGCATCACACCCTTTGTGAACTCGATTCGTTGAACGATGGTCAGTTCTTCGGAATCGCCAACAGTCTGCTGGATGTTATACATGTTCTTCGGGTCAGCTTCTTCGGCGAGAGCCTGAGTGTTACTGATCGTAATCTCTGGCCACGTGCCTTTAATCTGAATACCTTCGCCTTGAATGATAGCAGGAGTAGCGATAGGCACGTCGATGGGAGGCAGACCTTGACGCTTGAACATGTAGCCTGTCGGTGTTGGGATAGCATCAATAATGACACCATCCACCGAGCTGTCTTTCGAACCCACAGCCATAACGTTCTCAAAGATTGTGATCTCAATGAGTGTATCGGCAGGGATAGGAGTCAGCGTTTTCAGCGCATTACCAGCAACGGTAAACTCTTGCGTGTGTACTGTCAGGCCACTCATTGCCATAACGCAGTGCGCTTTATTCAACGGAGTAGTAGGCAGAACAAATGTATCAGCATCATAAGGCAGGCGATACTGAGCAACACGAATACGAGTAGACCAGTTGGCGCGTTCTTCATAGCGAGCTACATAGAAAGTGTATTTCTGACCAGATGGGATTGCTTCTGTAAGCGTGACGCTATTACCATTCGTGAGTTTATACACGGTGGTAGGCTGCCACGTACTGCCGACAACGCAGAAGATCATATCGACGCTTTCAATCGGCTTGCTGCCAAGTTTAAACAAAGCAGTCTGGCCGTCACCGACACCTTCATACGTTTCAAACAGGACAACGTGACCCTGCGACGGCTCGATACGGAACTGACGCATATCAAGCTGCATACGTTGCTCAGGGTAGGACGAAAGCAGAAGCTGATCGTCTACTACGCTATATGCCGTGCGCGGCTGGAGAACACCAGACGTACCAAGCAGTAAGTCAGTTGAGCTATCGAGAATCTCGGACAGCGTGTAACGTAACTTATCAGGCGTTGCAGTAGTCACAACAGAACTGAACAACATCTTACCAGGAGGTACAAACAGCGTACCGGTAGTCTGACGAGCACCACCAGCAACAGGTCCCCAATATGGCTGCAAGTCTTTACCGCGATACAACGCCCATGCTTCTGGTACATCGTTGTTGAGCGGCCACGGTATTCCAGCAGTCGGAGTTGTTGGGTTAGTGATACGACGCCAAACAGCAATCGTTGTCTGAGCACTCACGAAAGGAATCGGGTCGTCCATGTTAACGAACTGACCTTTCGTGTATTTAAAGTGACGACACGCACCAGAGCCTGTGCCTGAGATTGTTTGAATCAGAACAACCTCACCCTCTTTCACGCTGGTGATACTTGCGATCTTGAAGGTGTTTGCGTTGATGAATCCAGAGGCAGTAATCTGTCCGCTGAATACACGGTCATGTTCGCTGAATGCCCAGTAGAATGAGCCAGCACCGTAACGATAGGCAATACCCGGAGAGCGAGTGCCGTCAGAATTAACGTGCATATCAAGAACCGACACGGCGTTGAACACGTTATCGTTCAAGCTCGGCAGATTCTGGAGTGTGGCGGCACTTGGAATTGAAGTGTAATCCGCCATCTTTACAGCAAGAATCTTTTGAATGTCCTGCTGAATGTGTACGAGAAGGCTAACGCGGCTGATAGAGTTTGGTACTGCGATGATTGGCTCTTCCAGAACAACGTGACCAAAAGGTCGGTTGTCTTTGAGCATAATCAATAGCTCACCAACACGTTTCAGCGACTCACCTGCAACGTAGTTGACTTTAATATCGAAGACAAAGCGGGCACTGTTCTCGGTAAGAACCTGAACATACGACAAAGCGCCCGACGCAAGCTCGTTGCCAAGTAACTGCTCTGGAACCACAGACGGGTTAGAGCCTACAAAGTCACCTGCTTTAAACGACACTGGCTGAACTGCAAGTCCACCAGAGTTAGCGTTCGCAACGGCCTGTTCTCCCTGAGGCGTTAGACGCAATGCGTCAACGTAGATAGATTCAGTGGCCATCAAAGAACTCCTTGGGTTTTAACTGTTCTAAATTAGCGTAAAACAAAAAGGGAGCCAGGAACATAGCGCTCCGGACTCCCTTTATTTTACTGATAGCGCACTGTGATAACTGAGGAGCCAAATGCACGAGCGTTGGTGCGATAAATCAAGACGTTTTCTGTCAGGTTATCATACACCACTTTCCCTACAATCGGACCCTTCTTGCCGTTATCTCCAGTTACAGGCCACTGAGCACCGTCGAAACCCTGCCACCCTTTGTTTACTGTTCCAGTACCGTCTGCGGCTGCTGAGAATACAGCGGTACCGTATGACTGTCTGACAACAAAGTAACCGTACTCGTCTTGTTTGGTAGACAACACGAACTGGCCACCAGTCTTAGAACGTAAACGCGTTGGCAACTGAGCAAGTGCAATACTCACGCCAGTAATGCCGAAAGGCGCAACACCGAAGCGTGGATAAGATGACATGGCTTTCATGAAGTGCGTCTGCGTAAGCGTCTGCTGTCCTTCGATATAGATAGCTTTAACACCAAAGTCGGTATCGTTAAGCAAAGAGGCTATGGTCAGTCGCCCAGTTTGAGCATTGATAGTGATGCCTTGAACATCAACCACATCGCCCTTACTGTTGGTGATCTGCCACAGACACTTGGCACTAACATCATCCTTAACGAACGTACCGGTACGGCCGAGTAATGCGTTCATCTGCATTGAACTGTCGTCTCGCACATTCGTATATCCGCCTACTGTCAGGTCTTGTGGGAAGCCAATGCCTGGGCAAGTGATTTCCTGAACGAGACTGATTTCAGTACGCTGCTCGGTGATGATACACTCCACTTTAACCTTCTGCGGGTCTTTCGATGCAGGGAAGCGGAAGGTACCGTCTTGAGCCAAAGTAAAGCCACTGACAGACTCAATGATGTTCCACTTGAACTTCACGCTGTTTGCATCAGGCAGACGACTTGAGCCGGTAGCACCAGAGCGGCGCGTATAGAACGCAGTGAAACGATAGTCAATGTTCGGACTGATATTGCCAGCAGGGTTCTCGATGTAGCCGTTGAGAATCGTGTTCTGCGTTTGAAGCTCAATGGTGCGCGTACCGATAATGGTTTCATCAGCAAGTGACATTGGGTTCTGCTTGGTAAACACAGCGCGTAGATTAATAACACCGTCCGACAACTGCGACTGACCAATGAACAGATGACCGTTCAGTGGATCGATTGATACGCCGTCAACGTTTGTCTCGTCACCAATAGACCAGATAGCGTCAGTGGTTGTGAGTTCGTCATCAGGCTCGATGATAACACGCAGGCTGTAAGGAACGTACCAGCGCCCGTTTTCATATCCGATAGTTGGGTTACGATCAGACACGTCCCACACAACATCAGGTCCGACGATGCCAATTTGACGGAGATAAGTGTTAGCCTGCACAAGGAACACAAGCAACGTCTTCTCAATCTGATACTGGTCGCACGTAAAGCGAGCGCGAAGAAGCACGGCACCATTAACGTTCTGGCTCGGTGTGAGTGAACCATCGGCATCAATCTCTGCAATACTGTCTGTTGTTGGGATAAGCACAGGCGTATTGTTTGGTCCATCTTGCGTGTAGTAGCTCTGCACGACTGCCCATTCAGAATCGACTTCTAGGTCAAACGTCTTTGGTGTTTCCTCAGCGTAAGAGCCATCAAGAGTGCGCATTACGCCACCAGTCTTATACGTGTTGACCAGAGTGTATGACTCGGACAGCACATCAGCACTGATTTGCGTTGCACCTTCAATACGGCTGTTGACGATATTGTTGATACTCTGCTTAGGTGCAGGAGAAACGACCAGGTCAATCTTGTTGCTCACTCGGAAGAATGAGGCAATAACCTGAGTGTAGGTGTCGTACTCATATTGCAGCTTGCCCGTTTGCAGAATAGCACCGTCGTAATACGCTTTATTCAGGTCAGCAATGCTACCAATCGCGTTGAACATCGGCAGTTTGCTAACGTCCATTGCACGGAAGTCTTTGTAGTCGCTTGGTGTGCGGCCTTCGATGATCTCAACGATAGCCATACCACTATAGCGACCGGGCGAGAACTGTAAGAACTTATACTCGTCCGTGTCTTTGTCCGGCCAGTTGCCTACCCACTCAGCAGCAGTCACATACTCCTGACTACCATCAGCATAAGTCGCAAGCAAACGCACAAAGGTACGCGTCTTCTCATACATCACGTCAGGGCATTCGATGGTAATGCTGTCCACCAGCGCTCGCGTTGGAATGAGTTGCAGGTCACGGTAGTTTGAGAGTTTCGTTCCGTCGTACTCATACTCCATGCTAATACGCGCAGAACCATGCAGGTCTCCCTGATAGTAAAGCACATACTCTTTCACGCTTCTGCCCATGATTGGGTCATACACCGTGTTGTTGCTCAGGCTGACGTTCAGCGTTACCCAGCGAGCATAGTCAGGATGATCAGGGTCGAACTGACTTGGGTCTTGCCCTTGCTCTACTGCCTGTTGTTGCAGCCTGATTGTGCGCTGTCTCGCTTCCTCAATAGCAGAGTCCGATGGGATGTACTCGACTTTCACAGCAGCCGCAGCAGCATACGACAAGCCGTTATTCCACAGACACACAGTAGGCAACATCAACGTTGCGCCACTACTGATAGTAGGTGACGAGCGCAGGTCAATCGACTTCGGAATCATGATCGTATCGTTAACGAGAATGATTCGGTTAAACGTGACAGTAGAGTTACCGTCAATGAACGTGAAGTTCAGGGCGTACTTAACAGCATCACCACTGACCAGAGGCGCTTCGAACTCACCGGTTTGCGTATTAACAAAAGGTATAGCGTTGACCGATGTTGCTTTGTCTTCGCTACTGAACCAGATGCCAAACACTTCGGTATAAGCAACCACGATCGATGGGTCACGCGCATCAATCTCTGCCTGAGTAGCAGAAGCAAGAACATAGAGAGCCATTGCTTTTGGTCGAACAATATCACGCTCAACAACAGTCGCAGGAACAACGAGGTCAATCGTAGCCAGTTTAATCTCTGGCGCCCTCATCGTTACTTGCTTTACAGCCTCAACAGGAGTAACTTCACCAAAGACAGCGTAGATAGACGTCAGGTAGTCGCCACGCATAATCTTGGACTTGAGAACGTTCTCAACTATCTCCGTATGCTCGCTGGTGGTACGAGCCTGAGCGGTACCCAGCTTGGAAGTACCGTCATTGTACGTGATTGCATACTTGAGTTCTACTTCTTCGCCTTGAGGCACTTCATCATCCACGATGATACGCAACTCGGTTGGCACCAAATCTTTAACACTGCGATTGACGTCGAACTCCTGAGTCTTGGACATATCGAACTGTCCTTGATAGGAGACGCTTATATCAATCTTGGAATCTGCTTCGACACTAGGCAGAGACAGCGTTGTGCCGTTAAAGATGCCCAGCGTAGAACTGAGAGCGATCATACCACTGTCAGTTAATTCTTTGGTTGCGCCGGTAGAGAGATACTTACCGTATACACGAACCTTAGCGCTTGCGTTACCGTATAGCGTTGGGCACTCAATAGAAAGCTCGTCAGGATCAGGCTCAACCCCCATAGGGTAGATGCGAGACTCAAGCGCCTGCTGAGTACCATTGTAGGTAAGAGTGAGGTTGATAACAGAGATGGCCAGAGGCTCATTGAAACGAACAGCATTACCGTCACGCTCTGCAATCCAAGTAGAGTCTTCTACCCACACCTCAACTGTCTGCTCGGTGCCGTCGCTGTATTTGACGATAGCGCCAAACGTAGTCCACTCACCGCCGCGAATAAACTCAGGCTGAATGAACGATATGGACTTCTGCAAAGGACGGCCGACGTTGAAACGCTTAACAGGCTCAACAACAACGTGAGCGCCAAGATACAACTTAGCACCCAAGTTAATAGCAGCGTACACACCTTCGAGAACTTCTTCGATAGGCGCCCATTGATAAAACAGGTCTGCGATTCGGCGGTAGAACATTGCGCTACGTGCGGTGTACTGCTCAACGTCGTTGTTCACAGGCTCAAAGCCAATGTGATTGTTGAACCAGTCTTCCGCTTCCTGTTGCGTCATGCCTACTTCTTGCAGTGCGTTAACAACGTCTTTCTCTGCATCTTTGGTGATAGTTAGATCGAGGCCGCCGTCAATCAAATGTGCATCTACTTCGAGATTGACCTTGTTCGACTTATACCACGTACCGCCGTCTTGAATCAGAGTACCAAGAGGAGTAGGCACAAAGGTCTGATAGTCAGCGGTATACAGGCGAGAAGAATCGAACTGACCGCCGAGTAACATACCCACGAACTTAGGCCACTGAGTTGTACCAGAGACTTGCTGCCAGTCAGGCAAGCAGTCGATAACACGTTTCAACGAAGGTAAACGATACTGCATCAGGTCACGCGTGATATTGATGCCGAGCTGGCGAATACTTGCTTCGGCCAACTCGTCGTTTGTGTCACCGCTGATGCGACGAATATTCAACAGTTGCTCAATGGTCTTGAGGTTCTGCTCGTCGTTGTGTGCATCGAGAATCTCGAACAACTCTGCCCAGGCTTCGTTAGCTTCAAGGAAGTCAATGTTAAAGGCTAGAGTGTTTGATTTCACTGGTTCATCTTCCTTTCGCTATAGGTGATATTGATGCGAAGGTTACGCAGCGCAACATATTCCAGCACGGTGTTAGGGATGATATCCTGAACAGGGCTTTCAATGTTGCAGTAATCGACTTCTGGTCGACGCGCAGGACGGTCTGGGTCAGTCCAGTCATACAGAACACGGTCTGTTATGTCAGACATTGCGAGACGTTTACCCAGCAGACCTGGACGACGTTCAAACAGTTTAAGCACCGATTGCTCAAGAACGGCCTGATTAGACTCACGCGTACCAGGAGCATCGGCATAAAGAGCCACATTCAGAATGCAGTCGATTTGCAGCTTATCTGGATTCCATGCCTGCACATCAAGAGGGCTATTGAATTGAGCCAGCCAGTTCAGGAATTTATTCCATTGCGCAGAGCTTGGGTTAGGATTGATGCCCCCCCAGGTGCTTGTGTTACGAGGCAGAACAGCGACGCGCACAACACCTTGCCACTCTTTATCGTTTGGTGCAATCTCTGCCTGACCCTGAACGACCACATCTGCAACGTCTGGATAGAGTGCGATAGCAGCTTTCCATTCATCACGACGAATCAGCTTCTTGCGACTGCGGCCAACGATAGGTGCGTAGTTGCGGTAGTAGTCGACAGGCGTTTCATCAGAGCCTCCTAAGATAGCGCTTACTGTTTTACCCTGCAACTGAGAGTTAGACAGGCACTGTACCTTCAGGCCGATACTGTCTGTGTTACCACTAGCGCCAAGCGACTTGATACCCTGCACCTTCATCGTGTAGCCTGCTGGTGGCTGTGCGCCCCACTGCTCACCACCAAACTGAATCTCAACGTCACCTTCATCGGTTGTTACATCGAGAAAGATTTGCTGTTCTGCGTATGCTTCGAACAGGCATTTGTTGAAACGCTGATACTCAATCTTAGTGCCAGTCGGATGCTCAAACCAAACACGTAAGTCATCAGTCAGTTGGAAGTTCTCAGTGCCTAGCTTAATCGACATATAATCAATTGGCTGAGGAACAATCTGGCTGAACGTAAACACTTCACCAATGATGAAGTCCACGTTCTTTATTTCGCCTGGTTCCCACTGCGTTACTTCTGCCAGCAGTGCATTGAAGTTACCGATAGTGAACGGTGTGTTTTTATCGTATGACTGTTTCACTGAACTCAGGTTAACAACAGCCGCAGTTACCGTAGACACAGACTTGCGACCAATATCCACACCAAGATAACGAGCGTTAGCAAGGATAGAGGTGTTGCGTCGAGCCAAACGACTAAATGCTTCACGCGCAGCAATCAGGGAAGCATAGGCATTCGTTACACCAAGGTCACCCAGTGCGTCGGCAAGTAACGCAGTCAGTGAGCTTACCTGACTGTCCGTCCAATAGCTGGACTTATTGATACGACTCAGGAAGTCTTTCGCAAACTCCTCATGAGTCGTGTATGTGTTAAGCATGGACATGTTACTGTGCCCTCATTGCAAACGTAATTGATTGTTTGTCTTCGAGCTTAGGACAACGCCATGTGATTACACACACGTAGGTCTGCTCGTATTGATCGCTCATGGTGCAGGCTGTCTTGACGCTGGTTACGTCCTGCGTGAGACCGTTGTATGGGTCTTCTAGGGCAAGACGCATGTACGTTGCAATCCAGTCAGCCGTTGTTTGATCGAACGGCTCAAACAGATACTGATATACATCGGCACCGAAGTTCTCACGCCATTTGCGAGACTTCTTACGCGTACCGATTACCATCAGTATCTTCTGGACGATGCTGTCCATGTTCTGCACGTTATCGCGCGGTTCAAGTTGAATCCACGCATTAATATCACAATAGATGCGCTCGCTAATCGGCACATCTATCAGACGAACTCCGATTCCAGCCATTAGCCAAATCTCACATTAGAACTACCACTCGAAGCTGTGTCGCCGCAACTGTTAGCGTCACCAGCACGTTGCGCAGGCTTACCGTTGACACGCACACTAGAACTTGAAGTAGCTTTCCCGACATGAGGAGGCTTCTTTGGTTTCCAGTGAGGACGATAACTATCGCCTTGACGAACACTCCCTTTTCCATTCACAAGCACGTTAGAAGATGCCTGAGCAGGGACAACAGGAAAATAACCATTGTGTCCAGTAGACAGATCTGTGCCTAAACGAATAGCTTTCTGACCCATGTTAATTCTCCTCTGTTAGGCACAAATTAGCTTGTTATGCAGTAGAAACGAAAACGGGCAACCCGAAGGCCGCCCGTTTTCTTTGCTTGGATTTGTGTCGCTTAACTCCCTCACACCCGAAGCGAGTGCTCGGTAGCCGAAGCCACTAAGCCGGAGTTAATGGCCGAGAGTGAAGCCGCACGGCGCGGCAACAGCATGTGACTCTCGGGACCAGATAGCAAGCGACCAAGCATCGCAATTGCTATCAACGACACGAAGAACAAAATCATGTTTGCTCCTGTGTCTCTACTGTAAGGTAAAACATTTGCAAATGTCGATCAAGTTACTTCAAGTTGCCCTTCGCCCAACTTCACTAGGGTTTCAACTCTCTTTCTCTCGTTACCGCCTGGGTTGCGGAGACCGCGCACAAGAACAACGCTTCAACGATACGTGGGCAGGAAGACACGTACCGTATTCACATCGCTCAAGCGAAGGAGGTTACCCATCGGTGATCTGCGGTGGTTAATACACTCTTTAACAATCGCTCTTGTTGTGCATTAGATCGTGGTAGGAACGCGATTGACCGCTAACAAGTCCTATACGATATTTCACTACCCGAGAATGGGTATCAGCTATGGCAGCACGTCAACAGCAGCGGGGCAGCGGACACACTCCATTAAGCATTGTTAAGGGCAATGCTCAACAGGCTGTGAACAGCTTTGACCAAATGCAGAGTCGCTCGTCGCCCGACTTCACTTGAGTATCTCGTCTGCACTCTTTTACTCCCTGAATACCGTACAAGGAAGACGGCACCCATGAGGGTCTGCGGATGTTTATCACATTAAGACTCTAGCCAACTTAATCCCGTACGCAGTGTGTTGAGTCGTCCGCTGGATGACACACTACATACCCCCTCACGTTCGTGCATAAGTGGGATATAGCTGGTGGAAGGTTGTCATGAAGATTGCATCGCCTGGAGGCCTGCCGTTCTTCCCAATGCACACACGGTGAAAGGCATATGTGCATCAGGCAGCGTAGCTGCAAACTGCTATCCCGATAAGAGGGGCCACAACGTTGAGAGTACGTTCCGCCTGTCTTACGCGCCTAGAGGCAACTGCCGTGCCATGTCTGAAAAGAATGAAAAACGCTGGGCCTTGTGAGCGTCAGCAGCAGAGCAGCAGTCTATCGCGTGGGTGCTGGGGTTAATCCTCACGATTACAGAGCATCACACTCTAACCAGCTGGAGGCTTGCCTACTGTGGAACGCAGCGACAAGTTTACAGTCAAACAACGTCCGCTAAGTACGCCATCTGACTGGGACAAGTTGATATTACTATCTGCAATTTTTATTTACAGATTTTAGAACGCCTTACGCTCAATATTTGAATAAAGAGTATCGTAAGGTTCTGAGTACAGTTCAGGTCCGCGTTGTGCGCGAATCGTCACGTAGCCTGTGTGACGGTTGAACGCTGTGATTTCGACAGTCGGCTGTTTAGGCTTGATAGTCGCATAAATCGGAGCATTCAACGTTGGCTCGTCTGTCTGAATCTTATTTACAGATTGCAGTGCAGCGCCAGAGATAGCAGGCAGATTAAAACGCAGTTCAGCACGTTTCTGGCCGAATGCCGCGCGAATCATACCGTTCTCCAACTCTACACCGTTCTGCTTGAGATATGCAGCGATGCGACGTCCGATACCAGTAAGCTGATCGCGAGTGCGCGGGTCAAACGTGCCTTCGAAGCTGATTGCTTCTGCTGGCTGACGTACAGACAAGTGCAGGCCCGTGTTGAAATAGCCTTCGGTAAGCAGACGCAGGATTTCTTTCACGACCTCTTTGGTGTTCGTCTTGATAGCAGCGATACGCAGCTCAGGAACGTCCACTTTAATCGGGTCACGAAGCTCGGTCTGGTTGTCCATATAGCCGAGTGAGATATGCTTCGCATTGGCATACGTGTGTTGCAGCACACCAGTCGCGCGAATCAATACAGAGCCACCTTTTGCGAGGTCATAAAGTTCATCGCTGGTGGTTGTGCTGAACAGGTAATAGTCCGTAGGTACGGCCATGCGATTAACAGCTTCAATCGCTTTGGTCTGAGCTTCTTTGACAGTTGAGCCAAAGACTACGCGACTACGATTCGGCTGGGCAGCAGATACAGGGAAAAACGCACCATAGACAACGCTAACGTTTTTCTTAATCGGACGCTCAGACTGAATCTTCTTACCGCCAGGCAGAGACGGTAGCTTAACGCCCACCAGCTTACCTTTGACGATAGCTTTGTTCTCTTTTACCGGCTTGAGGCTGTCAATGAGTTTCGCCAGATCAGCACCGCTAAGAATCTTCTCCAGCGGAACAGCGAGGTTCTGCGGCAGATAGTGTTTCTTGCGGAACATATAGATAACGGTGTCTTTCTTGATCTGCACTGGCGTAGCCATGTTGCGACCAACAACACCGACCGGCTGGAACGTGTTTGCTTTGTCATCACCGATAGAGCCGAACTGCTTAGTGAACTCAGTCTGGCCGATGATGTTAGCAGCACGTAAATGGCCACGAATGATGAACACGATTTTCGGGTCATCTTTCATGCGCAACTCGTAGCGGTCACGGTTCAGATAAACCATGCTGTACTTGTCGCCTTTCTCCAGCTCCAGATCGTACTCGTCGTTAGCGTCATCAACAACGACTTTCTTACCTACGTAGGTACCGTAAGTGCGCGGGCCAGCAGACTCAGAAGCAATCTGCAATGCTTTGCCACTGTTAGACAGAGAGGCAGCGAAGTCCATAACAGCGGGCATCAGGTCTAAAGACGATGCTACAGCGTATGGCTTGCGCTTCTCACCAAGATGCAAATGAACAGCGCTACTGCTGGACATGAATACGGTTGTGCCTACATCTTCGTGTGTACCAGCGAAGTGCATACCGCTAATACGTTCGATGATGTTTGCGTTGAGCGATTGGAAGTTTACTTCGCTGCCTGCGGTGAAGTCATAAATTTCACCGTTACGCCACGCATAGGCAACGTTGTTTGAGCTTAGACCCACGAACGCATCACCCAACTGACGCACGGTCAATGGCATGATGCTCAGGTCACGAATAATCGAGGACTGCTTTTGAATGAGGTTCATATAAATCCCTAATACGAAACAATGCGGAAGGCGTTCTGCTTGAGCAGGTTGAGATTACCCAGCATCAGGCTATACGCAAGAGTACCGTGCTGTTCAATCAGACTGTCAGGTACAATTGACCCGAAGTAAAGAGCTTTGTCTGGCCGAACATTAATCTCTTCGCCTGTAGACTTCATTGCGTCAGGGACAACGAAGCACCACGGTTCAGCAACGTACTTACCTTTGACGTACTGAATCCTATAACCAACAGCCATGTGCTGGTCTTTGGTAGGACGGTACGCGAAAACATCCGTGTTCTGCTTACGCGATTTGCGGACCGAGAACAGAGCCATAGTGAGGAAGCGCTGTTCGAACTGCGGTATAAACGCGTTGTCTTCGCAAATCTTTTTTAGTACCGCCTCTTGTCGTGCGCGAGGCATCGACGCGTAGAGGTTTAAATTCATGACAGCTTGGCGAGAATTTGACGAACAACATCAGACACCGAATTAACCTCAGTGTCGATAATCAAATCGAAACCACCAGGTACTTCGAGGTAGCGTTGGTTGTATTGCTCATACACTTCTTTGGTCTGACGCTTCTCAATACGGTCTTCACCGCCAATGCGAATCTTCCGACGTTCGATAGAAGTTTCATAGCTACACGTCAGCAGCACGGTCAGGCGGTTCTCAGGAGCAAGTGCTTCCCAAGTATGCTGATAGATATGCGCATTAATGTCGGACTCACCCGCCTGATAAACGTAGGTTGATGGGTACCCGCGATCGGCAATAATGATCGTGTTTGGTTGATTGTCGAGGATGCGCTCATACGCAGTCATCGTTGAGGAGCGCGCGGCAAGGAACAGGAGCAGTTCAGTACGTGGGTCCATGTCCTCATTAAGAGGATTTGAATTGGATAGCAGAACATCACGAATGTGTTCAGCTAACGGCGTACCGCCCGGCTCACGTAAGCGCAAAGTATTAATGCCACGCTGCGTCAGTATTTCAGAAAGAGCAGTACATACGGTAGACTTACCACCGCCTTCGCCGCCTTCGATTAAAACATAGGTTGGTTTCATAATGCGATTCCTTAGGCAAATCGCCCACCACGCCATGCGGCCTTAATGAGCAACTTCGCCACGATTTCGTTCTTCATTGTCTTTCGCTTGGCATTGCTTCTGACAAATGCAGAGCCGAACTTATTCACGACAATCAAACCGCAACCAAGGTCCTTGATACGGCCAATGATTTTATCGCCATGAGATTCAAACAGCCGTTCATCAATGATGAAGTACATACGCATACAGAAAGGCAAATACTTGTGCCACTTCTTATCGGTATTGAAGTCAGCCCAGCAACTCTTTACCTCAGTGATAATCATATCGCATTTGGTATTCAGGCAGAACACGTCAGCCCTTAAGTTACCGTGCTTAATCAGCCCAAGTTCAACGTGGCATGAATAGCGTTTGTCAATCCAGTAGCGTTGTGCAGCTTCGGTAAGAAAGGCCGTCTTATCAGGACGGCTCATTGATTTAAATACAGCGGTCTGAATGGGTTCAGCTTTGCGCCGCTTATAGGCCATACGAGTCGATAATGTCCAGGGCTTGCTCTACGATAGGACGAAGTTTCTTATCCAATTTACGCAGAGCCTTATCCGCTTTGAACCATTTGCGTTCACGCGTCAAGGCTTCGTCGTACTCGGTCAGCATAGTCTTGACCTTCATGACGTACCATTCAACGTGTTGCTCACGGCCGGTCTTGCCTTTGACGTAGCGCATAATGTCTACGAAGTCTTTTGGCTTACCGAGGACACCAGCTTCTTCCATGGCCTCTTTCAGAGCACTGTCCAGTGGAGTCATTCCCTTCTCCACCCCGCCTTTCGGCAGACCCCAGTTACCAGCGTGAGTGGTACGAATCAACAACAGCTCAATCGTACCATCACTTCTTTTTCTGTATGGAATAACGCCCGACTGTTTGCGAGGTTTCTTCTCGCTTGGCAGTTTAGCAGACAATGATACGTTGATCATCATAATGAATCGAGTCCCCGTGGCAGGTCAACATCCCAGCTACCGGCATTGTCTTTCCACAGGCCCTGATCTTGCAACGTTCTGTAGGCATCAAACAGAGTTGCACGGGCTTGCACAGAGACTTCATTTGAACCGGCGGCACCTAAACTATAGCTGTACATACAGCCAGGGAAGTATTGTAGACGGCAGGACTCAAACGTGTCAAACACAATTTGGCCCTCTGCGTCAGCTACAACGCAGTGCGATGCCATACCACCTTGACCCAGAACAACGATCTGATAGTCAGGATGTTTGTTGTAGACTCGCTGAATAAACTCGGCTGCTTCTGCAAACGGTCGGGCTACTTGCGCAGCACGGTGACAGTTCTGTTCTACCGCAGACTCAGAAAGAGAGCGAGCGCCAGTCAGATTCATAGCCGAGGCAAAGATAAGAGTTGTGAGCGCTTCAGGCTCAACAGCAGTGGGGAAAAACTTTGTGCCCCACGCTTGAGATAGCGAAAGCATGGACGTCTCCTTATACGATAGTCTCAGCTAAATTAGCGTCAGTCGTGCGGACAGTTAAGCACTTGCTTGCGATTCTGCATAAAATCACGCGGAGCAGGGCCAGAGATTACGACAGCATGTTTAACACGATGCTTGGTCGGTTTCTTTGATACATTGCAGCCCGCATGAGACAGCGCATCAAAAGCGTCAGTAGCGGCAGGACCAGAAATAACGAGCATATGAGCAAAGAAAGGCTTACCAACTTTCTTCATTGTTCTGCCCATCAGTTCGTAGATATGTTGAGCTTCTGCAACAGACGGCACAGCACCACACCAAATATCGAACGTCATTTAGTGTTCTCCTTAATCAGAAGGACACCATTGAAAATACCGAACTTATCAGTGAAATCGCCGAGGACGTTATAGAGACTGCCGTTATCACCAGGGCTGCCGTAAGGATCAAAAGTTGCGACGTCGATTTGCAGATGTGATGAACTGACGGTATCGCGTCCCTTTTCCGCAAGAAAGATGGTATGGTCAGAAAAGCGCTGCTTATCAGTAATGAACACACCCATGTTATGCCACGTACGGGAAGAGGTTTCCAGCACAAAGACAGACGCTTCGAAAAAGTTGCATCCCAGCTCAGGCTTGATCTCTTCGATGTAGTGTGCATCTTCATGATCAGCAACAACAACGTCCACCGTAATGTAATCAATCGCATCACGGCGGTTTCGCAGCCAGATTTGCATACAGCGTTCAAAGTAGTCAGCCATCGCACAACAGATGCAACTAAAGTTGGTCGGGTTTTTCTTGGCGCGCGGTATGGCTGTAATGCTGCGTTCATCAAATTTCCAGCTAATGTGATCGGTAACAAGAGTACCGCCCTGCATCTCAACGTCTTCGTCGTTAATGAAGAAGATTTTGGTGCGTTGCATAGCGATGTTGGACATGACGTGAAGTGCGCTGCCCTGCAGGCCCAACGGGTGCTGAATCATAACACGAGCAGTAACGACACGAGGAACTCCGCCGTCCAAATAAGCGAAGTTCATTACACGTTGTAACACGGTGCGCATAATGCGTCCTTTAGTTCAGGTTGATTGTCTGTCCATTTACAGATACATCTTGACCTGCTTCAATGCTAACAGCACCTTTCACATCAAGCACGTCATCGCCTTTAACAGTGACCTTGCGGCTACCGCCAATCTCAACAGTCTGGTTGCCTGTAATCTTGGTGTACTGATTACCACCATCACCCTTCGCAGTACCTTTAAACTTGATACGCTTCTTGGGGTCAGGCTTGAGATTCTTAGGCGTCATTGTTGGGTCATTCAGAATGTAGTCCGGAATATCATTCTTCGTGCCTGTGATGATAAGCTGTTGGTTGCCAACAATCGTTTGGTTAACGTCGCCCATAATCGTCATGTGAAAATCACCAGACGTCACGAGGAAGTGTTCGTTGGTCATACGATCAATGATAAGCTGGGTACCGGTGGACAGACGAATACCCATGCGATGTGGATAGTTCACCTGAAACTCAGGCAACATGTCGGCTTGCGTCATGCGCACGTCAGTAGTATAGATACCTTCATGCAACTGACCAGTAGGAAATTTAACGCCGACCTTACCTCCGCGAGTAGGAATGAACTGAGCGCCAAATACAACACCTTGACTCCCACCTTTGAGTCCTTCCAGATGACCAACAGCCGGGCGAATCCACGGAATAGACTCGTCAGGAATATCATCAGTCAGACCCATAATACGCGCACGAATCTGGCAGATTTTCTGAGGGTCGTTATTGTCGATAACGATAGCCTCATACACCATCTGCGGGTCGATGCCTTTCTTTGAGTTAACTGTATTGAGTGGAATCATTTGTTCACCCGTGGTAAATACATTTCAAGTTTCTCACCGTCAGGCGTACCATTCTTACCAGAGCCATCAACAGTACCGTCGCCTAGAGAACACAGGAAGTTACGCAGGTTCTCTTCCTGTTGACGAATGAGTTGTGCAAGGTTGGTGCTTGGTCCAAGCAGCTTGCTAATAGAGAACGCGTCGAGACACTTATCAGGCAGAGCGTCATCGAGCATACGGTTCATGTCCTCCAGTCTGTTACTGACACAGCGCTGGTTGATCTGAGGACCGTCGAGATACTCAGCAGGAATATCACCGTTAGCTATCAGGCCGTTCACGTCATTAGTGAAACCACCGAGCATGTTTTCCATGCTATCAATACGCGAGGCAAGCGCACCAAGTATGCTGCCTTTGTAGTTGATTGCCAGATTGACACTCAGCTTCTCCAGACTGTTCAGAGCGTTACAGATGCCAGTAAGATACTTGGCCATGTTGAACTCTTGCATCAGGCTATTCAGATAGTCAGCGCCTTCGCCATACTTCGCCGCCAGCTCAGGGAACTTGAACATCTCACTATCAGTCTGGAACTGGTCGAGCATAACGTCAAGCTGTAGGCTATGTGTCTGCGCTAGCCAGTCGATAGGGTTCGAGCCATCGAGCGCCTGTTTGATGTTCGAGTTGATCTGGAATGGACGCAGAATATTCGCAACAGTGGACAATGGCGTTTGAATGATGTTTGAGCCACCACCAATGTTTGACGTGCCTTCAACAGGAGTAAAGTTGCGACTCAGCAGGAAGGCTTCACTGTACATGCCACCAACGTAAACGCGTGTACGACCAATCACAAGCCACTTGCCTGACAGCTTAATGTCAGTCTCAACTTCACGCTTACCGTTTATCACACCAGCAGATACGTCAACAATATCAAACAGGTCTACCTCAGGGCAGCCGCCAAGAACAAGAGCGCGAGCAGTCTCGGTATACGCCATAGACTGACGTTTGTTCGAGTAGTATGCCTGCATGTACTTGTCATGGATGTTTATATCGTTGGTGGGCCTGGCATACGCTTTACGTGTCCCAGCAATATCACCACGAACGTCGCTGTTAATGTTCAGAGGATCGCGGCTCTTAACGGTAACGGTTGCAAGCTCATTCGTCTTGCCACTCGAATCAGTCCACAACAGCTTCTCACCGTAGTTGGACATACCGTTAAAGATACCACTCATTGACTTCGGACGGAACTCATGCAGATTGTACAGAGGAGATTCGCCAATAGGCTTATGGTTGAACAGCCAGTACGCCTTAGGGTCTTCGTCAAAGAGTTTGTTTATGTCACGCACGACCATGCGCTTGTCTGCCGTAATGAACATCTTCGGCAACGCTTCTTCCGAGATCCACATATGCTGTTCGATCTCATGCGCAAACTTCTTAGGCGAGCACGTTGCAGATACCCAGTTCATGATATCCGACGTTTGCACATCACCGAAGTCAGGCGTTAAGCCACCGAACGAGGCAACTTGTTTCAGAGCGTCAATGGAGGTTCCGCGAATGCTAAAGCTACGCGTATCGAAGATGAAGGCGGGAGCGTCGAGAATACACAACACGTTAAGCATTGGTGTTCCGCCTTCACCGTACTCCCTGACTGCATAGACAGAGAACGTAAGCGTAGACGCTGACTCCTGATCAGGACCCATCACCATTGTTATCTTCGTGCCGTCTACAATCGCGTGAGTGGATCGTAATACGTTCGTCTGGTCAGAGAATATGATCAGAGCGCAGGGCAATGCAAATGTGTTTTCGTACACATGAACGGAGCGGATAAGGTTAGGCATAGACGGCGGTGCTTTGCCGTCTAACAGAATACCGAAGTAACCTTGATCCTTTACGCCACCAGAAGTAGCTTGATCAGACATGATTAACCCTCAGCGTCAAGCTCAATCGCAATGGCTTTCAGCTTCGCAGCGAGCAGCTTAATATCGGCAGACTTCGCTTGCATGTTAAAGCCACCACGACCGGGCTTGATTTCAGAATCGTTCTTGGTGTTGTACCACTTACGCACTTCCACGACACGGTTACCGGCATCGTCATTGACGAGATCTACAGACAGGAAGCCATGTGCGCCAATCTGAATACGAAACAGCTCAGGCTCAGAAGTCTCTACACGAGTTTTCTTCTTGGCCTTTTGCGGCTTCTCTTCTTTCTTGGCTTTCTTTTCCTTAGGACGCTTGAGTTCAGTGTCTTTCTCGGTAAGAGGCTTAGACTTCTTTTTCAAACTGTCTTTGATCTTCTTTGCCTTAGCGCCTACGATTTTGCCGTTAACCATTGCCATTAGATTTGCGTCCTCTTAACTTTCTTGATAGCAGAACTCGGACGCTTCTGAGGTATCGCCATGAGCATCCCTGCCTGCATCTCAGATGGATGAAGCAGAGCGTTCGCAATAAGCAACAACACCCAGTTAGCGTTCGAGCCGTATGTAATGTGCGACAATAGTTGAGGATTGCCCTCCATTGAGGCGTCGATTCGAGTTGGCGTGGTATACAGCGCCGTGTCTGCATCCTCAAACACCTTCATACTTAGAGGGTCAATTCCCCACTTGTCGATCACGCCTATTGTTTCAGCCATTTCTTCAAGTCCTCTCGCGTTACAGCAAAGTAGCTACTGACCTGCAGGATGAAGTCCACGCTGATAGGGTTACCAGTACCATCTTCCCACACGTTATCGAAGTTAGCGCTCACGCTATCAACAACACACGGACTCATGGAGAAGAAATTACCAATATCAACGAAGAACGCCTCGCTGTCCTCTAAGATGTTACCTATTGCAGCGTTAGCCGCATCAGCACCCCCGCCACCAGCAGCCAGTGTGAGTGTTTCCATACTGACTGATTTTAACGGGCTTGGGCCAGGAGGCATCAACAGGCCGCCGTTCTCAGAAGGTGCACATAGCGACAGCAGGTTGATGGTCGTATCAACAACTTCGCTTTTAGTGTCAGAGTAGGCATCGACGAAGATAGGAAGGTCGATTGATAGATAACTCGGACCTCCCCATACGCGAGCACTCGCCAACTTGTGCATAGAACTGGCGCCAGCGAATCGCAGCGCTTTATCCATTGCACCAGCATTGTTGCCGATGAATGCACCGGCGGCACCCAACTTACCACCTACAGTTGACAGAGCATCACCGCCTTTAGCGGCAACGTCAGCAAGTGAAGTGTTAGCAAATGGTGCGTCCCACTGAGAAGACAGGCTGAACGAGAAGTCTGGTGGAATGAAACCAGTGAACTTGATTGTACCACTCTTGTTGTAGATCTTCACACGATACATGTTATCGACAGAGATAATATCGTCACGCGACCGTGTGCTACCTACAGCAGTGGCTTGCCCACCATCGGCAGGCATTAAATAGTTAGCCACACAAACTCCTTATCACATGTAGCCCATAGTAATCATGTTCATCATCGGATCATCCATAAACACTGGAATTGAGTCGAGCGAATGTGAGTTACTAGGACTTGCGTTGCTTGAACCGCTAGAGCTTGGACGAGACACAGCGCCACCTTTCGGCATCTCAGGCGCAGGTGCTTGAGCTGGTGGTGGCGGAGCAGGTGCTTCTGTACGAGCAATATCACCCTCAGTAACGAGTGGCTGTCTCGCAACAGTTTCTTCCGGCTTGACTGTAGGCTCAATGCGTTTAACATCAGGTGCAGCCGCGGCAACAAGGTCATTCAAGCGACGCTCATGCTCTTCTGGTGAGGACTTAGGTGCTACAGGTCCTCTACCTGTGAAGTCAGGCAGCGAATTGGGATCAGTTTCAGAATACGTCTGAGGTTCACCCTTAGGCAGGTCTGGGAATCGAGCAGCAATACGTGCATCCTGCTCCGCTTCCGTTTCAGCCGGCTTAGGAGTATTTACAGCTTTCTTCTGACGATCTGCCTCAGCTACCTTGAGCAATACGTCCTTCTCGTTCTGCGCTCGCGTGGCAACGGACTGCCTTGTCTGAGCATCAGAGGACTTGAAGTATTTGTCAGTCGTTGCAGCTTTATAATCCTGGATGGTCTTAATCAGTTCATCGTCGGACATGCTGTTAACGTCTTTGCCTTGCAGCGCATTCGAGATAACGCTGGTGCCTGCTCCGTACTGAACGGCCGTGCTATACATCAGCTCTTTAACACCTGCACCACGCTTCGTCAGGTCAACACCTACTTCGTTCTGCATCTTCGCAGCAAGCGGCGCATAGTGAGTACGCGTGATATAGTCAGACTGCGCTTTATCAAAAGCCTCACCCTGAGTGTTTGCCACATCTTTATATACGGAGTTGAACTGAGACGTTCCCGGAGCAAGGCCACCGAAGCGTTCTAAGAACGGTTTACCTTCAGGGCTGTTCAGGAAGTTCATCATACTGCCGTTGTTTGTGGCTAGCTGGTGCTTACCATACGACACACCGCCGTAGTCACCTTTACCAGTAGATACAGTGCTGACGCCTCGACCACCAGACTCGAACTGCTCACTAACAGAACCAAGACCGCCCTCAGCAATCGCTTTGTTGGCAATATCAGTTACCTGTTTGCTGTCATATCGCTTGGCAGGCTGCGCTCGCATCGGTCCTTGATACTGACCACCACCGCCTCCGACACCAGCACCCATTCCCATCATACCCATAAAGCTGAAAGGTGAGACAGTGGGCTGCGGGAACTTGGACTTGTTCTCGTTCTCGTCAGTGGTCTTGTTGTAATCCTCCATCTTCTCTTTACGGTCTTTCTCGCCGTCAGCAAGCATCGTGTCGGTTTCATCAGTTATCTTGTCAGCAACGTATTCGCCGACAGAGTTACCGAAGTAGTCACCCAAGATGCCCCCCAACAGACTGCCAAGAGCAGCACCGGCAGCGGTACCAACGACAGGAACAACTGAACCCAGCGTACCGCCAATCCACGCACCAGCAATAGCGCCTGTTGTACCACCAGCAGTACCGCCAATAGCTCCGCCAGTCGCTTTCTTCTTCTCGTGCGCCTTCTCAGCGTCAGTAAGAGTTTCGTCTGCGTCGATGTGCTGCATATCATTCGCAAGGCCGATACTGTTACCTAAAGCAGGACCGATGACAGGAATCTTCTTAGACGCACCAGCCAGCAACATTGAAGCGCCAGCTACAGCAGCATCTTGTGCTTGTGAAGGAGGCTGAGGCGTATCACCCTTAGCAGCTTCTTCGGCACGTTGAACTTCTTGGGGCTGTGCTACAGGCTGAGGCTGGGCCGGAGCTTCTGGCATACCTGCACCAGAGTTCTCTGCGTTGTCCTGCTCAAACTTCTCTTGTGATCTTTCTTTCAACCACAAGCCACCAGCAGTTGCAGCACCAATACCAACCAGTGCCATTAACGCACCAGCTTTGCCTCTCAGTCGCGGGAAGCGAGAACGTGGGAGATTGCGTCCGGGTCCTCTACGATTACCGGCGCCTCTACCGTAACGTCTGCCACGGCGATTACGACGACCGGTACGGCGACGACGATTATCGTTACCAGAATCACCGAGATCACTACCGCTATCATTATCCGGGCCGTTGTCGTCATCATTAGCACCCGTGTTAGGACCACCAGCACCAGGCTGTTGTCCATGTGGATCTGACTTAGCGCGATTCTTCTCTTTGAATGCCTCGCGCTTTTCCCACTCAAGCCAATCTTCGAGAGCTTTCTGCGTCTTGGTAGAGACTGCATTGCCTTCTTTGATTGCCTTAACAATATCGTCACCAGACTTCTCGCCTGCAATGAACAGGTCTTCGAGTGCTGACTCTACTTCGCGGGAATTAGGTTGTTGTGCTACAGGACGAGGAGATGTTGGTATCGCTTCGCTATCATTGACATAGCGCACACGCTGATTGGCCATCTTCTCGCGCATAGCTTTCGCTGCACGGTTCTTCGCTCTTGATCCAGGACCGACGTAGACAACTTCTTCTTCGTACATCTCTGGGTCGTAATCGCGTTCGTAATCAGCCTGCGTAGGATAATCATTCGCAGCCTTACGTTTGCGACGAGCTTTAGGCATACCCGCTACAGAAGGACTAACGCTGTCCGCATGTTCGATCATTAGTTCGAGTGCGGACAACTCTTTTTCTTGTGGCTTAGCCATTATCCACCTCTACGGCCTCTCTGCGCTGCTAACGCAAGTGCTCGCTGTTCTTCGGCTTTGTTCTTATCGTGAACATAAGCACTATGCCAGTAAAGCAATTTGTTGATCGTTATATCGTCTGGCACGTAGATGTTCTTGGCGCTGGCGAGGTCAAGCGTCATGTTCATCATTGACGTGTCAGAGAACACACGGAAGTAGCCGAGAATATCAATTGGACTTTTGTAGGTGTATGTACGGAAGCAACGGTTGCACTTGTGGGTGGTCTCCAGTTCGCAACTCACATACACGTAGTTACTGGCGTTAAGCAGTTCGATTGGGTCTGCATACTCAAGTGTCTGCGCAAGAGGAATATCGCTGTCGATATACATCGCGTTCATTACCTGAGTACGGTTCTCATGCTCAGCCAGCAACTCTGCATCAATCCAACGCTGAACAGTAGGATGGCGCAAGCCCTTTGGAAGGTCGCGCCATTTGTGCTGAACTATTCTTTGTCGCATGACTTCTTCGGTGTTGAGCAGGCCGCAGTCTACTTCAACGAACTTGCAGCCTCTTGGCCTATCGTAGTAACGCTCACCACGCATATCAACAAAGAAGGGCGTGGTGCATCGCCATTCATACAGACGATGCGATTGCGGCCAACTATTTCTGTCGAACATTGCCAGCATATAGCGGAAGTCTTCGAGGTACATCTCTCTGACCTTCACGTTGGTGAATCGCTGCAACGTATCAACAAAGAGTTCAGGCAGTTTGTGTTTCTGCGCGTTAAACAGACTCGACATTGCATCTGCCGTTATTTGGCTGATACGACAATCTGACCTGCCTGAAGGGAGATAGATCTCTAACATTAGTTGACAAAGACCGCTGGGTTAAGATCCCATGCGCGTGTGCTGCGGCGTTGGCAGTGCGGGCACAGAAGTTCAATATCAGTCAGCAGTCCATGGCGGGAAGCACGTACCCACTCAGACAGTTCAAGCCAGAGAGTTAGGTCGGACTGTTCTTCCAGACGTGCTACGTTGGCATCGAAGTTACGACCCATGTGAGCTACGTGCCAGCTAAACATATCTTCCGATGCACGTTCATAGTGACGCATACGAGGAAGGTCAAAGTGTTCGTGCTCTGCGTTAAGCATTGCGATGGTCATTGACGTTTCATCAATCACGCCAACGTTGTTTGCATCGCAAGGGAACGTATTGATAACGCCACCTTCAGGACGCAACTCATTCACAATGCCGTCGGAATATTCAAACAGCGGCTTCTTGCAGTTCCAGTATGTACGCAGTGGCATAACAGTGTTCATCCACATACGCTGCTGGAAGACCAAAGCAAACGCATCAGGCACGGTCAGTTCTTCGAGTTTGATATTGAGACACGGCGCCAGAGCATCGAGCAGGATGTACTTCATATCCTTTGCATCAATAGCCTTAGCAATAGCACGGTTCTCTTTACCGCCGAAACGACGCATCTCAAAAGCTGTAGGCAGTTCAGCCTTATAGCCACGAGAAGGTAAACTCGCTGTTTGAATTTCCATAGTTGTTATCTCACATCATTGGTCGGGAAACATCAAGAGCCATTTGCACAGACCACATGCCTCTACCGCCGGTGCCGTTAAGCTGAATGCTTTGACCACCGATAGGCCAGCAGTTGCGTAGCTGTTGTTCGCCAACCATTTGCCCTTGGTTGTCGTATAGCTCAATGATAAGGTTTTTCTTATACACAGACGGCAGACGGAAGCCACCCGTGTACGGATTCTGAATCAGACTCTGCCACGCATTGAAATATTTCATCACTGCGAGCTTCTGGTCGATACCAAATAGCAGACTGAATCCGTCAACGCTCGAACCATGTGGCCAGTTGATTTGCACCGTGGCCACTTCTTTTGATTTCGATTGATAGACGGAGAATGGCAAGTCTACTTCTTCACACGCGAACGGGCTTAACGATATATTACCAATAACAGGAAATTCTCGCACACGCCACTTGTCTTGCATGAAGGGATCGTCAAGGCCAGGAGCAGAAGAATCATTCAGGTCATCAAGCGTCGGCAGCGGCATGATTAGTCCTCTACAATAACAAGCACAGGCCTAACGGCATCGTCGAACTTGAGGAACGTAGCACCAACCAGATAGCCACCACTCTCAATCTGCTTAACGACTGCTTTCTCGTAGTCCGTTTCCCACTTGTCACGCTGATTGGCTTTGTAGCCATCAAACGTTTCTGACGCGTCGTAGTAGTTATACGTTCCGCCAGTTGGCATTGGGATTCGAGCAAGGAACTCAATACGACCAGCGTTCTTAAACTTGGCCTTACGTAGCTCTTGAGTCAGCTTCGTGTTCTCTGCTTTAGAGCCAGGAACAGCTTTGAATGGTTTCTTTGGTTGTGGTTCTTTCGGTGCAGCAGGAAGTTTCTCACGCGCTGGAGTATTCTTGTCACTCGCCTTCTTAATGCGAATGCCGGACACTGTACCAGTGAACGGACGACTGCGGCCAAGCAACGAACGTGCTGTAGGCGCATCGACTTCAAACACTACTGACGGGTCATCCTTATGCAGCACATAGAACTTGTTGCGCTTTGCAGCCAAGATACCGAATACATCTTTTTCCTCGATATCGGCTTCATGCTCCTTGTTCTCAATGCTTACCTTGCGCTTACCTTCGAAGCGATACCAGTCGCAGTCTTGAATACCTACGGCAGGTGTCTTACGTGCGCTTTCGCTCAGTAGAATAAGCATAGTCTCTCCAAAACGAAAAAGGGCCAGAACGAATCTTGGCCCTTGTGTTTCTTACGATGCGAGTTCGGCGTAGTCGAAGGACCATTCGATTGATACCGGAACAGCCTGTGCAGCACCAGAGAACTGCAAATCAGGAACCTGTTTCGGCCACACACCGTAGATGTTGTACTCAGCAACTACAGAACCGTCCATATCGAAGATACGGAAGATTCCTTTCGTTGCGTAGTCTGCCTTACGTGCGCCCAGCTGGGTTTGAGTGTTACGCACAAACTGGTGCCACTCTTCCAGTTGTTTGTACACGGCCATCTCTGAGTTTTCGTTGTACTCAGTGGACAGAGCGTGAGAGAAGATCTTACGGCCAGCGTAGTTAAGCTGGTGGCCGAACGCTTCTTTCAGAACTTCTTCGAGCGTTGAACCAGGCTTAACGCCAGTCTTACAGAACAGACGCAGAGTACGCGCATAGTCCGTACCACCGACAGGCGGGTTAGGGATCAGGAACTCGAAGTTGTCATCGAGTAACGGATCTTTCGTAGACGCAAATTCGTCAAGAGTTACCTTTGGCATCTAAAAGCTCCTTAGAGTGCACCAGAGTTAATCAGTTGCAGCGCGTACTGAATATCACCGACAGGCGGTACGATAGCAGTTACGTGAATGCGTTTAGTGTAGCGAGTCGGGTCAAGGAACACGTCGATGATCAGATCGCCACGCGCTTCGTCTTCTGCGGTGTTGTTCTTGTAGTCACACTGGACTGCATACCAACGCAAACCACGACCGGTCTTAATCGGTTCGAGGATTGCTTCCATCGCAGACTTCTGGCGCTGTTTCAGAATGTCATCGTTCGGTTCGAACACGGCACTCAGGTTGTTTGCACGAGCAGAAGCATGAAGCATTGCCAACAGGCGACGAATACCGATATCCTGCAGCGGGCTCTTAGTGGTGTACGTTGTATCAGCACCCCACATGAAGATGCCTTCGCCGTCGAATACAGCAATCGGGTTAATCTGGTTGTCTACCAGAACGTCGCGGTCGCCTTGTTTAAAGCGATAGCGCACGTCAGTAGCGAAGTCCAGCTTACCACGATTCAGACCGCCTGGTGCTAACCACGATGCTACTTGGTCGGCAGTCAACATGCAGTATGCCATACAGACAGATGCAGGCACGTAGTAGTCACGCGCATTGTCGTTGTCACGGGCCTTAACGTCAGCATTCGAGATAGCCGACCAAGAACCAATGATGGAGAACTCTGCTTGCTGATACGGTTTGTTGCCACGGCGATACGCCACAGCATTGTCACGCGCTTGCAGGCTGACAGGGACGCCGTGAGTAGCGATACAGTCCATGCGGCTCTCAGCCAGTTCATCGATCTTGTTCGCAATCACAGGATGCTCAAGGCCACCAGCACACAGAATGCCTGCCTGAACGTCTTCCCAGTCTCGGTAGTTATCCCACGCAGTCAACACAGCAGACAGACTCTGGTTAGCGATAGTCGCATCAGAATGATCTACGTCGATAACAGCGCCGTCGCTACCGCCAGTGAACTGACCATTAGGAGCAGTCGGGTTCGTTGGGTCAGCCGGGCCACCGCCGATGGAGTTGATAACCACATAGTTCGGGTCTTCCAGCAGCTTATAGTGGTTTTCGTTCAGCTTAACGCGGATGTACTTGGAGTTAACGTTGATCACGTCTTCGAGGAAGAACTGATTGCCCGCTTCGTCTTTGTAGTAGCGCGTAGTCACGGTATGAGACTCAAGAGGAGTCAGATAACCGATACGGTACACTTTGATGATGGACTTAATGCCCAGCGCATCAGTCACGTCAGGTTCAAACGTGATGTACATATCGTTCGCCGCTGCGTACTGAGACATTGCATAGACCAAACAAATATCACGATCAGAGAAGGCAATCTGCTCAGGGTCTACAAGTCCAGCGTCACCCAGAGGGCGGCAGGTGGCGAAGTTGTTATAAGTTGTGATATACACACCTGCGTATTTCACGGAGAGAGCGACACGCGTAATGTTCAGCTTGGTTGCTTTCGTCATCAGAAGTTTTGCGTTCTGGACGTTGTTAGCGTACTGCCCCGTTGCTGGACCAAAAATTGCGTCGATCTCATCCTTAGAGGTAACAGTTGTGTTAACACCCACAGGTCCGCGAGGGAATGGCAGAACCAGAGTACACATGCCGTACTGCACAAGTGACGCTTGGTTGCTGCGATCATTCTCCTGCGAATAGACCCCCGGAGAGGGGTGATTAGGTTGTAACATCGTGAATCTCCATAAGAATGGGCATCGTGTAACGACTGTATGAAATTAGCGAGAACTCAATAGCAAACCAGATTAACTCGCTGATCCACGTCACTTACCAGAACGGATTGTGCCATCTTTCCTGTCAGGGTGAATTGCCCTTCGATAATCATTTGACCACCAGCGAACTGGAGAATGATAGGCTCTGCGGTATCAATGTACAGCAGACCTTTAATCTCAGGCAGCGCATATCCTTTAGGGCCGACGATGATACTCTGCATCTGATATTCACCACAGAGGGGAATACCCACAGCGTGTGATTGTCGTTTTAGGATAGAGTTCTGGTTAGAAGTGACAGCACGTACACGACTATCAATGACCAGAGTACGATCCAGCTTACGATACTTCTCGCGTGTGTACATTAGTCTACTTCCTCCTCGTCTTCGACAGCGTTGGCGCGAGGACCTAAGTCCATATCGATCTCAACGTTATCAGTGATTTCACCGTAGTTGTTGATCTTCGCCTGCTCCATATTAAAACCAATCTTGGTATGAATCGTAATTGGGATCTCAAGCTCGAAGCTACCTGGTGTGCTGCCGTCATCGAGGTCATCAATGTTAGGCAGAGGGATAGAGTCATCGAGTTTAACACGCACAGTCCATTTGGCGGTAGGCATCTCGATAGAGAAGCTCATGAGATCAGTCAGGCCTGCGATAAGAGCCTGCTGCACAAACAGCAAGGCATCGTCGATGTTCATGAACTTAACGAACAACGAACCAGTGAGTGTCACAGGAAAGTAGTAGTTCGTCACAACGATGGCGTTAGTATCATCGTTGCCTAATGCCCAGCCTGAGCCGTGTCGTGCAATGTTCTTGATCGGAACAGACTCGTCACGGTTGAATGCCATTGTAGGCAACTTGAACCATCCATACGGATAGTCAGTGCTTTGATTGTTCGTTGCACGAATACCCTGTTTCGGGTTGTTATGCACAGACCAAACAAAACGCTTTAAGTTGAACCCTTGGCGGAACTGACGTTGAAAGCCAAACAAGGTAGCTTTCAGTGACGTACTGTTCTTGAGCATACCTGCAAGGTTAGCGCTCATTTTCTTGCTCCAGATACGAAAAAAGGGCGGCCGAAGCCACCCTTTTGGTTACCCTTAATCGGGTGTTAGTCGAGTCGTAAACGAATCAATGAGGAAGGGGCGGATGAATCGGATTCGATTGCATCATCTGCATCGTCCTCTTCTTCATCACTAAGCTCGTCCTCAAATTCGTCTTCTTCGTCGCTATCAGAGTTAAGGCTGATAACTTCGTCGTCGCACAACGACACGGCTGTTTCTTCCTCGGCATTAAGCTCTAAAGCAGCGGATAACGCAGCGACGGATTCGTTCAGTCCAGACGCGTTGCTCACAGAGTTTACCAAGCAAGAAGCCTGGAAGTTATCCGCGAGTTCGCATTCGAGAAAGTCCTCAGCGTCCGGCGCATACGCAGCTTGCGAGAGCAAACGCGCAACGTCAGTCCACTGTCCTTCACGCGCCGCGACGATTGCCAGTGCAGCTAAGGAACCAGATAAAGTCTTCATGCTTGGTCCTCAGTAGTGAGGGCAGCATAAGCCACCCTCGGCAATCAATCGTTAACCACGAACAGCTTTAGCTACAGAGCGCACGTTCGCCAGAGTGAAGGAGAAGGTGCTAGACAGCAGCCAGCCGCGGTCGGTGTTACCCTGGTTCGCACCGGAAGTCGGGGTAGACTGGGTGCCGCCACGAGTGGTGTACACTGCGTGGTAGTCCTGGTCGGCCAGAACGTACAGTTCGCCGTCGTGCAGTACGCGGTGTTCCGGAGCGCGGAAGCCGTCAGTTACCAGTTCCATACCCAGCAGGGTACCCAGGCGACCAGTGGTGATCAGGTCGTATTTGCTTACCGGGTCCAGAGCAGAGGAGAACTGATCGTTACCAACGATATCGTTCCAGTAGTCCTGCGCCATCACAGCGGTGCTAACAGGCAGCGGCCATGAAGACACAGAATTTTTCAGAGTAGACAGCAGACGCGGAGTCAGGTCACCGTGAACCCAGGTGATCGGGTTAGCAACACCGACTGCCTGGTCACAAGCGCGTTTCCACAGACGGTCTTCTGCAACCATGATAGAAGACAGGCCGTCCTGTTGAGCGCGGTCCAGCAGATCGCCGTTGATTTGGTCCAGGTCCATTTTGCTAACACGAATGTTAGATTTCAGTTCGAACTCAGCAGGCGTGTAAACACGGCCGCGGAATTGACGGTAACCGAAGTCAGTAGGACCGGTCGCGATTACAGCTTCTGCCTGGTGGATTTTCAGTTCGATACGAGCAATGTCGCCCTGACGAACGGTAGCGCCTTTACAAACTTTGCGCAGCAGGCCCGCACGTTCAGCACGGTCTTCGATAGATGCAACGATAGAAGCACCCAGAGAAGCCCACTTCTCGCCGCTGCTATCAGCAACAGCTTCCTGAATCAGCTCAACTTTCTCAGCGTCGGTCAGACCGTTCTGAGCGCCGGAGTGTGAGTGAACGATGTTGCCGTTGGCAGCTTCTTCCATCAGACGGCTGATGTTACGCAGGAGGTCTTTGTTCGAGTAGGCGTTGATTTCGCCGGTGCTCTCACTCAGAGCCAGATCGCCTTTACCACCGAAGCGCAGGTCTTCGATTGGGGCACCGTTACGCAGAGTTACTTTAGCGCCGCGCATTAAGGAATTGTTCATTAGTTGCTCCTGAGAATAATCTCGTAGTTTCAGTTCAAACAGTTACGGTGCGCGACGATTAGGCGCCGTAAGAGGAAGACATTTCGATGACAAGGAAGCCGCGCTCAGAAGTAGGCGCTTCTTTGATGATGCAGCCTTTCAGCTCGGTACCAGCACCGCCGATAGTCAGCAGGCCGTCCGGACCCAGGCTCGGGTGCATCACGTTGTCAGCAGACCAGTCAGCAGTCGGGTCAAACATAGAGGTAGCGATGTTACCCAGTTTGATATAACCGATACGACCAGCGATGTTAGAAGCCAGGCCGCCGATAGGGGCGTCAGCAGTGTAAGAACGCGCTTCGGTAACAGTCAGCTCGTAACCATACTGGATGCGAACTTTCTTACCTACGTCGTCAGCGTGGAAGTACAGGTCAGCGCCCTGCACACCAACTTTACCGGCAGCAGAGGCAGAAGCGGTAGCTTCCTGCTCGGCTTTAGCGCCGTCGACTTTAACCAGCATAGCGCCAGCGGTCGGTACGCGAGATGCAGTGAACTTTTTGGTAGAGTCAATAACGAACTCTTCCACGCGGTTCATGTGCGAAGGAGGCATAGAGCGAGCCAGTGCGAAGCCAGCGAAGACTTCTTCGGCAGCGCCAGTAGACAGACGCAGGTAAGAGTGACCGCCTTCGCGGGCCCAAACCAGTGCAACGCCTTCTTCGTGGATTACTTCGCCCGGCAGCAGGTCAGCTTCCTGGGTCTGTACGATATCGGTAGCATTTTGAAACAGCATGATGTTTCTCCAATAAGAGAGATTAAAAATTAACTGTCGTGCAGGCCGCAATTACATGCGGCGCAGACGGGACAGCTTATCTTCGAATGAGCCAGTGGAAGCTGAACTCTGGGATTGAACAGGTACGTCGCTCTGAGTCAGCAGTTCAGCGGCGTTGACCGGAGCTTTAGGCTGCGCGGCTACAACTTGCTGTTGAACAACTGGAGCACGTTCTGCGGTAACAGTACCAGCAGCCGCGTCGATAGACTCAGAGATTTCGTTCTGCGCGACTTCGGACTTATTCATCAGGTCCATCGCTTTTGACAGCGCGGTCGTCAGGAAGTCTTTGCCGTGGGCGATGAATGCGCGTTCTACTACAGCGCGTGGTTCTTTGATGCCTGCTGCGGACAGCGAGCTAACCAGGCTTTCGACGATTGGGTTACGCACATCACCCCAGAAGTTTTTGGTAACGCCCAGCTGGGATGCAGACAGAGCAGCGACGAAACGATCAGTGTAAGCTGAGGTCGCTTCTTCGATAGTGCCCGTAACGTTCGCAGTAGCTTCGCTAATACGTGCGTCAGATTCTGCCACCAGCAGTGCATCTACCGGCATTTCGATCTGATACGGCATAAAGCCGAATGCTTCACAAGTACCGGTCACGCCAGCGCTGTTAAGCGAGTGTGATACTGCACGGATGAAATTATCAGATGCGAAAGATTTCGCAGCGTTTTCTTCGCCAACTGCACCAGACACAGAAGCGAATGTTGCGCGAGCAATCGGCTGGCCGTCATAGTACATATGTACAGTGTCGAGCTTACCAACAGCGCGGCTCAGGCTAACCAGCTGAGGGTCAAGCGTGCCGTGTTGTGCTTGCGCAGTGGACAGGCTGTTGAAGACGCGGCTGACGGATTTGCTTTCAGAATCAAAATCATCTTCGTCATCGACGTCGAGATCATCTTCTTCCAGTTCTTCCTCGTCGTCGAGGTCTTCATCATCGAGGTCTTCATCGTCCTCGTCAATGTCGTCTTCTTCGTCGAGATCGTCGTCAGAGCTGGATTCTGAATCGAAGTCCTCGTCCTCGTCTTCTTCTTCGAGGTCGTCCAGGTCTTCGTCATCTTCCAGATCTTCATCGTCAATGTCGTCCAGATCGTCTTCATCCAGATCTTCATCGTCGAGGTCGTCTTCGTCATCAATATCATCTTCATCATCGTTAGACGATTCAGAGTCGAAGTCTTCGTCCTCGTCATCAGACGAATCATCTTCGTCCTCGAGGTCTTCTTCTTCGATAATATCAATGTCGCTATCGTCGTCGCCAGATTGGGATGCAATCGGCTCGTCGACCAGCGCGGCAGAACAATGCGCACAGAACACAGGCTCTTCATCAGAGCTTACAGTGAACGGCTGTTCGCAGTTAGCGGAGCAGCTATAGATGTGCGCTTCGACTTCGCCATTGGCCGCGTTGCTGGACAGAGCAGTGATAGCTTCTGGAGCTTCCTGCGCTTCGCAGTTCTCAACGGCCTGGCCGGTGTACGGGTCGAAGTTTACGGTAGTAGCAGCGTTGAAGCTACCAGTACCAGACAGTGCGGTAAACGCGTGTGCGTTGCTCAGAGCCAGAGCGAAGTTGCGTTGTGCAGCTTCGGCAGTCTCGCCGGTAGCAACCAGACCAGCGTGTTCAATCTGTTCGTCAGCAGAAGCGGATTCGGCCAGGAACTGAGTAACACGTTCGTCGGTGATTTCGGACAGGTCAGCAGAGCACGATGGGCAGCAGCCCTGAACCAGCGCGGCAGAATCAGAGATAACGTGGCTACCACAACCATCAAGACAGATGGTGTAATGAGCTTTCACATCACCAGCAGAAGACTGCGACTGGACTTCGGCTTTCTCAACCAAATCAGGATGCTCCACCAGCAGTTCTTCACCGCCGTTCGGATTGTAGAGGTCAGCGCCACTTTGCGAAGCAAAGCCTACACCTTCAGTAGAACCATAAATCATCAGGTTCTGACCGGTTGCAGTGCGGCGAAAATTCTCTACTGCCTGATTATGGTTTTGACCGACACACAGGATACCCGCGAGTTGGGTAATCTTTGGCATGGTTAAAACCCTCATAGAATTTAGTCGTTGAATCGACAGGTTGAAATTAAAATATGCAGAAAAAATTCAGGTATTTTTAAATTTTTCTGCTATCAATGTCAGTTTGAGGAATATATCTGTTTTCGAAGTATTTCGAGACAATTTCAACACCATTTAAGGTATATACGTTGCGCAGACTATATCCCCAAACCATCAGCTCCGCAAGCGTTGCGAAGTGCTCGGCGGGTACCGAACTAATGGTTCGCGCGTTAAGCGAATCTGGATGGATTTTCTTGCCCTTGATAGCCTGATCGAACTTCATGCGGTCAACGTTACGAATCATCGTATGGTCCACAAAATGGGCCAGTTCGTGAGTAATAACGTGAGCCATACTCAGACTATTATAGCCACCAAGTAGATGCACCAACTGCGCAGGATGGATTGAAATAGCGCCATACAGGAAGCCGTGTACGCGATACGTTGCGATATGGCTACCACCACTATCCGAGTTAGCTTTTAACAGGCCAACATACAGACGTTTGAATGGCAGTGCTATGTTCAGACCAATGCCAGGCATGACGTTTTCCTGAATGTCTTTAAGAACATAATCAGGAGGACTAACGCCGTTCTTCTCAAGCGTAACGCCAGGCACACGCAGGTCATCCATACCCATTATTTCAAGATGCACTTTACCGCACTTCTTAACAGGCTTGGTGGCGTAGTTGTTTGGCGTACCACCCGGATAAATTGCTGAGGCATATTGCAGTGGTTTGAAATTACCAAAATCAGGCATATCGCCAACACGGCGCTGAATAGCCTTTAATGAATCAGGTGTGTCTTCCTCAGCAGAGTCCTCAACAGGTGCTTCCGGCTCAGGTTCTGGTGCAGGCTTTTTCTTAATAGAAACTGGTTTGGGTTTTGGTGCTGGTGGCGCAGGCTTCTTCTGCTTCTCCTCATAAGGAGTGAAGTCAAAGCCAGGCTTAAAGAGCGCATCAGGTTTTGCAGTGAATGGGCGACTGTTCTGAATGAGCTTGTCACCGTCTTCTCCACTGATTGCATATGCCTGATCGTATTTAGGATGGGCTATGTAGTACAGGTCGCTGTTCACTTTGAGAAGGCCAATGACCTCGCGCGGTTCCATGTGGACTCCGTTTGAGATCATTGCCGCCTGACCGAGATAGCGATAGTACGAATAGTCAGCTATTGCTAAACCTTGTGACATCAGGCCATCCTTAACAGATGTTCTTTGTATGTTGCAGCACACGCGAACGCTGGGTCGTCCACGCTACTGCACTCAAAGCCTGTCAGCATCTTGCAATCACGATAGACCAATCGGCCAGTACGCGCATCAAGATACGTTGGTTTGTTGAACGCCGTATGCGAACAGAAGTTACGATGTTTAGGCGTAACCAACTGACCACAGATACTGCACTTATACGCACGGTAGGTTGTGCCTTTGCTGTACGTGTTCAGTTCACCGCTCATGATACGATCACAGCGCTCAGGGCAACGAGAACGGTCGAAGGCCAGCAGCAACGTCAGACGCGCATGATCACCACGGAAGTTCTTGAGCTTAGACAAGTTACTGTCGAAGATCATGCCCATGGCTTGGCGGTAGTCTTTGTTGTTGTGTTCGATAAACGTCGGCTTACCAATGAACGTCTGATATGCAAGACGGCCCTGGTCAGGGTTGAACGTTAACCACTCCTGCAGGCTAAACGCATCACCATTCGTGTTCGGCAATTCAGTGATGTTTACCGGAACAGGCACGATGATGTAGTCGCGGATGTTGCGTGACGTGTTATACATCTCAGCCGCTTTAGGCAGCCACACGTTCACGTCAAGATTAAAAGAGCCTGTCTCAATACCGAAACGCGACGCATCCACACGGATAGACTTAGCTGTACGGCTAACATCTTCCTTGTGCATATCAATCGCGTTCAGTCCGACGAGGCCCATGTCCGAGGTATCAAACGACTCGGAGCGAATGGACTGGTCCATCGTGTACTCCCTATTGGAATTTGTCGATATTGCTCTGCGTATTGGTTAAACGCACCTGACCTTCATCTGCTTGGAAGCAGTCGAGGCCATTAACGCTGTTCAGCCAGTAACGTAAGCGGCCATTAGAAATTACTGCACTTTCGACAAATGCGGGAATTTCGAAGCCTTCTTTTGTCTTCACTAATACTTCGACGCCTGGGTAGAACACATCAAAGGACTTCGTGCTGAATATCGGTTTAACTATAGCAGATTCACAAACAGGGTGCTGGGCGTAGCGGCTGCTTATCATATAGATCGCCTCTTCCTTACCGATAAGGATAGAGTTGATAGTGCCACGCAAAATACACGGCGAACACAGCTCCGAAGGAATTTCGAAAGAAACAATGTCGCCTATGTTGTAGGCAAAAGAGAATTGCGGCATGTTAACCTCGCAGCGCACCACGCGCCCACGACTTAGCGAGAGCCAGAGTCATACGCGTCGGGTTATGAAGTTTGACTTCACCTTTGTGGACGGCAGTGAACGGCTCATGAGGATTCTGACTGCGGCCAGAACGATAGGCAGCTTCATTGAATCCATCAAACAGCGTCACTACCCAGCCAGTGGATTTATCAGAGCATTCACCACAGGCTTTGTCCCACGCAATCTTACCGCACACACGCCCACCAGCGTTAATCGCATAACTGACCTGCTCAGTGCCTTTATAAATGTCAGAGGCCTTGAGCGTTTTGAAGGTCACACGCGACGATGACTCAGAACGTGGCATCATCTTTTCTTTGATTGCTTCAACATCAAGCGAACCCCAGAAAGATTCAAACAGCGCGGCAAACTTCTGCTCAATAGGAAGTTCGATTGCGTTGATTTGTGCGATAGTGCTGGAGCTGTCTTCCAGCACACGATTAAGGAAGTAGCCGCCTAAGATCACAGGCATCTGAGTGCCTTGTGAACCAGCAGTCAGGCCAGCCTTCTTACAGTAGATTTCAGACAGGCCGATAGCCAGACGCGCAAGAGTCATGAACGTCTGCTTCTCGGTCGAGTTAGCAATCTCTGTGTAGATACGCGCAGCGATGGCAGGAACAACAGTACGTTTCGCCACGCTCAGAATATCTTCCGGCTTAATAGGCTGGCCGAGCTTTTTACGCGCGGCCAATTCGAAAGCGTTAATCAGGCTGGCTTTGTTCGCTGCCGTCAACGACTCGCCTAACTTGATAGTCGTCAGCTCCGCGCTGCTCACTATCCCCTGTTGAGGCGTTTTCTCCAGTCGGCGTACTCCCGACGTCGATCTCACCAATCGCTTTACTGTCATTTGTTTGTTCCTGAGTAGCAGGCTGCTGCATGTAAGCAAGCAAACCAGAGTTCTGAATTGCTTCACCCAAATCTTCACCACGGTGCATGGTAAGTTGAGCAAGGTAGTTGAGAGCAGGTTCAACCATACCGAGATTACGACAGCCCCAATAAGCTGTTTCGTAACATAGGTCTAAATTAATAGAGGTCTGGTCAAACAAGAAACTTTTTGGATTCTGCTTGGTCGCTTCGATGCCTTGAATGGCCATGCCCACCGCATTCATCATATCGTTGTGGCGATAGAAAATGTCAGCGAGCATACCGTAGCACTCAACGCGATCAGGGCGGAATGCAATCGCGCGGTAACACGCAAAGATAGACTCCTGAGTGAATCCCTGTTTGAATGTCGCTTTCGCCAGTTCAATATTAGCGATAGCCACATAGTCAGCCCAGCGAGCAATGCCAGCGAGGCGATCTACTTCACGACGAGCATCATCAAGCAGGTCAGCACGATCACCGTAGCACACGGCATAGCAGAGTTCACGCGCATAGTAGAAACTGCAACGATCATCATGTGGATAATCACCCACGTCCAGACCAAGCTCAAGCAGATAACCGCGCGGCTTTGTGTTGTCAGGGTAGTGGTCAGTTGCGAACGTTGCCTCTACAGTACGCAGACGCTGATCGGGTTTGCGAGACGACAGGACTTCATGCGCACGATACTTCCAGAAGTAAGAGCGACGACGATACGCTTTCATCTGCTGGTAATGACTGTCACCGTTACGCATCATAATCCAAACAGCTTCGGCATGTTTGATGTGTTTGGTATTGCGAAGTGTCTCAACCCAATTAGGGTCATCGAAACGTTCGTCAATGTCAAGCCACACAACGAGGTCGTCCTCGGAGAACGGCGTAGCGGCCAGTTCACGACTCGCACCTAGATTGCGTTCCTCTGATACGTCGAACACATGATACAGGTTAGGGTGCGTGAACGCCGAGATGATGTTTGTGGTTTGGTCTTCGCTACCAGTGTCAACGATACTGATTGCATCAGCACCAGCAACGTGCTTCAACCACTCACCGATGTTCTTTTCTTCATTACGGCAAATAGCCGCTACGCAGATTCTCATACATGCCTCATTTGGGTTATACTAAAATGTTGCCGCTATCCCACCACTGCTTGCCGTAAATATCAGACAGGCGATAGTCAAGAATAAGTGGCAGGTCAAGGTCGACTTGCGTTATGGTTCGCATCAATGAAGGACTCCAAACTGTTTTCTCCTCAGTGTAGAGTCTAATCTCCAGTTCAATGTCGCCTTGTGAGTTCTTCGGTACGAACGGACTGGAGAAGTCTCCATCAAAGCCCGCACCAAGAGAGTCGTCAAAGTAAGTGTACGCACGAATTTCTTCCGCAGTATTAATCACGGTCGGCGCATACGTCTGACGGTTATAGTAGGACGTGTAATCCGCAACGGTTGATTGAAGAGGTACACGTCGCTTGTAGATACGTGTTACACCTTTGCTGTCTGTCTCTGCGCGGTACTGATTGTAGTACCAGTTTATCTGCGCAAACTTAACAGGCTCCAAAGTCTCCTGACCAGCAGCATACTTCATGAACGGCTTCGCAGTGAAACGGTGGTATGTCTTCTGCGTGTTCAATCGGTAAAGCAGAATCTGGTACGTGTACCACTGATAAACATCAAGGGTAATCGTTCCTGAGTCAGACTGTTGCGTACCGTTAGTCAGGATGTAGGAGAAGCAGTCAGCACCAACGTAACCACTTCTCGGACTGTAGATAAACGCTTCGTTGAAAGTGTTTAGCCGCACAGTGCCTACCATAGGGTCATTGACCTTAATAGCAGAAAGGCGCCAACCTCTTTGAGCTGGCACCTTATCAAGCACACCCTCAGTCGGGCTATGCAGTGTCACCTCATCACGAGCGCCCTGTAAGATCTTTTCGAGTGTTATCTCAGTTTCACCTGAGTTACGCACCCGCACTGTCAGGTTCGGAGCCAGTGGCTTATAGTTACGCCAGTAGTCGAACGTACAAGGCAAAGAGAGCATAATCACTCCAGTTTGTATTTGCTCTTGAACTCCGCAATGCTCATAACAGGAATGCCCTTGTCAATCGCTTTCTGTAGCTTCGCGGAACCAGAGCCAGGGTCTTTAGCGATCAGTATCGTCGTATCAGCTTTCATGCTGTCAGACGCCGTACCGCCAAGTTGGACAATACGCTGCATCAATTCTTTATCGCGGATGCCGGTGAATGCTACGTTAATCCCTTTCAGTTTGGCGCTAACCACCTTCACCTTCTTCGGAGCAACGAGAGTCACTTCCATCTCAACAGCCATCAGATAAGACTTAATGGCCGCATCTGCGATCTGTGGCGCCAGCTTATCAACACCGTGCATACTGCTAATCTTTGTTGCTAGGTCAGCAGTATTACCTTTCTTCAAATAAGATTCGAGGTTAGGCACAGCATCAACAACCTTATCAAACGTTGTGTTAGCGCCGCGCATGAAGTATGAAGCGGTAGCTTTAAGCCACGTATTCATCGGCACGCCAGCTTTCAACGCTTTCAGGTCTTTGGCAAGTTGACGACCACGAGAGTCACCAACGATCTCACGCAGCGTTGCCATAGGAGTCATGAACAATTGCTGAGGAGTTTTAACGCCAGAAGCAACAAGCAGCTTACACGTACTCGGTCCAGTGTTCGCAATGTCAAGCCCTTTCAAGAACGAGCCAAGCATACGAGAGTCAGCAGCACTGGT